CTTACTTTGGCACTGGGTATAATCGCCCTCAAATTTTAGCTGCCTTCAATTTTTTAAATCAGAAAATTCCAAATCAAATAAAATATCATTTTGTTGAAAATGGTGGACCAATCGATCCAGAGCAGTGTATTTCTTTTTATAAAGAATCAGAATATGTGTTACATGAACAAGTTAATCCTGTTATTTTAGAATATGCAGTTAGAATTGGCGAGGCTTCGGCAGCAGGAGCTAAAATGATTTTGTTTGAAACTTTACCGTTATATGATAAAGTTAAAGAGCTAAATAAAATTCCTGAAATGATTAAATTTGGTTCTGTTACTGAATTTATAAACAAATTTGATTCAATCGAATCTCGTTCAATTGATGAAAGAAAAAAGGCGGCAGCAGATTTTAAATTCACATATGAAAATGCGATTAAAGAATTTGAAGAGTTGTTAAAACTTATTTGAATTCTATTGTGTTTTTTAATGGAACGCTTCTATAAGTTAAATTTTCATTACCAGAATCAGTAATAAGAATTGTATGCTCCCACTGAGCGCTATTGCTTCCATCTTTTGTGTAAACTGTCCACAAATCATTTTTATCAAGAAAAATTTCTGGTGAGTTTCTGTTGACCATTGGTTCGATTGTATGGGTTAATCCTGTGCGCAAACGCGGCCCAGTTCCTCTTTTTCCATAATGTAAAATACCAGGTTCCATATGAAATCCATTAGGCCCAATTCCAATTCCGTGTCCACCAAATTCTTTTACAATCGAATAACCATTACTTTCAACAAAAGATTGAATCGGTTCTCCTAAATCTCCAACTCTGGCACCATTAAAGGCACAAGCAATTCCTAAATCAAGAGCTTCTCGACTTATTTTCATTAATTTAAAATCTTCTTCAGTTATGTTTCCGAGATAAAACATTGCACTCGTATCTCCATGAGCTTCATTATAAATTGATGTAATGTCTACATTAAAAATCATATTATCAAGTGGCTTATTATTTGGAATACCATGACAAACAACATTTGATGGAGAAATACAAACATGACCAGGAAAAGGATGCAGAGAAGAATATAAATTTTTATATAAATAAGGCGCGCATCTACCACCATTTTTTTCAGTAAACTCTTTTACAAATTTATCAATGTCTAAACCTGTTATTCCTGGTTTGATAAGTTCTCCAATAGCAATAAGAGTTTCTGCTGCAAGTTTGCCCGCATCTCTCATTTTTTGTATTTCTTTTTCGTTTTTTATTTCAATCATTTAAGATTATATTAAAACTAAAATTTTATTTTGTGAATAGTTTTATTGTATTAAAAAATTCTGAAAAACTAATTTCTTCTTTATGATTTGGACTTGGATCAAGAAAATTAAAAGTAGAAACGACAAGAGGTATATAAGGAGCAAAAGAAAATCCTTTTGCTAAATATGAAGATTTATTTAGACTGCTTTTAAGTTGAAGCGATTTGATTGTATCTTCTTTGCTAAAAGTAATTTGTTTATATTCTATTTCTTTTTCTGAAAGAAATTTAATTTTTATTGTTATGCTTGTTTTGGAAAATTCATTATACTCCAGTTCAATTTCTAGCGGAATATTTCGAGCACATAATTTTTCCAACTCTTTTTCCATTAGAAGATAAAAATATTTGAGAATATCCTTTTCTATTCCCCAAGAATCAAGCAAAGTAAACAGTATGTTTTTTCTATCCATTTCAACAGAGATAGATATTATAGAAATAATTGTCAACTACTTTTAGACAAATAATTTAAAGATATTTAAAATAAGCAAAAATATGAAGAAACAAAAACGATATTTAGTTCTTGGTGCGGGAGGCATGATTGGACACCAAATGGTTAAAAGACTTAAAAAAGAAGGCAATTGGGTCCGTGGAGTAGATTTGGTCTATCCAGAATTTAGCTCAACAGAAGCAGATGAGTTTATTATTGGGGACCTAAGAGAAGAAAACATTTGCGAAAAAGTAATAACACCAGACATAGATGTTATAATACAGTATGCTGCAGAACTTGGGGGCGCAGAATATGTTTTTACTGGAAAAAATGACGCCGAAATTATACACAATTCTGCCTTGATAAATTTAAATGTTGCTAATGTTGCCGCAAGAAAAGGTATAAAAAATATAGCATATTCTAGCTCAGCATGTATCTATCCTGCCTATAATCAAACAGATCCAAATAATCCAAATTGTGAAGAGTCATCAGCATATCCAGCTTTTCCAGATAGCGTATATGGCTGGGAGAAGTTATTCAGCGAGATTATGTTCGATGCTTTTGCGAGAAATAAAGGATTAAACATTAGCATTATGAGATATCATAATATTTTTTCAGAAGAGTGTGACTATTATTCGAATCGAGCGAAAGCTCCAGCCGCCTTATGTAGAAAAGTTGCAGAAGCAAAAGATGGAACGCATATAGAAATTTTTGGAGATGGAACGCAAACAAGATCTTTTTTGTATATTGACGATTGCCTCGAAGGAACGCTTAGATTAATTGAAAGTGGGTTCGATAAACCATTAAACGTTGGAAGTACAGAAATGGTTACAATTAATGATTTAGCAAAAATGATAATTGATATTTCAGGTAAAAAATTAGAAATAAAACACATACCTGGCCCTATTGGTGTTATGGGTCGCAATTCCGACAATAAACTAATAAAAGAAGTTTTAGGATGGGAACCGCAGTCTAAATTAAAAGATGGAATTCAAAAACTTTATACCTGGATAAACAAACAAGTTAATAATCTTTAATATTTGTCCATAACCGACGAGGATGAGAAACCTGAGTCAATTAAAACAAGTCTATTGTCACTTGTTACCCCATAGTGATCTAAGCTTAAAAGATCGCCAATTAAGAGATCAGCTTGAGAGACAATAAATATTATTTTGTCAATAAACTCTGGAACTTCTCTTACTTCATCATCTTCGTTTATTATTGGGTCTTCGTTCTCGTCTGCTCGCCACTTTTCATATTCTGTTTTTGAGGAAAATCGACCTTGGTTTAGGTCGCTAAAGTTAACACTTTCTCCAGAAAGAGGTTCGTAAATATGATTTTTATATGCTGCATAAAATTGTCCTAGTTCGGATTCAAATTCTTCCCAAGGCAATCCAGCTAAAGATTCAAAATCAGATGATGAAGCAGGGCGAGCGTATTCAGAAACCAGATATGACAATCCTTTTCCAACTTCAAATATCTCTGGTACAAGCTCCTCCATATTATTTGATTCAAGTGCCTCATACGCCAATTTTTCGCTTTGATTTTGGGATAAACCAAATTTTTCTTTTGCAAATTTTATAACTTTTCCATCGCCAAGATCAAAAACTATTCTACCTTCTCCTTCTCCAAGTTTTTTCAATTTGGATATTGCATAATCAATTCTTTCTTTTTGAGTTTTGAAAGTTTTTAATGTTGCAAAAAATTCTTCTAAGCTATCTGATTCGAATATAAACGTTTTTAACATTTTATCACCAAATTAATTAGCAATTTAAAAAGTTTTTATTTCGCCTTTACAGTTGTAACTTGCGCCACTAACATAAAGTGGTTATGTCCAACAAAACCCAAGTGTCTGATGAGTATTTGGAGGAATTATATTTAGACATGTATAATACGCCAATTCTAGATTTATACGAAGAATTAAAAGAACTAGAACTTCTTCCAGATACTAATTTTTGGTGTTGTCGAGAAAATCAAAGAATACTTGATTTCAAAGAATCTTTAATTTGTTCGCACTGGGATAAGAGAGGGGCCAAGATCACAAAATTTAAACTTTTTTACTTTGTAAAACATAAAAATGAGCTTGAGATTATTAACACACTTATATATGAATACTCGTTTTATTTTAAAAAGTTTTTCAATTATGGAAAATATTCGCAATTTTCATTTAATTCGTCCTACGATACTAATCAAAAGGACCATAATCCTTTCTATATAGAATGGAGTAATTATTACTATGAAGATCGTTCAATAAATGAACGAACTTATATGGATACACTTTTTTCTGAAATTGGAAAGTCTTATTGTAATGACCCATACTTTTTTTCAGATTCAGAAAATAGAAAAAACAAAAAGACTCATGCAAAGACAAAAAAAGTAATAAGAAATAACGAAACAAAAGAATTTGTTTACGATTATGAAGAAGTTTGGGATCTATATGAAAAACATATGGAATATATTTTATCAATTAGAAAAATTCTAGAGTCTATTTATTCTAGACTTGCATTTGTTGAGTATTCTTACAAAATCAAAAAAAATGAAATTGCAGATGATATTTTAATTTATCGTTTGCAGTTGTTAAATGATGGTTTTAGAAGTTTTAAAGGCTTAATACTGGATGACTGGATCTCATTTTTAAATGAGTGAAAGTCTTTTCAACATTAAAGATTCATAAACTTTTTTGAATTTTTTTGTTTCAGCAATGTGACGTTTTAACAAGTGCTGTAAGTCTGCCACTAAATCAGGGATAGAATCATAATCTTCGTATAGTCCATTAAATACGACTCCCGTTTCCCAACCATCTGACATTGGTCTCGCTAATATTTCTCCACTAGCATAAATCCCTATCCAAAATGACTCATTTGTTATTTCTGGTAGCGTTACAACAACTTCTGCTATGGTGTCTTCTTCTTCTTTGTAATTTGTAATATCTTCTACGTTATCTCCACCAAATTGATGAATTAATTCTTCGCCAAAGTTTTCGAGAAAATCTTCAAATTCCATATTCATAGATTCATTAAGTTTAGAAAAAAATGAATTAATATCATTTCGTTTCGTTTTAATTTTTTCGGCTAACAGTTGATCTTGAGTTCCTGTTAGTCCTAATGATGAGACTGTCGCAGCTTCGTTCTTTTCTTTTTTGTTTTTATTGTAAATTGACCAAGCGATAGCAAACGGACGTTCAGAAGTCTCGCCATACTTCTTTTTTAAATTCAAAACCAGCTTTTCATATTTTTTGCCAGGAGGTGCTTTCTCGAAAAGTTTTTTCATGTTTTTAACTACAAATATCAAAAAGAAATTGACAAAATATCAAAAAGATACAACTATGTAAGCTTACAATAATGTTCGAATATGAGCTTTTATCTTTAGAAAAAGAAAAAAATGAAAAACAATATCCAAATTTTGAAGAGTCATCCAAAGCAGATGACATTGAAAGAAAAAAAATATTTCAATATTCGACAGGTAAGAAATATAAACTTTCATTTAATGAAAATGAATTAAAATTTCCAACTAAAATAAATATCGGAAAAAATTTGGCAGAATTTACAAGTCCAGAACTGACTACATTTAGTTGTTCGTGTAAGGAATTTACATTAGATGAATTAAATTACTGTGAGCACATAGCTGTTTTACAAAGATTGTTCAAGTATTATAATAAAGAACCATTTGTACAAGCATTAGTTAAACAAAATAAAGTTCAAAAAGAAAAAACTAATATTAAAACATTCGTTCACTACGATTACTGCAAAGAACAGTTTGTTGTTTCTGGGAAAAATCATAAAGAAGAAACGCTACTTTTGTTGAAAGATTTTTCAAAAGAACATAAAGAGCTTTTACTTGAAAATTTTGAATTGTTAGAAACACACATCACCCCAGTTGGAGTTTCTAAACTAGAATCAGAATTAAAAATAGAAAAGCTGGATAAAATAAATCGATTTTATCATGAAAAAGAAAAACTTTCAAAGTCTAACTTAAGAGCCAAACTCGAAAATCTAATTCCAAATATTTCTTTATTTGATTATCAAAAAGAAATATTTATTGATTGTTTTGCCGCGAAAAAATCAATTGTTGCATTGCCCGCAGGTGGCGGCAAAACACTAACTTCAATTTCTTTATTCAAATATATGCATGATTTAAATAATGAATTTACGATGTTTGTAATTGTTCCAAACACTCTTAAACAACAATGGGTTAGAGAAATTAAACGTTTTACAGGATTAGATGCTATTATTTTGGGCTCACAAAAAGAAATAAAAGCTTGGGATGGTAAACAAATAGCAATAATAAACTATCATATGATGACAAGATATATTGATGATTTGGTCGGAGAAGGAAAAAAAACAAGAAGAATAGCGGATATGCTAATTGTTGATGAGTTGCAAACTGTAAAAAATAGCGAAACGAAAACATGGAAAGCTATTAAAAAATTAACTTCTGATTTTTTTCTTGGTCTTTCTGGTACAATTATTGAAAATAGATTAGATGATTTATACAACACAATGCAAATTGTCGACGAGAATATTTTAGGTCCAAAATGGAAATTTGATAGAGATTTTCAAAGAGTAATCGCGGCAACGAAGCACAAAATAACTTATAATGGAATCAAGAACATAAGTCTTTTACATAAAAAAATTCAACACTGTGTGTTTTCAATTTCCGAAGAAGAATTGAGAAAGAAATTGCCACCAATAACAGAAAACACTGTTTATATAAAGCTTTCTCAAGAACAACAAGAAATAGAAAAAAACTATAGAGCAATGGCAGATAACTTACTAAAAAAAGGAATGCAAAAACCTCTAAGACCTCACGAACAGATTCTTTTAAATGCTTATCTATTAAAAGCAAGACAGGCATGTACCGCATCAGAGTTGTTGGATAAAACTCAAAAAAATTATTTCGAACCTAAGATAGAAGAAGTAAAAAAACTAATAGAAAAACATTGCGTTCAAAACAACGAAAAATTAGTTCTGTTTTCAGAGTGGACTGAAATGCTTTCAATCATCGAAAGAATGATTAAATCCGAGTTCAAAGCAATAAATCATGTTATATATTCTGGTGATGTTCCAACAAAACAACGTCCTAAGCTTGTTGAACAGTTTAAAACAGATCCAGACACAAAAATATTTCTTTCATCTGACGCGGGCGGAACTGGTCTGGATGGGTTGCAATTGGTAAGTAATGTAGTGATTCATACAGAAATACCGTGGAATCCAGCTAAAATAGATCAACGGAACGCCAGATTACATAGAACACTGCAAACAAAGCCAGTTTTTTGTTATTATATAGTTGCCGATTCGGGTACAGAATTTAAAATGCAGGATAAGATAATGCAAAAAAGAGAAATTAGAAAACTTGCTTTAAACATTGATCGTTCAGGAGAGCAAACAGTAATGAAAATCTCAGAGTTGAAAGATATACTAGAGGAAAACAATGAATAGAGTTTCAAACAAACCACTTAGTTTTAAACAAATAAAAGGAAAAGTTGGTAAAAAAATAGATACAACAAATTTTAAACTTTCGGACTATCAAGGAAAAATAGATTTAATGAAAGAAGTTTGCAAAAACTATAAAGGAATAGGTTTGGCTTCTGTTCAAATTGGACTAGAAGAACATCTTTTTATTGCTAAAAGAGAAAAAGATAAAGAATTTGAGGTTTTTTTCAACGCCGAGATTGTTTCGACTTCTAATCAACAAATTATTATAACTGAGGGCTGTTTGTCCATACCCAAAACATTTCTTCCTGTTAAAAGATATTCGAAAATAGATATTAGATATTTTAATGGCGAAAAAGAAATTGTAGAAGAATTAGACGAAGATTTTTCTATTATAGTTCAACACGAACTTTCTCATCTGGAAGGAAAAACTTTGTTTGATTTAACAACAATTAACAGAGAAGAAAAAAGAGCAATTTTAAAAAGATTATAGTCTAATATTTGTTAGAGCAATCATGAATTTGTTTAATTTAATTTTTGAATCTCTTTCTCCTAATTTTCAATTACTCAATATTGAAAATTCTAGTCAGGATGATTTCGAAATTGAACTTCCAAATGGAGAAGAGGTTCTTTCATCTGAGCTACAAGAACAGTTGGAAATAATCTTCAAAAATTCTGGCGTGCATATTATGAGTGTTGAAAACCCATATGAAGTTATAATTGATAAGAACGGTACTGTGCTTGGTGGGTCTGTTATATCTTATGATGTACCTAGTGATGAAGATTATGACGACGGAATAAATAAAATAACATTTAGTATCGCTGTGGACGACACAGCTAGGGGCAAAGGAATCGCCGCAAAACTTGTGCAAAGTTTAATTTCCAAGAAAAAAAGAAGAAGAACAATTTTAAGAGCTCAAGTCATTAATCCAATTATGGAAAAAATTTTAATAAAATTTGGATTTCAAAAAGTAAGTGAGTCAGATTCTGTAAATGGTTTAGTTTATGAACTTTAAAATATTTTAATTTGTTTAAAGTTTTCAAGTTCTTCTTTGGAATATTTGTTGAAAACTATTTTTAATTGATTTTCTTCTTTTAAAACTTTAAGTGATCCTAAATTAAAAGTTTGATCTATTTTCAAATCATGTTTAATATCACTAGATAAAAATTTAATTGTCAATTTATAATCAATTAAATTTAAAAAAATATCAAAAAATTTCTTGGATTGGTTTTCTTCTTTTGGAATGGTTGCTTCAAATGAGTACGTGTTTGATTTTTCACTGAATTTAAATGTTTCGCCATTGGATAAAAAAATATTTAAAGTATTTGTTGTATATGAAAAATTTGGAATGGATTCATCATAGTGAAGATAAGGAATTATATTAGAAGTAAGTATTGCTGTACTATATTCATCGTTATTAATCATTAAGTTTGCCATGCTGATATTGTAAGATTGTATTATCGAAATTGCTATTTAACAAAAAATGAACATTGAAGAACTTAATAAAAAAAATTCTGAATTATTCTTTAACAAATATGTTAATCCTAAGTTAAAAACTCCTATTAGGTTAGTCGAAAAAGAATCGAGCAAACTAATGAATTTTATTGGTTGGTTTCTTTCTGTTACAAACATAAATAAAAGATTTATGACAAGTTACATCACAACAATTGGATCAACCATTTATTGTCCTAAAAATTTATTTTCCGAAATAAAGCCAAGAACATTTATCGAAACAATGATGCATGAGTCAGTTCATGCACTGGATAACCAAAACTACAATATTCTTTTCCAGGTAACTTATTTGCCAGAATTATATTTTGGAATTTTATTCCTTTGTTTATCCATTTTATTTATTGCGCTGAAAGCTTATGCAATTTTTATTGTTATGTTTGTTTTGTTTTTAGTTGCAATTCTGCCAATACCAAAATTTGGCAGATACCACTGGGAAATGCGCGCATATGCGACAAGTTTAATAGTTGCAAACATATTTAATTTTGATGAGGATTATAAATCTAGTATTAAAACTTGGATAACTCCTCAATTAAGGGATTCCGCTTATTATTTTGCAATGCCCTTTGACTATTTTTATTCTAATGAAAAATTTGAAAATTATGTAAAACAATATCCAATCAAAGAAGAAGTCGAAGCATTTTTTAAAAACGATTTCCTAACTTAATCTTTAAGAAAAGTTTTTTCTTGGGAATGGAAACTCGATGTTTCCTTAACCGTTTTGAGTTTCTTTATTTCTTTTTCAAGTTTTGCGACTCTTTCTTCCATATCTTCAAAAGCAGCCATCAATTCATTAAATTTTTGTTCTAAACTATCTTTATCCATGTTATTAATTATTAATATGAATAATAAGTATAGCGTTTATAAAATGCTAATAAAATCCTTAAAAGAAGAAAAGAAAGTTGAAGAACCACCTTCAGAAGCAAGCGCGCCCATCGAAAATGAAAATCCTGAACAAACTAGTTCTGGGTTTGGTGGAGATATTTCTTCTGAACCAGAATCGCCTGATCAATTAGATGTTTCGACTCCAACATCTTCTCCTTCGAAAGAATCCAGCGATGTAGCAAATCCAGAACAAGACAAGGAAAAAAAAGAAAACGAAACAAAAGAACAGTCTAGCGAAGAGAAAGATCCTATTGATTCTAGTTTTGAAAATTTTAAATTATTAACTCAAAGTTCTGAAGATAGCTATGATTTTTTAAAATTTTTAAAAGCTGAAATGCTAGAGTTGAAACAAGATGATTTTGCTAAACTCCTAAATAAAATAGTCAAAGATAAAGAACTTAAAACAAAAAGATCTGTTATAGATTCATTACTAAAGTTAAAAACCTTTTTGCTACTTAATTATTAAAAGAAAAATGGCATACGTATTTGAAGAAAAAGAATTTAGAATTGCTGTCAAAAAGCTTTTGGAGAAAAAGTTAAAAGAAGAGCATGTTGTTTCTGTTGGAGATAAAACACTTTTACCAGCAACCGCAACACTTTCTGACGAAGAATCGACACCAGAAACTATCGATCAGTCTACAGTAAGCGCGACAAATTCTGGTCGCGATATTAACGCTGAGCGTCGACTTCGGGTTGACGCTCAAGGCGCGGCGCTTGATTTCGAATCAACTATTATCGATGTTTTAGGTTTAGAAGATGTAAAATCATTACCAGATAACCTACAAGAAGAATATGCCAAAGTGATGGACTCTATGTCGCTTGGAATTCAAAAAAGTGTTCAAGATGCGATTTCAAGTTTGAAATCATTTCCAAGAAAAAGCGAAAAATAAACAATGAAACTTTTCAATTTCCTCTTCGAATCAAATGATCTTTTAACGAAAATAAAAGGAATTTCTACATTCCAAAATTTTCCAATTGAAAGACGTGCAGAAATAATTTATAGATTTTGTAAAGAACATCTAACAATGTTAGGTGAAGGTTCTAATAGATCTGTTTTTGATTTAGGAAATGGAAAAGCTATAAAGGTCTCATATTCGGAATCTGCGACTTACGATATCGAAAGTTCAATAAGTCAAACCAAAGCAGAAAGCAAAATGTGTAAAATTGCGCAAAAGGCGCAACTTATACCAGAAATATACGATGTTGGAAGTGAATATTTATATCTTATAGTTGAAAAAGTTGAAAACTTAGACGAATCAAACAAAGACAAAATTTCTTCTTATTTCAAGTTTGGTTCTTTTGAAGAGTTTGTAAAAGCATTACGAATAATTTCTACAAACGAAAAAGCAACTTCAAAGGATGAAATAGAAGAGATTAAAGCTCATAGAGATTTTTTAATTGCCGTGACCGTAATGAAAGATTGTGGATATGCAATTTCTGATATGGTAAATCCCCATAATTGGGGACTTGATCCACAAGGAAGACCAGTAATGCTTGATACTGGTTTAACAACTGAAAACAAAAGTTCGATCATTTCTAAACAAAGAGAAAAGATTGAGGCGTATAATAAAAATACCCCTTCTCAAGATTCAACACAAAAAATTCAAGCTACTCAAAAGCTACAGGCAACTAAAAAAAATATTCCAAGTAACTTTCAAGATTCGACACAAAAATTAAAAACAGGTTAACAATCAGAAAACTTAAAAATAATATTAGTGATATATAATATTATGTCTGATAAAAACAAAGAACTTTTTAATGAAGCTCAAAATTTAGATGCGCAAGCTCCTTTACCAACTACAAAATTAATTGAATTAACAAGAGATGTTGTTGAGGTTCCACTGCCATCGAAAGGTTTAACTTATGGACCGTCACATCCACTTCACGGAAAAGATGTGACTTCAATTCTTGAACTTACTCCACTCGAAGAATCTGTAATGTATGATAAAAAAAGAATAAGAGATGGAACAGTAATTGATGATTTGGTACAAGCTTGTTTGTATGATAAAACGCTTAATGTTCAGACACTTTTATCTGGGGATCGAGATATTCTTTTCGCGCTAATTCGAGCCGAAGGATTCGACGAAAATTATAGTTTTGATATCAAATGTCCGAAATGTGAAGTTACACAAGAAATAAAATACAATATTTATAAAAATTTAAGATTTAAAGAATTAGATCTTAAAGAAGTTCAACAAGTAGAACCTTATTCAAATAGATTTTTATTTAAAGCTCCTAAAAGCGGTCTTGAGATCGAATATAAGTATTTAACTGTTGGAGAATCGAAAAAAGCGGCTGCGGAAAAAAAGGAAAGACAAAAACTTCAAATTGATCCAAAATTTGAAGTTGCGCACGAACTAAGTAATTTAATAATTTCTATTAATGGTTTCAAAGGAAAAAAAGAAATTTTGGATACACTTTGTAAATTACCAGGAAAAGATAGCACTGCATTCAGAAGACATATTATGAAAACAGAACCAGGACTTGATACAAGTTTTGATTTTAAGTGTAAGGAACGAGACTGTGAACATACAGAAAAACTTGATATCGTAATTGCTGAATCATTTTTTTTTCCACATCTCGCCAAATGATTTAGAGGACGAACAAAAGCTTTTAGAACTTTTCGGCAAAATGCAAGAAGTTAGAAAGAAAAGAATTCTTGAGCCAATGGAACTTTTCTTGTATTATCTTGGAGTATCTAAATCTGAATTTTATTTATACACAAGAAAAGAAATAGAATATCATCTGGAAAAACTTAATGAAAGAATCCAGCAACGTAACGCTGTAAATATGCCAAGTGGAAAAGATGTGGTTTCGGCAAATGATCCAATTGTTCAACAATTAATGCCAAATCCTTCTGGTAGACCGCATACAACATCCAGACTTAACCGAAGCTAATCTGTTAGTTTTCCTATTGTGAATTTCTTATTTGTGCTTTATTTATCCCAGAGATGTCAACAAGCGAGCACCAAAACCCAAAATTCTTTATTTACAGTGGTCCAATGTATAGCGGAAAAAGCACTGCTCTTTACAACACCTATAAAGAAACGTTGGAAAAAAGCAAAACTTTACAGGCGATCAAACCAAATATTGATAAAAGATATTCAGACAAGTCAATTTTAACACACTCAAAAAAAGAAATCCCAAAAGAATTTGTTGTGAATTTATCGCTAAATCTCCCACAAGAAGAATGGAAAAATATAAATTTTGGTGCAGACGTTATCTTAATTGATGAAATTCAATTTTTTGGAACTGAAATTGTGGATTTTGTAAAAAGATTGTTGAACATCGGAAAAGAAATACATGCTGCGGGGCTTGATATGGATTCAAAGGGCGACCCGTTTGGAAAAATGCCGCAATTAATGTCTATGGCAAATAAAGTAATTAAATTTGAAGGCGTGTGTAAAAAATGTGGATTGTTAAATGCAACAAGAACTTATCGTAAACGTGAAATAGAGAATAAAGATCAGGTTTTAATAGGTGGAGAAGACATTTACGAATGCAGATGTTATAATTGTTGGAAACTATGACAAAAAAAGTTTTTGACAGAAAAGAAATTTCAGAATCAGAAATTCCAATGATTTCTATCAGATGGCTACTTGATGAAACCACACAAAAAAAATCTGTTGTAATTGATTACTATTATCAAGTGGAAGAAGAAAAATTTACATCTATTTCTTTTGAGTGGCAAAAAGATGAAATTGAAGAACTTTTATCCAAACTTTAAATTATTCTTTTGAAACTTTTTCTTTTGGCTGCTTATTGAGTTTTTCTATTTCTTTTCGTAAGCCAGATATTTCTTTTTCGAATTCAGCATAAGTGCAAAGTTTTTTATTTTCTTCTTTGAGACTTGCTATCTCTTTTTCAAATTTTGAAAATAAACTAGCTAAATCTTTACCCGATAATACAATTTTGTCTGCCTCGATTTCTAATTTAGAATCTTCGGGAGAAGATAATTGAGAATCTAGACCTTTTCTTGAAAGTTTTGTTTTCATTTTTGTTTCGTTAAATAGGAAGTCTAATACTATATTTCTTTTCAAACTCAGCCAAAGCTTCTTGTTTTTTATTCATTTTTTCAATTAATGCTTGAACTGTTGTTTGATTGCCTTTTTTAGTTTCGTCATAAGCTTCTTTAACAGCAGAAACAACTTTCATAAAGTCTTCAGTTTGTTCTTTGGTTCCTTGCAATTTCCAATTAAAAGCTGCTCCATTAATTATTGAAGCTAAAAGTGATGTAAAAAATAATTTACCAATTGGTGTAATTTGTTCTGATTCCATAATACTGCTTAATTATTAATTAGAAAATTAAATGGCAAGTACACTGGAAATTCAGATTCAGCTTAACAAACTTTTAGAAGAGGCTTCTGAAAAAGTTGAGAAAATGAACGGTCAATATTCAAAGCAAGCAAAAATGCTTGAATACATGACTGAGGCAATTAAAAAAATGAATGACATACTTGGGAAATTGGCAAATCCAGGTGGAAAACTAGCGAATAGTTTTGAAGCCGCTTCTGAAGCAGCAAAAGAAGCAGGCGGATCTATGGATTCTTCTCTTCAAAAAGCTTCAGAAAAAATTAATTCTACTTCTACTTCAACAAAAAAACTTGGTGGTAATTTTGGAGAGGTTTCAAAAGAACTTACAAAATTAAATGCTGGTATTTCTATTGTTGGCGGAATTGGAAAAGCAATATCTTTTGTTGCTCAGTCTGCGATGAGTGCTTTACAAATGATTCAAGGAATTGGAAGTGGTATTTTCGAAATAGGAAAATCAGTTTTGGCATTTCCTTTTAAGTTACTTGATGGTTTAATTTCAATGGCCAGTGTTGGCGGAAGTAATGAACTTGCACAAGAATTGGAAGAAATAAGAAAACAATTTGGATATTTGAATAAAACAGCGGGCGGTACCATCATTGACCTTGCAAAAAACATGAAAGGAGAACTTGCGAATACTGGAATTAGTGTTTGGAGAACGTTTGGAAACTTAGTCGAGCGTTTAAGGTACTTTAGGGAATATGCGCAAAAACTTGGCGAAACTGTTGATGCTGTTTTTAGAGACTTGAGTGTTTCGCAAGCGGAAGCTCTTGGAGCTTTTAATAAAGGTTTAGGATTTACTGACGAAGGATTAAAAGGTGTTGCCCAAAGGTCATTAGCAACAGGGCAAAGTTTAAATGAGATTAACAGACAGGTTGGAAATTATTCGATTCAACTTAGTAAAGCTTTTGGTGTTTCAATGAAACTTGTTTCTCGCGATGTTGGAAACATGATTGCAGATTTTGAACACTTTGGACACATTTCAGTAAAAGAAATGACTCAAGCGGCAGTTTATGCAAGAAGACTAGGTATTGAAGTTAAATCACTAGGTAAACTCGTTGATAAATATATGAATTTTGAAGACGCCGCAAATTCTGCCGCACAACTTTCACAAGCGTTTGGATTAAATGTCGACGCATTTCAATTAATGCAAGAACAAGACCCAGCGAAGAAATTAGAAATATTGCGAAAAGGTTTTTTTGCAGCGGGTAGAACAATCGAAACAATGACCGCGCAAGAAAGAAGACTTTTGGCTCAGCAAACAGGATTAGGTGAATCAGAATTGGCTCTTGCATTTGCTCAAAAAAATAGGGCTCTTTCTTATGCTGACATTCAGAAAAAAGGCGATGCGGCAAAAAAATCACAACTTTCTCAAGAGCAAGTTTTAAACAAATTAGCAGGAGCAATTGAAAGACTCGTTAAATCGGGTTCTGCTATGCAAGGTGGATTTTTTGATAGATTTATTCAAGGGTTTGTTTCTGGTATTCGTTATACTAAAGAGTTTAGAGAACTGATGAGAAATCTTCAGCGATCTCTAACAATGGTATTTTATGCTGGTCGTCAAGTTGGTTTGGTATTTGGTCAATTATTCCCAGGAGTCAAAGAATTTTTTGGTGGATTAAGAGATATGTTTAATCCGCGAATTATGAAAACATTTCTAAATAAAGTGGTTGGTTCATTTAAAGATTTTTTTAGAGAAATGACAACAAATCCAGCGGCAGCACTTCCTAAATTATTGGATAGACTACAAGAAGCTTTTTCTGATAGATTTAGTGCCGCGGGCGCGGGTGCTCGTAAAGTTTTTGACGGAATTAAAAAATTTTTTAAAGCTGTTGGATATATCTTTCTTTCTGGAATAAAAGAAGCGTTACTAGGTCTAGGCAAAACCATTGCTCCATTAATAAACTCAATTTTTTCTGACAATACATTTGATAATGTTGGAAATCAGCTAGGAGAGTCAGTAGACGGAATCGGTGGGACACTTTCTAGAATGTTTAGAGATGTTTTTGGAGAAGAAGGATCTCCAGCGAGACAAAAGATTTCCGCAGCTTTAAGCAAATTTGCAGATTCCATCTGGACAGCCGCCAAATTTTTCATTGGAAAAATAGCAGAAAAAATGCCAGATTTATTTAGAATAATTTCTGATGGACTTTCTATTGGCGAAGGAACAGTAGCAAAATCAAATACAGGTGATAAGTTCGTATCTGGATTGGTTGAATCGTTTGAAAAAACGAAACCTCATCTTATTAAAATTACAGAATCATTAGGAACAATGCTATTAACAGGATTAGCTTCTGCATTAACTTCCTCAAGACTATGGGCAAATATTGGAAAACAAATCTTGCAAAATATTACAAACTTGTTTGTTGTTTTGCCAATGTGGGCAGTTGGTTTTCTTGCTGAGTTAGGTCAAGATTTTTTTGCTGGCATTGGTAAATTATTCAACAACCTTGGAGAATACTTTGCTAATAAATTTAATAGTAGTATTGGAAAAACTGTTGGAAAAATTTTCAATATCATTTTTCGTTCATTCGGTTTACTTTCAAATGCATTAGCCGTTGGGTTTAAGCTCATTTCAAGATCTATTTATGCAACTTCTTTATTTTTTACTGAGTTGTTCGATAGCCCAGCTAAAGCAGTAGAAACTTTAAAAACAAGATTTAATACACTTAAAACAGATCTTATCAATGATTTAAAGCGTTCTTTTAATTCATTTTTAGACGCAGTTCCAGATAGAATAAAAGAATGGCTTGGAATAAGACCATTTAATATCCCAATACCATCTACATCTAAAAATCCCGCGGTGCAAATGCTTAAACAGGCAGAAGCGCAATCTCAAACGAGTGGTCGAAACATACAAGAAAACTTAACAAATGCGTTAGAACCACCAGCTATCCAGACACGACATTCAGAAAATTCTTCTTTAAGTGAACGAGTTTCAACAATAAGAGATTCGATACAATCCGCCTCTGAAGTTGGTCGTATTGATCAACGAAAAGCAGAAGCTTCGATGCAAAAACTACAAGAATTTGCAACAAGGCTTGGGCCAACTCTTAAAAACACACAAACTGTTCTTAATAGAAGTTTGGAAGGTGTTGATATGGATAAATTAACTTCAAATATTGAATCTTATAAATCAATTATTGAAAACATAAATTCAATTAGAACTTTAACTTCTCGGCAATTGCAATCAATTTCAGTGTCTGATTTAATGCCATTGGCGAATAGTATAGATGCCCTTACGACATTTTCGTCCTCGCCAATGCTCACCAGGCTCGAAAAAACATTAACGGCGGCAGAAACAAGCACAAGAATAACAGGTATTCAAAACACCTCAAACGCTATCAAAGACATGGTTGAAACAATAAATCAAACCTCTCGCGAACTTGCTAAATTGCAACCTGTTAATATTCAAACAAATCTTAATCGTTTAGCTGCAAATCTTGGTCTTGGAAACAATTCTGTTTATACAATTAGAAATGAAAACTTTAACATTCAAGTAAATGTTAACGTACATATGGATGCAAAAGAAGTAGAAAAAATATTGATTGAAAGACCAGATACAAGAATTCGTCATACATAATATCAATTTCTTTTTTATACTAAAGGAATAGTCATGTCAAAAACATTAATAATATCTGACGATTTTCTATTTGTTGAAACAATAAAAAGATTTACAAAACAATCAAGTTCAAATTTTGTCTTCGCAAATGAAACAATTTTAGATATATATAATGAATTTATTGGAATTTGTAAATTGCACGATATAGAAAACATTATTTTTTTTGAAAATTCAACATTTTCTGAGGAAAATTTTATTTTACAACAAAAAAGATATTTAAATATTTATGATGCTTTAAATTTTTTTAAAATGAAAAAATTCATAAGCTATATAGATTTCAATAAAATAAATTTAAAATCAAAAAAAGTTTACAAAGAAGAAGAAATATTTGATGATTCTAATCAAATTTTTAATATAAATAAAAAATTTTTATTAAAAAACAATGAAATAATAAATAATTTACAAGCAACAAAATGTGTTTCAATAGCACATGGAGAACTTTATGGAAGAGAATCGAATAACTCTATTATTTCTTCTTATGTACAAAAATTTGAATTAGCGAAAGAAAATAATTCTCAAGTCGAAATTATTGAAAACGCAAACAATGAATATCAATTAACTTTCATTGACAACATCGTTGACATTAGTTTATACATATTATTCGAAAATGAAAAACTCAATAAAATTAATAATCTTTTTTGGAATATCGCTTCACCCGAAATAATAAAAACAAAAGATATCATTCATGAAATTTCTAAATATTACAAAAATGTTAAAATTTTATTTGAAAACAATTCAGAAGTAGAACTGCAAAATTTTTTAAATACAGAAAAATTTATTTTAGATTTTGTTCAGTATCCATATATAAAATTCGAAGAAGCGTTAAAAATAATTTTAACAAATTAATAAACATTCTTTAACATTTATGTCATACTAAGAAATTTTATGAAAAAAGAGAAATATAAAATCTTATTATTGTCTGATGATTTAAGATGTGTTTCTGGTGTTGGCGGTCAATCGAGAATGCTTGTCGAAGCATTAGTTTCAAGCGGAAAATTTTCCGTAAAGCAATTGGGTGGCGCAATGAAACATCCAAATTACGACATTCAGATGCTTCATCCAGATATTGTTGTTAAACCTGTAGATGGATTTGGAACCCCAAATCTTTTAAGACAACTTTTAATAACTGAAAAGCCAGATGTCCTTTTATTATTCACAGATCCAAGACAGTTTGTTTGGGTTTGGCAAATGGAAGATGAAATTAACCAAATATGTCCAATTGTGTATTGGCACGTTTGGGATAACGATCCATATCCAGAATACAATTCAGCATTTTATGAGAGTACAGATGTAATAAATTGTATTTCCATGAAAACATATGATTTGTTAAAAGATAGATATCCAAATAAAGTAAACTATCTCCCACATACCTTTCCAAAAAATTGGTATTATGAATTATCAAAAGAAGAAGTCGAAAAGCTAAAAGCAGAAACTTTAAAAGATAGAAAAGATTGGTTTTTTACATTATGGGTCAATCGTAATGCTCACCGAAAAATGCCAGCAGATGTTATGCAAGGATTCAAACTTTTTCTTGATATGCTTCAAGAAAAAGAAGGACATAAAAATGCTTTGCTCGTAATGCACACAAATCCAAAAGATCCAGAAGGGCCAGATCTTGAAGCAGTAGCAGAAATGCTTAAAATTTCTGACAGGGTAATGTTTTCTGTTGGGCAAATAGATATTCCAGATATGAATCGACTTTACAATGTTGCCGACACCATTGTTAATGTTTCGAGGGCCGAGGGTTTTGGCCTTTGCTTGGATTTTTCCACGAAATTATCAACCAAAGAAGGTATAAAAAATATTTCTGATATTGAAACAGGAGATTTTGTTTTATCTTTGGATGGTACTTATAATAAAGTTTTAGCCAAATCAAAAAGAAAAGAAAATAATGTTGTAAAAATAAAAGCATCAAGAATAAAAGAAATTACATCTTCTAAAGAACATCCATTTTTAGTTTGTAAAGATCCAGAAACATCTCCTGATGAATTGAAATGGGTTCAAGCTTCTGAAGTTAAAATTGGTGATTTTCTCTGTATCCCAAAAAATAAAGAAATTTTTAACGGAGAATACAAAACAATGTTTAAAATAACAGATTTCCTTTTAGCGGAAGATGTTTCTAAGCTTGAATTCGAAGATAAATTTGTTTATTTTCCAATGGGTTTTTCCAGCATTGCCAATGGTATTTCAATAAAAGAAATAGGAAATTTATTAGGTTTAAAAAAACATCATTCTGAAATTTTACGAAAATATATTGGCAATATTCCACAACGAAGAGGCGTAAAAATAAAAGAAAGATTAGAAAAACAAAAACAGGAATTAATAAAACTAATACCAGATCTTAAAATCAACAAAAAATTAATAAAAGTTAATAACGAATTGAAAATAAATGAAGAATTTATGAAAATTTACGGCTGGTACCTTGCAGAAGGTTCTGTTGGAAAAAACTTAAAATCTTCATTAGAAATTTCTTTTCATATTGACGAATTGGAAGTAGCAAATTGGTTTAAAACTTATTTTAAAGAAAATTTCAATGTTGATGGGAAAATAGAAATACATAAAACTCAAAACAAATGTAGATTTGTTTGTTCTTCTTCTATCTTGGCTAAATTTTTTGGAACTATTTCTGGCTATGGAGCGAAACAAAAATCGATACATAAACAATTTTTGCCATTGTTGAAAAATAAAGAATTTGCAAGTGCCTTAATAAAAGGATTATTCTTGGGGGATGGACATTTTTCAAAAAATAAAAAAGTAGCATCTTACAATACAATAAGCCCAATTTTAATAAATCAAGTTATTGAAACACTCCATATGTATAATATTTGTCCAAATTTATATATCAAAAAAGCAAATGAGCAATTTAATCAAAAAGAATCTTATCAACTTGGTTTCACTGGTAAAGAATATGAAAAACTTTGCGCATTTATAAACAAAAAACCAAACACTTCTAAAAGTGAAGGAAAAAATCACACTTTATATTTTACAGAAAATAAAATTTTTGTTCCTGTTACATCTAGCAAAACTGTAACTTTGGATTCTGAAATTGATTTATTTGATATCCAAGTCGAAAATACTCATAACTTTGTCGCCAATAGAATTATTGTACACAATTCTACATTACAAGCATTAACACTGGGCAAACCAGTTGTTGCGTTAAAGACTGGTGGCATGACCGAACAAATGACCGATAAAAACGGCAATGTTCACGGTGTTGCTCTAGAACCAGTAGAAAGATATCTTGTTGGATCACAAGCAACGCCATATATTTATGATGATCATTTTTCAAAAAAAGAATTAGCAGAAGGACTTTATAAGGTTTATAAACTTACACCAGAAGAAAAAGAAAAAATTAATAGAGAAGCAAAAGCTCACGTTGAAGAACAGTTTAATTATGAAACTGTTACAGGCAAATGGATTCAAATTCTTGAACAAACAATCCAAAATTGGAGAGAAGATAAAAAAGAAAAAAATTGGGGATTAATACAATTTAATACTCCCAAAAAAACTATGAACGAAGTCCAAATAAACAAACCAAAGGTGAAAAAATGAAAAAAAAAGTTCTTTTAAGAGGTCCATTTACAATAGCGTCAGGTTATGGTGTTCACGCAAGACAAATAGCTAGATGGTTTTATGACAATCAAGAAAGTTTTGATGTTAAATTCGAATTAACTCCGTGGGGAGAATGTTATTCTATTGTGGATATATCTCAAGAAAATGGATTAATTGGTTGGATATATCAAAATATGGCATCTGAATTAGATTATAAAAACATATTTGATTTATCTGTTCAAGTTCAACTTCCAAATGAATGGGACCCAGGCAAAGCACGAACAAACATTGGTGTAACTGCTGGTGTTGAAGCTTCATTTTGTAATCCAGAATGGGTTAGGTCAGTAAATTGTATGTCAAAAGTGATTGTTCCATCAGAATTTACAAGATCTAGTTTTGTTGCCTCTTCTGAAATGTCTGGAATTAAGCTTATCACAGACATTATTGTAATTCCAGAGTCTTTTCATCCAGTTTTTGAAAAAGAAACTGTTTCAAAATCAATTGAGCTAAATTTAGATTCAGATTTTAACTTTTTAATGTTTGGCCAGCTTACTGGAAATAATCCATTTAATGATAGAAAAAATATTCCTTTTGCTTTAAAATGGTTTATAGAAGAATTTAAAGGGAATTCAAACATTGGTCTTGTGTTAAAGACTGGTGCTGCGAGGGCTCATCACATTGATAAAAGAATTATCGCAGTTACATTTCAGCAATATTTAATGGATATAGGATACAATTCTGATACAGATCCAAGAATAACGATTCTACATGGAAATCTTTCAAATGAAGAAATGTTTTCTTTGTACAAAAATGAAAAAATTAAAGGTTTGCTTGCCCCAACACATGGCGAAGGATTTTTCATTCCTGGAATAAATGCGGCAGCCTCTGGCTTGCCTGTTTTGGCAACAAACTGGTCGGCACACACCGAATTTTTAAATCTTGGGAAATGGATTAAATTCGATTATAACCTTGTTGATGTTCACGAATCAAGAGTAGATCAAAATATTTTTATGAAAGGTACAAAATGGGCAGACCCCGTTGAAAAAGATGTTAAATTCAGAATGCGTAAATTTTACCAAGATTGTGAAATGCCAAAAAAATGGGCGAAAGAACTTGAACCTATAATAAAACAAAAATATTCTTATGAAGCTTTAAAAGAACATTACAACAACATGTTTTTATCATAATACAATAATGTTTTTTTTATTAGTCACAAGTTTAATACTGAATATTGTTGTTATAACAATTTTATATTTTTTGTGGAAAAAGTTTAAATTAACTGCCCAAATAATTTTCTTGTTTGAAGATTCGTTTCCAGAATTGCTTTTGTTGCATAATAAAAGCATAACGGCAGCTAATAATATATTAGACAATGAATTTTTTGTCGTAACACCAGAAGCTGGTGAGAAATTCCATAATTTTATGGCTAGCATAACAGAATCAAGAAATTCTACTTTAAGAATTATACAACTTTTACAAGAAGTGGATTCTAATATAAACAAATCAATCGAAATCAAAGTAAAATCTACTGAGAAAGAAAATAATGAATAATAAACGCGGCAAAAAAATTATAAAAAGAAAACCAGGATCTGGTCCAAGTGCAAATTATTTCACAAAAGAAACCGAGGAGGCCGCTATAAAATTCAAATATGAAGAAGACATGGAAAAAAAACATGAAATCTTTATAGAGAAAATTTACGAACCTTTTAAAAAACTTGTTGAAAATCTCATTAATGTATACAACTATAAAACAAATTACGAAACAAAAGAAGAACTTAGAGATCGCGGCGTCGCACAATTATTTCAAATAATTTCAAAATTTGACGAAACAAAAGGTTCAAAAGCTTTTTCTTATTATAACGTTGTTGCAAAACATTTTTTAATCGTAGAAGCAAAACAAGCAACGAAACAGGCACATTCCTTAATTTCTATAGAAGATACAGAAGCTTTTACAAATCACGAAATTGAAACTATTGAGAATTATAAAATCGATCCCTCTTCGGAAGATACAATGATTCAAAATGAAAAATTTCAAGAAATAAAAGAAATAATTTTGGAAATGCAAAAGAAAACAACTTCCGAAAACGAAAAACTTGTTCTAAACAGTATTGAGCAGATAATTTCAAATATTAACCTTTACGATGATTTAACTAAAAAAACTGCACTTTCACTTTTGCGAGATGCGACATTAATGAATAATAAACAACTTTCTACAACACTCTCAACTTTAAAAAAAGTATACAAACAAACCAAAAAAGAAGTTGAGAGTGTTTGATGAAAGAAACTGAAATTGTATTTCAAAATGAAGAATCTATAGAACTTGAAAAAAAAGAAGAATCGGAAGAAGAAAAAATTTCTGAGGCAAAAAACTTTCTTCAAAATATTGAAGATGAACTATCTGAAGACGTTAAAATACAAGTAAAATCTGGACTAAGTGATTTTAGTCTTCTTCTTTCTGACTTAGAATTAGACCCGCGACTTGCAAGCCTTTGGCGTTTAATTTACTCAAATGCTATGACGGATCGAAAAAATGCATTTGCGTTATGGTTAGATTTATATGTTAAAACATATAATAATGAAGATAAACATTTCCAACATGGACAAACCTTACACAAGTATATGGATATCATGACCAAATCTAATCAACAACTTTTAAAACTTGCAGAACTTGTAGACAAAGCAAGAGAAAATAAAGAAAGAATTGATGGAGAAAATCTTATCAATAATTTTTTCGATTCCAAAAAGAATGAGTCAACACCAATTAAAAAGAAAAAATGAACAATATAAATGTCTCTAGATTAACTGTAGGCGGTGTTGGTGAAGCGGGGCGTTCTTTACTTGGACAGGTTCGTAATGGAAATCCTCCAACAATTTTTAGAGCAGTTGTACAAGAAATATTTGTAAATCCTAAGCTTTTAACAACACAAGAAAAAACGGCAATAAAAGCTAGTGTCTCCAATCAACAATTTTTAGATTTAATGCCTCCAATGTCTATTATGGCAAGAATTGTTAACAATGGACAAGATATGGTGGATTCAACTTCTGTTATTGTATATCCATTTTTTTCAAGTCATATCCAACTTCCGTTACAGGCTGGGGAGACTGTTTTTATTATCTATGAAGACTATGGATATCTTGGTAGTAGTTTAGGGAGATGGATTTCTCGGCCTCATGAAAATATAGCAGTTGAAGACTTAAACTTCACGCATTCAGATCGTTCTTTTGATATGAAAAACACAAAAGAAGGATACGAACAGTTAAAAAGAGAGACAGGAACAGCAAATTTAGATATTCAGCCAAATTTCACAAATGGAGCAGGACTTCCAGGAAGGTATACTTTACAACCTAGAAATCAAAATGAAAATCCTTTTAAAACAATAAGAGACTCTTCTTACGCCGCCAAACTTCAGACATATGAAGTAGTTCCACGATTTTTTAAAAATCCAAAAGATTTAACAATACAGGGTTCCAACAATACTTTAATTTTGTTAACAGATGATTTCTCGAAAAAAAATGAAAACGTAACAAATGGTAATTTTACAAATGTGGATTACTCTGGTGTTATTTCTTTGGTTGTAGGGCGCGGAAGAAAATTCTTAACAGATAGTCAAAATAGTTTAGATGATACTTCTAAAACATCTGCTTATTCTGTTAAAAATAAGTTTAATAAATTCGAAATAGATAAAGTTGAATTTCAAAGAAATCGTGAAACTAATCTAAATGAAGGAAAATTAGATTTTAAACGAGATGCAACTCATCTTTATTTGTCAATGAATTCAAAAGCGGATATATATTTCAAATTAGATTCTGCTGTGGATGGAGGAATTCGATTTCCAACAAATGTTCTAAAATTAGAGCAACCACCAGTTGTCTCGAACTATTATGGAAATGCTTACATTGTACAAAAAAGTGATCACCTTAGATTTGTTGCCAGAAAAAATATAAACCCAAACATTAATGGGACTATAATGATAATAAAAGAAGGAGAAATGGATAATGATCTTTCTTATGCTTATTTCAATGAAGAAGGTAAAATTCAAATCGAAGGAAAAAGAATTTACCTTGGTAAAGCAATACAGGAAAATGAACCATATATTAAATGGAGCATATACAAAAAACATATTGATGAATTGAAAGCTCAAATAAATGTTTTGGCAGATCATTTAAATGCTTTGGCAATAGCTTATGAAGCGGCATTTAAATCTAGTTTTGCAATTCCGTTTGTTCCTATAGCCTCATTAAATGCACTGACCGCAACACCTGTTGGCGCGGCAGCAACGCAGGCCAAAATAACAGAGCTGAAAACGAAAATTGAAACAATTAAACCAGACGATGCAAAATCAACAAAAATTTTTGGAGAATAAACATGAATAAAATTGAATTACAGGCAAAAATAGCGGAAATTTTAACAAACTCACCTGCCGACTCACAACAAGCAGCGAATTCAATGCGACAACAAATCGCTAGTGAACTAGCATCGGCAATTGATAAATATGTCCAGGCTCAAATTGGTGAAAGATTAGCATTAATAACTACATCTATTACTTGTCCAACGCCTGCTGGTGTTCCAACTCCTTCTGCAACGTTTGCTCAATTTATCAGAGTGGCATAATTATTATTTATGTTAAGTTTCGAAAATGTTGGATATAAAATTTATGATACGAAAAATTTAACCAGTCCCACGGTTTCAGAAACACCTATCGGAATATTAACTCCGCTATCAATTAGTGACGAAGAGGAAACCTTTTTTAAGACGACTACGGATATTAAAGAAGTTGTTAAAGATAATTTAAAAAATCTTTTATTAACAAATCATGGCGAAAGACTTGGACGCTATTTCTTCGGAGCAAACTTAAAAGAATTGGTTTTAGATTACACATCTGTCGATGATTTTGATAAAGAGGCAAGGTCGAGAATTAAAACTTCTGTTAGGGATTATATGCCATATGTTGAACTTAGCGGTTACAGCGCAAAAGCTTACAGAGATGCGTATGATTCAGTTACAAGAGTAGATGTTTTGATTAATTTTTCTGTTCCGAAATTGGATATTAATAATGCTTTTATAAAAATTGAGTTATTTGTAACCTAATATTTAAAACTGTTATGTCATCTGATCTTTCAAAAAAAGAAGTTTTAAAACAAGTAATTGCGCGATCTTATCTTAATAAAGATTTTCAGTCGTTTAGAAATGAAATGGAAAAACATATCAGGACTTATTATTCTGATAAAATAAAAGATCTTTCGGTCGGTAGTTTTATGGGAATGTTTTTGGATACGGTGGCAATGGTTGGGGATACACAATCTTTTTATCTTGATCATCAATTTCACGAATTATCGCCAGAAACAGCTGTTGAGCCTAGAAATATTGAAAGACATTTAAGAGATAACAGGGTTCCTATGACTGGTGCGACCCCTTCTGTTGTAGAAGTTACTTTCGAAGTGGAAATACCATCGGTGAGAACAGATAGCGGATATATTGTGGACGACACATGTTTACCAACAATAGACGAAGGAACTGTTTTGTCTAGTAAACAGGGAATTATTTTTAATCTAACTAAAAAAATAGATTTTGCAAAAAAAGATAAGAATGATCAATATAAAGCAAGCATTGAAGTCTCGCAAAGAGACAGCGAAAATAATCCAACTTATTTTTTAATGAAACTTTCAGAAGTCTGTATTTCTGGTCAAACTGCCATAGAATCATTTACGTTTAATGGATTTGAACAATTTAAAACTTATCCACTTTCGTATGAAAATGTTACTGAAATAATTAGTGTTATAGATAATTTTGGAAATCAATATTACGAAGTAGAAAACTTAGCAAACGATACTGTATTCGTAAAACAAGAAAATTTAGCAAGTGATAGCGATGAATCAGAAAGTTCTTTATTTTTAAAAGCAGCACCATACAGATTTGTCAAACAGAATAGTTTATCTTCTGGGTTGACTACTTTGCGTTTTGGTGGTGGAAGTGCATTATCAACAGATAATGATTTAATTCCAGAGCCGTCTAAATTTGCTCTTCCTTTATATGGAAAACAAACATTTAATAGGATTACGTTAAATCCTAATAATTTATTATCTACAAATACATTAGGAACTATTGTACCAGACAGTACAATAACAATAACTTATCGTTATGGCGGCGGACTTAGACATAATATAAATTCAAATTCAATCTCAAACAATGTTGATACACTTTATTTAAATTTTCCAAATAGCCCAACAGTTGAAAATGCAAACTATGTAAAAAACTCGTTAAAGGTTTATAACGATAAAGATGCTTCTGGTGGGCTCGACGCACTCACAATTGATCAATTAAAGTCATATATTCCTGCTTTTGCCGCAGCACAATCTAGAATTGTTGAGACTCGGGATTTGATTGCAAGAATCTACACAATGCCATCTTCTTTTGGAAGAGTTTTTAGAGTTGGAGTAAAACCAAATCCCTGGAATAACAATTCTTCTTTATTGTATGTCGTTTCAAAGGCCGCGGACAATACTTTAACTATTTCAAATGATACGTTAAAGCAAAACTTAAGCAAATATATAAATGAATTTAGAATTATCCCAGATTCTTTTGATATTTTAGATGCCCAAATCATTAATTTTAAAATTGAATATCAAATTCACGTTGCTAAAAATCAAAATAAACAAATTGTGATTCAAAACATTAGTAAAAAAATAGAAAAATATTTTAATATTGATAATTTTCAAATTGATCAACCCATAAACATATCCGAAATAACAAACATTATTTATAACAATGTGGGTGTTTTATCTTTGGAATATGTTAAATTTACAAACCTTACAGGTACGGTTGGTCAAAAAACATATAGCGATGTTACATACAATTTTGATTCAAACACAAAAAGAAATATAATATTTCCTCCAAGTGGTGGAATTTTTGAATTGAAATATAAATCAAATGATATTTTAGGATCGGTAATATAAATGTATAAAATTATAAAAGCTTCAAAAGATGCGTATATTCAGAATAAATGGATAAATAATGAGCGACAAACAACTTCAAACACTGGTCTCGCATCTTCTATAGATTTATATTATTTGTATAACGAGACACAAATCTCAGGGTTAACTGGTTCTGCTCTTAGTCAAAGTTTAAAAGAAATGAGTCGAGGTTTAATTTATTTTGATCTTTCAAGATTACAAAGTTTAACCAGTTCATTTCTGGATTATACAGATCCTTCATTTAAAACTTATTTGTCACTAAAAAATGTTTATGGAGGACAACCGACGCCTTCCAATTTTTCTATAGTTGTAAATCCGCTAGCAAAAGAATTCTCTGAAGGCACTGGATTTGATGTTATCGAATATAGAGATTTAGATTCTGTAAACTGGTTAACTGCTAGTAAAAATGGTTCAAGTTTTGTTACGTGGTCTGTTAGCGGCGCAAACGCTAGTGGCTCTATTTCGGATTCAAATATTGATTATTATACAAACTATAGAGCTGAATCAATATTTGAATCAGGACAAGAAGATTTATATCTCGACATAACTCCATTTGTTTCCGCTGTGTTTTCTAACCAAATCTCAAATAATGGATTAAGATTAGCATTTTCTTCTTCTATAGAAGAGGGCACTGAAACTTATTTTGTTAAGCGTTTCGGTTCAAGACATATTAATAAAGAAAAATTACAGCCTAAATTAATCTGCTTATTTGATGATACTGTATTTGAAAACAATTCGGAGCTATACTTTAACTTCGATAATAAAATTGGAATTAAAAACAAAAAATTTGAATCATATTCAAATTTCAGTTCTAGTTCGATTGAATTGACAGGCTCTAATTGTCTTGTACTTACATTATTGGCTTCAAGATCTATTTCATATTCTACAACTTCATTTAGCACATCACATTCTAAAAGTATATCATATAACACAAGGTCTATAATTTATTATAGCCAATCATTTTCAGGCTCGCAATTAAGGATTGGAAACATCAACAAAACAGGAAATTATTACTCTGTTGTTAATGTAGATTATAATCAGTCTGAACTTATAAACTTTCATTCAAACAGTTTAGATGAAATTTATTTTAATCAAACCTGGCATTCGTTAGATAATCAAGTCGTGTATAGTCGCGGACCAATGTTGAAATTTAAAAAATATTCAGCTTTTGCGGGTGGCTCAATTGATAATGCACTTATAATTTCTATTCAAAATTTTAAACAAGAATATCGAGCTGACCAAAATGTTAGATTTGATATTTTGTTAACAGATAATCCAAGTTCAACAACAAAATTTTCTAGATTTGAAACAACACAAAAACTTTTAAGCAAAGAAGTTTATTATAGAATAATAGATGCCTACACAAGAGAAGAAATAATTCCATTCACTACGGAAAGTTCTGGTACGAAATTATCATATGACAATAATGGTCTTTTTTTCGCAATAGATATGAATAACTTTATCAAAAATAAAGTTTACGAATTTGAATTCATGAAATATTCAAATTCGGAAAATTCAACACATTTCAAAAATCTAGGATATCGATTTAAAGTTATTTAAAAGTAATAGAAAGAAATATCTATTATTGTAATATGACGAAAAACAATGCAGATATTTTGGTTACTTTAAAACCAAACTTTTTCGATACCAAAATTTATAACGAGAATAGTAATTCAGAAATAGCATATCAGCAGTTTTTACTCGACGAAGATTTTTCTGCAACATTAACATCGTCATTTAGATATGATCCATTTGGATCTGGTATTCGGTCAACGCAACAATTAAACGTCGATTGGAGTGATTTTTCTCAACACATTTTTTTCAATTCTGCCCGCGTTAAAACAAACGAAGCGTTTAAAACAATTATTAATAAGTTTCCATTTGATGGAACAAAAAAAGAATATGAAGAGTTTGTTGATACATTATCTGGATACCAGAAATATGTATTAGATTCTTTTCCTACTAGTCTAGGATATTTTTATTCTTTCGGTGATGGTTTTATATCCGCAAAAGATTATGCTGGCGTTAGTGACCCAGAGATGAGTAGAAATAAGTCTGGATTATCTGTTGTTAACCCAACTGGCTCCGCAGATTTTTCTATTGAGCAGTGGTTGTTTTTTCCAACAGGATCAAATGAAAATCAAATTATTTTACAAAAACAAAGTGGTTCACATGGATTTAGTTTATGGCTAAGTTCTAGTACAGCTGCTCTTAGTTGTTCTATTGGGTTTACGGTTAATTCGGGATCATATTCATTAAGTTTATCCAATTCAATAAACAAAGGTTCTTGGAATCACATTTGTTATGTTTGGGATAGAAACGACGGTGAAAATAAAATCTTTGCTTATTTAAACGGTCTGAAAGAGCCTATAGAAAGTCAACAAATAGAAATAAATGATTTAAACATCGATAATGCTAATATAACAATATTTTCTGGGTCTTCCTTTTTAATAAATGCCACGAATTTTATTCCAACAACTGTTGTGACTGGTGGAATTGATGAATTGAGAATTTGGCATAAAAAAATTGATGATAAATTTATTCTAAACAATAACAAGAAAAATATTTTTCAATCATCTGATTTGAAATTGTATTATAAATTTAACGAACCCGAGGGCACATCTAAAAATATTATATTAGACTATAGTTCAAACAACCTATTTGGAAGTTTTTCAACAAGAAGTTTTTCAACAAGTTCAATTGGTATCTCTCCTCTTGTATATGAACAGCAAAATCTAAATCCTGTTTTGTTTTCGAATATAAGTTCAGTTACTTCTCTTAGAGAAACCTTGCTAGTATCCGCTTCAATTTATGATAACGAAAATCCATCACTTATTACAAATCTTATACCAAACCATTATTTTTTAGAAGGACAAAATCAAACAGATTCGGGAACAGAAGATGGAGACATTGTTTCATCTATTTCTGGTTCTTTACCAAAAACGGTCGAACTCGGCTCAACTCAAACCATAAATAGTTTACTATATGCGACAGCTGATTTTTTTGATGAAATACAGCTTTTTATTAAAGAGTTTGGAAACTTGATACACATCGAATATGAAGATACAAGTATAATTTCAGATTATTTCTTAAATTTTTTGGCAAATAAATATGGAGTGAAGTTACCAGATTTTTTTTCGAATTCAAATACATCTCAATTCATTTATGGAGAAAATATTGATTCAGAAAATTCTTCAATCTCAAGTGCTTCCCTTAAAGAAATACAAAATAAAATTTGGAAAAGAATTCTTGTTAATGCAAAAGATATTTTAAATTCAAAAGGTACAAGACATTCAATTAATTTGTTTTTACGTTCAATCGGAATTGAACCGTATTCTTTTTTCAAAATAAAAGAATACGGTGGACCAACTCAGAAAAGATTAAATTCATCATACGAAACAAAACAAGAGCAATTTAACTTTATTTCTTTTAATTCTTCTTCTCATGTGACTTCTTCGTGTTTGTCTTCTTCTAGAGTTGAGCCAGGATATCCATATGTTGCAGGAAATGCGGCAGATGGATATTTAACATCTGGCAGCTGGACTTTTGAAGGTTTGTATATGTTAACCAGCAGCGTTTCCTTGTCTCAATCTTTGGTTAGGCTTTCGACTTACAATACTGCTTCTTCTCAAGAGGCACCACTGTTTAATTTAACAACAAATGGCGATTCTTTAGTGTTGTATGGATTACCAAATTCTAGTTTTAGCTCTGGCGACTTATTAACAATTTCTTTAACAGGTTCTTTTAATTTATTTAATGGAGAACCTTGGTATATTTCTTTCGGAAGAAAACGTGCCGATTCTATTTTAAACAATTCTTCTCTTTCTTCTTCTTATTTTATACGCTTAGGTAAGCAATTACAGGGCGAAATTGTTGAATATTATTCAAAATCAGTGTATTACGACGACGCAAAAGGAAACCCAGACAAAAACTTACTTTCAAATTTGCCAAGCGCAACCCCATATACTTCTGGTGGTTTATTTTTAAGTTTTGGTTCTGCAGCACTAGATAATGTTTCATCAATCAAAAACTATTTTGACGGCAAAATATCTCAAGTCAAGTTTTGGTCAAAAGATATAACAGAATCAGAGACTAAAGAACATATTAGAAATCCAAAATCTTTTGGAGTTGAGAACCCATTAATAAATAATCAGTTCGAACAGACTCAATCTGGTTCTTTTGAAAAAATTCGAGTTATTGTTGATATGGACCAAATTGTTTCATATTCTAATTCGGCTGGCGATATCACTTTGATGGATTTTAGTCAGAACAATCTAAATTTTTATGGTGGAGGTTTTGAAGAAAACACTTTGGTCTTCGAGAACCGAAATATAAGATATGGTTCTATGGGCACTTCATTCGATGAGGCAACAACTGATAATAAAGTTAGAGTAAGAAGTTTAACAGAGTTAACAAATATATCTAACCAGTATACAAAACAAGCACCAGTTCATGAACTTGAAATTGAAGAACAGCCAACAGATACTTCAAAATTAAGTATTGATTTTAGCCCAATAGAAATATTAAATGGGGATATGATAAATTCATTCGGAAATTATGAAATTTTAAATGATATTTTAGGAGACCCGAGCAGTTTATACACAACAGAATATCCAGAACTAGAAAAACTTAGAAATTTATATTTTAACCGTTTAACATCTCCTGTTAATCTAAAAGCATATTTTGAATTTTATAAATGGTTTAATGCAACACTAGCAGAGTTTATAAAAACTTTGTTGGCAAAAAATGTGAATTTTAAAGGAATTAATTATATTATTCAACCACATATTTTAGAAAGATCTAAAGTACAGTATTTTACTTATAGCCAATATTTGGACAGAACAAATATTGCCTCTAACGCCTCTCAACTTTTATTACAATCTATAAACGGGACAATTAAGAAATACTAAAATGACAGTTAATTTTTTACCTACCAACACATATCCAGCATTTGATGAATTTACAGCTTTTGATGGAAATAAAATAAATTTAAGCATATCTAAAGTTCAATCTCAATTGTCAAGTTCTAATTCATTAAGACAAGGAATAGAACTAAGAACGATAGATGATATTTATACGACTTCGCAACCGAAATTTTGGGCAGGCAAAATATTAAAAAATGGAACGTTAGAACATGGATTTGCGGAAGAAAAACTTTTAGGAATTGGACAACCTTTATCATTTACCTCAACAAAAGCAGATCCATCATATACAGAAAAAGAAATAAAATTTGATCCTGTTGCTTTTATTTCAAACAGAGATAGTTATCCATTTCCAATTCAATTAAATCAGGGATTACCAAATCAAAAATCAAATATAATTGAACCACTAACAATTCCTTTTAGATTAAACAATTTAGAATTTAATTATTTCGCAAAAGGAATACATGGTTCGGTAGATTGTGGCCCAAAAGAAGGTTTAAACAAAGGAAATCAAGTGATATCGCAATTTAAAAAAATAGATACTTCTGGTGATATCCTGCTGCCATTTTTAGATTCAGGACAAGAAACAATGGGAGGAATAGTAATACAAGGTTACAGCAATAATGAAGTTGGGCGCGAAAGTGGTTTTGTTGAACGACAAAATAATAATGATATTTTTGAATTCGCTTCAGTTTCGGTAAACTTTAAAAACGTTTTACAAGATTTAGATTATTCAAGAGATGAAGACATAAGAAAATGTTTTAATATAAAATCAATGCCTGCTGGCGGAGATATATATTCTTCTTATCGTAACATTGCTGGTACCGATAGCATAGCATACACAAATAGAATTAAAGGATATTAAATGGCAAGAACAAGAAAATTATCTAGAATAAGAGGCTTGAATCAATACGAACTTAAAAATTTAAAAGAGGCCGCGCCATTTTATAAATCCAGTACGTTTGATGATTCAAAAACAATAATATATTTTGATTCCGCATCAGTTAATTATCCAACTACTCTTCCACTTTCTGCCAAGAATATTACGAGCGAATTAACAACATCGATAACTATTCCTGGTCGCTCTATTTTTGGAGCAGAAACACAATTGTGGTATACACAGAGCACAGATTCTATAAGACCATTTGTAGATACTTTAAACATACCATTTTCTGGTAGTTATTATCTAACAGGAAGTGATCTTCCAGGTTTTAAACAACCCTTAAGAGATAAAACAAAAATTGAAGTTCTTTTACCTTTGGCTAATACATCTACTTTAAAATCAAATTTAGTTGATGATTCTCCTTTTGGTTATTACAATTTCGCGAATCAAAGTTTTAATTCAGTCGGAATTGGAAGTAATGCTTTAGATCTTTTTAGTGGTTCGCTAACAATTAATGATTATTTTACTAATAAAGCTATAGGATTTGGACCAAGTATTAGAGATATCACAAGCGCAGAAAATAAATATAATAGTACAAATGTTTATACGAACTTAGGATTACCCATTTCTGAGTTTGGATTTCCAAGTTCAAACACTTACGCGGCAAACTCTAGTTCTTATCTTGAATTAAAAAACTATATTTCAAAACCTTTTTTATTAGAAAAAGTTGAGGTGGAAATTGGAAGTATGCAATTGTCCATACCAGACAATCTAATTTTAGATTCAACAAGTGTAGCAGTTTCAACATTTTTTATTTTAAATCAAAGAGTATCTGAATCTTTTGTAAGAACAGGAACTTATAATTATTTTCAATTTTTTGATGTGGTTTCAGATTTTCCAAGCATTCCAAACACATCTTATACAAATTCATCCTTGCCTTATTTTAAAACAGGAAATCAAATTATTGATTTGGTCTCTTTTGGGAGAATTGCTACTGTTGCAAAAAATACGGCGACGAAAGCTCTAGTTAGTGAAAGTGTCGAATATTATATATCGAATCAATCACTTTCTCCAACAAAAGAAATATCTTATACTGTTACAGGCAGTAAATTAAATCTTTTAACAAATCAATCTTCTAAAAACGTAAATCCAATTTATTCGATGTTTTTTATGGATAATGTTGCAGGCACAAATCGTGTCTTTTCTCAAAAGTTAACTACACTAAATGGAACACGTTCTGGCGTGGAAGATTATTCTTCCAGAAATTATATCAAACAACTTGTTGGAGGAAATTCCATTCTTACGTCTTTTATTAGAAATGCCTATGGACCGAATGAAGAAATGCCAGTAGTGTACAATACGAATCCAGTAGAAAATGCACCTTATATATTGTTTCCAGAAGATAAATTAATTTTTGGATTTCAAGTTCCTATTTTTGATAGAATCAATCTAGTTTCGGATACTGATCTTATAGCAAATTCTGTAAACTTTTGGAAAGAAGGTGAAAACGCTAGTCCTGGCGTTTCCGTTGTATTATCTAAAAACATTAAAGTAATTCTTTACGGTTCGTATATAAAAATGAATGAATACTCTGACTACGAAGAATATCACGAATATGAGTCCAGAACTCAATTAAACACAAATGCAACAATTAATATTGGAGAAAAACAATAATGCCATATTTTGACATATATTCAAAAGCAAGTTTAAGGGGTTCTTATACGGATAATTTTATTTCTGGTTCTCCGCTGGTTGGAAAAGGATCAAGTGGTATACCTCAAATAAATTCTAAAAGAGGAGTTACAATATCAAGATATATAAGCTCACTTTTAAACGGTTTCCCAGTTTCGACTATAATTCTACCACAAAACTTCGAAAATTCTTATACGGAATATAGAACAGCATTAACAAATAGTTTAACTCTTATTAATAAAAACAATAGATTTGTTAATGCTTTTTCAGAAAACGAATATTATTATGATAGTTTTGTTCCTGATATGAATGAAATTTTTCGAGTTGATAATGGTAAACTAATATTAATAAACACTCCAAAAGGAAATTCTTCTCAAATAACTTTTTTTGAATATGTTTTTGGTACAAGCACATATTCTGCATCAATTGAAAGTTTCGAATCTCATAGTTTAACAAGTTCAAATGGCCAACAAATTTCAAATGATAAATGGATCACTTCTTTTCCATTTGAAATAAAATATAGAAATGCGGCAAGATTACAAGGTAAACCTTTTAGTATCGAAAACTTATATTATAAAGTATCTGGTTCAGTTTTCAATAATTCTCCAGTGCTTGTATATGGAACTTCATCCATAGAATTTCCAATAACGAAATTACCTCCTTTTCAAGCTTTAACAGATGGTTTCTGGGGGAATTTGCCAAGTTTTCCTGCATCAATTTCATCAGGTAGTATTATTTTTGGTTTTCTTTTTCCTTCTGGTGCTTTGCCTACAAATCCAGAATCTGGAAATGGTTATAGCGCGGTAAATAGAACAATACATGGAATTTTAGCAGATAAAACTTCTAGTGCAAATTCATTAACTTCGTTCAATGAAACAACATTGTTTTTTTCAAGTTCCAAACAATCTTCTACAATTAAATTTCTATATGGATTTGGAGATGGATTTAATGGACTTGGAGAATTTATAACAACCCAGCCAAATTCACTTTTTGGGTTTTCAATGGCCTCTGTTTATTTTGGTTCTCTTATTAGAGGTTGGAAATATGGATTAAAATCTGGGTTCCCAGAAAAAAGTAAAGTTCTTATTGAACGGTTACCTCACGGAGAATTAAAATTCAAACATACAAATCGACTATTTTCTGCAATGTATGACTTAAAATCAAAAACTTTAACTTATCCACTAAAGATATCATTTTTAAGTGGCTCTACAGATAGAACATTATCCATCTCAGCTTCGCTAAATACGAGAGATAGTGGGATTTATGATTTATATTACAGAGCAGGTCGCCCATTTTTTGAATAATTAGGTAAAATATAATGAGTGGTTTTTTAAATCCAAAAGAACGAATTTTAGATATAAATCTTACTGAAGAGGGCCGAAAACAACTTTCAAGAGGAAAACTATCAATTAAGTTTTGTTCTTTTTCGGATTCTTCACTAGTTTATTCAGCTTTAGATCAATTTGATAGCGGATCTTTTTCTGAATTAAATACAAAACGATTAGGATTTGAGGCCGACTCTCGGCCCCAAGATACAATCATCTTTCATATGAATGAAAATGGAAATTTAAATATTCCTATCAATCTTAAACTATCTGGCTCAAACAATGTTTTTAAAGTAATAGATGGAAAACTATTTTTCAGTTCAGGAAGCACAACATTAACAGGAAGTCAAGAAAATTTAGGCGATTTCAGTAAACAAATTCTAAGTACGAGTTTTCAAAATTTTAAAGATCTTTCTTTGTTAAGTTCCCCCAAATTTAACAATGAAAATATCGAATTTAAACTTTCTACAAATCAAATAGAGTTTGATATAACAAGAAAAAGTCCAATAAATATAGAAACTGAGATATTTGAAAGCAATATCAATCAGGCTGAAAGTTTTTTTATTGATAAAAGGTTATCAAATCTCCCAAACTACAAATTCCTTCCACCTATTAATAAAAAAACAAATAACGCCGAATCTATTCCACTTGGAATTTATCCAAATTTAGGAAAACAAGAAAGTTTATCGGTTTCCGATCTTGATAAAGAATTATCTTTATTAAAATCTAGAGGTTCATATAAAAAAATAAATTTTTCTAATTCTAGTCCTGCGAATACAATAATAGGACAACTTTTCGAAGTAAATAAAAATAATATAGCGAAATTAGATATTATTGATTTTGGAATACAAATGTTTAAAGAAAACAATCAGGTAATTTCGAGACATGTTTTTTTTGCGGGAAAAATATTCTTAGATGAAAATGGAACTTATACATTTGTTAATATTTTCACACTAGTCTTTTCCTAATAGTATAAAATTTTATACTTAGATTGAGACTGATGAAATTCACAAATAAAATATCCGAAACGATTATACTTGCAAATGAATTGAATTTTGCAGATTTGGTCCAGGTTAATACGACAAATATCGTATATAGAATTTCATTTGAAATCGATTTAAATGAAGCCGCAAAGAAAAACAATTCTTTTTCTGGTAAAATATTTGTATCCAAGGCAAAAAAAAGCAAAACTGAACCAGTTTTTAACTCAGATTTAAACATAGGTAAAAAAAGTCAACCAGTTGCAAAAGATTCAAAATTGGGAAATCTTAAAATCATTGAAAATATTCAACAGCTTTCAATTATTCGGAAAGAAACCGCAACAAGTAATGATCAAAACATAATCTTTACAAAAAATTTTTCAATGTTTGATTTTGCTTCAATCGATGCAATTGAAAAAAGTAAAAAAAATAGCTATTCGACTGAAGAAAAACAGGAAATACTAAAACCGATTGCACAAATAGATAAAGTTAAAGAGTTTATTCCAAATTATAAATTAACAAGCGATTCATCTGGACATACTATCACATCTCAAATGGAGATCGCGTTGAATGGTGGGACTGACCCAGCCATGTTAATTTCTAAAACTAGGGGAATAAAAAATGCAAATAAAACAACTGGTGGTATTTCTGTTTCTTACAAACCATTAAACGAAGTTCAAAATGCGATTGTCTCACAGCGGCAAAATATCCCACAAATCTCAAGCAATGCCTTAGCGACAACAATAAAAACTATATCAAAAACTACAGTAAAAGTAGTCATTGATATAACTTTTGAAAAAAATTTGATTAATTCATTAAATGAACTTTTTTTTGAAATTGAAATGTATGATGATGCAGCTAGACCAACGGCTAATAAACAATTGATTGTTAATCATAAAAGAAAATTAGACATATTTCTAACTCCAAAATTTTCTCCAAAAATTATCTCATTTTATCGTCGCAATTCTGATGGAAAACTTGTTTTATTCGTAAAACAAAATGACGAAAATGCAACAGGAATTTCTTTGTTTTATAAAGAAGTAGATAAAAAAAATTCAGATAATAAATACTTTTATCTTGGTAGTTACGAGATAAAAAAAAGTGACGGAGAAAAAAGAATTGAAATTAATAAAACCTTAAATAAAAAAATTATATTAAGGGCAATTTCAAATTATCAAAATTCAAAAAATTGTTTGCTTTTTGACTCAGTTGTTATTGATGAAAATAAGGATATAAATATTGAAAATACAAATAAGCAGTTATACGAATCTGTTTTAACTTATCAAATTAATCAAGATAATTCTATTTTAATAAATGGTACTGTAAACGAAACAAATGTTTCATCAATTTTATTATATAAAAAACTTTTAAATTCAAAAGAAGAAATTTTATTATTTGGACCATATAAATTAGATTCAACTAAAAATTTTAGTTTCAAAGATGATAGTTCAAAAATAAATTCAATTTACGAATATTATATTAAGATAATAAAAAAAGATGGAGTTTTAGCAGAGACAAATTCTCGAATTGTAGTACAAAATAAAGAAACCGTTGCCAATATTTTAACAACGGAAATTATAAATCCTTTAAACTCTATAAATGCAAATGGAATTAATGTTGAATTCGAACTTAAAACAAATTTGGAAAGAAAAAATATAACTTTAGTTATAGAAAATTTTAAAACTTTAGGTATATATGATTTATATAAAGATCTTTTTGATTCGAGTGATATTTCAACATCATTTGTCTATCGGGTAACTAGAACAAACGTTCAAACAGGCGCAGAAGAAGATTTTGGAATAATTGCTAGCTCTAAATTTAATGATTCTTTTTTAAGAACACAAAAAAATGTTAGAGAGCTGGAGAGCGGGTTTCAATATAGATATAAAGTTTATACATATTTTCGAACTCCTGCCACGTTATTGCCTAAATTAGTTTTAAATGAAACTTTCAGAGATATAACATATCAATATTATCCATATTTTTCGAGACATCCATTTACATTAAAAAATGGAACAATTGTTACTGAAAACACACTAAAAGAACAACATTCGGAAAGTGATTATTCTTTCGGACCAACAGGCGAAATAATTGAATATTTGGCAGATTTTACTAAAAATTTACCTGTGATTAAAGATATAAAAGCATTTAACCACAATAAAAATATCAATATTTTAAATTGGACTGTTGACGGAAATCTAGAAAAAATCGATCATTTTATTATAACACTAGTTCAGCTTGGAGTAAAATCTGTAGTTGGCAGTTCTCATAATATTTCTGATTCCAATTCGTTTACATTTTATGATATTTTAACTGATGGAGAATCGGGAGAGGTTTACTATACAGTAATTCCAGTTTATTTTGATTATTCTTTGGGGCAAGAAATTTCAAGTAATACAATCATTATATAATGATATGGCTATTAACAATTCTGGCATTTCGATACGTAGTGGAAATAAAATTGCAGATTCTGGGAATCTGACCACTCAGGCAATTCTTCCAACAAAAATTACTTCTCAAATCGCTAGTGCAAATCCTGGTGACGTTTTGACTGCAACTGTTTTAGGAACGACAAGTAAAATTATCGTAGATAAAGAATTGGTTCAAAATGCTAAAAAAACACCAACTAGCCCATATTCACTTTCTGGTAATGTTCCTGCTTCTACATTAAATCCTTCTGTTAAAACAGTTAAAAAACAAAAAACAGAAAAACAAAAACTTATAGAAAATTTATATTTTAAACCTGATGTTTTAACTCTACCACCAAATACATCAACAAATAATAGATTTAAAAACAGTAGTTTAAAAGGAATCGCTAGCCAAAGACCAGAAATTATTTCACTAACTGATTTCAAACCAATTTTTGAAAATCAAAAAATTTTGAAATATAACAACTTGGGTTATTTTTTTGATTACAAATTTCAACTCTTAAAATTAAGAGAGAAAACTATTGAAAATATAAAAAAAGTATTTGCAATAAATCCATTAGTTAAAACAGAATACGAAAGAATAAATAAAAATTTTCAAGATTTTATCAAAACCGAAGAAGAAAAACTTAAACTTATAGAAAGTTTTGTAACAATATTTCAATCTATCGATAAAGCCTTTCAAATTCGAGAAATTGATAAAACATTTTTTGAAACAAATGGAATGTTGGATATCGAAAACTTTTTTATTGGAAAAATGAATTATAGTAAAATTTCTTATAATTCATTTTCTGATACTAAAATATTATATCAACTACTTTTTGATTTAAGAGCAGCGTCAGAAAATTTTAGTATTAATTTATTAAACTTAGCTGATCCAGATAGAGAAAATGATACGAATTCTGTTAAAATAGATACAACTTATACAAAAGTAAACAATTTTACATTCGATGTAAATACGTTATCAACCAAAATAAATGGTGGTGCCCCAAAATTAAGTTTAAACGAAAGCAATTTTTTTAATTTTCTCAATTCTTTACCAGGAGATTTATCTAGCCGTATTAAAATATGTCTTCACACATTTGGTAGAATTCTTCGTATTTCAAAAGGTTTAAATAAACCAAATGTTAAATCTATGTTTTCAAACAACTTTTCCGTTTCAACAGATTTTAATCCATTTGATAATATTATAGGAATTATACCAACCGATATTTTCACTCAGCCACATGGAAATGGAACAATAGCAAGTACACTACTGCTTTCAGATACAATAAATTCAAATATAAAAATACTTCCGTTCGAAAATACAATAGTTGATGATGGAGAAACCAAGTATGTCCCTGGAACTGTTTATTTCAAAGATGATCTCATCGAGACAACAAATACAGTTTCTTTATTAAATTATGGAGAAAATTTGGTTTCGAAAATATCAAACACATCTTTTTTATACAATGAAATATTTGATTTTAATAATCTAAATTATAATTTAATCCCACAAAATTTAATCAAAAATATTTTTGAAACTGTAAAAAACACAATAAGCTATTGTACAAGTACAACAGTGGCATCGCCAGAAAGTTTAATAATACCAGCATTATTTAATTTGTCTAACACAGATAAGGTTTTGAAATTTTATTTATTTCAATTTATATTACTTTTAGGTTTGGCTAAAGCTACCAAAGAATCTAATTTTGAACTTTTTAGAAAATTAAAAACAGAAATAAAAACACTAAAAAACTTTCCAAATGTAGAGTTGGATTTAACTCTCGCAAATGATACCGATCAAAGTTCATCTATTAAAAATGCTGCTGCAAAACTGGCAAATACAATAACAACATATGTTTCTAAAGTCTTAACAGAAAATTCTATATTACAATTAAACACAGATGCAACTTTTAGTCCACCACCAAGAAACGATGGTTTTTCTTCTCTCTATCTTCAAACCAATGAATTGATCTCAAAAACACTGTTGGACACAATAAGCGCGACGGTTTCTAACAAGCCAAATCTTTTCAAGGATTTTCTTGATCTCGCAAATGTTTTTTACAATGCTGCAACTCCATTTTTAAATGAAGGAACAGAACAATTGACAACAAGTTCATATCTTAATATTAGTTTGTCCAATGTAATGCTTTTATTGTTCGAAACAATTTCTAGTATTTCTGGTAAATTTTTGTCAATTAAATTTGATTTAGATAATGGAAAAATTTTTGGTTTATTATATCATTCAAAATACTTAAAAGCCTCCCAGCGGGCAATAGAAAAACTTTTAACAGGATTACCAAAAAATCTATATAGTTTTCAAACAGAAATTGTTGTTCCGTTTAACCAGGGTACAGCAACTTCAAATGAACAATATATTTTACCACTAGCAACTCCATTTCTTTATGAAGATGAAGATTATATAAGAAAATTTGATTATTTCCATACGGAATACAAAGATTTATATGATACTCTCCAAGGAGAAGATTCTTTTTTAAGAAATATTTTATCTATTTTTGAGTCGATATCTTTTAACTTTAATCAAATTAAAAGATATACAGAAAATACTTTTTCTCGTTTAACAGACGAACAGAAGCAAATAATTAATCAAAATTCAGGAATAATACAACCTGCCCAGTTCGCATTAGCTAAAAAATTATTAACTAAGCTTAAACAAGAAAATACTTTAACAAATATATTAAAAGATAATGAATTTTATCATCTATCAAGTTTTTCAATAAATCAAAATATTTCAAATGATAAGAGCAAAATTTTAACAGTTGGCATTCCTAATGGTTTTATTGACAATGTAAAAGAAAGATTAAATAAAATTAGTGCTATAAATGGCCAAGAACAAATTGTCGATTTTAAAAACGAAACAAACGTAATTTCTATTAACGTTTATAAAAAAAGCTTATTAAACGAAGAAATTATTTTTAAACCACAAAAATTTCTATTTGATTTGACATTAAGTGTCTCAGACTATGATAAAACAATAATTCTTGATCCAACAGATACTTTCGAAAACAATAATAAGTTTTTAAAATTTATAGAAAACGAAAACCTTTTATTGATAGCTAAGACAAAGCAAGAGGTTTTAAAAAATGAAAAATATAAATTTTTAAACTCTCAAGAAAAAGAAATGATAATTGTGAATTTAATAAAATCGCACCTATTATCAAAGTATTGTTATTTAAGTACAGGACTTGAGATCTCAGAAGAGTCGTTTCCCCTTGTTAGTTATGATTTTAATGTTTCGGATGAATTTGATGCATTTTTACGTTTATATTTGCAAACATTAGATATTTCACCACTTTCATTTGAACAAGTTTTAAATGATCAAACAATAGATCAAAATGTAAAGGATAATGTAATTTTAATCAAAAAAGTTTTTAATGAATTCGATAGCAAAACTACCGATTCGATAATTTTTACGCCGAAAACTTTTGATAAAATTTTTAATATTGTAGTTGATGTAAAATCTTTTGAAATAGATACTGAACTGACAACTCCGAGGACACTTGAAAATGAGCAAATAAAAAATCGTCTATTTAAAAAAGACAATAAATTATTCATTAATAGTTTTAATGATGCCGATATGGATGAATTTTATATAGCAGTAGAGATATTAGGATGACATTTACAAAACAAATTACATTGCCTTCAAAAAAAATTTCATTAATTGATGTTAAAGAACCTGAAAAGTTTGACATAAAATTTCAATATAATTTCTTTGTAAAAGATGAAAGAGCTAATTTCGCATATACAAATATGCCCAAAAGATTTAGGAGCGTAAATACTAGTGATGCAGCACTAGACACTCAACAAATCAATGATTTTAACTCTAGGGTTCCGAGATATAATTCATTAAATTGGACACCAGTATTAATTGGAAACAATAGGCAAATTTCAAATAGCATAAAAATAAAAGATAATATAAAGCAAATTTATTTTGAAGATGATTTTAGTTATGAAAATTTTAATGTTTTAGAAATTCAAGACTTATCGCCTACAAAAAAAATTCAGTTGTTTTGTCAAACATTGCTAAAAAGTCTAAATGAAAAACTTGAAAACAAATCTTTGCTTGAGATTATTAAAACAGTAAATAAAAATACTGACCAAGCGGTAAAACCAGAACTAATATCTTCTGGGTATTCTCATTCGGAATTTGGTCTTGGGTTTTATGACAAAGATTCCAGGGTTTCATCTGTAGAAAACTATGTAAAGCTTTTAAGAAACGTTAAAACTGATATTCAAATAAACAATAAAGTTTTGGGTGATTTAATCAATTTTAACGCAAATTTAAATTTGCTTAATCCTACAATTGATGAATTTCAGGATTTTTTAACTGAAGCTAAAAAAATTCAAAAAGAAGCAGAAACTCAAAATAATTCCAACTTAATAAATCAAGATGAATTTGATTTTGAAATTAAAGATTATATAACACAAAAAGTTTTGTTTTCGTCAACACATACACCAGTAGTTCAATCTGTTGGTTATATAATTGAAAAAATTGAATTAAAACCAGATGGTAGCCAATCAATATATCCAGCACTGATCGTAGAAAATCCAAATAAAACAAATTATTTAGACATGGAAATCAAATATGGAGCAACTTATTCTTATTCCATAAGAAGTGTTTTTTATGTTGAAATCGAAGCTGTAGATGAAAGAAATGGATTGGTAAGTGCACTTGGAATTTTAGTTGCAAGCAAAGCAATGAACTCAGAACCAATTTTATGTAAAGAATTTTTACCTCCTCCACCTCCACAAGATATAGTTTTCAAACATATTCCAGAAGAAAAAGGATTAAAAATTTCTTGGAATTTTCCTGTTAATCCGCAGATGGATATTAAAAAATTTCAAGTTTTTAAACGAAATTCAATATATGAACCATATCAATTGCTTAAAGAATATGATTTTGACGATTCTGAAGTAAAGGAACTTTCAGGGGAGTTCCCAAATCAACTTTCAATTGAAAAATTAAGTTCTGCTAAAACGATTTATTATGATTTTGATTTTTCGATAAATAAATCTTCGATTTATACACTAGCATCAATCGATGCACATGGAATCTCTTCTCAATATTCAACTCAATATAAAATTTCTTTTGATAAGATTCTTAATAGAATTAAAATAGATCCTATTTCTATTTCTGGTGCTCCAAAATCATATCCAAATTTATTTCTTGCCGAAGATATTTTTACAGACAGTATTAAAGATCAGAATCATGCAACATTAGAGATATATTTTAATCCAGACTATCTTAAACTTTTTAATAAAAATGATAATCAGTTAGATTATTTGGCCATTGGAAACAAAAATTCTTATCAATTGCAATTTATTAATTTAGATATTGCGGAACAGCAAATCTTAACAATTCAATTGAATGATAGAACAGAAAATGTTATAAAAGAACCAATTGACTCTGCTTTTAATCTCACATTATTAAAACGATCTTTAAATGCCGAACGTATTAAGGGTATAAATTTAAATGATAATCTCCAAACTGAAGAGACAGTTCCTCGAAAAATAGATTCAATATTTAAAAAACAATAATGCAAAAATATATCTTCAATTAATTAAGTAAAGAAAATAAATGGGTATATTAGATTCAACAACAACAAATATAAGCTTGGATGTAGTTTTAACTATCAAAGGAAGAGAATTGATCTCTCGGGGCGATGGGTCTTATAAAATATCAAAATTTGCTTTAGGAGATGATGAAGTAGATTATTCTATTATTCAAAAATATGGAAGAACTGTGGGCGTTGAAAAAATAGAAAAAAACACACCAGTGTTTGAAGGAATTGCAAATGGTTCATATGCTCAAAAATTCAAATGCTTATCAGTTTCTAATCCTAACCTGCTAAGGCTTCCAATTGTTTCACTTCAAGGAATTGGTTTCGATTCCAATTCTGAAATTTTAAGTATAGGAAATGTTTCTACAAAAACGAGAACAATAAGTCTCGAACAGACAATTAGAGAAGAAACAACAATTGATCCAGAATTAAGAGATCAAACCTTTTTAATTTCTTTAGATTCTAGATTTTTAAATATTGTAGGTAAGAGACCTGACAATATTGATGGATTACGTCGCGCTGGTTATCTTTTAGATCGAGATGCTGGAGAAAACTCTCTTGGTGGGACCAAACTAACATTTACACTTGGCGTAAACAGTATTCCTGAATCAAATTTCACAATTTATGGTGCTACAAACAACAAAAACATTATCAATACTTATGTTGTTATCACTGGAACAGCTTCTGGCGCGACCAAACAATTTCAAGTGCAAATCTCTAAAACAAGTTAACGAAAACAATAGTGTGATAATTAATAGGTAATAAGCAATGCCAATATTTCAAGAAATAGCAAATTCAGATTTTACTTCAGGTGCAGATGGTTTAGATATGATAATTGATTTTATCGAATCTGACATATCTTCATCTAGCTCGCGACGAAAATACCAACATTATATTACTGGTGCTTTGAGTTCTAGCGGTGTCACCTCAAGTTTATATCAAACTGTTTACGATCAGGATTTTACTTTGCCAACAGCAAACGCAACATTTGACATTACTTTTGGATTATCTATTAGCTCGTCTTTAGTTACAAGCTCAATTGTTTATACAGATAGTATAACTGGACAATTATATTTCCCTTCTCAATCTCTAATGATGAGAGAAAAGGTCGGACTTTATCGAGAAATGGCACAAAAATTATTGGGAGATGCAGATTCAGAATTTAGTGTTGTTAGCGGAGCCTCAACGATTTCGATAAGAGAACCTTTATTTATTACCTTTAAACGTCTTTTTCATAGAGATAGATTTAAACGCGAAACATTTGCAATTAAGTTTTTAACAGCTTCAAACTATATAAGTGGAGCTGCAACTGGAGAAAAAATTTATTCAGACGTTGGATCTTCAACAAACCAAGAATTTAGTTTTGGTGGAGCTTATTCGACAATTGTCGATAGCAGCAATACAAGTTATCCAGTGGGTTTACTTTATTTGGATAACGGAATTGCTGTCCTTGACACACAAAGAATTTTTGATGTTACACAATCAATAGCTGGAACAATAGATTCTGTTTCTCCATCTGGAACGGAAAGCTTCTCTGGGACATTTAATCAATTGATGGTTAGTGCATCAATCGATGATTTCGTTGATCACGTATCTTCTACAAGATTTGGTTCATCTTCTTATACGGCCATTGCATTTCAAAATCAAACAATATTAAACACGTCTTTTATAACTGTTCAATTACCATATAGCAATTTCAACTATTCCTCCAATCCATCATATGTGGATTCAAACGGAAGAATTGTTGTAATCGAACAAGGGCAAGAAGATATACAAAAATCATTTGTTATGTTTACGTCTGTTGGTTTCTACGATGCTAATAATAATTTATTAGCAATTGGAAAAGTGAACAGACCAGTTTACAAAGATGCAAACCGCAGTATGCAACTAACTGCAAGAATCGATTATTAATTCTAATCTTTATGTTAATTAAAGACACGCAATATGAGCTTTTCGAAAATTAACAAAGAAGATATTTCTACAATTGAGACTATTTTAAATCCAAATATTTCTTACAATTCCTCTTCGGTTCAAGGAATAACAGGATCAAAATATGTTTTCAAACAAAGAAGTCAAAGTGAAAAAGTAAATTTGAGTCGCTCACTTGAATTTAACACTTCCGTAAACTCTTTGAATGAAGTGCTTACTTTAGCCAAACGTTCGACAAGTTTAAATAAAAATTCTTATTTAAGTTCTTATTTGGAACACGTTCACGAACTTCCACAAAATCAAAGATATCAACAGAAAATTGAAATTTTGACATACACTCCACATTTTGGAGATGGTATTGAATATAACAAAAAACAGATGATTAAAAATTCTCTGTATAATTGTTTTTACAAACCCGAATATCCAGCTGCTCACTTTGCTTATACGAATTATAGCACGCTAAATTTCTTTTCTTCCTCAAATTTCAACACATCATCAGTTATAATTTATCCAAATTCGCTTACTTTGTCTAGTTCAATTATTTTATCATCTTCTTATTTACCAACTGGATCATTTAGCTATAATTTTTGGATCAATCCTCGGTATGCCTTTGAGTCACCAGGAACTATTTTACATTTTTCAGGGGCAATTGCAGTTTCATTGGCGACGGGTTCCAGCAAAGATATCAATGGAAATTCTGACAAATTTAGAATTATTTTACAATTGGAGAGAGCCTCGACCGAAAATCCTAATCAGGTTGTTGAAAACGGAAGCACTTGTGTCTTTTCTTCAGATAACTCTTTAACAAAAGACACTTGGCACAACATCACAATTCGCTGGGGAACTTCAGATTATAATTTAGGAAGTGGGTCTATTATTATAGACAACACAGAAGACAAAACTTTTATCATCCCTTCTGCTAGTTTAAACTACTTTATTTCTGCCAGCCAAGATGGACCAAACTGTTTATTTGTTGGAAATTATTTTATTGGAACAAACACTGGGTCGAATGGGTCTTCTCGTTTTTTTGGCGAAGATATAGGAATTCAAGAAGGTTTAGATGTTTTAAATGGAGATACAGGATTTACCGAACCAGCAACGTACTCTTTTAGGTTTCCGCTAAATGCAGAAATTCATGACATTAAAATTTATAATAAATATTTGACATTAGCCGAAATAGCAAATTTACGACAATACGGACCCAGTATATCTTCTTCAAATCTTTTGTTTTATGTTCCGCCTTTTTTTACAGAAGAAAGTCCTTATAGAACTAAAGATGGATTCAATGGCGGTATAATAAACACTCCCTTTTATAATAAATCTGGAACAACTTCTTCGCCGTTTAGCGCAGAGCTGGCATTTGAAGTTGGTGGCCATTTGATAAATTTGGAAAATCACACAAGAGAATTTATACTCGGAAAATATCCGCGTTTATTTGGGCTAACTCCTAAAATATTACAAATAACTTTAAGTGCTTCAACGGCAAACGACTTGCTTTACTTATCTGAATCTTCTTTGAAAAGAAATTTAACAATATTGCCAAACGACAATGGAAATTTTGTTCCAAATTTTGAGTGGTTGAACTCGCTCTCCTCTTCTTTTTTTAGAAATGATTTGGTAAAAGATTTAAGTAGTGTGAATTTGTCACAGATAATTTCTTCATCTTGGATTTCGTCGATACAGTATAATTCGTCAACTTCTTCTATCGGTTATAATATCGTTGGCCCAGATCCAATGATTAGTAGCTCTTTAAATGAATTTCCACTAGCAGTTCCATCCATTTTGCAAAAAACAAGAGATGAGTCTTCAAATAATTTAAGAATTTTTGAAATTTCTAATTTATTTTATGGAACAAGAATAGAACCAGGAACCTTTTCTATTACAGATAGTGCTATTTCTGGCTCTGATTCGAAAGTTTCTATTATCTTAAAAGATGATGGAAGAGGTAATTTATATCGTTCAAACACAGAAGATCAAAATACAGCGACATGGAATTCTGTCGGCAATGTTTTTTATAACGAAGGAATAGTTGTTATAAAAAATCCTTCTCTATTTTGGTTTGGAAGTAATCAATATAAAATTGTCTTTAAAGGCAACTCCAGGCTGTACACAACGACTATTGATTGCTATGCTCGTTCACTCGAACAAACTGCATCTTCAAATTCGTCGTGGTTAGATTCACTCAAATCTACGCAAAATCAGAATGAGCAAGATACCCAATATACACATATTGGAGAAGTTCTTTTACACGATGAAAATCTTAATGTTGTCGCAAGAGCATCGCTTGCACAACCTGTAATGAAAAAAACTGGAGATTCTATTTTGTTTAAACTTCCTTTAAGCTTTTAATCATGGAAATAAAAGTATATATAAAAGAAAAAGTCGCGGGCATTGTCTTAAAGCAAAATGATAAAATTATAGGAATGATACATTCCAAATACAACAAAGAGTTAGATTCTTTTGAAATTAAACGTGTAGCAACATCAGAAAAAGGTCTTGGTTCAGATTTATATTTTTTATTATCTGTTGCTTTAAATGGGAAATATATCGTACATGATACTTCCTTGATTTTTCCTAAAGCTTTAACAATTTGGAAAAAATTAAAAACCTCGGATGAATGGGAACACCAAAAGTTTAATGGAGCAACTCGGTTCAGGGTCAGGAAGATTATACCAATTGGCATGGGTGAGACATACCTATCATTTCTTGATATTGATTGGTTTAGATCTATTCTCTTTTTTAAAGAACTAATTATTAGTTCCATAGAGTCTATAGAAACTAACCTTTCCCTCCCAGACCCTCTTAGTGTAGTGACCACAAAGAAAGCGACAAGCAAAAAGTAATTATTACTTGACAAGAACTGCTATGGCAACTAAGAAAAAATGGTACTATCAAGGAAAAGTAAAAATATCCAAGTGCGAATGCGAGATAAATTACAGAAGTGGGTGGGAGCGAGATGTTGCATTGATGTTTGACCAAGATGAAGAAATAATAAAAGTTGAATATGAAACACTTCGCATTCCTTATATTTCAAATAAAAAGCGTAAAAGACCTAAGATTTATTTACCAGATTTTTATATTTTTTTTAAAAATGGAAATAAAAAAATTGTTGAAATAAAAAGAGATGATCGAGTTAAAACAAAAATTGTTGAAATAAAAGCTTTGGCTGCAAAAAAATATATAGAAAATAATTTACCAGATACGGTTTATGAAATATGGACAAAAAAAGAAATAGATGGGTATCGAGCGAAACTTGGAGTAGTCCCTCAGAAAAAAAGTCAATTTAAAAAAGCTACAGCTGCCCATAAAAAAAAGAAAAAAACAAAGACTAACAAACCCGCTCAACCAAGACAAGAATTTCTTTTAGAAATGTATAAAAAATGTTCAACGAAAAAGAAGTAATCGTAGGTTTAGATATTTCATCAAGTGTTATTGGTGTTTCATTTTTTGATTTAAAAATGGAATTAATTAATTTAATAGCAATAGAATTTAAACAAGAAAAACTTGATAGTTATCAAAATTTCTTTAATAAAATTTCTTTTTTTGAAAATGAAATTGGAAACGTTATTGATTTAAACAAATATAAAGTAGTAGAATATAGAATTGAAGCTAACGCAAAGGCTTTTTCTCCCAATGCGACAACCGCACACACTCTTTTTACTTTAGCAAAAATGAATGCTATGGTTTGTCTTTCAATGTGGAAAAAGTTTCCACAAGCTAAAATAAAAGAAATCCAAGTTTCTTCGGCAAGAAAAAATATAGGATTTAAACAAGACAAATCCAAAAAAACAAAAGTTAAAGAACAAGTTTTCGATTTTATAATTTCGAACAAAAAAGAAATTTTAAGTTATTTGCCAAAAAAAGTATTGAAATCTGGACAAAATAAAGGCAAAGAAGTATATAAAGAATGCGCAAAAGATATGGTTGATGCATATGTTATTGCGAAAGGGGCAGGAAATGGAAAAATCTAAATTAGAAAAATTTGCAATTACCTTTAGCATACAACTGGAAAAAGGTATCGACGAGCTTTTAGCAGAATTATATCATGAAGAGAAATATGATGGTTATGCTGAAATTTCTTGGAATGCTATTACAAATAAAAAAGAAACAACGCTTAAAATTAATCTAAAAAAAATGGATTTTGTCCCAACTAATAAAAAAGCAAATTGTTTTTACTACCATATTGCGCAGAACAAGGGTGTGAAAAAACTCTAGACCAGCATTGAACATAAGTAATTCTGGTGCTATTGATGTTAGTCATGCCACCAAATCCTGAGATATTCGAATTTATTGAGTCTTGTTTTGGAGAATACCAAGTATCAAATGCGGGTTTGAATATTAGTGTCATATGTCCTATTTGTAGAGAAAAAAAAGGTTTTTCTTACGATAAGAAAAAATTAGTTATAAGAACAACAGATTTCGCTTTGCATTGCTGGGTATGCGGATACAAAAGTCGTTCTTTGTATTGGTTGCTTTACAAATATAAAAAATCTTTTCTTGGAGAATATGTCGAAAAGTTTCAAACCAAAAAAATAGATTTTAGTTCATTTTCTGGATCTTCTTTTGTTGACAAGATTGAATCTTTTATTTTAGGAAAATCTTCGGTAAAAGAAGAGAATGTTTTTGTTATGCCTAAAAACATTTCTTTGCTTTTAAAACTACCAGAACAAAAAAAGTATCACCATCTTTATAGAAAAGCAAAAAAATATCTTTTTGAAGATAGAAAACTTACCGAACAACAAGTATGGGACAATAATCTTTCGATCTGTTATAGTTTTTCAGATAAGAAAGAAAAATTTTATTTAGAAAACAGAATTATATTTCCTTCGGTAAATGAAAATCTTGAATTTGATTTTTACACAGCACGGCTTTATAGCGAAATTGTGGGAAGATCAAAATATGTAAACTCTTCAATCGCAAAAGAAATTATTTTTAATGTCGGATTTATTGATTCTTCGTTCAAAGAGATAACTTTAGTTGAAGGTCCATTTGACTATGTATGTAGTCCATATAAAAACACAATTCCAATCTTAGGCTCAAGTTTTGAAAAAACATCAAAACTATTCGAGTGGCTATTTAAATTTAAACCAGATATTATTCGTATTTCATTAGATAAAAATGAAGTTAAAAAACGAGAAACTATAGCACAAAACTTAAGTGTATTGCGCGATTTTGGCACAAAGATTATAGTATCTAACATCACTCACCAAACAGCAAAAGATTTTGCCGAACTTCAAGAATTTGGATATTTGAAAAATAAGATAGATTTTGTAGAAGAGTGGGTCTGGCATCCGAAAACAAAAAAAGAAAGAATTCTAGAAAAACTAATATGAAAATAGCACATTTGGCCGATATACACATACAAGGAAAAGAGAGAATAGTTGAAAATAAAATAATAGTTGACAATTTTCTAAGAAAATTAGTAGATCAAGAAGTCGATTGTGTTGTGGTTGCGGGAGACATTTTCCACACAAAAACAGAGAATATAACACCAGAATCTATTTCTTTATTAGTCGATTTCTTCAACGGACTTGCAAACATAGCCGAAACTCACGTAATTTTGGGAAACCACGATGGCAATTTAAAAAACGAACAAAGAGAAGATGCAATTTCGCCGATTATCAAAGCTTTAAATCGAAATAATCTTTATCTTCATAAGAAATCAGAAAACTTTATAAAAAACAACATAAATTTTTTGTTTTATTCTTTATTCGATCAAGATGGCTGGAAGCCTTTGTCTGCTAAAATAAATGATAAATTGGTGAACATTGCTGTGTTTCACGGCTCTGTCGCTGGATGCGTTTACGAAAATGGTATTGTAGCCCTCGAAGCAGAGATTGAAACAGATTTCTTTAAATCTGTCGATTATGCGTTCCTTGGAGACATCCATAAACGACAAGATCTGGATAAGAGCGGAAAGATTCACTACCCAGGTAGTCTATCGCAGTTAGATTTTGGCGAAAGTATTGAAAAAGGATTTACGGTTTGGGAAATAAATGATTCAACAAATTTTAAGAAAACATTTGTAAAGGTTGCAAATCCATTTTTGTTTCTAACAGTTTCTTTCGAGGAAAATGTTGAAAAAACAAAATCTTTGATATTAGACCAGGTTCAAAAATATAAAATTTCACATGGTTGGAAATTGCGAATAAAGAGCAATACAAGAATAACTGACACAGACAAACTTTCACTAAAAACATTTGGCACAACTAAACTTGGTGCAAAATCTGTGGATATTGATGATTCGATTCTTCTCTCGGTTGATTCGGTTGATATTCAAGGTGAATCTATAACAAAAGAAGAGTTAAAAACCAATAAAGAAAAAATTAAAGAATTGTATTCAAAATTTATCGAAAGAAACAAGGAGAATTATAAATCTATCGATACGGAAAAGGCAAAAAAAATAATTGAAGAAAACTTAGAAAAACTTTCTGGTATCTCTGAACAAGTTCGCGATGCTATTATCAAACTTGAAACATATGAATTTGATAATATTCTTTCTTATGGAAAAGAAAACAAAGTAAATTTTAGTAAATTAAATGGTCTTGTAGGCATTCACGGGCGCAATAGAATAGGTAAATCTTCATTAATAGGTTCTATAGCTCTAACATTATATAATGTCACAGATAGAGCTCCTGTGAAGTCTGCTTTTGTCGTAAACAATAAAGAAAAAGATGCTTCGATGAGAATGTTGTTTAATGTTTCTGGGCAGCGTTATTTGCTTGAACGTAAAATAGAAAAGCAAATTCAAAAAACAAAGAATAAAAAACTTGAAGAAGAAGATAAGGCTTTGACTTCTTTGAAACTTTATAAATTAGACAGAAATGGTTCGCAATACGAGTTAAAAAACGAAAATTCAATCTCTAGGACAGACACAGAAAAAGTGTTAAGAAATATTATAGGAACACCAGATGATTTTCTTTTTACTTCTCTTTCTGCTCAAGGTCAAATCAATTCATTCATTAATTCAGGAGCCACAACCAGAAAAGAATTACTTAATAGATTTCTTGACTTAGACATATTCAAACATTTATATTCTTCCGTAAACGAAGAATATAATATTCTTAAAAAAGGAGAACTTAAAAATTACGATAAAGTAAAATTAGAAGATGAAGTATCTCAAAATAAAATACGTTTAGAAGAATTCTTAGCCGAAAAAGAGAAATGTGAAATTGATATTTTTTCTTTAGAAAAAGAAATAGAAGAATTACCAGATGTAAAAGAATATACATTTCTTCATCAGACTTTAACTTCCGTTTCTAATTTGCTTGCTAAAAAAGAAAATGAATTAGAAATGGAAAAGAAAAATTTTGAAAATCTCGAAACTTTGCTTAAAACAAAAGAAGCACATCTGGAGAGAAAACTTGTAGAGTTTGAGGAAAAGAAAACAGATATTGAATTAATATCAAAAGAATTATCTTCTCTAGAAGAAGACTACCAAAAAATAACATCAATTAAAACTAAATTAATAGCAATAAAAAAAGATTTAGATCTTTCTAAAAAAATAGTGAAAAAACTTGATGTTGTTCCTTGTGGAGATACATATCCAAGTTGTGTTTATATAAAAGATGCACACCAAGCAAAAATTGATCTTAAAAACCTTGAAAATGAAATAATTTCATTAAATTTTAATGAAGAAGAAGCGAATTCTAAAATAGACCTATTCAATAGCTTATCAATTTTTTTAAAAGATGAAAATCAAAAATTAAATTTCCTAGAAAAGGAAATTCTAGGTTTCAAACAAAAAATTTCCGAAATTAAAATTCAAATTTCTGCTAAAACAGATAGGATTATTCCAATGTTGGAAACAGATGTTTTAGAAATGTCTGAAAAGAAAAAAGAATACAAAGAGAAATGTGAGAAATTGTTTGTTTTATCTGGAATTGATGAAATAAAAACAGAAAAAGTCATCGCTAGAAAAAAATTATATCAGTTGCTAAATTCTATTTCAGTGGAAATTGGCAAACTAGAGAACAATATTGATACAATTGAATCTTCAATAACTTTGAAAGAAGAGCTTGTTACAAGTGCAAAAATTCTAGAATCTATTCTGGATGCATTTTCAAAAAATGGAATTCCTGCGATGCTTCTTAATTCACAACTTCCAGTGATAAACAAACTTATAAATGATTATCTAAGTGACGTTGCCGACTTTAAAATTAAATTTCAGACAGAAGTTGGCGTAAACACACTTGATATCTTTTTGCAAGATGATAAATCTACAAGGGTAATTGAATTAGCTTCTGGTATGGAAAAAATGATTTCTTCTTTGGCGATTAGAGCTGCTTTAATGGAACTAACTCCATTGCCAAAATTAGATTCTTTGATTATTGACGAAGGCTTTGATGCTCTAGACCAAAATAATCTGGGAAATGTTGTTAAATTGCTTTTTAAACTTAAAGAAAAATTTAAAGCAGTTTTTGTAATAACTCATATTCAATCTCTAAAAGAATATATGGATCAAATAATTGAAATTTCGCAAAATGAAGAAACAAAACAATCGAAAATTTCATATCATTAATATATGAATTCTGATCAAGAACAATTTTATGTATTTGTTTCAAAAAATCACGAAGTGATTCCTGTCTTTTGCCCAGTTTGTGAGTTTACTTTGAAAACTTTTGATGACATTCTTTCTTTCAAAGAGTCAAAAGCTTGTTTTTTGTGTGAAACCACATTTGTTAAAGCAAAGATAGAAGTTGATAAAAACTCAGAAATATATAAAAAATACATTAACAAAAGAAAACAAATGCACAAAATATCTTTTGATTTTGTATAATTCTGATTATCAAAGAAAATTAAAAGGTTCAAAGTTTTTTCAGTTCGGAAATTCCCGAGTCACAAATTTGTAAATTGCTAGAAATAAAAATAATTGACGGATTGGGCGATAAAATTCAATCAAGTTCCAATTTGTTAAAACAGATTTAAATTTAATTTTCAATAATTAAAAATATGGCACAAGTTAAAAATTATCTAACATATCAAAGATTAGCGAATGCGCTTGCAAAAAATTCAGGTCAAGACGAGAGAAAAAATCACTGGATTAAATTTGAAGCAATGGATGATGGACTATTAAAAGTTGTTCACCAGTCTTTTGTTTCTGCTGGTCATCAATCTGTAAAACTTGAACTTCAAAGAAAATGGCGACAAGATGCATTAGCTGACATTCAAAATAGAATGAAAAGAATAGAAGAAGATTATGAAAAACTTTCAGAAACTGCTGAAAAATCTGAAGTTTTATCTAAGAATGAATATTCCGAACCCGCAAAAAAGAAAATAAGTTTAGAAATATTAGATAGTTCTATTCAAGAAACGTCTGATCCACTATCTTATCAAGTTTACAGTGTTCAAAAGACATCAGTTTATAAAGTTTTTGCATTAATTCGTGTAAAATAACTAATAATATTCTATAGTTAGTTTTACGATGTCTATTATATGTATTAAAAACCTAGAAAAAAAAGAAATTCAAGATAAAATTAAACAATATGAGGAAGACTTAGAGCTCTTTGCAAAAGAGTGCCTGCACATACATCATCCAGTTAAAGGTAAAATTCCATTTATTTTCAATTTTTATCAACAGTTTTTTGATAAAAGTCTGAATAAGCACCAAAAGGGAGATTATCTTTTAGGGATGAGGCAAGTTGGCAAGACTAATTTTCTTGTTGCCTTTACTCTCCATCAAATATTATTCAACTCTGGAAAAACAATAGGATTTATGGGAACAAGTTTTTCAAGTGGGAAATTTTTTCTAGAAAAACTTAAATGGCAGTATGATCTGTTGCCAGAGCATGTTAAAAATTTAGCGAAAGTTGAAGTTTCAACTACTAGAAAAATGAACCTAAGCAATGGATCTTCAATAACAATTTTGGCACTTGCAGTTGATGCGTTCCGCGGCTTTAATTTTGATACAGTTATTTTTGATGAAGCGGATTTTATTGAGAATTTTGAAGAGCATTTTGAAATGGCGAAACTTACAGTCTATCCACACGGTAGAATTATTATAGCATCTACCCCAAAGTCCGCCGAAAAATTTTCAGAGTATTTTTATCTTTAATAGAGAATTAAGTAATGGCAAATGATACACAGAAAGCGCAAGCCTCGATAAAGATTCAAGAACTACAGCGCTGCAAAGAAGATCCAATTTATTTTATAAAAAATTATATATACATCCAACACCCAGTTAAAGGAAGAATTCCTTTAAAATTATATCCATTCCAAGAAGACTGTATAAATGATTTTTTAGAATTTAAATATAATATTGTTGTTAAATCTAGGCAGCTTGGTTTAAGTACAATTACGTCGGCCTATTGTCTTTGGTATGCGATGTTTCATATGGATAAAGACATTAGACTAATGGCCACAAGACTTGAAACTGCCAAAAACATGATTCAAAAAATTCGAATCGCGTTTAAGGATGTTCCTCCGTGGATTAAAACAATGTTGGGTTTGACAGAAACAGAAAAAGAATCTGTTAAATATATCGAATTTACAAATGGTTCTAAAATTGAGGCGATACCAACAACGCCAGAAAGCGTGCGCGGTATTGCTTGTTCTTTGTTAATCATTGATGAATGTGTGTCTGGAGATTCTGTTATTTATTTAAAAAAAGAAGAGTTGAATCTTATTTTTGAGAAAAAGATAGAAGATCTTTGGAAAGAATTTCAAAGAATGGAGCATGAAAATTATAAAGTTCTAACTCCAAGTGGATGGAGTAATTTTACTGGTATTAAAAAAACTGAAAAAAAATCTTACCTTTTAATAAAAACAGAAAAAGCTGAATTGAAATGTTCTTATGAACATAAAGTAAAAATTACAGAAAACGAATTTGTCGAAGCAAATTTTCTGGAAGTCGGTGATACATTATTAAATGTTGGGGAAGTTTTAAGTATTAAGGAAATTATTTCCGATATTGAATTATATGATTTATTGAATGTTGAACTAGGAAATGAATATTTTACTAATGGATTCATTTCTTCTAATTGTGCCCACATCGAAAAATTTTCAGATATTTGGGAAGCTGCCCGACCAACGATTACAACAGGTGGCGATGCGATTTTATTTTCTTCTCCGAATGGCAAAAACGAATTTTACGAAATTTATAAAAATGCCAATACTGAAGAAATGAGAAAAGATAGAATTGGTTTACATTGTGAAGATGTTGGAGTTAATGGGTTTCACGCAGTTAAATTACCGTGGCAAGTACACCCAGATAGAGATGAAAAATGGTTTGAAAATGAAACCAAATCAATGGATGCGAAAAAGATTGATAAAGAATATTGCTGCGGATTTGAAGGTTCTGGAAATACATTTTTCGATGCAGATACTATAGAGTGGATTAAATCTAATATAACTTCACCAATTTCTGAAGAGGCAAAAAACAATGATTTTTGGATATGGGCTCAACCAGAAGAAAATCATAAATATATTTTATCTTGTGATATAGCAAGGGGAGATGGCGAAGATCATTCTTGTTGCCATATTATTGATACAACTTTGGATGAACAGGTTGCAGAATTTTATGGAAAAATGGCACCAGACAAGTTTGCAGAACTTGTTGCCGAGTATGGATATAAGTATAATACTGGTAAAATTGTTTGTGAACTTAATTCAATTGGAATTGCCGCAGCCATTAAACTAAGAGATATTAAATACCCAAATCTTTATTATGATGAAAAAATAATGGAAAATATTCATCTTATGTCAGATGAAGAAAAAGAAAATATTTATCCAGGACATACAACATCTCCAAAATCTAGAGAAAGGTTACTGTCTCAATTAGAAAACGTTTTAAGAAACAAGCTATTAAAAATTAATTCTTTAAGATTTGCAAGAGAATTAGATACATTTGTTTGGAATGGCAAAAAAACCCAAGCGCTAAGAGGAAAATTTGATGATTCGATCATGTCCTTATCTTTTGCTTTATTAATTTATGAACCTACTGGTCTTAGCAAAAACAAACAAAACTCAAATGGTTTGTCGTGGCAAGATATATTTTTAAATGCAATAAAACCTAAATCATCAGATGTTAATAATGTGAATTTGCATAAAGAAACTTTATCGAAAGAAATTCTTAATCAAGAACAGAAAAATGTACCAAACACAAAACAATCAGTTTCTGGGTTAAAAATGTTTGGTTTGTCGATAGCAGATCTTTTAAAAGATTAAATACCTGGATAAATAAAATAATTTGTATCGACAACAGATAAACTTCCTGTAATTGAACTGTTTACAGGGGATACTAAACTTGGCACGCCATTTCTTGGAATAGACGTTAGACCAGCAATAACATGAACGCCATTACTATTTTCGATATAAAGATCTTTTATTCTCAGATAATATGGACCAAAAAACATATTTGAAGAATTTGATTCAATTTTCATAATATTATTAGTAGGAGAACCAGATGAGTCAAAAGAAATAAAAGCTGTTCTTGCCGCTTGTGTAAATCTAAAACAAATCCATTGGGAAACATATGGAAGTTCTATTTTATATCTTGTAGAAACGACACCTACGCCAGTAACATATGGTAAACCAGACAGTTGATAATTTGGAGTAAATCCATAGCCCGCAGAAACGTTATAAATACTCATGTTGTTAAATACCTCGATAGGCGAATATATTTGTTGAATCTAAATCTGTACTACTAGAAAGACTTGCATATGATGCGGTATTGATTAGATCAAAACCATTTTCGATAGTAGTTAACCCAGCCATAACAATTGCAGAACCAGCCGTAATATAAAGTTTTTTTATTCGAACTGGGAGTGGCACCATTTCAACAAAAGCAGAACTTAAACCAGTTATTTCATTGTTTGTTGTTATTGCACCTTGTGTAAAAGCAATTCTAGTTGTCGTTGCTGTTCTTATAAGTATCCACTGTGTTAAGTATGGAAATTCAATAGTGTTGATTCCAGAACTTGTAACATATGGTAAGCCAGATAGTTGATAATTCGGAACATTAAATTGACCAGTTTTATATACACTCATTTTTAATCAAATACCTCTATAGGCAAAATAATTGGTGTCTGTAACAGCCAAACCACCAGTTAGCGAAGTTAAAGCGCCTGTTGATACCAAAACATAGCAATTGTTTATATCAATTTGTGTTAATCCGCACATAACTTGAATTCCAGAACCACTAAAATGAAGATCTGTAACTCTTAATCTTAAAGGTCCAAGAGTTGTATTTGCAGGAAGGATAAAACTGTTACCAGTAGAAAATCCAGATGGCGTAAATGCCATTGTGATAGCCGAACCGCTAGACCTTACCAGAATCCATTGGGTTAGATAGGGAAAAGAAATTGAAGCAGCTGAATTGCTTGATGTAACAAAAGGTAAACCAGAAATTTGAAATTCTGGAACAAACCCTGGGCCAGCTTTACTATACGAATAACTCATAACGGTAATAATTATTTATCTTTATAATTATTGGCATGTCGTTTGCAATATCAAAATTCGTTTTTGGATCACCAGAAGAAGATTATAAATCTTTTGCCAGAACATTTCTTGGTGAAGAAATAAAAAAATATGGTAATACTCAGTATGCTGAACTCGCGGTTTTATTAAGTGTTATTCGCGGAGTTTCTTTGATTCATCAGCAAAACCATTGGATAACGCAAGGAAAAGAGTTTTATGGTGATCATTTATTGTTTATGAGATTATATGAATCTGTCGATGCTGAAATTGATAAACTCGCAGAAAAAATAATTGGACTTTCGACAATAAATTTTGTTTGTCTTGTTCCACAACTTACACATATAAATAATTTTATAAAATTATTCAGTTCAGAATTATCAGAAAAAACTACAGTAAAATCAAGTTATCAAGCTGAGTTATTTTTTATGGCATTTTGCACAATCGTTTTCGAACAACTTAAAACAGTTAAGTTATTAACTCCTGGTTTGGAGCAGACGATTGGTACATTTTTAGAAAATCATGAAACAAACATTTATTTGTTAAAACAACGCTATTGATTTTAGATCATATGTACAAAATCGGCAGGCACCCAAACAATTCTTTTATATTTGTCTAGATATACTGGAAAAGCGCTCGTTGTTTCACTTCCTGCCATAATTTCACTTTTATCAATCATTTTTAATGTTGATTTGTAAACTTTTATTGGTAATCCTGTAATCTCTCCTGTTTCTCCTGCATCAATTCCACCCGCAACAGATAAAAATCCGTGTCCGCCTTGGTCAATGAATATTTCATTATTTTCCATTCTAGCATCATATACTGGTATTTTTTCAGGTATTATTTTATCTAGTTGGCGTCTGCCAAGCATTACTCTTTCCATTATTTATTCTTCTTCCTTTTTTCTTTCTTCTTCTGGTGTTAAAATAACACAGTTGCATGTTAGCATTAATCCAACAACCGAACTTGCAAATTCAAGTGCATATCTAGTAACTTTAACTGGATCAATTACTCCACTATCAACTAGGTTTTCATATTTGTGACTAAAGGCATTATAACCGAAATTAATAGAGTTTGTTGCTCTTGCTAATTCATTCATAATAACTTCTGGGTTCTTTCCTGTATTCTCGACGATTACTTTCAATGGAGTTTTGCAAGTTTCATATACAATTTTTGCACCAAAAATTTCGTCTTCATTTAATTTAGTTTCATTTTTTTGAATCTCTGAATTTAGAAATTCCGCGCAATAGAAAAGTGCTGTTCCTCCTCCTGGTAATATTCCTTCTTGAACTGCTGCCTGTGTAGCATTCAAAGCATCATCTACTCTGTCTTTTTTCTCAATTATTTCTACTTCTGTTGAACCGCCAACATGGATGATGGCAATACCACCTGCAAGTTTGGCTAAACGTTTTTTAATATTGTTCCGCTTTAAGTCGTCTAACCCATCAACTGGTAATAGTAAAGTTTGTTTAAGTTCTTTTATTCTTTCGTCAACTTGTTCTTTTTTAACTGTGTCTCCAAGACCAAACAAAGTTGTTTGAGTTTTTGAAATGGTTATTTTTTCACAAGATCCTAAATGTTCTTCTTTTAATTTTTCAAGCTGAATTGATTGTGCGGCATCAAAGCAAGTCGCGCCTGTTACCAAACAAATATCATGAAGAATGTCAATTCTGTTATCTCCATAAGAAGGAGCTTTAACAGCACAAGAAATAACTGCACCGTGCATTTTATTTGTGAGCAACATATGGAGTGGCTCTTGTTCGATTTCATCGGCTATAATCAATAAAGGTCTAGATTTTTCATTAGCAATACTCATAACTGGAATAAGTTGTTCTTTTGTAGAAATTTTCTTATTCGTTACAAGAACATATGGTTTTTCAAGTTCCGATGTTAGTTTTTCTTGATTGGTAACAAAAAAAGGCGAAACATACCCAACTTCTAAACTAAGACCATCAATAACACTAAGTGTTGTTTTAACACTTTTAGCTTTCTCGACCGTAATAATTCCATCTTCTCCAACTTTTCTTATTGCTTCACAAAGTAATTTTCCGATTTCTCTATCACCATTTGCCGATATTGTTCCAACAGAGATGATATCTTCATCATTTCTAACTTCAGTTGCGATTTCCTTTAAACGACTAATGACAACATTTGTTGCCCAATCGATTCCTTTTTTAAGTGCAATAGAATCTCTTCCCGCAGAAGAAAGTTTATAACCGTTATTAAAAAGATTATATGCTAATACAGTGGCAGTTGTAGTGTTGTGTGTAACGACATAATCATCTGTAATATACAAATTATCTGGATTGCTTACCTTTATACACTGCATTTCAGTATATTGATTTGTTTTTCGAATATCTGTAATTTTTATTCCACCTTTATATCCTTTCAATTCGCTAACTCTATAAATTGGACTTTTCCCATAAGCACTGTTTTCTTTTCTGTTTAGTTTATAACAATATACTGTTTTTCCAAGCCCTCGACAAAGCTCAACGAAATCTTTGCATAATTGTTCACTTACTGTGCTAAATTCAAACAAACCTTTTTTATTAATCGACCCATCTGTATCAATTAAACCATTTAATAATTTTTGCCTATTTTCTTTTGAGGAATATAAATATTCTTTTGGAATGAATTTAGAATGACTATTTTTGCCAAGTAGATTTAATTCTTTTAAAATTAGTTTTATTATAGATTTATGACTTTTAACTGGCCGATTTTTTCTTTGACTACCAGTAATAGTTGCTTTTATGAAATGTTTATTTTCTGTATAATAACGTTTTCGTATTTTGCAGTTTTCTGGCAAAACCAACTGATCTAAGATGTAATCTTCTTTTAGACCCACAGAAATTTCAACATCTGATTTTTCTGATAAACTACCATCTCCAAGTAATACTCCTAAAGTGTATGGATCAATTTTAAGTTTTTCTTTATTGATAAATTCGACTTGAGTAGTTTGAACATAGTATTTATGACGATTATGTTTATAGAAATCGTCTTTCATTATTTTTGTTGGAATTGTTTTTTTATTGTTTGCGTAATCAGTTATTGTCCAAAGATGATCTTCGCAACATTCAACTGTTCGGCCATCAGAAAATTTAATTTGATAAATTTCTTTTTTTCCTTTTGGGTAAATGCCAACAACTTTTTGAATAGTGTTGTTCGTTCCACAGATTTCATCTCCAATTTTTAATTCTCCCATTGGTTTCCAACCGCTGGGTGTCAAAACCTTAGCATAAAGGGGTTGAGGACCATCTCCAGCCAGTTCATTGGTTTTTAATGCGACTTCTTTAACAAGTTCAGCTCCAATGTTTTGCAAATCATCTTTTAAATTAATGTTTTTAGCTACGGTGACTCCATCCTTTGTAATAAAAGGTGGAGATATTCCATTGTCGATAATAACATTGTGACCAGATGGTCCCATTGTAGATTTAACAGCTTTATAAAGGATCTCTGCTCCTTTAAGCAATTCCTTTTGACCTTTTTCGCCGAAAACGACATCTTGATGTGTTTTATTTAACAAAGTATCAGTTATATTCATTTTATTCTTTCTTTGTAGGAGGTCTTCCTTTTGGTTTCACTATTTTTATTTCTGGTGCGTCGTTTTGTGCGTCTGATTTTGATTTTTCAGCTTGTGCTGTCAATTCTGATAATTCGCTAAATATATTGCTAGATGTTTGTTTTGTGGTGGTGGGTTGTGATTTAGATGGATTTAAAATATCTGGATACCATTCTTGCATTAACTTTTCTGCTGTTTCACATTGCGTTTTAATCCAAGTCATTGCAAATTTTTCTAAGTGTTCTTGAACTTCTTCAATTGTTGCATAAAATGGAACATTTCCAAGTTCTTGTTCTGTGACCTGTCTTCTATTACCAGGAGGACCAGCTAAAAAAACATAAAACAATTCTACGCCATGTTTTGATTTGCGTTCAATTAATTCTTCGACAATAACTGGCCTTGGTCCTTGTTCTGGATCTATTACGAAACAAATTTGACCAATGTCCAAATTTTTCATCTATTCTTTCCTTCGATAGCATCAATATAATGTTCTGTTAAAACAAGCACTGTTCCATTAGAATATTTTTGTTCATAAGGTGTAAAATCTAAATTAGTTAATAAATTATTAAGTTTTGCTTCGTTTGCATAACCGCCATACAATTCTTCAAATTTTATTATTTGATTAATTGCACTTTCATGCATGAACATAAAACTCACAATAGGTTCCATTTGACCAATATTTCTAAATTCTTGAACAAGCCGTTCTGTCTCAACCAAGATTGGTGTTCCATCTTTTTTAATGTAAACACTTAGTGCGAAATTAGATAACCTTTCGTGGAGTTTTAAATTATTTTGATTTCCACCAAGATTTTTAATGATTGATAAAAGAGTTTCTACAGTATTAACGTGAAATTTCATTAATTTTTCTTTTCCTCTGATTGAGCAATTTTGTTTTCAATTGCGGCCAATAATTTTTCGCCTTTTTCTTTTGCTTTTTTACTGGTTTCCATTCCAAGGGCAATACGAACTTTATCAAATTGCTTATCGCTTAAAACTTCTCTAACTGCTTTCATATTGAGATATTGATGCATTTCGTATTCGTAAATTGGAGCAGGATCACCAGAATCTCCAACTTCTACTTCGCCTGTATTATAAACTTCTTCAACAAACAACATAACAGGCATTGGGTCTGGTTTGCTTGTTTCAATATAAGGAATAGGATTTATAACCTTTCCTTTGAGATCACTTTGGTATAGAAGTTCTGGTATTGTTTTTCTTTTTGCTTTTAAATCAAATTTTCTTGACATAATTTATAGGTCTCCTTCCAAGATATGAACGAACGTATCAAAAGTATCTTTTCTTGATACTTTGTCTCTAATAGCTTGAACACGCATAGCCTGCTTCAATGTTTTAACATCAATTTTTTCAGCATATTTTTCGAACAATTCTTTTCTATCAATTGTTAAAATTTCAATTTCTGAATCGATTCTCTTTAGTTCAGAAATGAATTCTTTTACTAATGGTTCTAATTCTGTAACTGATGATGGTTGGGAATCTATCCCTTGTGTGTTTTCCTTCATATTATTTATGATATAATATGAATTGAAAATTAATTTGTAAACAGCTCTTTTATTTTATTTTGTTGTTCTTGTGTCAATGAACTAAAAACTGGTTTTAAAATTTCGTTAAGATTTGTAAAATAATCTTTTTTTAAAGTGCTTAATAGCTGGGGCTCTATAATCGATTTTATTTTTCCATACGCTTGTTTAATTTTTAAAGTGTCAACATTTTTTTGTTTTTGAAGTTCCGCGCTAATGATTTTATCCATTTCTTGTTTGGCAACATTTAAATCTGCACCAGTTAATTTTGAATAATCTTCAAGAGAAGACGCTTTTTTTACAGCTGTAAATTTCTGAACCAAAGATTCAAAAAGTTCATTTCCGATTGGTTTTAATTTTTGATAAACATCAGAAAACATTTCTTCTTTTTTATTTGGGTTTTTATCTAAGTAAATTAATGCTGCCTCAAGAAAATCTTTTTCAGATGGTTCTTGTGCAGTTTGCGTTTCATTAAGTGACATATCACCATCCATTCCATTGTTGTAAGAAGAATAGTAGTCTGCGCCATAGCTCATATAGCCCGCACCGTCAGGTACGGTTGATTTTGGTAGAGTTTTTTTATTTTTTTCGTCGTCATATTTGTATTTTTCAATATATTTTTGAACGCGTAAATTTCTTCTCTGAACTGCGGGAATCGCGTAATATGCCGATTTTATATCAGATACAAGATCTTGAAGTTTATTACCAGAAAAAGTATTTAAAATATTAAATGCAGCTTTTGGTGATTTTTGAATTAACTTAAAACTCAATGCAGCTTTAGGATTTAGTAAAAACAAAATAAGTTTAAAATCTTTATTTTCTAAAGCTTCTGAATTTCTTTGTAAAACTTCGGCATAACGTTTGTCCATTCTTTGAAATGCTGCTTTTTCTTGATCCCTTATTTCATTAAAAATGAGTGGTTTAGAAGGTGAAAATAATCTTGGAAAATTTACAAGTAATTTTTTCGCGAAGTAAAAAATTGAACCTGTTGCTTTTTCAACGGCGTATTGTCCACTGCGAAAAATATCAAAAAAAGGGTCGACAAATGTTTTCTTGAAAATATCTACTCCTCCACCACCAATTGATCCATATGCAGAAAAATCAGAATAACCACCGCCACCAGTATCATCTCCATATTCTTCAAAAATAAATTCAAATAATTTTATCTTGTTTTCTTTTGCGTTTTTTATTTTTTGATTTTTCTTTTGCATATTTTGATTCTTCTTTTTCCAAGTATAAATACTTTGCTGCAGTATACTCTTTTGAATGAATAAATGGAGATGTTACTTTATTTAAAGTAGCTTCTGAAGCTACAGAATTTGTTGAAACAGGAACTATCTTTTCTTTATATGAATATTTTTCTAAATATGAACTTTCAATCCATAAATTTCCTCCATTTAAAGATTTCCAGTAATGGGCCACCCAAACATCTAAATCGCCAAAAATGAATCGTCTATTATAATATATTAATTTTCCAAAAGGCCAACATGGCTGTTTTGTTTTAATTGGCATTAATCTGCAAATTTCTTCCCAAACTGTCCAGCGGAAGTGAAGCCAATTCTGATCTTTTTCTTCAACATAGAGATTACAGAGTTGAATTGCTTTTTTTATATCGTTTTGTATATTTTCATCTTTAATATCTGTCTCAAGAGTTGCAAGATTAGTACAATTTTCCATTTTTAATTTAATATTAAGTATTTATTGGAATAATATGTCAGATACTAAAGAAAATGAAGTTGTTAATAGGACGCTAGAATTTTATAAAAGAATAGCGAATCTTTTTCGTTCTGGGGTAAATATTAATCGAAAAATAAAAGGTTTAGATTATGGAAATCTTGCAACTCCACAGGAATTAGCACTTCAAGGAAATATTGGTTATCCAAGTTATAACGCGTATAGGCATAGCTATTCTGGATTTGTTGGTATGGGATATTTTGGAGTATATGATCGAATTTATCGCTACAGAGAATATATTGACATGGATGCACAATCACCAGAATGCGCAACCGCTTTAGATGGTTTGGCAGATGAAATTTGCGCGGTCGATCAAAATGATCAAATGTTACACATAGAAACAGATTCAATTGAAATAAGAAAGAGTTTGGAAGAACTTTTTTTTGATGTTTGCAAATTAAATTCTGATTTAAGATACTGGGTTAGAAGTATGCTTAAATTTGGCGACTTCTTTTTGTTTTTAGATATTAGAGAACGCGAAGGAATAATCAATATCGAACAAATTCCTGCACCCGATTGTGAAAGACAAGAAAAGTATGATAAAAATGATCCTAATGCTGTTAGATTCAAAATAACAACTCCTAATATTCAAAATCCTTCGTCACAAAATTCTTCTTATTTGGAAAATTTCCAAGTTGCCAATTTTAGATTTTTATCTAACGATGCTTATAGACCACATGGAACAAGTTGGTTAGATGGAGCAAGAAGACCATATAGAGTATTAATGATGTTGGTGGATGCGATGTTAACTTATCGTATTGTAAGATCTCCAGCAAGAAGAATGTTTTATATTGATACAACAGGTATTAACCCAAATGATGTTGAAACATTTATGAAAAAAGTTGAAGAATCATTCAATGCAAAAAGTATAGTTTCTAACAATGATGGACGACAAGATTATCGCTGGAATCCTTCTTCTATGTTAGAAAACTACTTTATACCAATTAAAAGAGATTCTTTAACAAAAGTTGATACTTTAGAAGGCGCAACTCATCAAACCGCTGTTGATGACATAGCCTTTGTTCACAAACAATTAACTGCCGCTCTTAAAATGCCAAGAGCATTTTTGGGCTACGATGAAGCTGTTGGCAAAAACAACTTATCTGCACAAGATATAAGATTTTCAAAAACTGTTTCTGCGATACAAAGAATTGTTTTAGCAGAATTAAAACGTATGGCGATGTTGCATCTATATGCAAAAGGTTTTGACGGCGAAGATTTAATTAACTTTAATTTAAAATTAACCAATCCAAGTACAGCTGCGGTGTTACAAAAATTGGAACTTTGGGAAAAGAAACTTGATATAGCTGGCAAAGCAAAAGACATTCCTCATGTGGATGAAGAAGTTATTCAAAAAGAGATTTTTGGATTTAATGATGCTGACATAATCAGAATTCGTCTAGGCAGAGAGCAGGATACAATTAGAAATAAAACATTTGAAGCTCTACAGCCTGTAAAAAATGAACCAGGCCAAGAACCCGATCAATTTGATCCAGCAAACTATGATGTTCCAGGTTCAGGAATGATTCAAAATCCACAACAGGGAAATGCTGAATTACCGCAAAATACAGTTGCAGCAGACCTACAAACCGTTCCTAATATTGACATTTCTGATTCTGAAATTGTGAAAGTCAACATTCCAGATAAAAAAGCACCAATAAGTCCAAATTATTTTGTTCCTTCTAAAATGTTTCCTTCTATGGTCAAAACCTCTAACTTCAACAAACAAATTATTAATCCTTACTATGGAATGAATATGGTTTCATCTCAAAAAACAGAATTTGAAACTTCAAAAGACCGCGATAATCATTATTCAACTCTTATAAAAGAAAGTTTTAAAGAGTTAAATTCTAGCAATATTCCAAGTTCTGGAGTTTATAAAGAAGTAGTCTCTAGTTTGAAAAACTTAAACAAGCTTTTAAATGAATCTAAGAAAAAAGAAGAGGATGAAAATTCAGAAGTTGAAATTGAAATCGATAGCGGCGATTTTAAGCCATTCTATAATAAAATTTCTAGAAACAATAAATAAAACAAATAGTTAAATATCGACAAAGGTTAAAATGAATTTAGACACCAAGGTACCACACAACAAAAAAAGAAATGTTGGACTAGTCTATGACTTTTTAGTTCAAAAGTTAACTAAAGCGACTATCGAGAACAACGAAAAAGAAATCTTTATAATTAAAAAAACAATTAAAGAAAATTTCACAAAACAAAGTGAAATATTAAAAGAACTTAAAATCTTTAAACAAATTTTGAGTTCTTCTTTTTTATCGGCAGAAATTGCTTCAAGATTTTTAGATGAAATAAAAAAAGAAACTAAAAAGATCAATCTTTCAAAATCTGAAACAGAAAAAACAAATCTCATACACGAAATTAATAAAAATTTAAATGGAGATGGCTTGTTTTTTAATCAGTATGTTGAAAACTATAAAGAACTTGCAACAATACAAGTGTTGCTTAATAATTGGCATGCCCCTCTTTCTGAATCTAAAAAAATAAATATTTTGGTTCTTGAAGACAGTTTAATTTCATTTTTGGTAAATAAAAAACAGCAAATTTCACAGCCTGTGGATTTGAAAGAAAATATTAATAACGATAGTAAATTAATCGCAAAAATAATGCATCAAAAATTCGAAGAGAAATATTCTTCTTTGTTTGATACCGATCAAAAAAATATTTTAAATGCTTTTATATCAGATAATAAAAGTATCTTAACTGAAATTCTTTGCGAGACAAAAGAAAAGATTATAGATCAAATAAAAAATAAGAAAAACTATAAAGAACTTTTAGAAGAAGTAAAACTTTTGGAACCAGTTCCATGTAGCGAACACTGCACATTCTTTCTAGGAGTGTTAGATATTTTGAGAGCAGAGCGAGGCGAAGTTAAAGAATAATGAAAACCGTAATTAAAAAACCAAAAAAAATTCTTTTGAAAGAAAATTTCATATTTGATTTAAAAAATGCAAAAAATTCTCTGAACGAAAGTTTAGACATTTCGAATTTGGATAGTTTTAGCGAGGCATTAGTGCTCTCTGGCATAATTCAACGCTGTAATACTCTGAATCAAAATGGAAGAGTTTATCCTAGAAATGTTCTTGTCCCAAAATTAGAACAGTACATAAAAACAAAAGTTGAAACTGGAATGGCTTACGGTGAATTAGATCACAAAGACAGTGAAGTTGTTGAATTTAAACATGCTGCTTTTAGATTTAGAAGGATTTGGCTTGAAGAAGATGTTGTTTATGGAGAAATAGTTATTTTCCCTGAAACAGAAGAAGATAAGAAAATTAGAGGCGCACTTAAAACAGGTGGAAAAATTGGAATTTCTTCTAGAGCTATGGGTTCAATTAGTCGACAAACTTTACCAGAAGGAATTGTCGCGGATGTAGTATCAGATGATCTTCATATAATCTGTTGGGATATTGTTACCGAACCATCTACACCAAAAGCATTTATGGAAGACAAACAAGTTTCCTCCACTCCAAAACAAAAATCTTTAACAAAACTAAAACCTGCACAAACAGTTGTTATGAACGAAAACAAAAATCTAAAAAAAGAACATTATAACACTCTTTTAGAAATGGCAAAAAACTTTAATAAAAAGGAAAAATAAAATGGAAACAAAAGAAAATAAAGTTGTATTGAGACGAGCAGAATTGAAAAAAATGCTAAAAGAGATCATAAAAGAAATGTTGACAAGTGGAGAACTTAATGAAGTTTTTCAAGCTGCTAACAATAGTGGTCAACAAATTCTTAGTTCGGCACCAAATAGATTTGGATTAGACAATAACACAAATACTGTTGTTTCTGCTCTCGCTGCCGCCGTTGCTGGTAATGATCCTTCCAAAAAAGGTGTTTTAGAAGCAATTTTTGCCGATACAGCCAAAACAACAAATCCACAACAAATGAGAATGGAAATGAATCCTCCATCTCAAACTTTTTTTAACCAAGGAGGAGGCCATCCCGCATTTACAGCAGTTTCAAATCCTCAAATTGGTTACACAGGTGAAAATACAATAAACTACACTATGCAGCCACATGGATATATTCCATATGGAAATGGAATGTCACAACCTATGCAACCCCAACAAAACCATCAACAAATGCATCCGCTAGCTAAAATTGCATTTAAGCATCCATTAAAAAACACATTAGATAATAGTTAAGAGTAATAAAAGAGTAAAAGTAAATGCCAAGAATTAGACCAGGATATTTAGGACAAGTCCCAGCAACAAATCACGGAATGGGATCATCGGATACAACAGCGGCAAAAATAGTTTTTGCTCAATCTCCACTTTACAATGGAGAATTGTCCGACCAAGCTATCAAAGATTCGTTTTATAAACCAGCAGAGCTTGAAGGAGATTTTATCAATGATGGTGGATATCAATTTGGTTTGGTTGATAGAAAATATAGTGGAACTCCAAACTTTGATGAAGTAGAAGTCGGAGGAGCAGGAAAACCTGCGACACCATTTGCGCCAAATATCGCAAACCCAGTTGTTCCATTTGATCCAAGAACAATTCCAGCAGAAGGAAGAGAAGCGACATTAAGAGTGAAATCTTTAAGCCGTGGAGCTTTCCTTGGTAACGGACTTGTTTCACCTCACACTTCAAAATATGTTTCACCTCCTCCTGGTGAAACAAATGGTTTGGGAAATGGTTCTGGAAACACCTTTGTTAATCGCGAAGAATAATAATCAAAAAGAACGTTAAAAAATTATCAAGCTCGCCTATTCATAGCGCGGGCTTTTTTAATTTGAAAGAATAATTAAAAATTATAAGATAATTAGAAGGGAATTTAAATGTCAAAACTTTACGAACAAGCTATTGCGGATAGTAAAAAATTAAAAGAAGCTTTAAGACAAGAAGTTGAAAATGATGTACTAAAAAAATATAGACCACATATTCAAAAATTAGTCGATCAAGAAATTGAAGGATTCTTACTGGAACAAGATGAGCCAGAAACACTCAACTTAGATACTCCAGAAACACAACCCGCAGCAGAACAACCTTTAGCTGACGCAAAGCCAACAGAACCAGCTGTACCAGCACCAGCAGAACCTGTTGATACAAGTTTCAGTGCGCCAATTACACCAGTTGGTGGAAATGCTTCAATGCCAATCCCTGATGCAGATGGAAAAGTTATTGTTTCGTTTGAATCTCTTTTTTCTGGACAAACTGGGCTTCCACAACCAACACAGGCGGCCCCCCAAACTGGAGGAGAAATGGCACCACCGCCAATGGAATCAACTCCTGCGGCACCAGTCGCGGAAGAAACACCTATGGAATCAACACCAGAACCCACAGAACAACTTCCTGCTGAAACACAACCATCGGCACAACCAGAACAAAAATTCAATCCAGAAAAACTAGAAGAAGCTAGAAGTCGAATTGGAGAATTAGAAAATGAATATGCAAATACTTTCATTTCTAAAAAAATTGGACTAAAAGAAGTAACAGATTTTACTTATAGACTTCTAGAAACATATTCAGAATTAGAAAATATGAAGGAATTAAAAGAAATTAGAGAGTCTTCATTTGATGTTTTATCATTAAAAATGGAAAATCTTTATAAGTTAATACAGAATTCTGAAAAATTGTATAATAGTTATCACAGAACTCAAAAAATTACTGAAGGAAATCAAATAATGAAAGTTCATCCAAAAACAAGATCATTTTTAAATAGCCTTCTCGAATCTTTAGAAACAGGATTTGGGGATGATGGCACAATAGAAAAAGTTTCGGAGCCACTTGATGCACTTGAAAAAGTTGCTGATAAGGCTGGAAAGGCTGCGGCGTCTGCCTCAAAACCAAAATTAGTAGATCCAGAAAGAGGAAAACAAGCTCCTTTCAAACACAAAGCAAAAGAAGACGAATCTCTTCTTAAAGAAGATGTCATGGAAGAAGAAGTTGAATCTGACGAATCTGATATGAGCCTTGACGAAGAAATTGCTGCTCTAGAAAAAGAAATGGATGAAATGCTTGGTTCAACTGAAGAATCAGTTATGGAAAGCAAAAAATCATCTAAAAAAGTTGGAAAACCAGTTTCCAAAGACGCGGCAAAAAAAGCAGAAGCGGCCAAAAAAGTTAAAAAACTAAAAGAACAACTTGCTGCTGCCGAAAAAGAAATGGATGAATGTGGCGGCATGGATTCATCTGGTGGACAAACCACAATTACCATAACAACTGATGGTAAAGTTGCTGGTGCTGACGCGGTTGGATCTAAAGTTGATCTTGTTGATTCAGATGGCGATGAAGACGACATGACCCTTTCTTCTGATGGAGAAGATCTTAACGAAGAAGACATGTTCGAAATCGTTATGGATGACGAAGAAGCTGTAGACGAAGAATATGATATGGATGAAACAAAATCTCCAGAAGATATGGAATCAAGTCTACAAGAATCAAAACAAATCAAATCTCTTAAAGAATATACAAAAGAATTAGAGACAGTTGCTGCTCGTTCTTTATATGTAAATAAAATTTTTGCAAACTACGACGGTCTATCTAAAAAACAAAAAGAATTAGTTGTTGAATATATTGATAGAGCAAAAAATCCTGAAGATGCAAAAAGAATTTTTGGTAGAATCAAAAAGCAACTAAGCGAAGCGAAAACAGACGCTGCGAAAAAGACAGAGAAAAAAGCTGGTTCCCTCAATGAATCGGTCTCTCGTAAACCACAAGTTAATTCAGGTGGCGCAGCCGACAAAATTGTAATCGGTTCAGCAGACAGATTTAGAGAATTAGTAAATAACAAGAAAATTGGTTAATTGGATACTAAATAGAATATAGATACTCGGAGAAAAAAATAAATTATGTCTTTTACATTACAACAATTATCAGAAGGTTTAGAACTTAATCCAAATCGCGGAATGGATGATCGCTTAGTTCAAAAATGGGAAGGTTACGGCCTCCTAGACGGTTTCACAAGCAAAGGTGCCAAACAAAAAATGGCTCGCTTGCTCGAAAACCAAGCGGCTGAAATGATCCGTAACCCACAAGTCCTCATGGAAGCCAACGCGCTTTCATTAGGTGGAGCTGGTCTTGCTTCTAGCGGCCAAGTCGCTGGATTTATTTCCATTGCATTCCCAATCATTCGCAGACTTTTCGCTGGTCTAATTTCTAATGAATTAGTTTCAGTCCAACCAATGAGCCTTCCATCAGGACTCATCTTCTATATGGATTATTCATATGGTTCAAACGTCGGTGGAACAGCTGGCCTTAGCTTAAGCGATGCTGCAACAACCTCAACATACAAAAAAGGACAATCAGTTTTCGGCTCACCATCTGGTGCCGATATCCGCGGTGGAATAAACGCAGCTGGTGGTATGTATGACAACGTTGGAACTGGATTCTCGAAAGTTCACAAATCAGCAACAACTGTAGTTGTTCCAGATATCGGCGCATTCGGTGCGTCAGGTACAGCTTGGACAGCTTCTGATACAGTTGCAACAGCAGCCGAAGTAACAGGTCTTAACGCTCGTTGGATCGACTACGATAGCAAAATCTCAACAGACGTTGAAAATGCGGCTCTTGACTACTGCTTCGCTTTCGTTTCTTCATCTGAAGTTCTTACAAAGATCCCAGGTGCTGATCTTAGAGCAGTTGATCAACTCGCGATTGTTGGTTTCTCAACAGCTAACGGTGTTGCGAACTGGGATTCAACTTACCAAGGTGGACAAGGAGTTAAAAACCTTCGTAAACTAAACCAACGTGGTAACTGGAACTACCTTACTTCTACATTCACACCAGATCACCTCAATGGTTCACACGTACTTTTCGTTATTGCTGTAAGCAATACAGGTGCGGTACCAGCGGGTCCAGTAACAATGTCAGCAGCGATTGCCGACTCACTTACTGTTAACACAGACGGAAGTGCCCTCACACTTTCTCCATTTGAATCTGATTTCGCGACACCTCCAACACCAGCGATTCCAGAAGTTGAAATTAAGATTGAATCAACAGCTGTTACAGCTCAATCTAGAAAACTTCGCGCTCGTTGGTCACCAGAAATGGCGCAAGACCTTTCTGCCTTCTACTCAATGGACGTAGAAGCTGAATTGACCAACATCATTTCTGAAATGGTCACACTCGAAATCGACCGCGAAATTCTTAACCAATTACTTCTTGAAGCGAAAGCCGCGAGATACTACTGGTCAAGATCACCAGGTAAATTTGTTAACAAACAAACTGGTTCTGAAGTGTTACGCTCCGCTTCTCTCGCCGCTGGTCCAGCATTCACTGGTACAGTTCGCGAATGGTACGAAACACTCATCGAAACCATTATCGATGTTTCTAACGAAATTCACCGTAAAACCCTCCGCGGTTCAGGTAACTTTATCGTTTGTGGACCAGACGTTAGCACAGTTCTTGAAGCTACACAAGGTTATAAAGCCAACTACAAAGTTGACGGAAATGGCCAAGTTTCGGATCAAATGAGTGTTGGTGCGGAATCAACTGGAACAATCGCTGGCCGCTTTACTGTGTACCGCGATCCATACTTCCCACGTAACAAAATCCTCATCGGTCTAAAAGGATCTGGATTCCTTGAATCAGGATTCGTTTTCGCTCCATACATTCCATTGGTTCTCACACCAACAGTGTATGACACCGAACACTTTACACCACGTAGAGGATTAATGACCCGCAACGGAATGAAAATGGTGAATTCTTCGTTCTTCGGGGTTGTAACCGTTCTCGATATGAACGTAATATAAGTTTTTCTCTGAAAAGAGGAGACTAAACCAAGGGCAGAAATAATTTCTGCCCTTTTTCTTTTGTGAAAACCGCAGCTGAAACTAAACCAGTACTTAATCCTCAATAGATTTTCTGTTGTCTGGTTTATTCCCTGCGTTAGACTACCTGTAGTGCAATGGAAAAAAATACCAAACAAAAAACCATATACAACATTTATAATATAGAAACAAAAGAAACCAAGGAAGTGTCTAATTGGAGAGGATGGGCAGCAGAGGAAGGAATCCCTACAAACTCTTTAACTTTGTTTAAAAGAATGGTAAATGATCCTCAAAGAACTTTTTATAAGAAATATATTCTCAAAGACAACTCTTTTGAAGAAAGATTAAAACATGCAGGAAAAGTTAAACCTCCAACTCCAAGAACTCAAGAAGCAAGAAATGAAGCGAGTTTAAACCAAAGAAAAGATTATTTGAAGAATAAAATCTTTGTAAATATTGACACAAAAGAAGAGTTTAATTCAAACGATATTTTAAACTTTAAAGAATTTGCCGAAAAACATAAATTAGATTCTGTTTCTTTTAAGCTAATGTTAAGAAATGGAGAAGAAGGTGGAAGAGTTATAAAAACTTGTGGCCCTTTTACTTTAAAGGAAAATTTTAAAGAGACTAGTAAAACAGAATATAAACCTTTACTTCCGCCAAGTAATAAAGGATCAAAAATGAGCGAAGAAGCAAAGGCTAACATGTCTTTTTTATCGAGGCAGAAAGAATGGAACAATCTTAAAGTTACTAATCTCACAACTGGTGTTTCTGTTTGTGTAAAGGATCATACAATTTACAAAGTAGCAGAAATTTTAAATATGAGTTATTCGACTCTAGTTTTCTTTTTAAATGAAAAATCGATGGAAAGAAATATTAAAGGAGTTTCGTTTAAAAAAGAATATATTGATACAAGTTTGGTTGAACCAATGGCAGAGTCGCAAGATGTTTCTATCATAAACATAGAAACAGAAGAAAAAATTACTTTAGTAACTAAAGAAGATAGAATTGCTTTTTGTAAAGCAAACAATGTTCAAGCCAAATCTTTAATTGACTTTATCGAATATAGAATTCTTATACTTGGAAAGAAGTTTATATTGGAATCAAAGTGGATCAAACAAAAAAAGGAAAAAGAAGAAATCGAGAAAAGAAAGCTTGCGGAGTTCGAAATTCAATTTTTTGATAAAAAGTTTTCTTTAAAAGATGCCTTTTTTATTGATGCATTAAAATACGAAAATCTTAATTTAAAAAAAGGAATATATGCGTTTGTTCATATTCCAACCAAAAAATACTACATTGGAAGCACAAACTCATTTCTTGTTAGATGGAATAATCATATAACAGAATTAAAACTTACAAAACATGCAAATTCTCATCTTCAGAATTCTTGGCTAAAATACAAAGAAGATGAGTTTGCCTTTTTTATTCTTGAAGAAATACAAAAAGACGAAGATCTCTTAAAAGAAGAACAAAGGTATTTAGATAGATATGTAAAAAACACTAGCGGCGATATAACTTTTAATTTGGCAGAGGTTGCAGGAGTACCTGATAGAAAGGCAATAATCTCTAAAGAGGTTAATCAAATTAATTTAGAAACAGGTGAAGTAATTCAAAGTTTTGAATCTCCAACAGAAGCAGCAAAAATACTTGGTAAATTTACAGCAGATGGAATTCCTCTTGCTTCAAACATTGTTTTAGTTTGTGAAGGAAAAGGAGCAAACGCATTTGGGTTTGGATGGGAATACAAGGATGAAGAATTGAAATCTTTATATCCAAAATTTGAACCAAAACAGAGAAAAGGATTAAAGAGAGTCCAGAAGATGGATTCGAATGGAAATGTACTAGAAACATATGCGAGTATTGCCGAGGCAGCATCCAAAGAGAAAATAAATTCTTCTTCAATTTCAATTGCTTGTAATCATAAAAAGTATAACAAAACAAAAGGAATAGTTTTTAGGTTTGAAATATAATAAACTTCATATAAGCCTCACCAGGGGCTTTACGAGCAAATTTGGAGCAACTATTTTATGCAGGTGGACACCGCAAACAAACAAGAGTTTAAGCTGGTTTATCATGATTTATGTGATTCGTTTTGTTTGTATAGAAATGATAAAGGTCTAACTATTTTAGAACAAGAAAAAACGGAATACAATTCCAGATTGTATTATGATAAGTCACAATTGGTTTCGAGTATTAAAGAAAAGTATTTTGAAATATTTAAAGAACCTTTTAGTGGTCTTGTAAAAATAGAAGAACCACATCATTTGATGTATGAATTTGTTAATTGCTTTCCTAAAAATGACGAATCTTTTAGTTTGAAAAGATGTAATTTAAATGATCCTAAATTTTATAGTACAGTTGTTTTTGAAAATGGAACTGCATCAATTGTAATAGGAACAAATGAATTATATGTTTTAAACAAAAAAATGATTTTTTTAAATTCTAGGCGGCTTAATTCAGGAGAAAAAATTTATAGTTACTTATCTGAAAATGGAATTATAGAATCTTCTATTTTTTTAAATGACGATAATTTATTTTTTGAGTTGTTTGAATTAACCATAAAAAATTTAATTCCAAAATTTACACTTGTAAGGGGTGGTGAAAATATAAAATATGATTTACAAAAATAGAAAATCGGGGAGGGTGTCTAAGTCTCAAACATCAAAAAAAGGAACATATGCTAAATCCTAAAGATATAAAGCTTGTGGCAGAATACTCAGTAGAAGGATCTTGTTTGTTTAAAAACAAGAAAACAGATGACGAAATTCTTTTAATAGGAAAATCCAAACAAGAAATTGGTTTTTTTCTTGGAAAGTATGAAAAAATTTTTAAACATACTTTTAATTCTTTTGTAGTTGGAAATTATAATCCTAATGAATTTCATTTATATTTTTATAAAAATGGTAGACCGCAAGTAATATTTATTTATTCAAAATTTACTAAGAAAAAATTTTTTCAACTAACTTTTCGAGATAGTGAGATAAAAGGATTTTCTAATATTGAATTTGACTCAATAAAAGATTTTCCTTTTATATATATGGGTCAGTCTTCAAATAAAATGTTTAGTTATTTAACTGAAACATCTATAAAAGAATTTCCGTTTCAGATTTTAGAAAAAGAAAACATTATTCAAACGGATTGGTTTGAAATCGATTTTGAAAATATAAAAATTGATAACATCGTATATAATTCCTTTTTTGAGAATTAAACATAAATGATAAATTCATACAATGGGCATATGTGTACATTTATTCAATTTACAGTAGGATGCCAACCAAATTATGCTTATTTCAACCATTGGTTTCCAATTAACGCATTCAGAACAACAAAAGTTGTGATCTTATCGAAAATTTATTTTTCACAAAAAAGAAAACTAAAGTCTCTTTTTAAGAAACATTATCTCTTAAATAAGAAATATGGGTTTTCAAAAGAAGGTTTGGAAAAAACTTGTAAATCGATAGAAAAAGATATGAAATTAATGATTTATGATGCTCATGATGCTTCAAAAGATGTTGAAACGAATTTAACAGTAATGCCTTATATTTACCATGTTTCTTTTGAATATAATAAAGATTTATTTGGCGATAAAACCGTTTTTTTAAGCAATGAAATTTTCCCTGATCTTTTGTTTTGTACAGAAGAGCGCCTGAATGAATTGAGATATCTTGGAGCCAAAATAACAACGAGAGGACAAATAATTGTAACGAAATGAGAGAATATTTTAATCCTCTTAAAAATAAGTTTGAATATGAATTTGCTGGAATGTTAAATTTCTGGAAAGGCGCTTCTTTTATTTTTGGTTATGGGGCGGTTGTTTCTCAAAACGACGTTATCAGGATAAAGAAAAAAATTTGGTTTTCTCAAAAAAGAAAAATTGCTTCACCGCTATACAAACATTACAGGTCGAATTTTTCAAATAAAGAAATAGTAAAAATTGTAAAAAACATAGAATCAAGCATAGAAATAGGATTTTTCTCGGGTCATTTAAGAAAATACATCGCGGAAAGATTTACAAATGAAAATTATTTTTATGTGATTGAAAGTTTGGACAAAGATGGGGTAAAAAACGAAAGATTTAATGATTTGTTAATTACTTCACAAGAAAGAATAACAAAATTAAAAACGGTTGGAGTTAACTTTGTAGAACCAGCAAGGGTGATAGTAACAAGGTGAGACTAAAGGCAATCAAAAAGAATATTGAGTATACTTATATCGAAAATGAACGGTTTCAAACAAGTGAAACTATTTGTTTTAGTATTTACGAAGCGCCAATAACAAAAACTAAGGTATTACAATTTAGTGATGAATATCCTTTTAATATACTAAAAGCAGTAGATTGGTACGAGAAAAATTTTAATGAGAAATTTATAGGGATATCTCTTAATAGATGGTTTTCTAAGTGGTTTTCAAAAGTCTTTTTATTAAAAGGAAATGAAATAATAGAATCATTAACGCTGCTCCCCACTGGACAGTTTAGATTTACTAAATTTTTCAGGGCCGAAAGTTTCCAAACTCATATTTATTTTACGAAAATATGAACAGAAAACCCAAGGATTTATCCTTGGGATGAATGCGAATTTTTTACAAGTAAAAATATACTCCCACCCATACTTATCCTTAATCCTCAATGCTTATCAAAACTTTTAAAGTCAAACACCATAAGAAAGATTTTGAAAACATGTTCCAAAAAGCATATGAGGTTGCTTTATATGCTAAATCTCAACAAGGAATAAAAACTCCATCTTCCAAAGATGTTAAACATGTTGGTTTGAAAAGTGAAATTTCTAATCAAATTTTAAGAAAATACCATTCAAACAAAACCCTTAAAATCATTAAAAAAGACAAAGTAAAACTAATAATCCCAAGTCAAAATTTAAAATCAGATAAAGAAAACCAAAACATCTATGTTCCTTGTTTAAAACTAAACTTAAATTGTTGGTTTGATTTTAACTTTCTAAAAGTTAACCAAGTAGAAATTGACAAGGAATACGCCTATATCTCTTGTTCTTTTCAAGAAGAAATAATAAATAAAGAAACCGAAAATTTTGTTGGAATTGATTTAAACTCAACTTCTCATTCTATTGTAATAGCAAACCAAGCAACAGGCAAGGTTAAGAAATTTGGGAAATCAATTCCTCATGTTCAAAACAAGTACAAGAAAATAAGAAAAAACCTTCAACAAAAGAATTGTCATTTACCTATTAAAAAACTTGGAAACAGGGCAAAAAATATAGTAAACGATACTCTTCATAAGGTAACAACTGTAATTGTAAAAGAAGCAAAAGCAACTGGTTGTGGAATTAAGATAGAAAACCTAAAAGGAATATCAAAGAAAAATACGAAGAAATACCATAAAGAAAGCAACTTCACCTTAAACTCTTGGCCATTTTATAAATTTAAACAATTTATAAAATATAAGGCTTTTTTGTCTGGTGTAAGTGTTATTGAAATTGTTCCTGCTTGGACTTCTCAAAACTGCTCTCGTTGTGGTTTAAAAGGAAATAGGGAAAGAAAATTATTTAAGTGCCAAAACTGTGGGCACGTTGATCATGCCGATGTAAATGCTGCTTTCAACATAGCGTTTTCAAGGATGGTCGATCCTATCAAGAATGAGATTGGTAGGAGAGGAGAAAAAGCAAAGGCTTCGCCTTTGCCTATGGCACCCTCAACTGGCAATGGGTTTGAAGGCGATCCAACCAGAGAGCAATTTGAAGAAATTCAAGAAACCCACTGTTAAGAACAGTGGGAGTATGTCATTCTTTCTGATATTAAGTCCAATATTGATCTTAACTCGGTAGTCGATTATGATTCCATTGAATGCAAGCAATATTTAACCGAAAACGGAATAGTAAAAATTCCTGCCATTTTTAATTTGATTAATGGTAAAATTGATCACGAATTATTCTACATCGATTCTTTGGAAATCAAGCCTAAGTTTGAAATCGATGATAAATTTAAAGTTATCTGTGATGAATAACAAAACATTTAAAATGTTATTTTTTAAAGAATCTTATTTGCGGCAAGCAGTATCTAAATAAACAAAGGAACAGAATAAAAAAATGAAACTAATCGAATTCTATGCAACATGGTGTGGCCCATGCAAAATACAAAAACCAATAGTAGAAAGACTAAGCAAAGAACTTCAAATGGATGTTCGCTATGTTGATATTGATGAAGAACCAGAAATCGCAAATAAATATGAAATTAGAGCTGTGCCATCAATTGTAGTTTTAGATGATCAAGACAAGTTTGTAAAAAAACTGGTCGGGCTACAAATGATGCCGACTCTAAAGGCAAATTTACAGTTTTAAACCATATTTATTTTCGTGAAAATCAAATCTCTTATATTCGAAGAAGCTGAAAATATTGACAGAAGTGAAAGGATAAGTATAAGACTTCTCGATGAAATATTTGATGCGTTTCATCTTTCAACTAAATTCTTGGGAAAAGAATTTGTTTTTACTCCAAGAGTTGCCAAAAACTTATATAAAGATGTAGACCAAAATATTATTGAAGATGATATTACGCCAAGAATTTCTGTGGCACGGCGTATAGAAGATGCTTTAGCTTCGCTTGATGGTGTTTATCCAAATGAAGAATTCTTCATTTATGGAATGGACACAGAAAAAGCGAACAAAATGTTTTCGACCGCAAAGAAAATAGAAGATTGTCCAGATGATGGAGAATCTGATTATGGACTTTCATTTTTGATGAAAAAGTTTTTAACAAAAACATTAAATTTAAACGATGAAGAGAGTGAAGAACTTTCCCAAAAAAAATACTCCCCCAAACTATTAAGAAAAGATTTGGGAGATAAATTCATAGGATGTGTTCCAGACGCCAAAGAAACAAATGAGTACTGGCTTTTAGAACCAACAAATTTTATATTCATCGGTTCTTTGATTAATTCGCGATATTTTTATCCAAGTGTAGAATTTAAAGAAAATTATTTCTCCAAAGAAGACCTAGCAGAATCTGTTGAATACAACAAGTAAAAAAATAAGAAAATTATTTACTTGCAGAGTTGAAAAAAATTTTTTATATTTAGATATGTGAAAATTAAATCGCTTATATTCGAAGAAATTAAAGCTATTGTTAAAACATCGCGGCTAGAGTACGCCGATAAGGGGAATCAATTGTTTCTCAAAATAGGAAACAATATTGATTCCCCTTCTGCTTTTGGTTTGGGGGATGAATGGAAAAAAGAGACTGGCAAAAACTTTGAGTCGGGCGTTTCTTGTTTTTTTGTTTCTAAAAAGGGAAACAAGTATTTTATTTCAAAACCTGATCAAAGCCAAGCGCTCTATGGTTTAAAAGACTATTTCCAAAACATGTTTCTTGACGTTCTTTTAATTCCTCTTGTGCTTGGTCAAACAAATATCGTAAAAGGAGAATTAATTCCAATTCAAAATCAAGATTTCGCGGAATGGTACTCAGAAGTCTATCCAGATGAAGTAGATGAAAATACAAAATTTTATGATTATCTAACAGGCTCAGATGGAGAACCTTTATTAAAAGTTAACACGGTTTCGGTTATTGAAAAAATAGATCCGATACAATTTTTGGAAAACTTTTATATTAATGATGGTTATCGTGTATTAGATTTATTTATGGATAATGTTAATCGTTTATTCGACGCAGATTTTCCAGATGAAACCTCAGATGAGTTTATTGACTATTTGAACCTTAAAATCAAAGAGAAAAGAAGTCGCAAATGAAAATTAAACCTCTTATCTTCGAATCAAAAACTCGATATTCAGATATTGCCGATGAAATTCAAGATTTGAATGAAATGTCTCTTAAAAAGATTAAACAAAAATATTCTCTAAATGAGATTAACAGAGGCGAAAACAAAGTCATTTATTATACATTTACCCCAGGTAAATTTCTATTGAAAGTATCCAACAATTCAAGAGAGATAGAAAAGGAAATTAATGTCTATAAATGTTCTGGTTATTCTTCATTACTAACAAAGGTTTATGGATTTGATCGAAATAACTATAACTGGATGATTACTGAACAAGTTCAAACTTTGTCGAAGGATAAATTTGAAATGCTCTTATCTAGTATTTTAAATAACACAAATGTGTTAAAAGAGTTATCTATTATAGCGCGTACAGAGAATTCTTCTCTTGAAAGAGAGTTTGTTAAAATATTAAAGGATAAAAAAACCCGTAACACTAAAATCGATAGCGAATGGTTGGTATCAATTTTGGAACTAGTTGATTTATGCGGTTTAGAATCTGGGGATTTATATCATGATAATTGGGGCACACGAAATGGATCTGATTTAGTTATTTTGGACTATGGCTTTGAAGGATTTGACGACAATGAAAATTAAACCACTTATATTTGAAATGGCACTCTCGAAACTACCAAAAGAGCTAAATGACATTGTTGACAAGCTAAGAAATATGTCTGTTGATGAAATTGAAAAAATGTTTGCTGGTAAAGAAATAGGCGCAGGATCGTTTAAAGTTGTTTACAATCTTGGAAACTATGTGTTAAAAGTATCTAAGGACGAGACCGATGAAATAAAAAACGAAATAAAGATAAAGTCTTGCGGAGGAGATAAATTTTTAACAAAGATTTATGCATATGACGAAACAGGATATACATGGTTAGTTTCTGAAAAAGTCAGACCTCTAAACCCAGGCAGGGATACAATGGGTTTTATTGATTATCTTAAAGCCGAATTAGAAGGTTCTAATTTTCTTGATATAGAACAGTGGATTGAAGGTTATGGTGGAGAAGAAGAAAAAGTAAAAAACTATGAACTTGAAGGCGAACAGTTTTTACATACTTTTTTAGATTATTTAAAATCTCAAAAAGATTTTCCAACAGGAAAATATTCGCCCTGGCTTAAAAGCCTTTTAAACCTCATTAGACGCTGTGAAATAAATCCAGGAGACTTACTCGTTAGAAACTGGGGGAGGCGTTTAAACGGGGATTTTGTTATTTTAGACTATGGTTACACAAAGATGTTTTGAAAATGAAAATTAAACCACTTATATTTGAATCTAATACAAGCGAAATTAAAAGTATAATCAACACATTAAAGTCTTTTAGGTTTTATGAAGACATTGAAAAATATGCAATTTCTAATTTTAGATTAATTGGTAAAAGTGAATATTCAACAAGAGAAGTTTATCAAGTCAACAATAACTTGGTTTTGAAAATTGATTTAACAGGGCGACAAAATCAAAATGAAGTAAAGGCTAAACAGTGTATAGATGATTTGTTTGCCACAAAAATTTATGATTTTGACAAGTCGTATTTCTATTGGATAATAGCAGAAAAAGTTAGCCCAATAAAATCCGTAGAAGAATTCAGAGCAGCTCTTTTAGAAAAATTAGAAGGTTCAGATAGTTCAATTATATCTTCTATTAAAGATGCGGAAAAAGATGTTTCCGAAGAGGATAGAGAAAATGGAGATTATTTTTCTCTTGCCGAAATTTTTAATGGAATTTTAGAAAATGTTATGAGCAATAATAGAAATTATACTACTCGCGTTAATAATTGGATGTTGACTTTAGCTAAAGGATTAGCTCGTTGTGGAGTAAAGCCGCAACAAGTAGACCTTCACGAAGAAAATTGGGGCAAACGTGATAACGGTGAATTGGTAATTCTTGACTTAGGGTATTTCTAATACTCGATTCCTATTAATTCACAAAACTTTTTCACTGCCTCTGGTTCGTCAGAACTAATATAATGTCCTTCTGAATTAACTTTGCAAATAAACTTTTCTTTCGTTTTGGCATCTATAACAAACCAAAAGTTTAAATAATAAGTTGTTTCTTCGATTTTATCTTCAGTTAATAATTTAACAGAAACAGGAAACGCTCTAATTTTGTAAAAGTATTTGCTTGCAACAGATCCAACATTTGGAAAAAATTCTATAAAATTACGAACCATCTCAGAGGAGGCACACGCAAAAAAATCAATCATAGTTTCATTTGGATTTAATTCCAAAGTAATTTTATCTGCTTTTAAAGGTTCTATAAACTTTAATTTGGACAAAAGACCTACAATTTGTTTATATGACTTAATGTTTATAGAATATAAATTTCCATTTGTTTTAACCAAGTGCTTAAACATAAAGTTCCTCAGAATATAAAAGCTTTACCAAGACTGTTTTACCAACGTCTCTATCTCCAAACAACATATAATCTATGTTAAAGTGGGGTTCATAATGAATTTTAATCGATTTTATAATACAAACAGGTTCTACGGTAATGGGATCTACTGTCCAATCCTCTATTTCATAAACTCCAAGAAATTTGTCTGTATCATTAAATTTTGGCCCAAAAACAAATTTTTGTAAAAGTTTCCATCCAGAAGTTCCAACAACTACTTTATCAAGATTAATATTATTAGTTTTAAACCAATAAAAAATATCAATAAAAGAAGTGTAAAACGAAGAATACCAAAACGATTTTTCTTGTTCTTTATTAGTAAATAAATTTTGACCAGGATTACTTGGTTTCAAACTCGACATTTTTATAGGTTCGCGAGATTCTCCAGTCAATTTATTACAAAATACTCCTGGTTTCATTGGCCAGTATTGACAATATGAACCAAATTCATCTTCTGTTCCTATAACTTTCTTCTTTTCTTCTTTGGTTGTTTCCATCTTAAAAGATATAGCCAATAGGATTACTTTAAACAATAACAGAAATTAATATTGGATTTTTTCCATACTCTCCAACAACGACTACAGAATTAGGATACATTGGATCAAAACATACTTGTATTTTTTCATCAATAGAACCAGTAAATTCTGTTTGTTTTGAAAATCTTTTTGAATTATTTAAAGTTTCCCATGCGTCAGTTCCTACTGTGATTTTCTGTACAGGACTAAAACATTCGACATACGATGTTTTCTTTGTTTCTCTATTGAAAGAAGCAATGCTGTATGGCTTAACATTATTTTCTAATTGAACATGATTTGAGGCGTCAAATAATAAATCCACAAAAATATCGCACCACTCAGATGCGGTACCTGTATATATTGGACCCGCAGAAAGATAATTTTTATTTTGCCCTATTTCTTTTCCCGTTTCTTGATCAATAAAATGTCCTAGTGTTTTTGACCAAAACCAAGTTTTTAAAAAATGGGATGGATTTTTTTGATTAGACATAAATTCATAGAATATGCACAAAAATTTACAATGTTATTTATTTCTTTTTTCTTGCTTTAGAAACATTGTAATTTGGATGTTTTGCTTGGTGGCAGTTTTCGCATAAAGGAATCCCGCTTACATTATTACTAACATGATATTCTATCACTTTTTTTGAAATTTTTTCTTTCAAGTTTAAAGTTTCTTGACTTGGATTTTCAAGTCGTTCATTTAGAAAATGAATTTCTAACCAACCTTCTTCTTCCGCTATTTTTCTTAAAATTGAAGAAAAGGTTTCTTTGTCGTGATGAACTTCTAATTTTCCGTTTTGAATCCCACATACAAAACATGAAAAATTAAATTCTTTAAGTTTTGTATGCGTCCACTTATTATAAAATTCTTGAGAAGCTCTACAATAGGCGTTTAGTGGACTTACTCCACCTTTCCACAAGTGTGATGCAGCACCTTTTAATGGGTTTTTTTGGCTTTGGCAAGTCTTATCTTTTGCCCTGTTTTAAATTTTTCTGTGTCGGTAAATTTAATTCGCTCTGCATATTCAGGATTGGTTGCTTTTCTTTTTCCTTTGTTCCAAGGTTCTTTTCCATCAAAAAATTTAAATTTTCCTTCTTTATAGAGTTTCATTTTTGTTTCAATTGATTTTTTCTTTGCTTCGACTCCTCGTTCTTTGTTCCAAGGATTTTTTTCAATTTCCCTCACATGATGTCCTTTGACGTATGATCCAAAACCAATTGTTAATCCAAAATAATAAAGTTTTCCTCCGCAACCACATTTACATGTTGGTTCAATTCCACCGTAAAAAAGTTTTGCACAAAGTTCTCTTGAGGATTTTTTGTGAAGTTTAGAGTAGTGAACTCTTAAAGAATCCAAATTATATTGAACATCACACTCAGGACAATCATAAGTTTTTATTCTTTTTCTTTCATTTTCAGAAAGATCAAGTTCAGATTTTGTATTCATTCAATCATTATATTCAAATGTTGAAAAATTGCTAATCCACTTGTAAGTATGCGAAATTATTAAGGATTTAATGTAGCATATACGCCACGTCATACTCAATTCCAAGTTGGATCTCTTGTAACTCTGCGGATTCATGAGAGAATTCGCCAAAGTTTGCCGAAGTTAAAAACGCACCACGGATTTCCCAACGATTAACTACGTTTCCGACTGGATCAAGAACTTTAATAACAATGTCACGTTTGTAGAAATCCATATAGCCAGAACGACCAGAAATATATTCGGTTGAAAGTCTTAGCCATTCTTGAATTTGTTGGCCTGCGCTTGGCGCAATAGCTTGGTGCAGCGTGACATTCATTGGTTGAAAAGTCATTTTTGTTGCGACTTTTCGTTGAACATTGATCCAATGAATATCAGCTTTTTCAACCTGAACTTCTGGGGCTGAAAATGTTTTGATTAAAAAATAATCAATCCCTTCGATTTCAAGAATCGCACGATTTTTCATTACTGGTTCAAATTTAACTGGGAGCATTTTCCCAACTGGTAGTGTTTCTGCCATTATAAATAAAAATTCCTATTTCTAGGAATAAATATTTTAGAAATAGGAATTTGTTTAAAATAAAGATAAGTTCTTATAATTTAATCTGTAAAAACAACGCTTCCTCTTGTTAGCTCAAATGTTGATTCAATAAACTCAAGAGATTCTGTTGGTTGAACAATTATTTTTCCTCTTATTACTCTATTTGCTTTATCAAGTTGGGTTGTGGTTAAGTTGTTGATAAAAACTCTATAGCCGTCTAAGCCACCTAAGTCTTGTATTTCTTTCAATACTGGTTCAACGAGTTTTGAGAATTCTTGTAAGAGAGAATCTGTATATTGTTCAAACAATGTTGATTTAGAAATTAAGCGAATTCTTCTTCTAAGTGTAAGTAAAAGTCTACGAACGTTGATTCTTTCGAGAGAGGATACACTTGCGTTGACTGTTTTTTGTCCCCAAACTTTAACACCTTCTCCGCTGAATGCAGTAATTGGATTAATTTTTTCTGGATAAAGATCGTCAAGATTTTCTTGTTTAAGAGTTAACGCAGTTCTATCAACCGTGTTTAATGCACCGCGGGTAAATCCTGCTGGAGCAAACCAAGAATAGCCGACAAGATCATTTAATCCATAAGCTCCAAGAACAGCAACAGAAGGTGGTACTCTAACAGAAACCTTGTTATAAGAATCTTGAATTATAACATCTGGGAAATAAGTTGCAGCATAACTTGAATCTAAGCCTCTATTTCTAAAATTTATAATAGTTTGTGAAATAGAAACATCTTGTGTGTCACTTGTTATCGCATTTCCATTTACATCTTTTTCTTCTAGATCGAAAATATAGAAAATGTCATTTCTTGATCTTGTCGCAACATCAATTGCCGCATCTGTAATAATTTCGTGACGTATACCAGGCATAACAAACAATCTTCCATCGACTTCTGTTGAGTCAGAAACTAAGTCTAAAGATTTTCTATAGGCTTTAACAGTTGGACCATCAGAGAATCCTCGGTTAGAAGAATCCATTTCTTCAATAATAGCTTTGTTTGTTAGATATTTCGTATCAAGATTGAAGATTCTTACTCCGTCAAATCCACCATAGAAATAACATGTAAATTTACCAACAGTTCTTGTTGTTGGTTCTGTTAAGTCAGTTATTTGTAATGCTCTTGTTAAGGCAGATGTATCAGTAGATATATTTCCTGCACGAACGTATGTCCAATCTTTTATTCTGCTTGTGTTTGGCAGACCTGTTGAAGAATTGTAATAAATTTTTACTTTTTCGAGAGAGAAAAGATTGTTGTTGAAACGATCTGCGTCTAATATTCCATTTTCTGCAGAATCAGCAACACCTTCATTTCCATCTACAACAAAGTTCATCCAGTCTAATTGAAAGTCTGGGAAGTATTTTGTTCTAGAAGAAATGCTCTTGTTAAGAACTTTAGAGCTGTTTGGTTCGCTAACAGATACAACATTTTCGAATTGAACGCCCCAATAAAGATTACGGTCGGCTGTTTTTGTTGTTCCTGTTCCTTTTGAAATGGTTGTTCTGAACGGAACGGGCGGCTCCAATATTTTATTAAATGGATTTTGAGAAGTTAAATAGGTTGCATCGCTAAATGCAGGCATAGGAGCACTTCCAGAAGTTACTAAGTGTTGTGGACCTCTAAAGCCCATTGGAAGTAAACTAGAGTCAATGTCTCCATTGTCAACTAATTCATCCATTTCAACGCGAATATAACGTGAACGAAGTTCGTAGTTTCCCGTTTCGGTTAATCCTTGTTGTTCTTCTGCGATATCAAAATTGTAATAAATGTTTTTATCGCCAATTTGTTTTGCGATGTATTTAGCTGATTTTGGATTTAAGGTTAAGCCTCTAAAAGCTTCTAAAACAACTTTGTTATTGTCTGTATCGCTAAATGATCTGACAAGAATATCAAAAGTTCCATATGGATTTACATCATTCGTTGATGGAGAAATGTTTTCGACGCTTACCTTAACTGGGTTTTGTTCCCCATCTGTAATAAGATGAAATTTGAACAAGTTTTGATATAATCCACCTTGTCGTTGTGAGATAAACCAAGGTGTGTGTGCAGAACGATATCTATCTTCAAATGATTCATAATTTGGTGCGGTTGAAGAACCGCTGTTTCTAGACATTGCCCCCGTAACTAAAAATGCAATATTTTCGCGAACTCCACCATTAGCTGTGGCAATAATACCTGAACCAGTTGGCACGGCAAGAGAACTATGAACATCATAATAAGAGTATAGAACATATCCTGCTTCTTCCATTTTTAAAGGATCTTTATTTAGAACAGTTCCTAAATAATTTGGGGCTGTTGGATCAAATGAAGCTGTTAAAGCTCTTGGATATGTTTCGCTTGTTCCTTTGTGTCCGTTTAATAAAATAACGAATTCTTGAGAACCGCCAGACAAGTAAACAGTACCAGTTATGCTTCCTTTTATTGTACCAGCAGAATAATCTGCTGATGTAGAAGCATTTGGAATTGATGAATCTGGCCCTCTTGAAGAAGAAAGGGTTGGAATTACACCAGAAGCTGCCATTACAATGCCGCGAAGAATTGATTGCCCACGGCCACTTAATCCTGCATCTGTAAAAACAGTCGAACCATTACTTTCTGACATGTAACAACCAAGAAAATAAGTTCTTCCTGCTGATCCTGTTGCGTTTGGTGCCGCTGAAACTGTGTTTGCATAGGCATTACTTCCATACGCACCAGATAAACTAGACTGTGGTTGTCTATCACCAACAACAAAACCTGCACTTGTTACTTTGCCGCGGTTATCGCCACTATCTGTTCTTTGAGTTCCGTCACCAACACCTAAAATTCTTATTTGTGTTAATGCTTGTTGGGTTCTAAACCATTCTGTTGCAGCAAGTGCTCCGTAATTAACGTAAGTAACTGGTACCCCGAAAATGGTTCTCCAATCTTTTAATGTTGGAACTAAAACTGGTACGAATGCTGGTCCCATTTGTGTTGTTGAAATAACAACAGCTGGTAAACCAGAAGGTAATATTGCTGTACCACCACTTACATCAATTTCTTTTACATTTACGCCAGGACTTCTAAATGTTAATTCTGCCATTCTTTAATTTTCCTATTATCAAAGGTAATTACGATATAAAAACAAAACGCACCTCCAATATGCTTAGAAGTGCGTTTATTTTTTTAGTTTTAAAAGTGAGTTTTATGAAATAATAAAAGTTCCAGATCTTGTAATAACGAAATCAAGCACAACATATTCGACCGATTCGATTGGTCTTACTTTTATAGAAACTCTAATTTTGTGATTTTCTTTATCTATATCTGTATTGTTTGTATTATCGCACACAACTTGAAAAGCACTTATCGCTTTTGCTTGTTGCAAGAAAGAGAACTTGTTTTCTAAAGCTCGTTTAAGGTTATCTCTAATTGCTGGTGTTTGATTTTCAAATATAAAAGGATATCCAACATTTGAAATCAGTCTAGAAATTTCAATTGAAAGACGTTTAACATTTATTCTGGAAGTTAAAACATTTGTTCCTTGTTTGAGGGTAAATTGAGAGAATAGAACGAACAGTCCTTCGTCTTTGATAATTGGATTTATTCTTGTATCGCTAAATACATTTTTATCTTGAGCTTTTGTTTTTTGAGCAACGGCCTTAACAAATGTAAGTGCTCCGCGATTTAATCCTGCTGCGGCATACCAAGGATAAGTAACTCTATCATTGAATCCAAAAACAGCAAGTGCAGCTACCGACGCAGGAACAACCGTTCTTTTTTCATTTAGCGGATCTTCAATTGTTACAGATGGGTGATAAACGGCAACAGCGCCATTATCGATTGCTCTCGCATCGAAAACTTGTGCGGTTTTTTGATTATCAATAAATCTGTTTGTTTCTCCGTCAAAGATTCTGATAGAGTCGCTATCATACGCGGGAATATCCATTATATAAAAAGCTCGTCCGAAATCAGAAACCTTTTGCGAAGCGTAATCTGTAACAGTCGACTCCCTTTGTCCAGGGAGAACCATTATGTACATTGGAGAACTTAGCGGATCAGTTACAATTCTTACAGCGGTTTTATAGCTGTTTATTTGGTTGTTTGCATCTCCAGTTCCATTCATGTTTGTGCTAAATCCTGGGGAAACGAAACTTGATGCGGCTCCTCCATAGCCCGCGCTTCCAGATTCAATAGAAGTTGATCTGTCTGTGAATTTTCTAGCTTCTTTGTCTAGAACGTTAACGCCATCAAATCCTCCGTAAAACATTGTTGTGAATTTGCTATAGTCGCTAAAACGATTAAATTCAGCAGCAGTTCCTTTTTGCAGCACGGAAGCTAATGTGATTCTTGCTCCAATTGTTCCATCGGTTATTGTATAGTTTGTTCCGTCTGGTGTTCCATTTCTTATATAAGCTGATTCTTTTAAGATTGAAGCAACGGAGGCAGTAAGATCAGCAATTGCTGTGGTTGGGAGGGCAACTTTCGAAAGGGAAAACTTATTATTATTGAAAGTGTCAACAAAAGAACCAGTAAACAAAGTATCTAGTTTCGAAATACCTAAAAGTTTACCATAACTTGGAATAAGTTCATTTCTTTCGCTTACAATGTTTGTGTTTGTTGCCTCGGTATTACGTTCAAATTTAATACCCCAATATAAACGACCATCGACAATTTCTGTTGTTCCTGCTTGACCTGTGTATGCAGCAGTAGAAGAAACATCTCCTCTGGTAATTTTAAATCTGAATGGCAGTGGTGGAACAATAGGCGATCCAGAAACAGAACCAGAAGCTCCAATTCTTGTCGTTCCACTTGAATCAGTTGTAGAATCAGAAGTTTTAAGTGTTGGAACACCTTTAAAACCAAATGGTAAGCACTTCGCAGGAAGTGTTTTTAATGCAACCGCATCAGAAACGCGAACTCGAATATATTTTGATTTATTTGGATATGTACCAGAGATATTTACTCCGCGATCATTTTCATCCTCGAAATCAAATCTATATTCTGCTTTAATATCTCCGACAATTTTTGCAATGTAACGATCTGAATCTTTATCTAAATTTACATTTGTAAATTGTTCTAATATTTGTGGGTTGAAATCTGTATCTTCGAAACTTCTAACAACAACTGTAAATGAACCGTATTCATAAGAAGGATCAGAAGAAACTTTTAATCCAGCAATTGAAATTTTTACCATTCTATTCGCGTTATCGCCATCAGAAATGGTTTCAAAATTAAATAAATCATATTCAATATTACCAAATGGCTGCGAAATTATCATTGGTGTTTTAGGCGTTGAATACCTCGTATCGAATCTTCCAAAAAGATTTCTGAAAGGATCAGATGTTATTCCACCTGTTGACGTTGTTGCAGCAGAACCAGAAATAATTGCTACGCTATCTGTGTTTGAAGCGCCGCTGGCTATTGGGGCAATTTCAGCATCAATTGGAAAATCAGCGTATAAATAATGCCCTTCTTGTAAGAATTTATCTGGGTTAGTGTTTAACACTTTTCCGAAATAATCGCTGTCTGTTGGATTTAATGAAGCTGTTAGTATTTTAATTCCTGCCAATCCATCAGAAGCAGAAAAACTCGAACCTAAACTTGTTGATACTACAAGTTTAAATTTTCCTTTAGTTACGCTATTTGATCCGCTATCAATTGAAGCAATATCGTTTACAGCATCAACAAACGTTTCGTTTGTTCCATCTAGTACCATAATACGAGAACCAGAAGAACAAAGAATCATTCCTCTTACAAGATTGACATATCCACTGCTAGCAGTATAAGAATCGTTGTCTGTGAAAACAGGATATCCATATGATTCTTTTGTTGCTAAAGCATGTTTTCCGACAAGAAATTGAACTGAACCGTTGTGGCGAAGATCACCAGAAATTCCAGTCTGTGATCCAGAAACAAAAAATCCTGCGTTTTTAACAATTCCTTTTGTTCTAGTATCGTCAAAATCTCCAGAACCACTGTTTGATCCTGCTCCTAATAATCTTACAATTACTGCGCTGTTTCTATTCTCTAGCCATCTTTGCGAAGCATAAGATGCAGGATATCCTGGTGTTACTGATCCGAATTTTGCTATTTGATCAGATAATGATCCAATGACAGTTGGCACAAATGCTGGACCTTGTACCATTGCGCCAATAATTGCAACTGGATCGCCTGTTGGTACTGTGTCTCTTACCGAAGCATCTATTTCACTGTCACTGTATCCTGGGAATTTTAAAATTGTTTCTGTCATAATTTATCCTTGAAAACCTTTCAATGAATTTTTAATTCTAACATAATTATTTCGAAGTTTTCAGGAAACTTGTTTTTTAGTGAATTTGAACGAAATCATTCATCAGAAATAAAATTTATCAATTCGTCAATATTTGTAGCGCTATAAATTTTTTCTTTACTTTCATTACTTCTTAAAACTTCAGCATAAACTCTTTCTTTTTTATTCGTTAATGAGTTGGTAATAACTTTTTCGAAATATAAATTTTCTTCAAGTGTTTTATCTTTTTGATCATCTGGATCTGATATATTATTTAATAAAAACTTATCCTGTATTTGTTTGTTTCCAATGGTTTCTATCTCTTTTTTGAGATAAACTTTTGTTTTAGAATCTTTAATTTCAAAATCAAATGAAATGGCATTTGTATATTTTTTAATAGGATACATATTTGTTTCATCATTTGACGAAAGCAAGTATGCTTTAACTGTTAACTGAAGTTTTGTTTTAACTATTTTTTCGTTTTCGGAATAGTCATCAAAATTATCTTCCATAGAAATCTCATCTCCCAAATAAGCACAAAACCAATATCCTGCATCAGTTGTTAAAACAAAACCATTGTCTAATGGAAGTTTTGCTGCCAAAATCGATTGCAGTAAAATATTCATCGAATTTACGTTTTCTGTCCACAAAACAACCTCATACGAAATATCCACAAAAGTTGGGGCAGGCATAACTAAAAATTCAACAAGATTATTGTTTGTTTTTGGATCTAGTAAACTACCTTGTCTAATGCTTAGGTCATTTTTATTTTTACTTTGTTTTCTTTGTGAAGAAGGCGAAGTTCTTATAGACTTTAGCCCAATTTTATTTATAAGATTTTGATAAAAAGGATCTTTTTCCTCATCCAATCCAACCTTTATTACAATTTCTCCAGTTGCGCTATTTAAACTTCTCGAATTTTGTGTTCCTAAAGAATGGTTAATATTAGTTCTTCTTATAGCAATTGATGGAAGAATTAAAGTTCCATCTTGTCCTCTTAATGGAGTAACTTTCTTTGCCAAGGCAAATCGATCGCCGCCAGCAACTTTCACTTCTGGTTTGTTTAATGATGCAATTTTATTTATTCCTTTCAGGTATTTTGTAGGAAACTTTATTGTTTCATTAAATAGTTTTTTTACACTTTGATCAATGTCAAGCAAAGTACACGCAGGAGCATAAACTGTTTCGTATGCAGGATCTTCCCCTTGTAAACTACCAAAAGGAATTTGTTCGAGATTAGGAACTGTTTCTAAAGGTGGCTCTATATTTTGTCGCGTTATATTACCTTTTGTACCGTCGATAAATCGTTCTGGCACAGGAATTTCTGGTTCATAATTATACGACTCATTTTCTTGATTTCCAAGACGTGTTATTTTGCCAACTGTCATTTTATTTTATTTTCTAAGAGTAAATATGGAAAATAAAATTAGTCGTAGAAATCATCGTCTACATTGTCATCGTTTAAGAAGGAATTTACAATTCCTTCATCTCTGCTATTTTCTGGGGTTGGATCGTTTATCGCAATAACTCTTGGTCCATCATTTAAAGTTTTAGGAGCCATATCATCGCCGAGACGTTCGCGCATTTCTCGAATGTCATTAGTTGCGCCCTCTTTTGTTTGTTTCAAACCGCGTTGTTGAACAAATTCTTTTTGGATTCCACCTTCCATACCTTCCGAAGAAGGAGTATTGAAAGAAGAAGGATCAAAACGTCCAGGTCTTGCTGTAATACAAGTAGCTTTAAATGATCTATCGAATTCTTCTTGTCCCCACATGTTGTTCATTGGAACATAAGAAACTATTTCATATGCGTGATTTCCATATGTAATAAAATCCCCCTCAGAAATTTTTATTTTTTTCAACAAAAGATCTTTTGCTTGAAATAACACTTCCATTTTGCCACGAAGATAAGAACCGTGGGCATCGGCGATGTTTTCCCATTCAGGTTGTCCGCAAAGCGCGTCAACTATAATAGGACCATCAAAAACCTTTTCTATGGCCTCGTCATAAGTTTCATTCATTATTGATTTAGTTGCAGAAATTGAATAATAATAAATTTTTTGTCCAATTACGTCTTTTATGATTTCTTGGGTTATATCTGCATGAAACTGCAATTCTTTTTCTGTAATGAAAAGTCGTGCCATCTTATCTTACTCTAATTACTACTTGTGGCGGATAAGGCAAAAGAGATAGAAGTTTATTTGTTTGTTCCATTTTGTTAGCTTCTTTTTCCATAAGTTTATCATAGCTTAAACCATCCAAATATTCTCTGGCAGTTGTTTTAAGTTTTTCAATTCCATCACCAGCATAACTTAGTAGTTTTTCACCATTTAATGTGAGTTCTGCCCCAGGAATAGGCACAACATTTGTTTTTGAACGAATCCATCCGAGAGTTTCAGCGCATAAATAAAGAGAATATTCTCTGATCCAGTTTCTGCACCATATGTTTAAACTATCATAATTTACAATTCCAAATGGCACATTTGCTGGGTTAGAAACTCCGTATAGATTTGAGGCAAAATTATATGTGCCTCCTGGCCCCGTGCCAGGATGTAATCCTGATCCTAATGAAGCACTAGATTGAACAAAATTAGAATCCATTCTTGGGTCATATGGAGGCTGCTTAAATCCAACTCTAACCCAAACTCTTCGAACAGAACCTGAAGCCATAAAATCTCCAACTCCTGGAACTGGATATAGTCTGAGATTTCTTCCAAATTGTTCATAAGAATAATGGGATCTTCTAATTCTTCTTGCGTCTTCATAAAGACCAGCCCTTAAAACATCTTCATAAAGAGGAAGAACGAAATATTTTGTATCTGGTACCGCAACTCCTGCTTCTGTTGTAAAATCAGAGCCATACGCGATTGTAGATCCATAGTTTGAGTTAAAGATATATTCAACAGGTTCAAAATGAAAAACTTCATAAACTGTAAACCTTACATTGGAGCCCGATGGTTGATATCCAAATAATGTATTCCCCGCCTCGTCTTTTAATTCAGTGTATAGATCATAATCTTGGCGACTAGCTGTTAAAATTATAGATCCAGAATAAGATTCGGCCCAGTTTCCAATTCCGATATACCCAGTATATGGACCCGATAGAGAATCTAAAAAGTTTAAATTTTGTTGAACAAATGTATTTGATAAATTAATGGAAAATAACCCGTTAGAACCAGAAATATAACTTGCCGTAGGGGAACCTAAAAGGGAAGCTAAATTACTTTTTGCTTGGTATTCAACAAGAAGAGCATTCAATTGGACTGTTGCTTCTTCAAAAGCATTCCAAATTATTTTTTTTGTAAGCTCAACGCTTAAAACTTGTTCTCCAAATTTTGTTAATACAAATCTTACAAGATTATCAGCGTCTGATTGAAATAGTGGTGAACTATCATATAAACCATATGATGTTGGATTTATTGTTTGATTAAAGCCGCTTCCAATTGATGTCATTTTAACATTCTTAATTATAACTTCTTTTCTATAAGCTTTTATTTTAGTTGTTATAGTTGAAACTTTAAAATTATTTGATTGTAGTTAATTTTGTTGTGGGAAATTTTAAGTTTAAAAAAATAAAAGATGAACCAATCGGAAAACTTGTGAGGCCAAAAAAACTATATAAAGGCTATATTTTCCCAAACGAAATAAAATTTAACCAAAATTTTTCTTCTTGGTTTACTCCAAATATTAAACTGCAATGTAAACTTCAGACAACAAGAGAAGCTCAAATAACATATAAGAATTTTTCTAAATCGCATACAAAAGATATTGTAAAACAATTTAAAGAATTGAATTTGCGCGATGAAATTGACGAGAATCAAATTTTAGATGGATATGTGGCGGAAATAACAGGATTTATTTATTACTATAAAGGCGAATATCATCTTTGCAAATCGAAAAAAGAAGAAATCGCAATGATAAAAAAATCGAAAAAAATTGCGAACTTTAACATTTCTTTTCTTGTGGTTAAACTTTTTAATAGTGCCGACTTAAAAAAAGAAAAAGGACTCAATGAGTGGAGTTACCATTCGATTGAGTCCTTTGAATTAATTTATCAAACAAAAGAAGTTGTCGATTTAAAATATATTCTAGAAATGAAAGCTGTGGTACCAGGAACAGCATTAAAAACAAGTAAACAAACGTATATCGTTTTACTTAATGAACGAAAACCAAAACTAAATATTATTTTTAATTCATTAAGTTTAAATAAACTTTATTGTCTTGGTCAAAACAAATTAAAATATATAAAAGCAGATATATTTTACTCTATAGAGTATTAAGCTTGTGATTTTTCAACGAGTTCAGTTAATTCTTGAACTTGTTTGTTGTAAGTTTCAACATATGAAGGAGTTAACACTAGCTTTCCTTCCATTCCTTTTTGGTCACTTTCAACAACTCTAATCATTCTAAAATGATCTACGGCATTTGTTTGAGTTGCCATTGCTACACAAACTAAGTTTGCAAGTTGGCCAATTAATTGATCCGAAAGTTTATATTCCTTTGTTGTATCTTTTTTATCCATAAAACAATTATAAACCAAGATTTTTCAAATTGTTTAACACTTCTTTTTGTTTTTCTGTTAATTCGGTTGGAATTTTCGGAGAAATGTTAATTTTAAGTGGCAATCTTAAGCCTTTATGTGGAAATCCTTTATCTTTAACAAGTACATATTGTTCACCAGTTTTAGTTTCAAACCAAAAATCTCCTTGGTTGTCTTCGATATTTAATTTAAATTTACCTCCAAGTAAGAAATCACTAAATGGAAGACTAAAATCAATGGCTAAAATTCTTTCATTTTCAAAAATTTCCATTTTAGTTGATTCAGGAATAACAGTTTGAACCTTGAGCATAAAAACATATTCAATATCTTGAATTTTTCTTATGATTTTTTTGTTTATTGGATAACAAGGTTCAAAAACAATTTCTTCTTCTAATGTATATTGTATATGACCTTCGCCTTTACAATCTCCACATTTTATCATTTCTTTTTTAGAGCCGCCGCAAACACCACAAGTGGTTGTTTGTCTAAACAATCCAAATGTTCTTTTTTCGTCAACAGTCTTTGTACCTTTGCCATTACATTCTTTACATGGATTTTTTGTTGGTACAACTCCATGCCCGCCGCATGTTGCACAGTTTAACCCAAAATTATAGTGAATATGTTTTTTACAACCAGTAATAGCTTCTACAAAGCTCAATTGAATTGAATCTGGTAGTTCGACTTGGATATTGGAAAGTTTTTGTGCTCTGTTTTGAAATTTTGAAAACACACTTGAGAAAAAATCAGAAAATCCATACTCTTCTTGTGATTGTTGCGACGCTTCATACGATCCATCCTTTATAGAATTGTATGCTTTTTGGACTTCTTTAAATTTGTCTTCCGCTTCTTTTTGTTTTTCTTGCGATTCTGTTGCAAATTTATCTGGGTGAAATTCAAAGCATTTTTGTTTATATGCTTTTTTTAATTCTTCTTCGGCGCAACCCTTCTCAACTCCCAAGATTTCGTACGGATTTTTTTCCATGATTTTTTGCTCCTAGCTGGCTACTCGTAAGCACGAACGCGAGGAGTGTCAAGGTCGAGGAAATTAGACTCTTCTATTTGAATTTGAACGGGAAATATCATCTAATTGAACTGTAAATGCATTTACCTGATCGATAAATGAGCGATACTTTCCATATCCATCGTAAAATACAAATTTTATGTCTGTTTTAAACTCACCTTGCGTTATTGTGTGATTAAGACCATTTACAACATAAATGTTATCTACGGTTGTTCCTGTCTGAAAATCTATAAAAACTCTTTGCGCGAAATTGATTAACGTATTTCCAAAACAAGAGACATTCAATTCCGCAGGAATAATTTGTATAGGTAATCCACCAGGTTGTTCGCCGTTTGCTCTTTGAGGATTGGCATTTGTGCTTCGTATCATGTTAACAGAAGATAAAGCAGGGTCATTTTGGGATGTAAGGGTTGCTGTTTGAATTGTTGTTCCCGCACATCCATATATAATGTATGGCATTGTCTTCATTATAAATTCTTTGAGTTTTCCTTGACTTCCAACAAATTTATAATAGGAATATCTACCATCAGGATTAAGCTCTCTCCTTGATGGTTCTATTCTTTCAATTAAACCATTTCTTACAGCACTACCTATTATTTGTTCTATTTGTTGTTTTTGGGCTTGACCAATTCTAGAATTTTGGTTTGTTGAATCAGCAGTTATTGTTGAAAAAGCAGAAAGGGTATTGTCTCTTGCAATTTCTAAAATACTTCCAAGACCTTCATACTGTGATGCTTGTTTGTCATAGACATGAATTTTTAGAATTGTTTTAGAATTGTCTATTGTTTCTTCTAGTGAATTTGGGACGAAATTTTTTCGAGGAATACTTTCAATATAAAGTTCTATTGTTGGTTGTTTAAAGGTTCCATCTGGTGTTATGTTTCGCAACCTTTCGCTTATTTCAGTTTGAAGTCTAACAGCGTCGAATCTTGCAGTTGTTTGAGGTTGGTTTGTATTTCTATCAACTGTTTTTTCATAAAAATCATCAACACCGTAAACAGGTGCGGCGGGATCATCTATAATTGTTGATTGAATAAATTGCATAAAGTCATTCAAGTTCACGTTGGCCGCGCGAGAAACAGATTCCATTCTAAATCGAAAGTATTGCTCAATCATGAACCTTAAATCAATCATAAATTGCCCAGTGTGCAAAAACCTAGCGTATCCAGAATAATTGTTAAAAGGATAAAAAACAAATTGTATTTCGTCGTACTTTCCTGTTGCCGCAAGTGGTTGTCCAATAAATGTCATTAATAATTTACCAAGCGATATTTGTTCATTGTTAAATTCATTTAATAGGTTATTAGAAATATTTTGCCCAGGAACAGTCTGTTGTCTTTGATTAGCGCCATCGCCGCTTCTTAATACCCTTCTGAAAGTTTCTGAGGGTCTTCTTACAGGAGCTCCCTGAATTCTTCTATCAGGCAATTCAAATCCAACTGGATAGAATGGGTCGTATCCATCTTTAAGAATAGAAAACTGTTGCCTTATATCCGACTGAATTGAATTTGATAATTGTTCGAGAGCAGAAGTTTGTCCCGCTTGTCTATTATTCCCTCTAGTATTTCTATTTTGATTTATTGTTTGAAACATAGACGTTAAAGAATCTAAAAGTGCAGAAACGTCTCTATTTCGCGAAGAAATAGGGCCTAAACTTTGTTTTAATTCTCTTATTTGATTAATAATTTCTGGGGATAGTCTAATGTTTGATTGAATATCTGATGCAGTATCTAATGCTTGAATTCCTCTAATTTCTCTTGAGGCTGTATTCCCACTAGATTGATTTGGAATTGCTTGTCTAAATCTTGAAATTATATCACTAAGTTCTTGAATTCTTACAATTGATTGCCGCGTCGCTTCCGAAGCTGTTGCAATATTTGAGGTATAAATATCTGTTCCACCTTTTGTAAAAAGTTCGAGAGTTATATTAACTTGACCTACTTCATCAAAAGTAAATTGGACATTTTTTATTCCATATTTTTCTTTTATTCTTGTGGAATTAAATAAATCAGCATAAGAATTGTTCAATTCGGCTCCATCAGGATGTGCCCATCCATATTCAACCATTAATTCTGTTGTTCCATATAAATCAGGTTTAACCAAATCTGCAATTTCATGCAGTCTACTTCTATCATGCAAAATAAATTCCATTTTTGCTGTTTTAAATGAAAATAAACCAACAGATGGGGCAACGTCAATTGAAAGTTGTTTGAAACTTAAAAATGGGCGAAATTTATCAATAACAGATGTTGATCTTAAATTATATTCATTTGTAGAACTGTTTAATCTGTTATATTTTGGATTAGGAGTGTCGGCGTTAACCATAGTTTGCGGAGAAGTGAAAAGCTCCATTCCAGCAATAGCAAGATTTCCAGTATCGTTGCGCGCACCCTCAATTCTTCCTTCGACTTGATTTCCTTTGGCTAAAAGTGCTAAAGTAGAGTTGTCTCTTACTTTTACAGCACCTTCTAAAAATTTAAAAATAGAAGGTGCCGATAAGTTTCCATCGTAATCAGTTGTGGGCTTTCCAAACATAAACTGAACATCGAGATATGGAATAAGTCTGCTAAGCTCTATATTTGGTATACCATTAAATAAAATAGAAAGTCCTTCTGTATCTTTTGCCGACGGAGAAATATTTGGACTGAAAATTTCAATCGCTGAAAGTTTTTTAACTATATTATCGTCGTCTTGTTTGTTTAACATTTCTCCAATATCGGCAGTAGAAAATTGATTTTCATTAAGTTTTGAACTATGGTGAAGTTTTACAAAATTACTAATTTTCGATTGTAAATCCGCTTGATTTATAGTGTTTGAGCCTCTCGTATAATAATCTAGAGCCGTATGTAAATCATTTCTTGAAGATTCTGGGTATTCTGTTGGTGGAGTTCTGCGAACTCCGTCAATAATTTGACCAGTTGCACCTGTGGCTGTGCGGTTTCTAACTTCATCAATTACTGGAAGCGCACCTTCTCTAGTATTAATAATCAGGTCTACAATTTTTGCTTCGGCTTGAGATGGTTGAATTGAACTATCAATATTTCTTATATTATTTGACAACCCCTGTAGCTGTTCGAGGGCAATTGCCGAAGACAAATCCTTTGTTGTTAAAACGCCAAAATATGGCGCAAGTTTCTCAACAGCTTTGTAATAATATATTTTATCTAATTTTTTTACCATCTCACAGTTAAGTAATGAGATCAATATCTTCTAAATTGGGAATAATAACAACAGTACCAGGAGGAACCTGTAAACAGTTACCAATGTTTGAAGCGGCGGCTAAAATATCATATTTAAAAGAATCCCCATAATATTGAGCAGCTAAAGTATCAAGACGCTCTCGTCCAGTTAAAATATGTTCTTCATAGCGTATTTGTCCTGTTTCAATCGCTTTTCTAATTTTGGGAATAAATTCGGATGTTCCATATTGTGTACCGAAATTTAAAAGTGGTGATTTGTCATATCTCATGTTCTAGGACCTCTTACAGATGGAAAGTTATACACAACTCTGCTTTGGTGAAAGTTTTTATGGCCTTCATCTGAAGAGTGATTCTTTCCCATTAAATTTGTAACAATTTGACCAGATGGCCATATTGGTGCAGTCATTGCACCTTTATAATCTAATCCTGGATTTATATCATAAATTGGCGTTATTTCCATATTAACGGTAACAAGAGAAGGAACTCTTCCATCAAATTTATCTGTTATCCAAGGAGCATCCATAATGTTTTCAAAATTCATTGATTTTATAACACAAGCAAGTCCTTTACCTTCTGTTGTACAAAAGGCTTTCATAATTGGATTTGCGTTCTCTCCATCGCATTTAAAAAAATCTGCAACGGTTGTGTTAATAGTTTCTCTTTGGGTTATTGGATCTGCTGGTTCCACATTTTCTCTTGGAGGCAGAATTCTAGTTAACCTGTCTGGATTGACACACACAACATCCCCTGTTGGATCGTCGTTAACCATGTTAAATAGCGATGTTGGACTTTGACCACGACGATTTCCAGAAATTGTTCTAAAACCAAGCTGTTGTCCGTCGGGTCTTGTGTCTGTTATTCTTACGAGATAGTTATTTCCTGTTCCTCTTGTGGAAGGGTGGAACTCAACAATTTCTCCTCGAACGTAACCAGAAGGAATGTATAAAAAAGCACCAGGAACAATTCTATATTGTCCAATTTGTTGCCCGAGTTGTCTTGCATTTGTCGAAACAGAATCATTTGGAACAACAACAGGCCATCGGTTTTTATTAGAAGTTGGTCGAATCTCCACAGAATCTCCAGGCTGTAATGGTCTGCGTAAAGTTGCAGCTTCATTGTTTCGTCTTTGTTGTTGGGCACGAATATTATCAGTTGGCTGTCTAATAGATATTTGTCTTTCGGTTGCTAGTTTAAATGTTTCTTCTCTGCCTTGAATTTGTCCAGACAAACCAAACAGTCTAGCAACAGCAAGCTTAGAATAATTCGATTTCCATAAATCGCCAAGTCTTAATCTTATAAGAGGTGTTGCCGCAAAAACTTGAGAAAATGGTTGAATAAATTTATTTCCTTGGTGGGATAAAATACGTCCTTCGGAATATTGAGGATGCAAACATGCAGCAAGACGATTTAATTTATACCACATTTGATCGTGATCGGAATCATTTACTGCTAATACTTTAAAAGAAAAACTTATACTTCTTTTTGTATTTTTATAAATTGGAACAACACCAATTCTTCCATATCCTTCAACTTCATTATATTCTGCTTGAATACTGTCAGAGGCAGAATCTAAAAAAGCATGAAATGAAATAATTTCATTTGTTCTTAAATCATGAAAATAAAATGGCATATAATCTCTTTCAAGATAATCTTCCATTTTTTTAACTTCAGCTTTTGGAATTCTTCCATTTATGTAATCGTTCGTATGAACAACATTTGATTCTGAAAGTTTTCTTGTAGCTTTTGCCGCTGGATTCTCTTCTCCGTTTAAAAGTTTATCTGCCTCTATAATAGATTGCGGCATCAAAAGCATAGACTGTAAATTGCTATTAGCATACGCAGTTCCACCATTGGTTTGATCTAAACGATGTTTAACAACAAAAATACCAGGATTTACTCTTTGATCATCATTTGAAATTTTTTCTTGTATACCATCTATTGCGGATATTGTGGTTTCTAAACCAGGAACAGGAGATTGTTGTTGTAATTCATTTACAATCAAAACTTTATCTCCAATCAAGGCTAAAAACTTAATAAATTTAAGCACGAAATTTGACTTAAGTTTTTCCATTAAGTTTTCTGGCGAAAGGGTTTCTCTTATTTCTGATCCTTGTCCAAGATTCACATTTTGTAACAACGAACCAAATCCACCTAAAATCAATTCTTGTATACCAGCATTTAATTTTCGAATAAAAATTGAATAATATCCGAAGTTTTTCATACTTGTAATGTCTTCAGAAGCTCTTATCGAACTAATAAGGGAATCACCTAGTCCAAAGAATTGTTTAAATCCAGCATCTATTGATAAAAAGAAGTCATTTGTAATTTGAGGTAATTCAAATGGATCTAATATGTTTTGTAACAAATCAGAACCAGCATTAGCTGTTGAACTTCCAAATAATTTTTGGCGGTCTCTTGAACTTCCATTTGCTAGGTGATCGCCTTGAGTTCTTCCTGTTAGGTTTAATGATATTGCGATCTTTTTAAGCAAAAAAGATATTGTTGTTAACGTTGCTAGTGTTTTTGCTAAAGATAAAGGTGAGCCTGTACCAGTAAAAGGTTTAAAAGGATTGTTTGGGCTCCCAAAAGAGGTAATCGAATAAGAATTGTCTATTACAGAATCTCCGTTATCAGTTGCTTTAAATCCAGGTTTTATATCTTCAAGAATTTTTGAAGCTTTTGTCAAACCAAATGTAATTTTGCTACCTAATTCTGTCGCGCTAGGAACTAGGTTTGCAGCATCGATAGCAGCTATACTATTTCCTGCTGAATTTGTTATTGCAGAGTTAGATTCTCCAGAACTTGCCAAAAGAATTTTCAATCCAACAGATTTCATATCTTCAATTGTAAGTTGATTTATTTTAGGATCTGATTCTACAGTCGAAGGAAATTTTCTTGGACCATGAACTCCAAGTGTTTTATACGCTATTGTTCCTAAAACAATTTTATTTTCATCTGGGTCGTTTTCTTTTATTATTGGATTTGAGGGGCTGTAAACATTGTTTTCACTCAATAGTTTTTCAACAGATACATTTATTTTTGATTCTTCTTTATTTATCTCAATATCGTTAAGAGCATCTTGCCAATCCATAGCTTCTGGTGCTGGACTGTATTTTCCTCTTTTTATTTTAACTGTCAGTTGCCCGCTGTCCGAAGTCGTAGCAAAATTCAGTTTTGCTTCTTCTGATGCTATAGCTTTAATAAAAGTATTTTGTTCTTCTGAAACTGTTGATATTGAATTCTCACCGCCACCAACATTTCCCTCAACATATGTTTTCTGAATAGGAAATTTATCTTTAGCATTTAGACTGTTTAATCCAACCTGCTCAGAAATTTCTTTTTTTAGTGGCGCAATAAAGTCATCACCAGAATATGGTTCCTTTTTATTTTTTTGAAGTTCGCTTTCTAAAATGATAAAAATTTTACCATTTTCTTGATGTCTATAAAGTGCCATTGTTTTACAAAATTAATTATTTGACATGCTTTTTTCTGAATTATAATTTCGACAAATTAATTATTCTTGATTGTATAATACAATAGGAGAGAAAACTATTAATGGCTAAAAAAATAAATGCTTTAACAGAAGCTGTAGCGAACTATGAATTAGTGTTACTGAAACACAAAGACGCATTAAAAGAAATGCTTAAACACGACTGTTTTAAAGATGCAAAAAAAGAATTTGACTCTAAAGAAGAAGTTGCACTTCACGAAAGTTTAAACGAAGTTTGGGGAAGAGCACCAGAAGAAAAACATGTATCTCTTACAGGCGGTAATGTTGGTCCTGGTCAATATGGCGAAGCAACAAAACCTCTTGGTAAACTTAGAGCAGCTTTAAAATCTGCCGAAATGGATTCATTTCAAACAGTAAATGACCTTTCAGAAAAACTTGAAACAGTTGTCGGCGCCGTTGATGATGTTCTTCCACTTTTAGATTCAGAAGAACCCGTCGTAAGAAAAGAAGCCAAAGTTTTAGTCGCAAAACTTTATTTCGCTATTTCAAACATGTTTAAGGTTGTAACAGAAAAAGCAAAAGAATTAAGACTTAAACTTCCAAGAGATTTTGATACAGAAGAGGCCCGCAATCTAATGCGAAATGCAAATATGGCTACTACGGCATCTAGCTCCGAAGTTGATGCAAATATTCCAAAAACGAGAGAACCAGGATTTTTTCGTGGAATAATGGATAAAATAAGAGGCCGATAAATAATGAAAAAAGTTCAATTTAAAAATGAAATGAAAACAGTTCTAAAAGAAGGACTTTTATCAAAAATTGTAAATCCAGGACATGGAGAGCTTGATAAATATTTAACCAAGGTTGATAAAGTTATTACAGATACAATCGAAACTTGTGGCGAACTTATTGAAGAAGGTGAAGAACTTATGGAAGAAGATATACTTCGCCTCCCACAAGTTGGAGAAAGAAACAGAATAATTCTTGATATGATTGGTATTTTGAGAAAACTTAAAAATGATTTAGCAACAATGCCAAATCAAACAAGACAAAAAATGGGTTAAGAATTTATTTGTTCAAGAATTTTTGTTAAAAATTCTTGAACTGTTTCTTGTGCTGATATATCGATATAGTAAACTATAGGTGCTTGATTCTTTGCAAATCTCACATATGAGTCTTCTTTTTTCTTTGATTTAAACTCTACCAAATCATACTTTTCAAATTTAAACTGATAGATTTTATTAGGAAGTTTTGTACCAGTTACAAACGGAATAAAATAGTTTGATTTCTTATCTTGTGCAAAAAATCTTTCTTTCTCTATTTCCGATGGAAGGCCACTATAGTTTTTTGTTACTGTGAGATTTTTCATATATGCATTTTCTGTTATCAAACTAAAAAAACCCTCATCTCCATATTCGATAATATCTTTAGCAATGTTAAAAAAATTATCAGTAGATTTTATCTCTACTAAATTTACAATTTTTGTATATAAATTTGTGCCTGGAAAATGTTCTGATATGAAATTGAAAAGATCTTCTATGGTATTTGCCAGTGTAGATAATTCTACTGTAGAATTTTCATCGGTTTTTTCAAAAATAAATTGTTTTAAGAAAAGCATCATTTTTAAATATAAGAAAATAAATAGTATTTATAAACATCATGATAAAGATATTTGACATAGTGTTTGAAAACAAGGATCTTGATAGACAGTATAAAGAACTTGGTTTCAAACCAGGAGTACATCCTGTCGTAACCACACATAATAAACTTTTAGATGGTATTAGAAAACAAGTTACCTCAGTATTAAAAGGTGAAAATAAATATCTCCCAAACTATGGAAGTAAATTAACGAAAGAAGAACTTCTCCAACTTGTCACAAAAGGATCTGTGGTAATTCATGATAAAAATGGAGAGCCTCATGATGTATCAATTTCCCAAGCTCTTGATAAACCTGGAATGTTAATTGAAATTTTAAAAGAACTTATTGTTTCTGGTTTTTATACAAGAGAAGAAACATCTCCTGCTATGAAATATCTTTTAGCCTCGTCTGCTCGCCTAAAAATGGCAAATCTTAAAAAAGAAAATTATTTCGAACTTTCAAATATCGAAATTGAAAATCTTTTATTCTTGCTTTGATTTATCTTTCCCTCTTTACAGCCCTTTTATCAGTTGGTATGATATACTGATTTATGACCTCTTTCTGCTACCAACCAAAAATGTTAAAAGAGGAAATTCTTTCTGATTTTGAATGATTTTACATGGAAAATTCCAAGGAATATGTAATATTTGAATTTATCACTTGTTTTCCTAGGAATTCTTGTTTAAACAGTCATTCTTATATGCCTAGAGCGGGCTAGAATATAATAATAAACTATTTTCCAGGAAAAACCAAGACAATAAAACCCAGGAAATTATGCGAGATTTTATCGAAAATAAGGCAATAAAACATGTCACAGACAACACTAAAGTTTCCATACTGGAAAGATGCCCCAGAAAACTATACGGGAATCATCGATAGGACAAACGGAGTAAACGGATCAATTGAATATTACAGAGATGGATTACTTCACAGAATAGATGGTCCAGCCATCAAATATATGGCTGGAAATGAATATTGGTATGTTGATGGAGATATATACTTTGTTTCTTCATTAAATTGGTTTATTGAACACTCGGTCTTTCTTAAAAAAGAAAAAGGTAAATATGACTTATATTGGCTTAAGTTCTTAACAGAAAAAGGAATTGAAGAGTTTCCAATAATACCAGGAATGGAAAAAAATAAAGATTTTATAGAAATAATAGAAAACTTAAATATGGTATAAAAACATGAACAAAATATATGTCGAGAGGTTTAGTTTTGCTCCGAAAAACTTTACAGGAGTTGTCGAAACCTATAATAAAGACTTGTGTTGGCTTAAAGAAGGAAAACTTTATCAAAGAGAAAATGATCAACCAAGTGTCCAATATTGTGACGGAGAAAAAAGATGGTTTATGGATGAAAAACTTCATAGAACAACTGGTCCCGCAGTTGAAAAACCAATCTGTAAACTTGGTGGGGCAACTATAATCATAGATCACAAAGAATGGTGGGTTGAAGGAAAACACTATTTTCCTATTGTTTTTGAATTTTATAGCAACAATTTCTTTTTAGAAAATAGAATCTTTCTTAAAAAAGAAAAAGATAAATATGATCTTGAGTGGTTATGGTTTTTAACAGAAAATGAAATTAAAAAATATCCTCTTATTCCTGGTATTGAATCTGACAAAAGGACGAAATCTTATTATGACCATTTAAAACTACAAATGTAGCACACAAAAAAACAAATAAATAAAAATGAAAACAATAAAACTAAAACTAAAAGAACATGTTCCTGAACACTATACAGGAATTATCGAATGGGAAAATGGACCAAAATATTGGTATAAAGAAGGAAAACTTCATAGATTAGATGGTCCTGCTTGTGAATTTTCAGATGGATATAAACAATGGTGGATTGAAGGAAAAGAAAATAATGTCAAAAAACTTTTTGAACTAATTCAAAAAGCGATTTATCTTGGAGCCGAAAAAGGCAACCATAACCTGTGTTGTTTAAGGTTCCTAACAGAAAATCAAGGAATCCAAGAGTTTCCCATTGTTCCAGGAATGGAAGAATGCAAAGAATTTAAAACTTTGTTTGAATCCCTTAACCAAAAAACGATCGCGGCATCAATAACATGAACCAACAACAAACAACATTAAAACTGAAAAACGAAGAACCTATTCCAGAATACTATACAGGAATTGTTGAACGGGAAAATGGAACCAAGGAATGGAGAAAAAAAGGAATGATTCACCGAGAAGATGGTCCTGCGGTTGAATATTCAGATGGAACCAAATGTTGGTACAAAAATGGATTGTGGCATCGACTCGATGGCCCAGCAGTTGAATATCAAAACAAGTATAAAAATCGATGGCATATTGATGGAAATATCATGAGTGCTAAAATTCTAAAACATCATATAGATAATATGATTTATTTAGGAACCGAAAAGGGCAAATATAACTTATATTGGTTAAAATTTTTATCAGAAAATGGGGTCGAAGAGTTTCCAATCATACCAGGAATGGAAAAAGATGAAAATTTTAAACCACTCCTCCTAAAAACTTTAGGGACATAAAGCATGAAAATTTTGAAACCAAAAAATAGTGAAAAATATACAGGAATTGTTGAATGGGAAAATGGAACCAAATATTGGTATAAAGATGGATTACTCCACAGAGAAGATGGACCAGCTGTTGAATGGGCAGACGGAGCAAAATTCTGGTATAAAGAAGGAAAACTTCACAGAATAGATGGTCCAGCTATTGAATACGCAAATGGATCAAAACTCTGGTATGAAAAAGGAAAACTTCATAGAATAGATGGTTCAGCAGTCGAATGGAATGATGGGATAAAAGAATGGTGGATTGAAGGAAAATTCTATAACCAGTCGGATCTAGAAAAATTTATCAACTATTTCCTTTTTCTTGGAAAAGAAAACGGCAAATATAACTTATGTTGGTTAAAGTTCCTAACAGAACAAAGAATTGAAGAATTTCCAATTATTCCTGGAATGCACAACGCCTTATGGTTTAGGGAACTATTTCAAAATCTTGATGAAATCAAAACGACACCAATAACATGAATACGATAAAACTGAAAAATGAAGAACCTATTCCAGAATACTATACAGGAATTATTGAATGGGAAAATGGAACCAAATATTGGTATAAAGAAGGAAAACAACATCGAATAGATGGTCCTGCTTGTGAATGGGATAATGGAGATAAGTTTTGGTATAAAGAAGGCTTACTTCATAGAATCGATGGCCCAGCAATTGAATATCAACATGGAGCCAAATTTTGGTATATAGACGATAACCACTATCATGGCTCCAAAACTATTGAAATCTTGTTATCCAATTCTATCTTTCTTTCTGCCGAGCCAAACGGAAAATATAACATTCCCTGGCTTTTGTTTCTAACAGAACAAGGAATTACTGAACACCCTATCCTCCCAGGTTATCCATATTCTTTAAGGTATATCAATAAGTTTGTTTCCTCTCTCCCTGATTCCATTCAGTCCATTATAAGGTCTTCAGCTCAATAAAAACATTCGGGGCAGCAACAGCATGAATATGCTAAAAATAACTTCCAGAAGACAAATTCCAAAAAACTTTACAGGTATTGTGGAATACGAAGACGGAAACAAAGTATTTCTTAAAGAAGGAAAATATCATCGAACTGATGGTCCTGCTATTGAATGGTTAAACGGCACAAAACTTTGGTATATAGAAGATAAACGGCACCGAATAGACGGCCCAGCGATTGAGTGGAGTGATGGATCAAAAGAATGGTGGATCGATGATAATATTTTTAACTGTACGTTGCTAGACGAGCTCATTCAAACATCTGTTTATCTTGGAAAAGAAAAAAGTAAGTTCAATCTTGAATGGCTAAGATTCTTAACAGAAGATGAAATTTATGAATTCCCAATTATTCCTGGTATGTGGCAATATGAAGAGCTTAAAATCTCGTTTGAAAGTCTTGATAAAGAAACAAAAACGGCACCAATACCATGAATACCTTAAAACTAAAAGAAAATCAAGAGCCCCCATCAAATTATACAGGAATTGTAGAACATGTAGATGGAACCAAGTTTTGGTATAAAGAAGGATTGCTTCATAGAGAAAATGGCCCAGCTGCTGAATATAATGACAATAAAACTAATTGTTGGTATGTAGAAGGGTTAATTCATAGATTAGATGGTCCAGCAATTGAATATGCAAATGGAGTTAACGAATGGTACATTCAAGATGAATGTTATGCTCCTGAAATGCTTTCTCACTTGATTAAAACATCTATTTTTCTCGGGAAAGAAAAAGGAAAATATAACCTTTATTGGTTAAAGTTTTTATCAGAAACCCAAGGAATTAAGGAGTTTCCGATCATTCCAGGGATGGATAAAGATGAAAGTTTCAAACAACTATTCGAAACTTTAGGAATATAAAAATGAAAACAATAAAACTGAAAAAACATGAAATTGCCCCAAGCAATTTTACAGGAATTATTGAATCGGAAAATGGAAATAAGTATTGGTACAAAAATGACAAACTTCACAGAATAGATGGACCAGCTGTGGAATATCTAGGCGGAACAAAAGAATGGTGGATTGAAGATAAACTTCATAGAGTAGATGGACCAGCAATTGAATATTCCAGTGGACATAAAGAATGGTGGATTAATAAAAGTGTTTATAATGTTTATTACCTAGAATATCTTTTTGAAACCGCAATATATCTTAGGAAAGAAAAAGGAAAATATGATTTATATTGGTTTAAATTCTTAACAGAAACAGGAATTGAAGAATTCGCGGTTATTCCAGGAATGGAAATCGATCAAGAATATAATGAATTATTTTTTAAAATTGATCAATTGGCGGGGGCAACCTCAATATGAGTCAAATAAAACAGCGAAACATTTTCCAACTAAAAGTTGGAGAAAAAATACCAGAAAACTTTACTGGTATTGCGATTAACGAAAATCAATCTAAATTTTATTACAGAGATGGATTACTCCACCGAGAAGATGGACCTGCAAGAGAATGGGCAACTGGTCATAAAGAATGGTGGATTGATGGAGAAGAATATACCTGGTTGTGTGTTTTTACGATGATAAAGGACGGGATTTATATTAAAACTGAAAAAGACGACTATAACCTATATTGGCTAACATTTTTGACAGAAGAAGGATTCGAAAAGTTTCCTATTATACCTGGAATGGAAACAGATCCGTGGTTTAAAGCCTCGGTCGAGATGCTTAAACAAGCCAAAATAATCGAGGCAACATCACCATGAATCAACAACAAACCATAATAAAAGTAATCTCATTTACGGAAGTTCCAGATAAGTATACAGGAATTGCTATCCGTAGCAATGGATCTAAATGTTGGTTCAAAGAAGGAAAAAGACATAGAATAGATGGTCCAGCAAACGAATACTTTGATGGATCAAAAATATGGTGGATCGAAGGAATTCTTTATGGCCATAGACTATTAAAAAATCTTATTGAATTCTCAATCTTTCTTGGAACCGAAAAAGGAAAATATGATCTTGATTGGTTAAGGTTCTTAACAGAAGAAGAAGGAATCCAAGAGTTTCCTATAGTTCCTGGAATGGAGGAATTAAAAACATTTCAGGAGTTGTTTAAAAGTCTTCGTAATCAAATAGTCGGGGCAACAATACCATGAATACCATAAAACTTAAAGATGAAGAAAATATTCCCAATAAGTTTACTGGAATTGTTGAATGGGAACACGGAACAAAACAATGGTATAAAGAAGGATCGTTTCATAGATTGAATGCTCCAGCAGTTGAATTCGCAGATGGAACAAAATATTGGTACAAGGAAGGAAAACCTCATCGAGAGGATGGTCCAGCTATTGAATACCCAAATGGAGAAAAACATTGGTATAAAGAGGGAAAACGACATAGAGTTGATGGTCCTGCTATTGAATTACCAAACGGAGAAAAAGAATGGTGGATCGAAGGAATGTATTATGCTCCTGCAATACTTTCTTACTTAATTCAATTTGCTGTTTATCTCGGAACAGAAAAAGGCAACCATAACCTACCTTGGTTAAGGTTCTTAACAGAAGAAGGAATAGAAGAATTTCCTCTTATTCCAGGTATGAACCAAGACAAAAACTTTAAGAAGTTGTTAATCCATTCCTATAACTCTTGACTCTCTTCTTGGTTAAGATATATCATGGTTGAAACTTCTTTCTATTTGGTTTCTATTTGGTTAAACCTTCATTAATTTGATTAATTTTCTATTAAATTCTTGTTAAATTCTTCACATGGTTTCTATTTGGTTAAACCTTCATTAATTTGATTAATTTTCTATTAAAACTCATATGGTTAAACCTTCATTAATTTGATTAATTTTCTATTAAATTCTTGTTAAATTCTTCACATGGTTTGATACATTTCACTCTTTCAACTTTTTCTTCAAAATTTTACTTTCTCAAACATTTCATTTAATTTCTTTTAGTTTCAATTTTTGGTCTTGGGAACCAACACACACGGGCAACAGTTGGGCGTCAACTACCGCAACGAATAGTTCAAGAGTTTCGATAAGTTAGAGCAAGGTCAATGTGAAATTAATTCAGCAAGTGGAGGGTAGCGGGGTTGTGGAGTGGGGGAAGGTGGAAGGAGGAATAAAGTGGAATTAAAGTAGGAAAGAGAGAGGGAGGGGTTGACGGTGCGGATAGAGTGGCTAAGGTGAGTATTGGTGGAGTGGGTTTATTTGTTAAGAAAGGACAAATAAAAAAGATGCCAAAACACAGGGTTATAAGGTTAAAACCCAATATAAGTGGTGTGAGGATGGGTTTCACGGGAATGATTATTTCGGAGAAAATGGGTGGTGGTGTTGCGGGAAAATATTGGTATAAGAAAGGATTACTTCATCGAGAAGGCGGCCCAGCATTTGAAACTTTTGATATAACCTATAGAGAAAAGAGATGGTATAAAGAAGGAAAGTTGCATAATCCTTATGGATATGCTATTGAAGTGAACTCGGGATATACAGCATTTTATCTTGAGAGCAAGGAGGTTTCTGCAATTAGCTTAAGAATGCTTTTTGACACTTCTTTATACTTTGGGTATGAGATAGGAAAGTATGGTATTAAGTGGATGAAGTTTTTAACGGATAAGAATGGGATTGAAGAGTTTCCTTATATTAAAGGAATGGAAGAGAAAGAAATTTGCAAAGGGATATTGGAAGAATTAGGGGTTATGGATTGAGGTTGTGGAAGGATAAATGTCTATGGAGGTTTTAAAGTTAAAAGCTGGGGTTGCTGTTTCGGGGAATTATACAGGAATAATTGAGTATGAAATTGGGACTAAAATTTGGTATAAAGAGGGTAAACTCCATCGAGAAGATGGACCAGCTATTGAGGTTTGGGATGGAACAAAAGAATGGTGGGCCGATGGAAAATGTCATAGGATAGATGGCCCAGCAATTGAACGAACAAATGGAACAAAAGAGTGGTGGGTTGAGGATATTCGATGTTTTGATTTAATCGATTTTGATTTTTATACAAAGTATGCAGCTTATATGGGATTAGAGAAAGGCAAATATGGTATTGAATGGGTTAAGTTTTTAACAGAAGAAGGAATAGAAGAGTTTCCTATTGTTTTAGGGATGAAAGATTATGAAGAGATTAAGAGATTGATTTCTTTGTTATGAGTTTTGTGGGTGTTGCCGCGATTAAACTTCAACTTGAATTCTTTTCCAAAAAAGATGGGAAATATTGAAAAAAATTTTGACTTTCCATCTAGGAGAAAGTATAAAATATCTAGGGAAATTCCATAAAACGATGTTTTTGAATTCATGTGTTTCGGAATTGCAGGGTTTTTGATATAAAACCAATCAATGGAAAGAGAAACAAATGGAAATAATAAAGCTGGAAAACATGGGCCAAGTTCCTAGTGATTATACAGGAATTGTTATATTTAACTCGGGATATAAATATTGGTTTAAAGATGGAAAAAGACATAGAATTAACAACCCAGCTGTGGAATATGAAGATAGAGAAAAAGAATGGTGGGCTAAAGAATGGTGGGTTGATGGATTATTACACCGAATAGATGGACCTGCCGTTGAATGGAAAACTGGGTTTGTTATTTGGGGTGTTGATGGAAAAGAATACGATAAAGAGATGCTGGATGGAAATCTCTTTCTTAAGAAAGAGATAGGCAAGTATGGTTTAGAATGGATTTATGTTTTAGGCGTGGGTGGGATAATTGAGTTTCCTATTATTCCTGGAATGGAAACTGATAAAGAGCTTTGGGATTGGATTAAGAAGATTTGTTCTACATGAAAGAGAAATGAAAACAGTCATGGAAGTTTTGAAACTGAAACTTAGTGGATATATTCCCGACAACTATACAGGAATAATTGAATGGGAAAATGGAAGTAAAAACTGGTATAAAGAAGATAAACTTCACCGAGAAGACGGTCCAGCTATCGAAAGAATAAATGGAGACAAATATTGGTATATTAAAGGAAAACTTCATAGAACGGATGGACCTGCTATTGTTGGGATAAATGGATATAAAGAATGGTTTGTTAATGGCGACTTAGTTGGTTATAGTGTACTAAATTTTCTTGTATTCAATTCTTTGTATATTGGGAAAGAGAAAGGCAGATATGATCTATATTGGTTAAAGTTTTTAACAGAAGGAGGAATTAAAGAATATCCTCTCATTCCAGGAATGAGAGAGGATAATAATATTTTAAGATCAATTCAAGAATTGAATTCTTTGGTTGGAGAAGAAGTTTTTTTAGATGTTGCCGCGACTGATTTATGATCATCAAGGAAATTCCCAGACATTTATTCACTTTATTTATACGGCTCAGCAGGGCATTAAAATCAAAAAAACGAACATTCCCTCGTTGGGAAAAGAAAGGCGTTATAAGGGTTTTAAATGGAAATTATAAACATGAATAATCCAGGTGAAATGATTCCTAAAAACTATACGGGAATTGTGTATTATACCAGTACACGGTCAAAGTATTGGTATAAAGAAGGAAGGGCTCACAGAATAGATGGACCAGCTGTAGAATGTCCAGCTGTAGAATATGGAAATGGAGAAAGATATTGGTGGGTTGATGGAGTTTACTATTTTGGTAATATATTATGTAGCACAATCAATTCATCAATTTTTCTTGGGATCGAAAAAGGAAAGTATGACCTTAGATGGATAAAGTTTCTAACAGAAGATGGAGTTGAAGAGTATCCTATTATTCCAGGAATGGAAACCGATCCTCTTTTTAAGAAAGCTTTTCGTAAACTTTCACTTGAGATCTAGAGAAAACCTCATTTCTCTTAAACTTGAATTCTTGAACACAAAACATGCGAGAAAATGAACATGAGTTTTATCCAAAATCCCAGGGGTATAAATCAAAAACCCTGGAAAACCGAAGAATTCAAAAACTTGAATTCGTGTGTTTGAGAATTACAGGGTTTTTGATATAAAATAAGGAAAGAAAGAAAGGTAATGAAAACGAAAACAGAAACGCTTAAATTAAAAGTTGATGAGTTGTGCCCTGAAAACTTTACAGGGATTGTTGAATATCCACTAGGAACAAAAATATGGTTTCAGGATGGGTTTCCCCATAGAGTAGATGGGCCAGCCATTGAACAGGCTAATGGAGATAAAGAATGGTGGATTGATGGAAAATGTCATAGATTAGATGGTCCCGCTTGTGAATACGCAAACGGAACAAAAGAATGGCATCTCGAAGGATCTTTCTATCACTCCATGATTTTAAAAATGCTTTTTAAAGATTCGATCTTTCTTGGAAAAGAAAAAGGAAAATATGATTTATATTGGCTAAAGTTTTTGACAGTAAATCAAGGAATTCAAGAGTTTCCTTATATTAAAGGAATGGAAACAGAGAGACTGTTCTTTTCTTTGCTTAAAGAATTTTTAACAGAAAAAGAGATGAAGGAAATTGGGTTATGAGCATAATAGGGTTAACAGTTGGACAAAACTTTACAGGAATGATTCCAACCAATTATGGAGACAAAGAATGGTTTAAAAATGGAAAAAGGCATCGAGAAGATGGACCTGCGATTGAATGGAGAGTTGGTTCAAAAGAATGGTTTATTGATGGAGTTAGATATGAAATATATGATTTGGAAGAAATGTTTATTTCTGCCCTTTTTCTTGAAACCAAAAAGGGCAAATATAACCTATATTGGTTAAAGTTTTTGACAAAAGACCAAGGAATAAAAGAGTTTCCTGTTATTCCTGGGATGGAGGATGTGAGTCCTTTACTGAAAACAAGAATGGATGAGATCATTTCACCATGAACATAATAGAAGTGAATTCGTTTACAGAAGTTCCTGAAAACTTTACAGGAATTATTGAACATAAAGCAATGAAAGCTAAATTTTGGTACAAAGAAAGAAAATGGCATCGAGAAGATGGTCCAGCTGTTGAAATAGATAACGGAAATAAAGAATGGTGGATTAGCAGTATGCCATACAATGTTACAACTTTAGAAAGATATTATAAAAAATATATATTTCTTGGAAAAGAAAAAGGCATCCATAACCTTGATTGGCTAAAGTTTTTAACAGAAAATGAAGGGATTATAGAGTTTCCTTATATTAAAGGAATGGAAGAATCTAGAGATGCTTCTCAAGAATTAAAACTGTTTTTAATAGATTTATTCAAAACTTGAATTCTTCTCCAAAAAAGATGGGAAATGTTGAAAAAATTTTTGACTTTCCATCTAGGAGAAAGTATAAAATATCTAGGGAAATTCCGCAAATTGCCTTTTTTGAATTCATGTGTTTGGAAATTGCAGGGTTTTTGATATAAAATAAGAAGAAAAAGGAAAAATAAAGATGGAAACGATTAAATTAAAAGGTAATGAATGTATCCCTAGGAACTATACAGGGATTGCAGAATATGAATCAGGAATTAAGTATTGGTATAAAGATGGAAATTTTCACCGAATAGATGGCCCTGCTTGTGAATATCGAAATAGAGACAAGTATTGGTATATAGATGATTTCATGTATCATCCATTTACATTAAATCAATTAATAGAAAATACTCTTTTTTTAAAGATAGAAAAAGGCATCCATAACCTTGATTGGTTAAAGTTCTTAACAGAAAGAGGAATCCAAGAGTTTCCTATTATTCCTGGAATGAGAGAGGACGAAGAATTTAAAGTTATTTTCGAAAAACTTGGAGCTTAAAAAGCTATAAATGGAAGTTTTGAAACTAAATTCATCTGCCGAGATTCCTAAAAACTATACTGGTGTTATTGAATTTTATAATGGAACTAAAGCTTGGTATAAAGAGGGTAAAATTCATCGAGAAGATGGACCAGCTGTTGAACATTCAGATGGAGATAAAGAATGGTGGATTGAAGACAAACGGCACCGAATAGATGGTCCAGCGATTGAAATGCCTGGTGGTACCAAACTTTGGTATATAGACAGTGTATATCTAAGTTATAAAGATTTGGAACACTGGTTAAATACTGGTATTTTTCTTGGCAAAGAAAAAGGCAAATATGATCTTGATTGGATAAGGTTCTTAACAGAAAGAGGAATCCAAGAGTTTCCTATTATTTCTGGAATGGAACAATATAAAAACTTTGAAATACTGTTTACTTTTTTAAAACAAGTTTAATTCTTCAATTTGAATTTCAAGTTCTTCAACAATTTGTTTTGTTAGCCGCCTTTGATTTTTATTAAAATTCTTTTCATCCTCAAAAAAAGATTTATACTCGGTTAAAAGTTTAACTCTTTCTCGTTTTAAAGAATTCCAGGAGAAAACAAAATCTTGTTTATAAGCAATGTTATAAGCAATGTTAATGAAATCTTTATAAGAAATTCTCGCCGTGTTATGTTTTAAACCTTGCGGAATTTTTGTTTTCAACAAGGCTTTTCTTGAATAAGGAAATTCTGATAAACAAACAAGAACATTCTTTTTGTTCTGTTTTGGTTTCTTTGAATGATTTACAAATCCATTTCTTTCTGCCCAAAAAATAATCTCGTTTTTTTCTATTATTGGAGAATTTCCATAAAAGATAAAATTAAAATTTTCAAGTTCTTTTGCTTTAAAAGGTTTTGAATCAAAAATTTCTAAATATTGAAAGTATCCATTTTTTGCATTTTCAATATCTTGTTCTGTTAATGTTTGAGAATATTGATTTTCGTCTGTAAGTTTAAAAGAGTTATAACCTACATTTTCAATAAGTTTATTTTCGAGTAGAGCTCTTGTTGGCTTTCCGTATTCATTATAAAACAAAAAAAATTCAGAACCAATTTTTATCGGCTCTGAATATTTATCGCCCCTGTAATAGTCCATTTGGTTTAGTCTCCAGGTATAGAGTCTATTTCCATATTTTCTTGCAGGAACAAATGTTTTTGTTTCGGATTTATATTTCTCTATGTTGATAGAAGAATATATTGTAAACCAATTAAATTCTCTTGAATAATCAGAAAAACTTTTATTACTTGCTAACGAAAGTTTTAGTTCTTCATATTTTGGTTTTGAGAGAAAATCTATACTTCGATAGAAGTCATTATTAACATTTAAGTTTTTCAGGAAGTCTTCAAGATTCATTGTTTGAAGACAATGAGTAACTCATGGTTTATTATTTTGCAAGTAGACAAAACGTTTTATGAACTCTTCTTTTGCTCTTTTTGGGTCCATTGCTTTTATATTGTAGTCAAATGGTTTTTGAGTTACCCGAATATCTGTTGGAGGAAGTTCATATTTTGGTTTTGCCATAAAGTCTCTCATTTCTTGAGCCCTAACGTATGTATCAGCGCGTTTAACGGCGGCAGAATGTAAAGAATCCAAACCAAATCTTTCTGCTATTTTATCAGAAATTTTATTTTCTAATTCGACTAATCCTTTAAATGTTTCAAGTCGTTTAAGAGGTGTTCTTATATCAACTGTATAAGCTTCCGCGGCATCATGTAACAATCCCCGCATTTGCTCGATCCATATTGTTTTCCTATCTGATTTATCAATACTAGAGTCTAGTCCTGCGTAGTGAGAAACATAAATTGAATGTTGAGCATTTGTATAAAGTTTTTTAACATGTCCGCCTGCAAAACAAGTGTGAGCTAAAGATGTTGCTATGTCGTATATGTTTATATCTTCTACTTTGATATTTAAAACATCAACTAAAATTCCACTAGCTGTCATTATTTCCGCTTTTATATTTTGATTTTCTTCCATGTTTTTTACCTCAAGAGTCCGCAAAAGAGAAGAGGGACCACTTATCTCTAAGTTAGTCCCTCTTGTTATTTTAAGCAATGCTTGAAAATAATGATTACTTTGATTACAGTGGCCAAGAACCAGCAACACCGCTGTTTTGAAGTGCGCTAGAAAGAGCACTTGTTAGAGCAGGAATAATTGCTGTGCTTGTAAGTTTCAAAACAACGTCTGGATTTTCTGTGCTGCCCATACGGAATTGCATTCCTTTTTGAGCAACAGTTGTAGCGCGCAACCAGACATATGTAGAAACTGTTCCGTTTTCATCAGCAACGTTTTGAACGCTTACAGACGATGTAACGTTAAAGTTTAGTGGTAAATATGGAGTAGGCATTTATAGTTTATTTAACCTCAAAAATAAATATTGAGGTTAAATAAAAATCTCTTACGAGGGTATTCCATTTTTATCGTTTGATAAAAATTTTCTGGCTCTAGGTTTGATAACGTTATCAAAGATTTTAATTAAGACAGATTTCTCTGTTGCCTTTTCTTTGGTCGATTGGTCATTTCTGAGTCTCAGAACTTTTTGGCTAAGCTGGGATAAGAGCTCGTTTGGAACTTCGTCAAGAAACAAAGAAATGTTTTTATAGAACATTTCTTGTTCGCTAAACCAGTATTCGTGACTGGACTCTAGCGAGTCGCTAAGTTTATGGCAAAGTTCATAAATTATTTTTGTTTTTCTGTCTGCGTTTTTTGTTGATCTTTCAATTTGTTCTTTGACAACAGGCCAGTGCGTAAATATGTCCCTGACTCCAAAGAAGAAGATATTTTCTTTGCAGTATTCCGCAAACTTCGCACCTTCAATCGGGCCAATGATTGACGAAACAAGCATTTTAAATCTAGAGATGTTTGTAACCATATCGCCCAGAGTTTTTTCTTCTTCCATTCTGGTCATCAAATTTCCAATTTTTGCCCAAGCTCTAGGATCTGTGGATTTTGTGTTTGTTGAAAACTTCTTATCGTCTGTATAAAGAGCAGTGGGTTCTTTGGTAATAAACTCTACTACAAGTGAGTGAATTTTGTTCTCGGGTTTTCCTGCCCATTTTAACCATGCCTCGGAATCATATTGAGCTCCAATAACAGCATATCGAGAAAATTCTGCAATGTCGAAATTATCTGCTTGATACATCGGCCCAACGTTCGCGGCAACAAACACGCGAGTTTTTTTATGAAGTCTGTTTCCCAAAAAGATTTTCGAATCTGCAATTTGAAATGTTGCTTGTCTTAAGCTTGGAAAAGCTCGGTTCAATTCATCGAAAAATAAAATTACTGGGAATTCATATGTGACGCCCATAAAATCCATTTGAGTAAACTTCGTTGTTTCTCTCTTAAGCAAATCATTTTCTGCAATACGAGGCACTCCAGTTAATTCACCTTCTCCAACTTGTGAGAGTCTTCGTTCAATTACGGGGATGCCTAATTCGTAGCCCCAAACACCATTGTTTTGTGCAATCAGATCACCCATTTTACCTTCTTCTTTTAGAAGGGCTCCAATTGTAGTACAAACAATGGGATCTTTATAAATATCTTCTCTTAACGCGGCAGCTATTTGATAAACAATCTGCGATTTGCCAACTCCGTGTGGCCCGAGAAATAAAACAGCTTGATTCGGATCTTGTAACAAAGCAATCTGCTTTGCTGTTTCTATGTCGCATGTTACATATGTCATTTTGTCGATTTACCTCGGCACAGGTTAACCACTCTGGCGCGCGTGTCAACACACTCCCTCGCGCGGACCTTGACAATTTGCACGCGCGTGTGTAGGCTATGGACGAAACTAGCAACTTTAAAAAGGCAGAAAACGATGGACAAAGAACTTACAGAAAATCAACACGGGGAAAGCCTCTCGAAAAAAGAATACAAAAGAGATCCAAACAAGGATTACAGCTATATCAAATGGTTACTCAATGTATTCTTTGTGCAAGAACCTTTTTATGGAAGAATTATTAATAGATTTATAATCAAAGAAGACTGGAAAGAGCAGACTGCATATGTTAAATTCGATTATGAGTTTTATAAAGAAACTGGAAGGATAACTTATATCCTTGGGTATAACCCCGAATTTATTGATGCTGAACTTTGTGGCAAATATAAAGATAAAATAACGGGACAAATTATCACTTCATCAACTAATAAACCTTATAAAGAAATTGCTTTCTTGTTTATTCACGAAGTGTTGCACACCTTGTTAGGTCACTTAACTGATAGAACGATATTATCTCAAGATGTTTATGAAATGCACATCGCAAATATTGCGATGGACTTGGCGATTAACTCGATGATTTTAGCGGCAACAGAAAATATGAATCCTGATATTGCGCTGTTTCCTTTAGAAGTAGGATTTTACCCAGGCCGAAAACCAAACATAGAAAACGAAGAATTTGCGGAGTTTGTTGCTACGTTACCGCAACTGCAAACCACTGTGTTTTATTTCAATAAAATAAAAGACTTTCTAAAAAATCAAGAATCTAAAAATAAAAAAGAAGGGGAAGGAAATGGAAGAAAAGTAAAAATCTTTTTAAATGGCTGTGGAGATAAACTAAATGGTCTTACAGGATTTGATTCTCATAATTGGGAAGATCTTCCTAAAGAAATTAGAGAAGAGGTCAAGTCCAATATGAGAAATCATATTAAAGAAGCTCTTAATGCAGCCTCTAAACAAAACAGCTGGGGCTCTATGAGTGCTGCAATTAAAGAAGTGATGGGAAAAATTGCGGCAGAATCTCCTGTTGATTGGAGAATGCTTCTTGAAAATGCAATTGGTCAGTGCAGAATTCAAGACCATGAAAGTACATATCGTAAAATTTCTAAAAAACTTCCAATGATGTTACCTGGAGAAAAGAAAAGAACATCTCAGCCAATTGCGTTTTTTATCGATCAATCTGGGTCCATGTCAAATGATGAAGTACAACTTGCATTTGCTCAAGCGGCAAATTGTGCAAAAATCATTGAGGTAGATGTTTATAACTTTGATACAGAAGTAGATGTTTCTTCTCATGTTGTTTGGAAAAACAACTTAGCATATTCTTGGAAAAGAACAAGATCAGGCGGCACAGACTTCAATGCCATAAAAAAGTTTATAGAAGATCCAACACAGCAAAAAAGAAACTGGAGATGGGTTGTAATTTTAACAGATGGATATGCTCCAGAACTTGAACCACTACAAGCAAAAGTGTTATGGCTCATAACACCTTCAGGAAAAGAACCTGACAACATTAGACCTCAAGACCTAGTAGCTAAAATGAAATTTCCAGGAAGCTATACAGAAGAGTCGAATATATATTAATATCAACTCATAATGAATTTAAAACCAGAGAACCTCCTCTTAGAAATTAAAGAACTCCCTTTGATAAAAGAACTTAAAGAGAATTTTCCTCAAGAGGCCAAAGACGTAGATGACCTGATTAGTTCATTAGTAATAGGTCTTACTAATCCTAATAACTCCACCGAGATTAGTACTAATCAGTCTATAGAAGATAATAAGAAATAATCCTTCCCTCCCAGACCCTCTTAGTGTAGTGACCACAAAGAAAGCGACAGACAAAAAATAATAGCCACTTGACAGAAAGTATTGGTTGGTGATGGGAGTAGGTTATAGGGTTTCAGGTGAAGCGTCGGAAGGTGCTTTTTTCTTTTTTGGTTTTTCTAGGGGCAATTCCAAATTCGTTTCTAACAGAGGTTGGGGATTCGGAGTATCGAAGGAAATCGGTTTTTCAAAATAGTCAATTATGTCTTTCAAGCTCTTAGAGGTAATGCAAATACCTAAAGTTTTAACCTTTTCTTCGGCATCTGTTACAGATTTTATTTTATTATCACTTAACCATTCAGATAATTCAAGTTTTCGTCTTTCAAGAAATCTTTCTAGAGGCATACCTTCTTTTGTATCTCTCTTGTCATATTTTCTTCCAAATGATACATTTTTCATTTTGAGTCTTTTATTTCCTTTATTGTTGTTTTTACGAGATCTGGATTTTTTGCAATTACTTTACCAATGATTTCAATTAGATTATCATAGAATTGAACTGTTTTTAAAACGGTTTCTTTGTTTATTTTTTCTTGATCAAATCCTGCATTTTCGATGAAGGCATCTAAAAACACGGGCATTGTTTTTTCGGTTATGTTCCTAACTGTTGCGTGTTTTAAGTTCACTCCAAGTTTTAAAAGTTCTTTTGAAATTGTTCTGTAATCCATTCCTTCCGTTACAGTAACGTATTTTTCATATTGTTTGAGTTCCAATTGATTCTATTTCCTTTTCGTTTTCTATATTTTTTATTCCCATGAACCTCAATATTAAAATTAATCTTTTAAGTGGATCAAGTTCTAGCAGTGTTTTATGGACAGCAGAAACCACATCTTCACTTGTTGAAATTAAACTTTGGGTTTCGTTTAATAATGAAATTGGTTCGTTATAAGAAACATTAACGTCATTATCTTTTAAAAACCGCTCATAAGTAAATGAAGAATCTGTCTGAGCAGAAGACGAGGCAATAGTCGTCAAAGGCTGTTCAAAATAAACAATTCTTTTATCCATTGTGTTGTAAACGTTTGAAGAATTAAATCCCGATTTTATTTCTTTTACAGCATCAAGATATATTTTTTCTGGTATTTTATATTGTTTTTTAAGTTCTTCTTTTTCTTCAAAAGAAATTTCTTCTGTTGTTTCTTTTTTATTCTCTTTCATAAAAGAAAGAATTTTATTCGACGCTAATCTAAGCTGGGTAGGGATGGCAACAACGAATTGTTGTTTTGCGATATAAGAAGTAATTGCCTGGAGAACCCAGTGTCCTGCATATGTCGAAAACCTTATTCCTCTTGTTGGATCAAAATGTTCTATTGCCTTTGATAATCCAATTAAACCTTCTTGAAATAGATCTTCTTTATATTTTCTCACCACTACTTTGTTTTTATTTCCAATAAGGGAAATAAAAGTATTAACAAGTTTTTGATTTCTGAGGGTTAATTGGTTTCTAAGTTTTTCATTGCTTTTTTCTAGGTTGCCTTTTTGGTCGTATACTTTACTTGCGTGGTATTCCATAAAAAGCTTTTCATCTTCTTCTCCACCATAAGATTGATTTATTGCTTTCTGTTTCTTTTTGAATTTGCCGTTTTCTGTTATAGCTGGTTTCATGAGTTATTTTACACTTATTTCTTCAAAAGATTTGACGTAGCTTTTTGGGAAATACATTGTTCCAATACACTTTTCGCTGTACTCGGAAAGAACATCTCCGATAAACATATCATTATCGTATTCGTGAGTTATTTTGACTAATGTCCCATTAAAAAGTTCTGCGTATTTTTCAAAAAATATTGTTTTTGGTTGTTTGGTTTTCTTTTTAAGAACTGTTTCTTCTTTTTTGATAGAAGAAGCCTTTAAGAAAGAAGGCGGTTCGATTTTGTTTTGCTTGTTTTCCATTGATGAAAAGTTATTCATAGTTTTAAAAATGTCAACTAGAATTTAAGATTTCATTAAATTTATTTTGTCTTTATCTGTGCAAGGTAAAAATTCGATCTCGGAAGATCTAACAACATTTGGTTTGGACAGAGTTACTTTTGTAATTTCTTTTAAACCTGGGTCTGCTTTTTTTATTCTTTTAACAGATGATTGAAATTCATTAATATCATCAGAATAAACCAAAATATATTTTTTCAATTCTAACTGTTGGTTTTTTTCTAATTTTTTTTCTATAAATTCTGCAGATCTTTCAAATAACTGAAATAACATGTATAATCTGTATATATAATTCATAAAATATTTTTTCTTTTTAATATAACTTTTTTATTTGGATTCTTGCATAGCCTTGACACCGCGCCCTCGCGCGGCTATCAATGTGCGCTATGCGACTAATAAAGTGGGTTCTGAGTGAAATAATCACTTATTTCAAAACTGTGTGGGTAAAGATACTCGCGCAACTTGCAATCTTTGGAATAATAGCTGGGATGTATTTTCTTTCCACAAGGTTTCTTCCGAAAAGATTTAGAATGCAGAGATATAAATTTAAACAAGCCATCGAGAAAGTGGAAGAGTATTCAGAGTTTACTCCAAACGCACTAGACACTCCAATTCAAATTGCGACAAAAGCAAACGGGTTGTTTAACCAAATTTTGAATTCTCGTCATAATGACATTGAAGATCCACATTGGGACTTTAAGTCTTTAATTGAAGACAAGAAACCTGATTTCGATGTTTTGGTTGATGATGAATTCACTTCTGCTTATTTGCCAACCGTGGCAAACTTTGCGGATAGTGTTAAAGTTTTGGGCACCTTGAATAAAAACGAATATGTTATTGAATATATTTTTAATGTTAAGGGAAAGTTAATTCCAATTATTGCGATTTCAAATCAAGAAACGCTCGCGAACTCAAAATCATCTAGTGGTAAATCATCTCTTTCGAGAGGCGCGTTCGAGGATGTTTTCGCCTTCAAAAAAGGCGACGACTACTTCAGCATTATCAACGTTTTGTTTGACAAGGTAAGCAACAAACTTCACTTGTTCGCAGATAATAACGGCAACCTACAAATATCCCCAGTTTCTCAAGGACATGACCAAAAACATTATTTGGTTGATGAACCTTTTATTGCTGATCTTGAATCAAGAATCAAAAGATTTAAGAACAAAAACATGCAAAGAACTATTATGTTGTGGGGTCCTCCAGGAACAGGAAAAAGTTTGTTTGTGTTAACACTTGCAAACAGAACTTCTGGAAGAGTGTTAAAAATAGACAGCAGCTTTATTAAGCAGTTTAATGAAAATAAAATGTTGAAGCAGTTTTGTTTAAAAATTGGGGCAGACTTAATTGTACTAGATGACGTAGATCACTTTATTACAGGTTTAGATCAAAATCAAACATTTCTCTATATCTTAGAGTCATTAAAAACAATGGAACACAAAACAACAGTTATGATGACTGTTAACGATATCAAGAAATTAAATGCAGCAATGCTTCGTCCAGGTAGAGTTGACGAGATTATTCAATTCAAAGAACCTGATGAAGTACAACGTCTTGATTTTATCAAAAGACTTTTGGTCGAAAAACTTGGAGAACCAAACCCAAATCAAGAACATCTTGAGAAGCTCGTAAAAGCTGTCAAAGGAATGACTCAAGCTTACATTAAGGAATGGGTTGAATTCTACTTAATCGAAGAAAAGGATATTGACAAAGTTCTCGGGGCAATATCTCAAAGAAAGAAAATCATGCGCTCCGCAAACATTACACTCGATGATGATGATTGTTAATCATCGAATAGGTTTGATAAAACAAGTGATTTTATATAACACTCAAAACTCGCAAGAGGTTTTGAGTTTTTTATTTTTGTAACCAACACTCTCCAAGATTCATATTTTCTATCTTCTTCAATTAATAGTAATTCAACTTCTTCATCAACAAAGAAGGCCAAACTAAAAGGTTTGCCTTCTTTTTTTATTTTTTGTAATTCCTTTTTGTTTTCCGTATAATAAGTCGAGGCATAAAATCCATAAAAAGGATTTTCATCGTCAGCATCTTCCTCTTTATTATATTCTTGCGTCGTAAACTCTTCTATCGCTTCAAAGCAGTCAATGGTGAATGTGTAAGGTTTTCTTTTCGGTTTTAAAACTGTATTCTTTTTTATTTTAATTGACATATTTTAATTCTAGTTAATAAGCGAAAGTTATGTCAAACGATAAAGAAGATCTAAAAAAAGGTCCACACAAGCCTTCTAATTCTAAGCGTGTTAAAAACACTTATTTAGACAAACCTGGAGAGAAAACCGATAACGCACCAAAACTTGCGGCAATGATTTTTGATGAATCTATCGATGAAGGAATTGGAGATTATTTTAGAGCTTTTTGGAAAGGTCTTTCTGGAGAAACCTATGGAGACCTTTCATCTTTTGTTGACCCAAACATTGATCCAAAATCAAAAGTGTTTCTTAAAGCCATGAAAGAACCTCTTACGATTCAAGAAGAGTGGATGGTAAACAATAGGGTAATGTCAAAAGACGATGTAATGAAATATCGAGAGATGAAGACTTTTGACATGTTGTACTCCAGCGATATTAACAACCTCGCCCCGCACATCCTCCCAGGGGCGAAGGAAAAGCTGAATTATTATAAACAAGTTTTGCCTGCCTTCAAAGCGAAGTATGACGCTGGTGTCGACGCTGCCGAGAGAGCCCTAGGAATTGACGATTATAGGCACAAACGTCGCCACTACCCAGGTAGGGTGGTGGTTGCCTCCGACGGCGGCAAAGCGAGAATAAACCCAGAAACAGGCGAGGTCGAGGAATACCGAGGGTCGATACAAAAAAAACGGGCATCCTTCTTAAGAACAATTCAAGATATTGCCGATGGATTAGAATCTTCTCTTAAAGAAATTGAAGAAAGAAAAATTTCAGTTCAAAAACGAAGACTTCAAACTATTGAAGAGCTAATAAACGAACTTAAAAAAATCGAAAATGAATTATCTTCTTTGTCGGATGAAGACCTGGAAAAAGTATTTCCTGTTAAGGTTGGAACAACTTATAAGAAAGGTGTATGGAGACACGCAAAAGAACGTGCTGCAACCGAACTTACAAGAGTAAAACACTTGCTTGCGAATTCATAACCTAACATTTTATTAAATTAAAACTATAGTTATTATTAAACGTATAAATAATATGTCAAATAATAATGATGAACAACAGATGCAGTTTAATGCTGACTTAGCATATAGACAGTTAATTGAAAAAAGGAAACGAGAAATGCTTTATGAGCAATCGAGACCTCAACCTCAATACTATAATGCACCGCCCCAACAAAACAATAATGGGAAAAGATTCAATCCAGAACTCGACACCAAAATGACTTTCGATCATCACGGTAATCCATTAACAATAAATGGAAAATCTGTTGAAGAGATGGAGAGTTTTAAAAATGCTCAACTTGCAGCAAAACTTGGAATGGAAAACACACCTGAAGCAATTTCTGCTGCGAGGAATTATCATAAAGCTGTTTTACAACACTATAAACAAGGAGTTCCTGCTCACTTGCAAATGTATGGAATAAACGAATGGGCACCATCAAGAGAAGTTAAAAAGTATGCTTCAATGGTTGATCTTGGAGACGATGCTGGAAATTCATTTAAAGAACAGACCAGACAGATTGGCGAACACATAACAAGAAAATGGGGACAACCCGACTCTGCCGATGCCCTTATGAGAAATTTAAATCATCAACAACAACAAGTTGCTTCAACAATCGTTAACGGACTAGCCTCTGGAAAAACTAAATTTCTTCATGGAGAAAATGTAGAACAAAAAAGGCAACTTTTAACAGAAGCTACACCACTTCAACAATTTAACAACCCACAACCACAAACAACCGCTGTTAGAGAAGGTGCTTTTGTTTATAAGATATTGGATACAGCTGGAATGCCACTACCGTGTCATTTGGCACGCCCTATAATCCAATACAACGCTGTTAGCCACGGAATGCTAACTCCTACTGGACGGTCATTTAAGACCTTTATTATTCAAAATGAACAAGCAAGAATAGACATTGGAGTAATAAACAACAATCCTCAATTTATAAAAGAGGTATTTGAAGTTGCCGATTCAAGAGGTCAAACATTCGTTGTCGAAAAACAACAAATGAATCAAGTTCAACAACGTGGTTTTATGAATGACCAAGTTAGACCAATGCAACAACATTCTTCGGGAAGACCAAATCTTCCTCCTCCTGGATCAAGAATTTTTAAAGGTTAAAAATCACTCTTAATCGGCAATAAGACTTGCATCAAATTCTTCGTCTTCTTCGTCCGATTCTTGTTCATTTATTTCTTCTGTGATTTGTATCACTGGCGGCACAACAACACAATTTTGAATTATTCCCGAATCTCTTCTAGATAGGAATGTTGCTATTGGTCCGTTACCGTCTGGTTTCTGAACTGAAATTTTGCACTGTTTAAATGGAGCGTGAACAAGTTCAGTATTAAGAACTTTAAATTCTTGATTAAATCTATTTTCTGTTGATGTTATTTTTATGATATCATCTTTTTTAAGGCTCGAAAAAACAGTCAGTAAATTTTTGGCAACGGTCTCATCAATAAGAGGTTTTTGGTTATAGACTTTCTTTTCTTGTTCCTTGTCGAAGACATTTCCATCAATTGTCATTGAAATGACACTATCACTGGCCATTGAACTGATAATGTCTCCAGATTCTAACTTAGCTGTGTAAGATCCTTTATATCCTTTTCCTACAGTAATTTCTTTTATTATAGAAACAACCGTTCTAGGGGAAGAATCTTTTTCGTTTTTGATTATGACTGTAATGTTTTTAGGTAAAGAATCTTTTGCGGCTTTTAAAGCCTCTCTCATTTGCGATTTATCCATTTTGTTTTATACTACCTGATTAACTTTCGTGAACGGGGTTAGTATATCGCCACAACGAACCTTAGTCAAGGGGTGTTGACAGAGCACCTAAACAGCTCTGTATGGCTCAAGAAACAATTTCTGAATTGGGATCGCTGTGCTCGGCACCATCGACGGCACCACGAACGGAAGTGTCTTTCAGAATTTTTCTGACTTTCTGACAGGCCCCAGCGAGTGTGTAGCGGGTACTTGAACCTTTTCGATAGCAGTTTTTAAGATCTTCCAATCCTTGAAGAACAATAACAAGTTGTCCTTTATGAGTTTCTGATCCGAAAGGTACTTCTTCTCCATTTATAACAACTGTTGTTTTATTTGGTCGATTAACCGATTCATGAAGGTTTTTGAGAGATATAGATTCTTCTGCAAGTAATCCACCCATCATTCCAACAACTGGAGAATTTGAAGCCATTTGCTGTGCTTGTTGAGGACCTTGTAATGGAGTTGCCGCGGAAGACATTGTTTGATTTCCAAACTGTGGTTGAACTGCTGGAGTTTTTATTTCTTGGTTGTTTGGATTTGGTGGGGATTGTTGTTTTGTAATTTGTTCAATTGATTTATCGAGTTGAGACAAAGCTTTATCCAGAACAGCTTTCTCGGAAGAAGAAAGTCCATTAAATATATTTGTTATTGCTGTAAAAATTAATGGATCATTAAAGCTTTTGCCGCTTCTGATTCCATTAAGATGATCAATAATTTTTTCAACTGAAATAGCTTGTCCACCTGTTTGACTTTGTGGATTAACTTGTGCTGGTTGAGTTGCCTGTGGCGTAGCTTCAGTCGCGGCAACAGGCGCAGGAGAACTATTTGCAGGAGGTTGTTGTTGAGCAGCCTCTTCCGCAGCAAGTTCAAATAGTTTCTGAAGATTAGAGATGTTTATTGGCATTGTCTGTATTAAATACTAGTACACTGCCATATAATTCTTCTATCTCTTGTAATAAATTTTTATCTAAGGAACCAAAAAAACAAATTTCTAAAGTCGTGTTGGATTTATTGACAAGTTCAAGACAACAAGATTTGTCGTGATACAATGACAAAAATCCAACAACGAAACTTTCTTTATCTGCTTTAGAGTTAAATTTTAGTTCCGTGTTGGATCTTGTATACATTTTACAATTTCAAGTATTTTTTTACTTATTTTTTTTTGCTTTTTCTCTTTGAGCCCTGAGAGCATCTTGTTCTCTATTTCTGGCTCTTAACCTACTGCGAATATCGCGTTCAAGTTCTGGCGTTGTGTGTATTTTTGGTTCGGCTTTACTCGCAACTTTTTCTTTATGACCATATAAACCTTCTGCATCCGCCGCAATATAGTTTGTGAGGCGTTCGCGGAAAATTTCGTCATCAAACCCAGCATAGTCAAAGTTACCATCTTCATCTAAACCGTAAGTTAAAAACAACTCAGCAGCGTGTTCAAATAAATCAACTAAACCATTATATTCTTCAATCATAAGTTCTACAACAGCTGGTTGCTTTGCAAACAGAAGAAGAGTCTTATCGAATTTAGATTTAGGATTTACAAGTTTTGGATTTCCTTGAATTTCTTTTATTCTTGCATCGAATTCTTCAATATTCGCGTAGAGATTGGTGAGTAAATCTGCATCAAATTTAATTCCGCCAATTTTTCCACTAGAAACTTGAGATTTAATATATTGACCAACCATACCTTTGGTAATTAAAAGTCTTAAAAATTCTCCAAAAGCAAACTTGAATTGTTCAACATTGTCAATAGTTAACTGATCTCTATATTCAAGCATAAAATCGGCTACTATATCAGCTAGTTTTGCTGATTGAAGTTCGGCAGCTCTCATATAAGAGTTGTTGTACATATTTGCTTGTTTTCTAAGCGCACTAATTTCTGCGTTTGAAACTTCGGCTTGCGATATACCGAGAGCATCGGCAGTTTCTTCTTGTGTTAGATCAAGACGATCTTTTTCTTTTCCGTAGTAACCATCTTTTTCTTTTTTGGTTGAAGCTCCTGGAACAATATCTCCAAGTTCAAATGTAAATTTGTCTCGGTCCATTTCTGGATCGTACATATCTGCAACTGGGGTATCTCCGCGAACATCTTTTAAGAACGCTTCAAAAGATCCTGTCTTTGGATTAAGAAGAGATGGGTTTTGCATTGCTAAATTTATAAGTGCCTCTGCACTTAAGTCTTCGAGCATTGAATCTTCTACTTCACCCGTTTCTGTATTTGTTGCAGAAACAAGCATTCTGTGGTTTTTCTTATCAAATCCAACAGATGGAGTTAAGAGCATTCTGCCGAGATAATTTTTATAGTCTCTTAGGTTTCTATAGCCGCGCTCTTCGGTGTATTCAGGGGCATCAGCAACATCAACTCTTAAAGGTTCGGCTTTACGTTGAGCCGCTGTTCGGTCGAATCCTTCGATGCCTTTACCGCGCTTTTCAACTCCGAGTTTTGGATCCTCTTCATCATCTTTAACAGGAAGATCTTTCATATGAACAGAAAGATCTCTTGCTTTTCCACCTTTTGGATAAACATCGGCGAACTCAGGAGTTTTTGGATCTTTTAGTTTTGAGGTTGGAGGAGTTGGTTGTCTTTTTTCGAATCCAGCATTTGTCCAAACCGCATCAGAAGATTCAAGTTCGTTACGAACGTCAGCTTGTTTTTGTTTTTTATCGAGGCGTTTCATTTCTTGCTCTGGAGTTGTATCATCCACAGGAAGTTGTTTTGCTTTTATTTTTTCTTCTGCTTTTGCTTCTTGTAATCGAAGAATTTCTTCTTTGAGAACTTTTTTGGCATAAGCAAAGAATTCTTCTTTTGTGTTTAATTTTATTTTAGCCATTTTTTATTTCCGTTATAAATCTATCTCTCTCTTAATATGTAGTAACTTATCATTCAGACTTCGCTGGTTCAGGATCTTTTTGATCCGCAACTTCATTTGATAAAGCTGTTTTTGGATCGGTATAGCGCCTTCCAAAATATAATCCAAGCAAAGGTGCTAAAAACGCCATTGCTTGACCTGAATCGAAAGCTCTGACTTTTATTGGTCCAAGTCCTTCTATTATAGAAAGAAACAACCATAATAGACAAACATTAAACGCCAAAAAAACCATTGTAAAACTGGCAGATGGTCTTCCATCACTTTGTTTTAATAAAGGAACTTTAATATCCATATAATACCTCTTTTAAATTCAAAAATAATTAGATTGCAAATTTTAGTTCCTTGGAAAGAAACCAACAATTAAACCTGTCACGATTGCCCCCAAAACTATCCCACCAATAGTAAACCCAACAATTCTTCCAACTTCTCCCTCTGTTTGTCTTCTAAGAGAATTCGAATAAGTTTCATATTGAAAGATAGTTCTGTTTCTGTTTTCAATTAAAAGTGAATATGTACGCTGCTGTGTCGAAATTGTGTTTCTTAAGGATTCAATATCTCTTATTGCAGTCGCTGCAAGTTGTTGTCTTTCATAAAGAGAATTAACTTGACATGTTCTTTGCTGAGCTCTTATTTCAACTTCAAGACCCGCGGCGGCAACGTTATTAAACAGAACGCCGCTATACGGCGCGGTGCCACCTTCTCTCACCGCAATAATTCTGCTTCCTTCTGGTAAAGAGAACAAAGTTGAGGCATCGGATATCGGAACAACCGAGGCATCCAAAACAGAATTAAATTCTGATTCATGTGTTGCTGGAATCGTAGCCACTGGATATTCAAGAGAGCTTGTTTGAGGCCGCTGAATAGAGGAGCATCCAATCGCGGCAATAAGAAACAAAGACATTGTTTTTTTTATCATTTTATATTATACCTTTCTTTATATCAGATTCTTTCAGTTTTTTAAAATTAGGGATTTCACAAATTCCTCCATTTTCTGTTAAAAGCTTAATCCACTCAAGACCGTGCTTGCCTTTTTCAATTCCAAGAAATATCGATTCTTTAATTAAAGAATCTAAGATTTCCTCTGTGTACACAAATTCATCTATATAACAAGATGTTATGTTTTCGCCCCATTCAATTGCTGGTCCGTCCGTTCTATGAAGTTTACCTTCAACCCACCATTCTTTTGTTCCGCTAAAAACTTCAACAATTCCCGTATAATTGTCGGGAAATACATCTCCAAAGTTTAGTTTTAAAGTTTTCATTTGTTGCTTTCTATAAACGTTTTATATTCTTCAACCGTAAAAGAATGAACTATTTTTAATTCCCGACCTGGAATAATAGGAAATTCTTCGATTTTATTTTCTGTCATGAACTTTAACCATTCAAGTCCATATTTCCCGATCTCAGTTCCTAAAAAAATCTTTCCTTCGGTGGAAAAGTTATTGTTTGTATAGCGAATTCCGTCGAGTCACCATTCTTTATATCCATCTGGATGTTCAACTGCTGGACCATCTATTCTGTGGCGTTTTCCTTCAATATACCAATATTTGTTTCCATTTGCCCACTCAGCTGCTGGCCCGTTTTCTCGATGTTTTTTTCCATTTTTAAGCCATACTATGGCTCCATTTTCAGCTTCAACAATTCCTGTAAAGTTGTCAGGAATATATTCGTTAAGTTTTAGTTTTAAAGTTTCCATTCACAATCACTCATTCTTTTTTTGCCTTTTTGAAGCTGGTATGTTTACTAGTTCTAGTAAGTCAGCCGCAACAAAATCCATATAATCCCCACCCCAATTAACGTAAACATACCTGGTACCTGGCTTGTGTACTTTAACATATCCAACATCTCCTGTTGTTATTTTTTTAACTCTATCTCCAACTTCAAACTGTTTATAACTTTTCGGTTCTTGAACCTTGGTCTCTTCTTTTGGTTTATTTATAATCGAAACCAATTTAGATTCTAAAACTGGAATCTCTTGTGGGATAAATTCTGGTTTTGGTGCCGCGGCTGCTTGGGGATTCTTCGGTGGTCTCCCTCGCTTTTTTGGAATTATTCCTGAGTCGACCGCCGAGGCAATAACCGCGGGACTAGGTTTCACATCGCCCGCGGTTTTCTTGTTTTTACTTCCAGGTGGTCTACCACGTTTTCTTACTACTACATTTAGGTTTGTCATGATGTTATAGTTTATACTCCTCTAGTTTTAAAACCAGATCAAATTTCCAAAGATTAAGAAGTTCTTGTTTCATTCCGCCCATTATGGGAAATTCTCGAATTCCATTATGTTCTGTTAGAAACAAAAAGCAGGTAATTCCATATTTTCTTTTTTCTCCTCCAAGAAAAATTCCTTTATCAAACAAATGAATTAAGTCATTTATATGCCAATATCTTTTTTCATAAAACCAATAAAAACTTCCGTATCTTGATTGGGCTGGTCTGTCTATTGGATGTTTTCCATTAATATACCATTCTTTTAAATTGAAGTAGGATTGTTCAACAGCTGGACCATCTATTCTATGAAGTTTTCCGTTTTTATACCAACATTTCACATATCTATCGTATCCAAATGGGTCGATTTCATTTCGAGTATAAGCAGGGCCATCTTTACGATGAATACTTCCATTTTTATAATAAATCTTAACATTACACGGATACTCCACAATCCCTGTAAAGTTTTTAGGAAGTTGAGTCCCTGATAAAATCTTTATTGTTTCCATGTTTATACCCATCCACACTCATCAAAATAATCTTTTAATTCAGAGTCCATAGACAACATGAATTCACGTATTCCAGGAATCATTGGAAATTCTTTTATTCCTTGGTCTTCTGTTAAGAACCTTAACCAAAACAAATCATATTTTCCTCTTTCCATATTGAGAAACATATTCTTTTTTAAAAGAATAGGTATGTCCGTTTTTTCAAAACAGAGTTTATTATTTAAATACCAATATTTATCTCCGTTTTCAAATTCAATAGCTGGCCCATCTGTTCTGTGCCATTTTCCATTAATGCACCATTCTCTATATCCATCTACTCCAACAACCGCAGGAGCAGCTATTCTATGTTTTTTATTATTAACCCACCATTCTTTTGAACCATCCCAAATTTCAACCGCTGGACCACCAATTCTATGTTTTTTTCCTTTTTTATACCAAATATAAGTAAAATTTTTTAGATTATTGTACATATATTTTGATATATAAGCGGGGCCATCTTTACGATGAATACTTCCATTTTTATAATAAATCTCAAGAAAGTTTTCACGTTTAACAATTCCTGTAAAGTTTTTAGGAAATTGTGTGGTTTTTGTCCATAGATCAATTGTTTCCATCAAACACCTACTTTTAAGAGTTCGTCGAGAGATATGTCTTTAAAAATTCTAAATTGATAAGGAGGCATACCAGGAACAAGAGGATATTCTTCAATTCCTGTTTCTGTTAGAAACTTTAACCACTCAATCTTATACTTTCCGTTTTCTTTTCCAAGAAAAATTTTATTTGAAATATCGATTTCTTTTTTTATTGATTTATTATCAATCCACCATTCTTTATATCCACCTGAAAGTTCAATAGCTGGTCCGTCTACTCTATGAGTTTTTCCTTCTTTAAGCCATTGTTTATCTCCATTTACCCATTCAATTGCAGGTCCATCAAGTCGATGATGTTTTCCTTTTTTAAACCATTCTTTCAATCCACTTGCCCATTCAACAATTCCTGTAAAATGTTTGGGAATTTTTTCATTATCTTTTAGTTTAAGATGTTTCATTTTAAAACATTCTCCTGCGTAGTTAAAAATGATTGGAGGTCATATCTTTGAACAAATTCATAATTCATACCAGGAATAAGAGGATATTCTTCAATTCCTGTTTCTGTTAAAAACTTTAACCACTCAATCCCAAACTTTCCTTTTTCTTTTCCAAGAAAAATTTTGTTTCTTACATAAATTGTGTCCGAGTATTCTTTTCCACCAACCCACCATTCTTTTGTTCCGTCTGGATTTTCAAAAGCTGGTCCATCTATTCTGTGGCGTTTTCCTCCAATATACCATTCTTTCGCCCCTCCTGCCCATTCAATCGCGGGTCCATCCTCTCGATGACATTTTCCTTCTTTATACCATTGTTTTGTTCCATCCGAAGATTCTATAATCTTTATTGTGTCTTCTTTTGTTTTCATTTTATCACTGGCAGAGATTTTCTTTTTGCACCATGAGCTTCGAATCCAATAACAGCATTTAGAGTTTTAAGTTTTTTATCGTTCCAACAAAGTTTACACTTTTCACAAGTTATATTTTCATGAGTTTGATTTGGACAAGGAATTAATTTAAATCCATTAAACTCATATGCTTTTTTTGATAAAAATTTATCAACAATGATAGCAGGAGCATAACCTTTTCTTCTTGCCGATTTTATTTCTTTTATGTTGTCAACCGAGGCAAGAACAGAAACCTTATTGCCCCAACTAGAACGAGAAACATCTTTCCAGGCGTGTGTATAAGTCCATACTGGATAGCCCCATTCTTTTGTTGCCTCGGCTAATATGGCTGCTGCTTCGTTTGTGCGGCAATCTCCTGCAACGTGCAACCGCAATGGTTTTGTATTCTTTTCTTCTTTAATAGCTTGTTTAATTTGTTTTGCTTCTTCTCTTGCAACTTCTCTTGGAGTTGATTTCTTTTTATTTAGTTTTGATGTATGAATTCCAACAAAACCAAGTTGAGCATAACATCCATTATCTTTTAAAGCGCAACTAGTCGGGCAAGAAGAATCAATTGAACTATAAGTCGCGGCAACACCACCAAGTTTTGAATTATTTGTTTTTAACACCAACATCGCATTTGTCATTTTTGTTTTTTTGTTTATATCCTTTTGTTATTTTATTTTTTGTTTAGACCACACCAAAAAATAAGATTTTTCAATAAGTTGAATTTTACCTTTTGTTTCTTTTTTTAAAACTTCTTTATATCCTTCAAACACATTCTTTGTTTGTATTTGAGAATCTGGTTTATCATCAACTATAACGAAGAAAGTTTTCATTTTTTATATTTCCAAGTAAACGAAAATTTCTTTAAATATTAAATTTTTTTCCATTCCTGAAATAATAGGGAACTCTTTGATTCCTTGATTTTCTGTTAAAAACTTTAACCAACACAGGTTATGGTTGCCTTTTTCTTTCCCGAGGAAAATAAGTTTTTCGACATAGATTTCCAATTCAAAAGTGGAATAGAGTTTATTATCAACATACCATTCTTTTAATCCATCTTTATATTCGCAAGCAGGACCATCGAATCTGTGAAGTAATCCATCTTTATACCAATATTTTGATCCATTTGCCCATTCAATAGCAGGACCATCAAATCTATGAAGTTTCCCTTCAACCCACCATTGTTTTGTTCCATCTGCATATTCAACAGCAGGACCATCTGTTCGATGATATTTTCCTTCTTTGAACCAACATTTTGTTCCATCTGCATATTCAACAGCGGGGCTATCTATTCTGTGAAGTTTTCCTTCAATCCACCATTCTTTTGATCCGTCAAAGTATTCGTTTGCTGGTCCATCTATTCTATGTCTTTTTCCTTCTTTGAACCAACATTTTGTTCCAGGTTCCCATTCAACAATTCCTGTATAGTATTCAGGAATCAATTCATTGTTTTTCAGTTTTATGGTTTTCATTTTAAAACTTCTATTTTTATTTTTCTTGAATAAATTTTTCGCACCGTTTACATTTTTTCATTAAAACAATTTCATATTCATTAACAAAATTTTGATAGTTGCATCCAATGTTTGCGCAAAGAATATTAAACCAAAAATGATTAAATTCTAGATTTTTTATCTCTGAAACATGAGAAATATGTCTCACTTCAGCTTCATATTCATCATAATTGTTATTTTTCGTTAGCAATACAATATCATCGGCTTTGTAATCAAATTTTACAAATTTCCAATTTGAAGAATTTTTATAATGAAAAAGTTGAATAAACTCATTTGAATGAAATGGTTTTGCATATTCTCTTCCACATATTGCACAAGTTTGGAAAGAAAAAACAAATTGTTTTTCTTTAAGTTGAAGCAAATAAATTCCTGTTGGAATTGTTTGTTTACTTATTCTACAACCAAACCATTTACAAAAATAGTTGTGCGATTCTTTTGACTTTGGAACCATAAGCAATTCATTTTTTCGGTATGGGGTTTTCATTTTCTGCTCCTTAAAGTCAAAAAGGCCGACCAACACATTGTCAGTCAGCCTTTTTGGTTTGCTCCGCGAGTAATTTTCGATTACTTTTTGTGCGAAGCAAGATAGTCTCGCGCAACAGTTTTGATTGGTTTTGGAACCAATTCCTTGGTTCCTTCTTTGGTTGTGTTTTCAGCCATTTGTTGGGCAATTTCGACATGGATCATTTTCATGTCTTTGACTTCGATTTGAAAACAATGTCGCCCGCTGGAAAGGCGACCTTCGGCAATTTCCTTGCCAAGTTTCTTGTTGTAAAGGTCAACAGCGGTATTTGATCCCGTTGTAACGCGGTTTGCCGAAAAAGCATATTCGTATTTGTTTCCTTCGGTTCTTCTGTAGGAGACGGTTACGGTGCGCTTTCCGCTGCGCATATAAAAGCGGCGAACCGCTTCGGTTGTTTGCGCTGGAGTTTGTTCGACTGTTTGGGTTTCGTTGTTTTCCATTTTCTTTCCTTCTTTCTTGTTATTGTTGGATATTTCCAAGGTTGAAAAGTGACATATTTGGAGGCATAAATACCGTTCGAGTCTGATTACTTCCCAAGACTTCTTTTTGTGCCTCGATTGCTCGAAGACGCAAAAGTTCTGGAGTAAGTGAAGCGGCAATTGTTCTGTTTGCCGCGGCAATAGATTCTGATTCGATTCGTCTTGTTCTAGCGGCAGTTTCCGCTGCTAAAATATTTCGTTCTGATTGTCCTCGAATGTCTGCCATTTGCCGCACAGCATCTTGCTGCGCGGTTAAGGCAGCTTGTTGTCTCTGTTGCGTTTGCATTCTTTCTCGCTGCAATGCCACAATACTTTCATCGAGAGAATTTGGTAGATCAATATTTCGAATCAAAACAGAATCCAAGATGATCGCATTTGTTGAAACTCTTTGCTGAGACAACAGTGTATGAATCTTATTTCGAATTTCTAATTCGAGGGTTTGTTGTAACTCTTCTCTTCGGTTTGAAAGATCGAGAGCGTTAAACCTACCTGCGCTATCCCTTACCGCAGCTCTGACAGGAGTGTGAACAACTGTTTGTGCATAGTTTTCGCCAAACTTAATAAACACAGGTAAGGCGTGGTCGCTGTTTAAGTGAAATTGAACCGTGCAATCGAGACCAACACTTAATTGGTCCCGAGTTAAAACAGTAACAGTACCTTCACCAGAACGTTCATGGTTTTGATTTTGAGTTGGGGCACCAATCATATCAAATGATTGAGCTCTCGTTGAAAGTTTGTGAAATTCCATCATTGGGCCATCGTAATAAAGTCCTGGAGGATATACGCCTTTAACTGTTCCAGTATCAACTAAAACGGCAACTTCCCCAGGAGATACTGTTTCACACGCGGCAGCCAACACAGCAATCGCCAAACCACAGAAGAGTCTTGTTTGCATTCTTGTTTTCCTTTTTATGTTTTTGTTTGTGCTCCGCATAGGAATCGAACCTATGACTTGCAGGTTTAGAGCCCGCCGTTCTACCGCTGAACTAGCGAAACGCGAGAAGTGTAAGCAACCTCCGCGAAGCTGTCAACGCGTTATCTCTTCTGCTTTAGCACAGAGATAATTGCACCACCTCTTCGTTCGAGCTGCTTATACTTGATCTTAAAAGATTCCGACTCGACCCCACCAAACATTTCAGCATTAGCGTAAATCTCAGCTAGACCAACAACCAAATGAGTTATACAGTTTTTATTTTGAAAAATTTTCAACTCCATGATCTTTTAAAATATGAACGACCATATCGTTTCTTATTAACTCAGCTATCTCTTTTTCATTTGGAAACAACTCCAAATATTTTTGGAAAGAGTATTCAGCATGATTTGGAAAATGTCTTTTTCCTTCTTCGTCGTGCTCTAAACAATAAGGTTTTCCAACATCATGAAAAATGGCATATTTTCTTAAAATATATTCAGAAGGAAGATTTTCAAGAATAAATCTTTTATTTTCGATAAACCAATTAGGAAATTTGATTTCAGTAACATCAGAGTTAAGTGCAGGAATTATTAAATTAAAAAGTTTATCACAAACTTGTAATCCATGCTGAAGGATAGAAACATCTTTTGCTTGTTCTGTTTCCATCATTTTATCAACTATGTCAAAATTAATTTTAGGTTTAGTGTTTCTTTTGAAAGTTTGCCCGCTAAAGGCATTCCCGAACAAAGTTTCTTTACTTTATCCGATGGTTCTATTGCTAAAGCAGTCAAACTATAACCAATATCTGGTTCATAGAATCCATAATAAATTTGATTTTCTTTTTCTAGTTTTGCTTTAAATTGAAATAGTTGTTCTTCGTTTTTCGCGGCAACAACTACCAAAGATCCCAAACCACCAGAATTCCATTCCTCAAACTTTATTTTATTTCTTAGTGCGAATTCTGCCACAGCGTGTGCCACTTGTGGAATTTGATATTGAAGTCCAAGGTCTTCTCTTGTTACGACATATAGTTTATTTTTTACCTAGTGAGTCATTGTGTTTTGTTCCTTTGTTTATTTTACTAATCAGCTTTGTCGATTGTTAATTCTTTAACAGAAACAGAAAGATTAGAACCTTTTGCAATAAAAACTGTTCCGTCAAAGAGTTCGTTTTTTGCAATGTCTATTGCCATTGTTTTATCAACAGCAAAAACATCAATAATGTTTTTTTTCTTTGTAGACTTTTCTGTAAAAATAACCCGATATAATCCTTTTACTTTTGAATTATTTTCCATGATATACAGTTTCCATTTCTTTTTGATAAAACAAAAAAACCATTTCCAATAATATCAAAGCGATAAAGGAATTAATAACATCAAATCTAAAATAAACGTGTCCAAAAAGGGCAAGTAATAAATTGAAAAGCGTTGCCAAACAAAAAATTATTATAAATTTAAAAATTGTTTTCATCAGAAGTAAATAACCTCTTTTTTCTTTTTTATTGCTTCTTCAACTGTTAATCGTGTTCCACTTTTTCCTGGTTTAATCAAGTATGCAAATAAGACATTTGCATTATCAACCAACCAAACATCTCTTATAAAATATTTGTATTTCGCATATGGTCCTTCTGAGACCACCACAACTTTGTTTGCCGCTTCTTTTAACAAGCAAAAGATTTCATTGGTTTTAAGATGATCTTCAAAAGGCAATATGGCGTTATATTTTATTCCTTGTTTTAGACAAATCTCGGCAACAAGAAGATCAAATCCTACTGCCATTCCTGTGTTTACAACAATTTCTTTGTCGGGATTTAACCCTTTTTGAATATCAATAAAATTCAAAAACTTTTTTTCTATTTCTTTTTCATCGTGAAACAAATCGCGGTGACCTGTTACAGAAACAGAAAAAGTTTCTTTCATAGGAATACAGCTTTCGCAAGTTTTACAAGAATATATAATACACAAAGAATTCCAATCGCAATAGTTCCTGTCATTAGTCCAATAACAACCTCGGAGATTGTTTTTGGAGACTCCTTGTTATGTTCATATTCCATTTTAGAATTCCTTTCGTTTTGTTTGAATGGATTTACAGTTTTTTAACTCCAAAGTTTTTAACTTTAACGGTTGGGCCAATCTCGTAAGAAAATCCAGAGTATTGTTTTCCAGATCTATGGTAAAAAGTTTCATATCCAGTATTTGTAAAATCAAGTATTTTTTTTATTTCTATTGCCCTTTGTTTTAAAATATCTAAACCATCATCGTGATGAGTTTCTCTTTTACTAGGAGTACGAAGTTCGTATTTTAAACGTGAAATTATATTTTCAACTGGAATTGGTAAAATTCCATCATATAACTCATGAAGGGCAACTGGATACCAAAACTTATGAATTTCTTTTGAAAGAGGGTGTTGGCAGTTTATTGTAATAAAATCTTTGCTTGTTCTTCTAGAACCAAAACTTCTTTTAAACTCAGTAAAACATTCATCTACTATTGTTTCAAACTCAGATTCTATCAAATAGACTGATATTGTTTCTTCGTCGTAATCGCCATCTAATAAAAAATAGATAAATTGAATATCTGGATTCAGTTCGAAGATTCCATCTAGATATTTAGAAACTGCTGTATTAGCAAAATTTTTTATGTCTAAAATAGACAGGTTCAACTGTTGTTCAATGTCTGTTGAAAATGTGTTTTCTTGGTCGATCATAGTTTTTCCACCACAAGTTTTAAATCTATTGTATTTAGGTTTCTATCAAAAACCAAGTGGTCTAATTCTGAAATCCTAGAAAAGACTGCTAGTTCGGTATTAAACAACTTAAATAAGTCATACCCATCTTTTTTTGGAAAGTTCTTTTCGGAAAGAGATCTATTGTTTGGATTAATTTGAGTCCATTTAAAATAATTTTCTATATCAATATAAGTGGTAGGTGGATCGGTTCTACGATTACATAATAGTTTATAGTCTTGAATTTTCATCTCATCAGTTCTAGTGGTTTTAGGATCGGCAATTTTGTATTTCCTACATGGATATGTACCCAAATCTTCAATTGCGAGATCTATAATTTGATCCATAGAAAGTTCTGATTCTAACACACTTAAAGAATAATATTTTTGAGAATGAGAAAGGGAAAGATATGTTAATTTTGGTTTTTTATCAAAAACCATTCTAACTGTGTTTTTAATAAGATCATCTGCCATTTCTTTTATTTTTTTAATTTCTTTAACAGTTTCTATTTCTTCCAAACTTAGTTTTGTTTCAGGTAGAGAGTTTGACATAATCTATTCCTCTATAGTATTTTCCTTTATTATCAAAAATTGATCCATTATCTGTAAAAGCAGTTAGCAGGCTGTTATGATCTACAAAAATATCTAATCCATCACCTTTATGAGAAAGTCTTCTATACGGAGATATAACTTTTCCTTTTTGGAAAAAAGTCCTCCCATATCTTAGGAAATTTATCCAAGTTCTAGATTTAAACTTTGTTGGCTCCGCGAGCAAATAATGCGGAATAGAAATCTCAACTGATTCAGGTTTGAATGGATGAAGAAGTTGAATTACCTCATCCGAGGTATCGGCAGCGAAATGCCTATCCCCAATTTTATCTGAAATATAATAGTAATTTTTTTCCATTTCCGATTCCAGATCAACAGAAAAGAATTTTAATTTTATTTTATCTTTTGGGCTATTATGCTCAACAACAACAAAAGTATAGTTTTTATTTGCGGCAAAATAAGCTTTAAATAAATTTTTCAACAGCTCAATTGCTTCTTCTTTTCTAAATTCGGCAAATTCTTGCAATAGGTTTTCTTCGTTTGTTTGGTGTGTAGTTGTAGTCATGTTATTTGAGTGTTTTATGTGTCAAAATTAACAGCGAACCAAGTGTCGAAAACATTCCGCATAAAAGTATGTCGATAGTTGTAATCATTTTACAAACCTTATCAATGGTTTAATTTCTTTTATATAAGAAACCCTTCTTTGTTTTTTACTTTTTGAAAGTATCCAACATCCATATAACCCCGCCGCAATCGCGGCAACCGTATCTGTGTCTCCACCTAAAAGAATACACCTTCTTATCAGTTCATGTAATCCTAACCTCAAATCAAATTCACTAAATAATTTTAGCACTGAAATTGAAGTTAATAAACCGAGATTATTTGAGCCTTCAACTCTTTTAAGTTCTTTGATAATTTCTGGAAAATAAGAAGTGTTATTTTTCACCCAACCATAAACATCAACTTTGTTATCTTTTTCTGTTAGTTTATATTTCAATCCAAATGCCGCAACAGCAATCATTTCTGCTGCATCGACGCCTGTTCCTGAATGGGTTGTTTCCGCTTGGAATCTTACAAATTTTTTTACCATTTCCAAATCAGGTAATAAACCAATTGGGACAGCTCTCATACAGCCGCCATTTTTTGAAGACTTTCCAAACGCGGCAATCTGTTCCAAAAATTCATTTGTTGTTTTTGAAGTAGACAAAACTTTATACAAACCAGTCGAATATCCCTGTCTAGGGCTTGATTTAAATTCAGAAAGAAAGTATCTTCCGACAACTCGATCATCAAACCATTCAGTTGTTTCTTCTTCTAACATTAACTTAATAAGTGCAATACTCATTTGAGAATCGTCTGTATACATTCCTGGGGTAAGGGTTGCCCAATATGGATGTTGAATAAATTTTGGCAAAGTATTTTCTTTCCAAAGATTTTCTTTTATAAATTTATCTGAAGTATACTCAAATCCCATTCCAAGAGCATCGCCGATTTTAATATAGTCTATAAGTTTTTGAAAAGGAAGAAATTCAACGTGTAGCTCTTTTTGAGATTTTAGGTTCATTTCATTTCTTCCTTTTTAGAGAGTTGGTCAGTTAGTCAACTTCGCAAACTTTAATATAATCGAGAGGAGAATCTTCTAAAACTTTTTGAACGTCTTCCCTTTTAAGTCCACCAATTCCACACCCAATCCAGGGAAGAGCAATTGATTTAATTTCATTTGCCGCGCACTTAGCTAATCCTTGTTCAATCCATTCAAGTTTTGCACAAGGACCAGGGAAATCCTGTGATGCAATGTTTACAATCAGTCTTTCTTTTTCTTTTACAATAAGAATTCCACCTGGACAAAATGTCCCTGCGACACAAGATTCAAGATAAGCAATGTAATTGTTTTTGTATAGCTTTCTAAAAACTCTAGCTATACCTGCACCCATAACACCTTTTGTGTTTGCTCCGTGACCTATTACAAGGTTTGAAGCATCAAATAAGTCTTGTTTTACGATTTCTACTTTCGCCATTTTTTTAGTTCATCCTATTCCAAAACGCACAAGGCACACATCCCGAGGAATTTGTTTGTTTGGTCGTTCGTGCGTCTCATATTTTTTAAAATATGAAAGTTTTTCGGTAACATTAGTTCCTTGTGTGTTTTCAAAGGCATCTTTACGAGCAATATTCGCAGGCACTACCCAGCAAAATGAAATGAAATTATCAGAAGGTGTAAACTCACACCTTATTTCTTTCTCCGAAAAAAAGTTTTTAATCTCTTCAAGAATATCGTGGAAATTCTTCAGGTCTTTTGTTGATAAGTGTATTGCTTTGTATCCGTACACATGGAGACCTTTTTCGATTTCTTTCTGGAATTTATTCAGAAAAGCGATCAGAGTTTTTGACAGCTTTGTTTCCATGTGTTTGTTCTTTCTTTTTCAGAGTTTCTCTTTGAGAACTTCTTTTGTTTGAATTGGAGCCGCTATCAAATCCCAAGCGTGGATAAGTCTTTCAACGATTAGTTTCCAATGCTCCAAAGCATTTGCTGTTGGAATAAAAGTCGCGGCAACAACTTCTTTACCTAACATATGTTCACCCAAAATTGGTTTTCCTTCAACCACAAAAGCAACATGATTTTGTTTATGGTCAATATCAATTTGAAGTTTGAGCGAGGCGGCATGACCAGAAAGGACACTTGAAAACGTTTTACTTGTGATTAAGTCTAAATCATAACTTTCTGTGTTTAGTCCCCTTGGATCAACCTTTATGAGAGAAGATGTGTCAAGCATTTTTTTTGATTTCCTTTCTTTGAGGAGTTTGCGAGTTCGAGAATTCGATTCTCTAGACTTTCTTGCAAGTCAAACTTTTCACTTCTCCCCGTTAAGGTATCAACCAAGATCCATTTACCATCCAATTCAATTGTCGAACAAATTAATTTATTTTCCAAAAGTACATTAAATTGTTCAATGCCATTATTGGTTTTGGAGTTTGATTGCGGAACCAAAACAAATTCTAGATCGTGGAGTTCTAGGCTTGACATACTCCGCACCTTACAGCTCGCCAATTTCTCCGTAAAGAGGCAATAACCACCTGTTCTCTATTCTAGAATAGAAACGTGTTTCTTATAGAGTTTTAATGTGTGCTCGGTGTCCCATTTTGCATCGTGGTGCCCATCAAGGTTTAAATCTGGAAAAAAGAATTTAAGCTGGGTTATCAATGACGAGTTAACATCTCCAGGAATTATTCCAAGTGTTTTTAGAAATATTCCTTGCACCTTTGTGTCTTTGGTTTCTCTCGAAAAATAAAAAGAGAATTCTTCGTCAGACAAGAGAAAGTTTTTAACTCTTGGAATATCAAACTCTATAACGTTCTGGCCAATAATATCAAGTTTTCTCGTATGGTTTTCTACATGTCTTGACAAAAAATCTTTTAGTTTTTTTGCCCCAACTTCATAAGTGTCAGCAACCCTGGAGTGTTTATCTAAATTAATTTTGTTTATTTCTAATGCCTGTCCTTCTACAAGAAATACCCCGTCTGAAGGTTTTAGTTTTAAACTAATAGAATCTACGGGTTCTAGATTTTCATCTGTTATAATCCCGTATAGGGTTAACAAACTTGTTCTTTCTGAAAGACCACCTGTTTCTGTATCAAAGCAAAAGTATTTTTTCATTCTTGTTTGTGTTTCCGTTCTTATTTATTTGTATACATTTCTACGATAAGTTTAATAAACGAAGCATAAGTTATAGTTCCCATAACAACATAAACAATCATTGAGTTTCTTAATCCTTCAATATTTTGTTCTTCTTCTAGGTTTTTTTCTTTTCTTAATAACTCTTTCTTTTTACTTAAATTGTTTATTTCTACCAACATTGAACCAATTGTTAATATGAAAAACAGATTAGCAATTATGAGTATTAGGATGTTTATCATCTTTGATCTTGTTTCTTGTTTTTATTGTTACTGCCAAATGCAACAGCAACACAACTGTTAAAACACTTAAGAAATAAGTTGCGGAGATTATTTGTTGCACGGGTCTAGCTGAACCACTCAAAACCTAGTTGTCAACCGCACTGTCGCGTTTTGTGCCTTCAATTGCCCGCGCGCGCGAGAGGGGATAAAACGGCTGTTGCGAGGGAGGTTTAGCGTAAATAAGATGCTCTAGGTGTCAAGGGGGCGATTATTCCTTTCGAATGCACTGAGCTAACATCGCGGATTGACACCGCTTTTCCGAGCCCCTAGACTTAGGACCAGAGAGGCGCAACCTTTGATAAAAACTGCAATAATCACAGCGTTGAAACAAATCGGTATCCACTATTTGTTTCATTTTATTGGTGTGATTATTGGTTTAGCAATGAGCATAACAACAATTTACGTTATGTTTCTCTACTTGAAGTTTTATTGCCTTCACTAAAAAAGGATGAAGCAATGGAAACAGAAGGTTTAACAGACAACATAATCGAAAGATTCAAAATTTGGCTAAGATATTTCGTGATTGGAATATGGAGTTTGATTTTATTTGGAATCGCTGGATTTTCTATTTTAGCTTATATTGCAATCAAACACGTCGAAACGCTCGAAAGTCAAACTGCCTCTAGCAACATCAACAAGGAAAATATACATGCAAGATACAAAAACTAGTTTTATGCTTGACTTAACATCCACTGGAACGGAAAAAGAAACCGCAAAAAAAACAAAAGAGCATATTAAATTCAATAACACAATAGATAAAAAATTAAATGCAGGAAAATTTACAAGAATCGATATGAGGTCAAATGGTTTTATTTTAATTGTCGAAAGACAAAAAGATGGGAAATATGATTTTCTGAAACTGTGTTCTGAACACACACTATCTTCTCCAAAAATAGTTGTTGATTATCTTTTTGGAGAAACAGAAATAACAAATCTAACACCAGAAGTGGTACTTAATTTGTTTATTGCTAAACACGGAACAATGAGACAAGCCTTGAAGGAAATAAATTCAAGACTTAATGAAAAGTCAAACTAAAAAGAAAAGGTGGAATAGAAAGAAAACATGAGTATAACGATAAGAACAGCAAAAGAAGTTTTAAAGTTACTAAAGTCTAAATCTAGTTTTTCTGTTAAATTCGCTGGAGAGCCAAAAGAAATCAAGTTAACCAAAAAGATATCTTTAGTTGGCCGCGGCAGATTCGGCGGCACAGATATTATATTCGAAGGTTCAGATGGAAAAAATTATTTTGTTAAAGACATGCAGTCAACAGTAAAAGGAATTGGCCCAACTTCTCCAAGTGAAGGAGTTAATAAAATTTTCTCAATAGCTCAAATCGAAACAAACAAAGAAGTTTTCCTTTCGGTTAAAAGAGAACCGAAAAAGCAAGAGCTACCCGTTTGGATAACAGCAGAAAAATCTTCGAAAGAAATCATTAACCAAATTAAAACAGTAGAAAGATCAGCAGACTGGAAACTTTTGTTAAACAATAAAGAAGAAATAAAAGAAAACTAGAAACAGGACCTCAGATGAAATATCTCCACATAACAGATACTCACCTAGATTTTCTTTTCTCTCCTGCTTTTTTCGATACCGAAGAAGCAATGATAAAGGATCATTTTGCAAAAGTTGATAGTTTCCTTAAGAAAATTCTTGTTACAGAAGCCAAACATGTTTTGTTAACTGGAGATATTTCATCTGGAAGATTTATCCAATCTCATATTGAGTATATGGGAAATGTGTTTCAAAAACATCAAAAGAAATTATTTTTCATTTTGGGCAACCACGATTATTATCATTCATCTTTCTCTAAAGTGAACAACGAGATTAAAACTTTAACTTCACAAAAGAAATTTAAAAACACTTTGCACTATCTGACAAATAAATCTTATTACGATTCTTCAACAAAAACTTTGTTTGTTGGATCTGATGGTTGGTATGATGGAGAATATTCTCCATTTTTATCTTCTACGGTTAACATGAACGATTATTACATTATTGAAGAATTGAATTCACTTAGAATGAAATCTATTCCTGCTTTGCGAGAAGAATGCAAGAGATTGTCTAAAGTTGCGGCAAGACAAGTAAAAGATGATATTGATTTTGGAGTCGCGGCGTACTCTCCAGAAAAAATAATTGTGCTAACTCACGTTCCTCCATTTAGAGAACTTTCAACTCATAAAGGAGTTATATCAAACGAGGAATGGTTGCCATGTTTTAGTTCAAAGTTTTTTGGAGACATGCTTTTGGAAACGGCGGCAAAAAACAAAGAAATAAAGTTTCAACTGTTTTGTGGTCATTCTCACGACAAGGCCGAATATCAGCCGCTTGAAAATCTTTGTTGTTATACTGGCCCATCTGAGTATGGTTGCCCAGAAAAAAGTATTTCAATCATCGAAATTTAAGACATAATAGTTTTATTATGCACCTTGACTTCCCATGTTGCGTGCATATACATTAGGCATTTGAAGACGCAAAAAATCAGGACTAGGAAAATCAAAATGGAAGATACAATAATCAAAAAGGCAGAACTTCCAATTGAATTTCAATCAGACAAGGAAATAAAAGAACTTTGTTTATTTTTGGTCAAAGAAATATATGGGGAGTATGCAAACTCAGTAGAGTTGTTTATGGATGTAGACACTCAATGGGTTTTATTTATTCGAGATAAATTACTTGTCATGATGTGTGAAAATTCTTTAAAACAAATCTATGACAACCTTCTTGAAGAATACGAAGGTTATATGTTGTACAGTATGTCTGTTATGGACCAAAAACAATTTAAGTCAACAGATCTAAATTAAGTCGACAGCAACAGTTGAAAAGTGAGAACAGAAAAATGCCAAGTGAAGCTGGAAAAAATAAAATTGATTCCATAAAAGCTGCGTTCCTGGACGCGGCAAACATCGACCCTTCAAATGAAGGGGAAGCAATTGACATGTTTGAGAATCCTGAATTACTTGTTAAAGCAACAGGCTGGAAAAAGATAAAGGTTCCAGAAAAGGATCAAGTTTCGTATGTTTATTTCAAATTAGGCAACACTGAAAATTCGCCAGTTTCATTTAATAAAAAATTCAAAAAAAATATTTTGAGTCTTATCGAACAAGGTAAGGCATTGAAAAACAAAAAAGCTGTTGTCGAATTTTTGGATTACGAGAACTGGGATGATCTTGTTGAAAATAAAGAAAACTGTCTAGACTTTAACATCAACGTATCCGAAATATCATTTGATAAAAATGACAAAGTAAAATCATGTTTTGATGCAAGTTATAATTTAAATGTGGAGGAAACATATATTCACGAAATTGAACACTTTTATGATAAAATCTTTTTTTCGAAAGAGCGAAAACCTTTTGTTGAGTTAACAGCAACCGAAAAAAACTACGACAAAATTATTGATAAAAGAGCTGAGTCTGATTTTTGCGGCAAGGTTACTTATCTGCCAGAAACAAATAGTTATTTAAAATATGCTTATTATAAAAATAATGGTTCTTATCACCGAGAAGATGGACCAGCTGTAGAATTTACGGATGGAACTCAAAAGTTTTTTTTAGAAAACCAAGAATATGAATCTTTGGCTGCGCTTAAGAAAGCTCTACCAAAATATAAAAAAACCGAAGAAAAAGTTCTTGCTGCAAGAAAAAGGCTAAAAGACTTTAAAGAAAAAAAACCCTTGGACACAAAAAAATCTCAACCAGTAGAGGTTAAAGTAAAAGTTTCCAATCTTGAATATTACAATTCTTTTGAAGAAATCCCCGATGGGTTTACGGGAATCTGTAATATTCAAGGAGTTGAATGCCATTTCAAAAATGGTGAACTTCATCGAGAAGATGGTCCCGCAATTAATTCAATTAATCCTTTAAATTATGCTTATAATGGAGTGAGGCTTACAAAAAATGAATTTGAAAACTACAAGAGTTTTGAAAAATATCGTAAGGTAATAACGGAAGAGTTTATAAAAACTAACTATAAAGACACTAAAGAAGTAATTGAAAAAGTTTCCACACTTGGCGGACAAGGTGAAGTTCTTCACCTGGATGTTAAAAATGAAACATATACCTTTGAGCCAAGGAAGTATAATTTTAAAACAAAAGAATTTTCAAAAGAAAAAGTGCTCCATGCCATTTCAAAATATAACAAGGAAGGACTTCCATCTTCAAGATTAGGACCCGCAATTGAACATTCGATAAACGGGAATATATATGCTGTTGATGGCATTTTCTTTTCTTCAAAAGAAGCTTGGGAAACTTTTGTTAAAAAAGAGAGAGAAATTATTTTAGAAGAATATGAAGATGAATTCTCTTACGAAAAAGTTCTCGAAAAGATTAAAGGTTTAAAAACATTTCCTCATGCTATGGAGGTATTAGAAAGTGGCGGAACAGGAATTGCTCATACAGATTTGAACAATGTTCAGACAGTTACATTTATAGAAAACGGAAAAACTGTTTTAAATCTTATTTATATCGGTAAAAAATTACAGAGTGTTTCAAAGTTTGAAAATGATATGGCATCTTGTAAAAAGGGACCATACTACTACGATTTTACAACACGCTCTCGTTTATATGCTGTTGATGGCGGGCTTGGTCAATCTGTAGATTCTTATTGCTATGAATATGGTTCACATGTAGAACATGCCAATGACTATTTCAGCAAAGTTCTGGAAAAGTTCAAAACACCTTCTTCTGGAACAACCGCTGTTGCCGCAAAAGTTTTAACGGTTGCAAAAAATGACGCCAAAGAAGTTGCAAAAAGAATGGCGACAGAAAAAATATCACAAGTTTCTCAGCAACTCCTTTTCGACGCATTAAAAACGAGCAACTCTAAAAATATTGAAAAACTAAAAGAATTCATAGCTTCTTCAAAAGGAAAAATCATTGTTAAGTTTGCTTCTGGTGTTGTTATAGACCTCCTTAAAACTAAATTTGACGAGAAGTATCAAAACCTACTAAGTGAAATTGCATCTGAGTTTAGAATTCAATCTGAAACAGACCTAACTCTTGAGGTTATTGATCTAGTTCAAGATGTTGTTAAAAACATTGACTTGCTTTCAAAATTATCAAATCTTGAAGACCGTGTTAGAATTCAACTAGAAGGTGTGGACAATTCCAAAAAAGAATTATCTTCTGCATATGAAGAAGTGATAGATTTAAAATCTGAAAAAGTACCACAGTTTATTAACTAAACTTGGTGCTTGACAACTCTACGCACCGCGGCTAAACTTCCGCACCATGCAAAAGCTAAAAAGCCTCTTGTTTAAGATAAAGGAGTTTATATCCTTGAATAAAGAATATTTGTTGTCAATTTTTTGCGCGTTGATATTGTTGATACTCTTGGTTGTTGCATCAAAATTTGTATAAAGCAAAACAAGTGAAATAAAAGGAAAGAAATAAAATGAAAATCGAAACAGTTATAAATCTAGTTGCAGAAACAAAAAGACTTCCTGTAGATGTGCTTGGCTTAGCTAAGCCACGAAATGTTTCTAGTGTAGAAACAAGTTCACAACTTCAAACTAAGTTTATGACATTTGGGTGGACGTTTTCTCCAGAGTTAACATTTTGGGCAGAGAAACTTTCAAAAGAAGAAATTCAACAACTTGACGTTATACTAAGCAAACTTTTAGAAAAACTTGGACTTACAAAAAACTATAATCCATTCTTCCAAAATTTTGAAAAGGGAGGATTTCATCCTTCCGATATGGAACTATTTAATCTGTTTTGTTTTTATGGAAAAAATGTAACTCATACATTTGAGGAATATCAAAAAAACAAAGAAGAGTTTATTGAAAACCATTCTCGATATTTCAAGATGCTAAATCTTGGTTTAACATTTAAAGAAGAAGTTTTATTAAGAACAAAACAACTCGTAGAGTCATCTATTCCTTTGTCTGCAAATGATCTTGAATTTATTTCAAGTCACGAAGAATTTATTCCTAATGAAAGTATAAATGGATTTACTCCAACAATTAAAGAAAATTTAGCACTTTTAAACAAAATAAAACACGATAGAAGTCTTGATATGATGTTTTCAACATCGACAGACTTGTTAAGGTTTGTCGTAGCGATGAATTCTGGGGATGTTACTCTAACAGAAAAAACAAAGTTTAAGAAGTTTCCAAGGAAACTAAGAAAAACAATATTTAAGGAATTAAATTCTTTAATGGAAAGAAATTCCAACTCGATTGCCGACGCTCTTTCTTATCGAGAAGAGTGGAAAAGAATTGGTGAAAAAATTCACCCACACGAATCGAAATTCAAAACTATAAAAACTTTCTTTGATGAAATAAGGGGAGATACGAAGACAGTTCAAACTGTAGCTTCGAAACTTGAAGCTGTGTTATTATCAAAAGACAAGGAAAATATTTTTTCTTTCTTTAAGGAATATCCTTCGCTTTTGGGAAGAAACTTGGATAGAGTTTTAAGAGAAAACAAAGACATTTCTCCTTCCGAACTTCAATTGTTTTATCAATCCTTTTCGAGCAAGATTATTATTTCTTTAATTCAACACTTGAGAAACAGAAACGGCAAAATGAAAATTTATACAAACAAAAAAGGCAAATCTTATTTTGAAATGAAAAATTCAATTGAGAAAATTGATTCTTCCACTGTCGAAACGGTTATCAAAGATTTGAAAGAAGTTCTTAAATCAAGAATTAAATCTTATAAAGAAATTACGGTTTCAAAAGAACTTGAGACTGTGGCGCTACCAACATCTGATAAATTAAAACCAAGAGGAATTGGTATTCTACCAATTGGATCAGAGACACCAATATCAGATGTTGACACCCTTAGATTTTTCATCTATTGGCATCAAAACCAAATAAGAACAGATTACGACTTATCAACAATTTTCTTGGATAAGAATTTTAACTTAGCCTCGCAAGTCTCGTTTACAAGATTAGGAAACTCTTATGCGACACACAGCGGAGATATAACATCGGCACCTAATGGTGCATCAGAATTTATCGACATAAGACTAAATCAAATCCCAAGCGATGTGGAATATATCATTCCGCAGATTAATGTGTTTTCTGGAGAGAAGTTTGACGAAGCGAAAGAGGTTTTCTTTGGGTTCATGGAAAGAAATCAATCCGAAAAAGGATTGGCATTCGAACCAAAAACTGTTAAGTTCAAATCTGAACTGCAAGGAAAATCACAACTTTCGTTGCCTCTTGTTTTCATGCGCCGCGGAAATAAATGGGTCGCTAAATGGATGCACCTCTCATTAAATTCTTTTAGTTTTATGGGAATGGTTGAAAAGAATTCAAAGAACGCTTCTCTTCTTGTTAAATCAATTGTTGAAAAAGATTTCTTTAAAATTGGAGAGATAATTGAATTGTATAAAGAAAAACAAAACAAAGAGACACAACAAGAATTGTTTGTTTATTCCGATTCAATTGAAACAGAAAACTTAAAAGATGTTAAACTTGTTGGACAAAACAATCTTCAAGAATTGATTCCTTAATCAAAATAATAGAGTAGCTGTTATGCAAATAAACACAAAAGAAACGATAGTAAAAACATATACTGCTATGTTGCCAAATGGCAAAGAAATCGCGGCAAAAACACAAGAATCTTTAGAAAAGAAAATTAAAGAAGAACTTAAGAAAATAGAAGAGGCGGCAAAGGCTGAGCCTCTAGCAAGGGCGATAGATCCCTATTTCCCTTATATTTCCATTGAATATTATTCTTTGTCTGACAATATTATTGGATACCCTACAGAACTAGTAGAGATAATTGAAAAAGCAGTAAATAAACTATCCGTTAGTCTTGATATTGTTGAAGAGGATTTTGATGTTAATGAACATAACCAGCAAAATGCTTTTGTTAATATTTGTCATGAATTTGAAATTCTTTTTACAAATTATACACAACTAGAAAAAATTAAAGAAATAATTTTGAAATATGTTTTAAAGGATGTTGGCTGTTATCGTAGAGTTAAACCACCAGAAAATTACAAAAACTTACGTTTAAAACATGTAATAGATCCACTTTCGATCTATGAGCTTGAAAAGCTTGGTCCAAAAACTAAAGAAATTGCAAATGATTTAAATGTTTGGTTTTACTCAACAGAGTTTTTAAACCCTCTTGAAAAAGTTGTAATTGCCGAGTTTGATAAATTTAAAAAAATAAAAGAAGCTCCGAAGCTACCATTTGGAATGGTAGCAGTTAAATCCAATAAAAATCGCAAGAAAGGCAAACAAAGAAAATGAGTTCATCTGTGTCTGTGATGCCGCCTGTTGTCGCGGCATTAAAATCTGCAATTGAGTTTACAGGAAAAGCAACATCTCCCTGGAAACATATCATTCCAGAGCAAAGAAAGTTCTTAAATGGAATTTATAAACCATATATTACAAATGGTTACTTGAATTTCTTTTCTGAAAAAGAAATGAGATGTGTTGCCTCGTTTTCTCACGAAGAAATAAACAAGTTTTTATCAGATAATGGATTTGATATCAAGTTGGATAAATTTGAAAATCCAACAGATTTTGGTGCCGCTGCTATTATGGATATATTAGTTGAATGGGTTGAAAAAGCACAATCGACCAACATGATCGTTGCAAAAGAAGGCAAAGTTACTTCTTATCCCTCAATTAAAATTTCAAATTCTTTCGATACGTTTCTCGTTGATGATATAATTTATGCTCGAATTGATCTTAAACAAAAAAATGATAAATTTGTGGATAGCATGTACCTTGCAAAAGGTCCATTCACGGCAGAACAAATTAAAACCTTGAGAGAAATCTCTGCGGAAGAAATGTTTAACGTAAAAAGAAAAGAATACCAAAACTATTCTTCTGTAACAATTCCAAAAATTGATCTAAACTATGAATCAGATCTATCTTATTTGCTTGGAATGTCATTTATGGCAAAACTGAATTCTTCTGAGAAAGAAGAAGAAATGTGTTTGTCGCAAGCTCTGCAACAAACCAAGTTTAAATTAAATGAACATGGTGCAAGAGCTAAAAGTGCCGCGGCTGTTGCTGTAACGAGATGCGCAACATCAATTCGGCCAAAAGAAAATCCTCTTGTTTTCGATGAGCCTTTTCTTCTTTGGATGAGAAAAGAAGACCTTCATACTGGAGACTTGGTGGATTATTTTACTGCTTATCTTGATATAGATTGTTGGAAAGATCCTGGCGACCTATCAAGTATGTAATTAATATAATCTCATTTCAATTGTTAATGGCCCTTTACGACTTAAAGGGCCAGCGTTACAGTTGAGCTGTATCGAGAGAATAAAAGGCTATAGTAGATGAAGATTGCTGAGACAAAAGATCATAACCTAGAAAGCTTTGGAGTAAAAAAAGAAGAAAAATTCGACATTGGGGATGTTGGTTTCGTTCTTACTCTTTTAAGAGGGCAACTATATTCAAATATTATTCGGACAATTGCTCAAGAGTATATTTGTAATGCCCGCGACGCACACAGAGAAGTTAACTCGCCACAAACTAAGGTGTTGGTTACATTACCAACTGCTTACGACCTGCACTGGAAATGTAGGGATTACGGCCCAGGAATTTCACCTGAACGTATGTCAAATGTTTTTATTCAGTATGGCAATTCCACAAAACGTGGATCAAATACTGAAACAGGTGGTTTTGGCTTGGGAGCAAAGTCTGCGTTTGGTTATTCAGATTCTTTCATAATCAATACTTTTATTGATGGAATCAAAAGAAGTTACTGCGCAATCATAGACGAAACCGAACGTGGCATTTTACAGTTAATGTCGGAGCAACCAACAACAGAAAAAAACGGAACCGAGATAGTTGTTCCAGTTAAGAACAAAGACATAGATCAGTTTCACAAAGAATCTACTTCTGTGGTAAGACACTGGAAAAATCCTCCAACCTTTAAAAATATTAGCGCATTTAATTCTGTTGATCAAAGAAAAGTAAAACCATTATTGTCTGGAACGAGATGGTTTATCGAACCGCATAACAGAAAAAGTTTGTATGCAGTATTAGATGAAATTGAATATCCAATTCAAGAAACAATGGTTGATTTTAACTTAGTTAAAATTGGAAACTGTAATCTTTATATGGAGTTCAAAACTGGAGAACTTGAAGTCTCTCCAAACAGAGAAACTCTAAAACAAAGCGATGCGAACAAAAAGAAAATATTAGCAATTCTTAAAAACTACGAAGATGAAGTTAAAAAAATACTTCAAACCGAAGTCGACAAGCAAGAATCATACGCTGATGCGGTAATCAACTTTGATTCAATTAAAAATAAACTTAGCATTTATTTAGATAAATCTAATTTTTCTTGGAAAGGAACACCATTAATAGAACAATATGTCAAGTTATCAACCTATGGAGCTTACAGCTGTTGCTATAGTGTTCCATATGTTACAAAGATGACCAAGGGAAATGATACGGCATACAGGATCGAATCCAAAGTTTTATATGTTGAAACTGAACGAGAGTTTAACAAAACTGTCGAAAAAGCAATGCTTATAATGCTTGAAAAACTTAAGATTACATCAAGTATGTATAACAAGATTTGTTTGATTAATACAAGGGCAGTTGCGCCAGAGAAGAAAAAAGAACTGTATCTTAAAGAAATCGGGGCACATAAACTCGAAGACTATTACAAATTCCTAGATGCTAAAGAAAGAAAACAAGCTCTTACAAAAACCCTGTTTTTCAAACTTTGTTGGTTTCCAAACTTTACAGAAGAAACTTGTGACTGGTCTGGGTTTTCAATGCCAGACAAAGCTTTCACAAGATCCTCTCTTGCGGTGTTTGACGAAGATAAAGGCAAGAAAGCGTATGTGTTTCTTAACGATGAAAAACATCCCGAAAGAAAAGATGCTGATAAATTCAATTACGGAGTAGGAGACCTAGAATTTTTAAGAGCATCCACTGGATATAATATATATGGATTTAAGACCTCTCAAGTCTCAAGAGAAAAAATTGAAGAGTTAATGGCAGAAGAAGGGGCAATCCATGTAGAAGAACTTATTCAGGGAGAGTATGAAAAACATACTCCAGACGAATGGAAACAATATCTGTTGTATGCCTCTTCTGCTAAAAGAACATATGGAGAAGAAATGTCTTCTCTCCGTTTAACACCATCTTATATTGGGTCAAGTTATTCGACAAACAGATCGGGACTTGGGTGTCTTATAGACGAAGAGATACAAACTTTATATCTTTCGAAATCTCCACCTTTTGTAAAAGAATATTTCAAACAATTAAATGAATTAAAAGACAAAGAAATTGAAGCTTCTAGAAAAGTAAGACTCTTGGCTGCTTTATACAAATATGACAGAGAACCAGATTACGGCGATCCACAGTTTAAAGACAGGATTTCTAAAATTATTGGACTTAAAAAACAATTTGATGAATGGTACAATGTTCCTTTTTTAAAAACTGGAAGCAGTAGTTATAGAGGAATACCTGAACTGTTAGAGTTGATTAACTTAGTTGACTCTATTAAATTAAGTGGTTATTTAAATCCTGTTCGCCCCAAAATTCTAAGTAGGATGTAAACAAAATGAATAACATAACATATACCAAGTCGAAAAGTTCCATTAACGTCAACATAGACGGAAATCCATTTATCGTATTAAACACGGACGGAATGTATCCTGTCCTTTCGCAAGCTTTACAAGATAAAAATGAAGCAGCAATTAGAGATGCTGTAAGCATTGCCCATTTCATGAAAACCAAATCAGAAGGAATGCTTGATTTGGTTGATGGCCAAGTTTTCCTTGATGGAAAAGAAATTCACGGTTCTCTTGGACAAAAGTTTCTTGAGTTTATTAATGCAAAAATTGAAATAACACCGCTCATAAACTTTTGCCGCAAACTTCGCAAAAACCCATCTGTATCTTCAATTGATCAGCTGTTTGGTTTCTTGGATGCCAACAAACATCCAATTACAAAAGACGGCAATTTTATTGCCTATAAAAAAATAAGAACAGACTTTAAAGATTACCACAGCGGAACATTTGATAACAGTCCTGGAAAAGTTCTTGAAATGCCAAGAGAACGAGTTGACGAAGATCCAACACAAACTTGTTCTTCTGGTTTGCATGTGGCAAACTGGAATTATGCCAATAGTTCATTTTATGGCGGCGAAGGGCATATGGTTGAGGTAGAAGTAGATCCCGCCGATGTTGTCGCTGTGCCAATTGATTACAACCAAGGTAAAATGAGAACCTGTAGATACAAGGTTGTAAAAGTAATCACGGCACCAAGACAAGAAAAACTTCTCGCCGACGGTGAAAGAATTATGGCCTCTGGCCCAGAACCAGAAAAAGAAACCAAAGAAGAGTATTGCCCAGAATGTGATGGTATTTTTGAATATAGCGAATCAGAGGGCAGACTTCTTTGTGATTGTGACGAAGAAGATGATGAATGTGATTACGATGAAGACGAAGAAGAATAAATAATTTCTTCTTAAAGGTCTTAAAATTAAGACTTAACTTCTTTATTCGAGAGGTTAAGTTTTTTTGTTTGTACCAACAGAAGGCTTTCCATGTATAGAGATAATCAGTCAAAAGATTTGGTGATGGTTTCTAGCCAACCTAAAAAACCTTTAGCGTGTAGACTGTTTGGGTGCAAACTAGCAATCAAACACCCTAAACTTGTTTATGTTATGCCTTTAGAATTCGAAGATTATTATACGCCTTTCATTTTGTGTATGTGCGAAAGATGTGGAGAAGACTTGGTTGTAGAAACAGATTTGTTCTATGTGGTTTATTCAAAACCGCATGAGGGGGACGGCAATCTATTTACATTGTATAATCGCGGCAAAAGCGGCTATTATCATGTTTCGTATGAATATATAAATTATTTAAAATTCGAAGCTTTAAAACCAAAACGTTCTTTTCGTGCAAGGGTCTTGAGTTTCTTTAAAAAAAGAAATTTAAATAAAGTTTATCAAAAAGAAAGTGATCCCGAAATCCTTGTTTATCTTGATAGAACAAATTTTAAAATTATAAAAACCAAGTCTCCAAAAACCGCAACTTCCTTTTGATAAATCTAAAAAGAGAAAGAAAGAAAAATGACATTCAATCCAACTCCAAGAATTCTCTTCTATCGAGAAGGTTTTGCAACAAACAGTTCAAGTTCTCACTCAGTTCTTTTATTTGATAAAGACATATCTTTCTTAAAAGATATAAATCCCTGTCGGAGAAATTATAATTGGGAAGACTTTCAACTTGTTTCAAAAGAGGCAAAAGTAGATTACTTAAAATCACAAATTGCTTCATCTTGGAATGGGTTGCATGAACTTTCTGGGGATTTTGGTGGTAGAAATATTGATCATGAATCTGTTTGGGGCTTGTTTGTTGTTCCAAATGAAACAGGCACAGAACCACACCCAGTTTGGTTTCAAAAAATGGTGGATTGGATTTCAAATCCAAACATAGCAATTTACGGAGGCAACGATAACGAACCTTCTCAAATTAATCCTCCACCAGATTTAGAAAGTTTTAACGCTAATATTCCTTTCCCTAGGCTTTGGAATCAAAAATATTTTCTGGAAAAGTATCCAAAGGGAGAAGGCTATATTGGAAAATATTTTGAAACAGGAGATTATTTTCTTATTTTTGATAAAAAATCTGGAGTTAAAATGAAAATAAAGTTCTCCAACGGAGAGCTTCCAAATTCATCACCAAAACCAGAATTGGTAGACTTAAAAATTACTGATTACTGTCCTTTTGATTGCTCTTATTGTTATCAAGATTCAACAAAAAAAGGAAAACACGCTTCATTTGAAACGATAAAAAAAATTGGACAAGTTCTGTTTAATTCTGGAGTTTTAGAAGTTGCGGTTGGAGGGGGCGAGCCAACACTTCATCCAAATTTTATTGACATAATAAAGTATTATGATTCTCTTGGTCTTACCGTAAACTTTACTACTAAAAATTATAGTATTTTAAAAAATCCATTAATAACTAATCTGATTAAAGATCATGTTGGCGCTTTTGCTTTTTCTGTTGATAGCAAGAAAGATATTCTTGAGATTCAAAATCTTATAACCTCTCTCGGAGAAACGATTTCACCAATCCACCACAAAATATGTTTGCAACATCCTGTTGGTTCTTGTTCAAAACAAGAACTTGCTGAAATGATAAAACAACTATATGAGTTTCCTTTTAATCCAATAGTAACTTTCTTGGGACATAAAGACACTGGAAGAGGACCAAAATCTTTGGTTAAAGCATCTAATAAAGACGTTTTAGAAATTCTTTGCCATCTTTACGCTTACAGTGACTTAAAAAGAATTAGAACTCCATATCGCGGAATAAACATTGATACAACATTTGCAAAAAATCTTGAAGAAGAAATTAAAGAAGTTATTGGAGCTGACTGCTGGAACAAAACAATGACAACTAAAGATGGAAAATATTCTGCTTATGTGGATGCAACAACTGAAACAGTTGCCCCTAGTTCTTACGAACCAGAAAGAAAAAGTTATAGGCTTTCATCTTATTCACAAAATGAATTTAAACATATTTGGGACTTAATCAGAAAAGAAGATTAACCAAAATGACAACAAAACAGTCAGCAAAGCAACCAGAAGAAATAATTAAAACCCTTTTAGAAAAAGGATCTATAGATTTTAATATCGATCTTTTTGTTGAAAAAAGATCGATTCATGCTTGGGACAAAGATATTAGAGAATTAAAAAATTGGGAATTGGTTTCGGAGGCAAACATACGGTTATCTTGCACAAGTGTTTTTAGTTTAAAACATATAAGGAATATAGGATTCTCGGTAAAAGAATCTAATCTTATTTTAAATCATAGAATTTCAGATATTGCGGATTTTGTTGAGTTTCAACTTTTAGGTGAAGGCGGAATTTTTTATCTATATGTTACTTTTTCAAATCTTGAAAATTTTATTTCTTATTTGAATCTAACAGATACAGTATCTACCAAAAAGGAGTAAAACAATGGCACTAATCCAACAACACAGCTGCGATAAATGCAGGTGTATAATCACAGAAGAAAACGGTTATATAAATCTTCATATGAAATCAGGAGATAAAACCAATCCATCTGTATTGATCAACTGCGAAGATGTTTGCAAAAGGTGTTTGGCCAAGATTCTTAATTTACCTATTGAAGTAAGAACCGAATATGTTTACGAGTCTTCGGAGACACACGGCGGAGCCACGGGACCGTTGCCGCCTCCCGAATTGGAGAATAATTCTGGAACCTCCCGCGTGTCTCGGTGCGTCTCTGTCGCCGCTTCTCTCGCGGGGCACCCTTGAGCGAGGCAACAATAAAAGAAAACCTATCTTCTTTTATTCCTCTCAAGAAACTTGTTCAAGTCTTAACATTTATCAGGTCAAGATATTACAACCAAGAAATATATCTTGTTGGAAGTATTCTAAGTTCTCTTAATCCAAGAGACATTGATGTTATTGTCGAAATAGAAGATGGTTTGTTTGAGGCAATGTACGGAAAATCACTATCGAAAAATGAGACAGTGGATACTTGGATCGCGGCAATAAAACACTGGAACAAAAACCTTTCTCCTGTTATGGTAACCTATTGGCAAACAGACACCGCAAAACAAGGAAAAGAGTTGACTCTTATGTGTGGATTACAAATAGACTTCAAAACACAGCCATCAAAACTTTTTAATTCAATTTCTTTAGAGAAATATAAGTTAGACCTGTAACTCACTCCAACCAAGAAACAATATTATTTCATTTTAATTCAAAAACAAACGAGAAGAAAAAAGGTGGTTGACACCACTCCCCAGGTGCTTAGAATGAAGGGGCAAGAGACAAGGAAAGAGAAACCAAAAATGAAAGTTAACGGATATCAACTAAAAGAAGCTATCAAACGTTGGGAAGCAAGAAAAGAACCTCTCTTAAGAGAGTTCAGAAACTCATTTTTCCGAAAAGCTTCCCAAACAGGGAGAATGCCTTCGGAAATTGAAAAAGATATTCTCAAAACCGAAAACTCTATTTGTGCTCTTCAAGAGGCCCAAGCCAAATATAATTTACAAATTACCGTTTCTTATTTCTTGTTTGGAGAAGAACAAAGAATGACACTGATGAGTGCCGTCAAAATGATTGGTGGCGTTGGTAGAATGGAAGGACTTTGGAAAGCTGAGTCTTCAAAAGAAGAAGATCCTTATGATAGCCAAAGACTTCACTATGGAGCCACAAATGCTCAATATGAGTGGCCAAAACGTACGATGTTAATAAAAGACATTGTTGAAACCGCCGCAAATAAAAATGCGCAGTTAACTGCCCTTCGAGCTGGAATTGCCGAGGCAAACTCAAAAGAATTAAACCTTGATATTGATTCCTCTCTTTTCCAATAACCTAAAACTTTTTTCTTGATTTTCATATCGCCGTAGCCACTCGGCATTCCTTTACACGGAAAACCTATAAACAGCTGATTGGTTGACCAATCTGGTGATCTAAAACAGGGTAGGCTTCACCGCCAAATACTAAATCCTGGAAAAAGAAATCATACAAATAAAACCAATCAACCCCTAAATCTCAATCTCCCTCCTGTTAGGATATGAAAAAATCAAGAATGGTCCTTGACCATTTAAAAAAACCAAGGAACTCCAAGTGGTTTAACGGCAAAACATACCCAAATCTTCGGTTCAAGTCCGAAGCTTGGAGCAAATAAATAAACAAAAAAGTTTTTTCTTGTAACTCAAGAAAATATATTTTTCCTTACTATTTAACTTCTACCTTCAACACAACGTAAAAAGACGACTTGACACTCTCTCAAGGGTGACTAAGATGAAGGAAAGAAGAGACTCGGTAAAACAAAACAAGTAACACACGAGTTGATCTTTGACAATTTAAGCGAACAGAAGAGCTCATAGTTTAAGCGAAACATTCGCAGCCCATGCGAAAGATTTTGGTGCAAATCCAAGGGGGCTCACCAATACAGGCAATAAGAAAACTTCCTTCTATTCATTTTCAGAAATCTAGTTTTCTTGCTCTCCTGTATCCAATACTAGTCGCCTAGTTTAAACAGCAAAATAGTGCATGAACCCAAACTTTGTTTGTTTTATCGGGAACACGAGCTCGAATAAATAAGACAAGGTTTAATCAAGCAAAAATGATTGTGCAAAACAATCGGCGACTGCTAGGAGTATTAGTTAAATGGTCATAACACTCGGTTGTCATCCGAGCGTCGCGAGTTCAATTCTCGCATACTCCGCTAAAAGGTACTGCGGGTTCCGCGGAAACCGATTCGAATGAAAACTTTCGAATCAAAAGCCTGTGGAGATGAGAGTTCATTATTTCCTTTTTGGGAAATAATCAGCTTGTCTGAGAAGCAGGAACCAAACATTAAAATCAGAAATGGTTTTGAGTAAGTTTTGGAGAACAATATAAGGAAACTTCTTTCTAAAATCAATATGTGAATGAAACTAGTTTTCTTGCTTTCCTCGTTTGTATGTTTTATTATGGTCCCATCAGCTAACGGTTTAGGCTACCATTTTTTCAGAATGAGAAATATGAGTTCAAATCTCATTGGGATCACCAAGCACCAAGCCATAAGAAAACTTCCTTCTAAAAATTCAAAGGGTGAAAAAACTAGTTTTCTTGCTTTCTTGGTGTTTATATGAGTCGTGTAGCTCAGTGGTAGAGCCGTGCTGTGGAAGTGCGAGGTCAATGGTTCGATTCCATTCCTGACTCCTAAATTCCTCAAGAAAAGATAAAGATGTACCAGTTAAACTATGGAGGAGAGATTTATTGCTTTGACTATGAAACAGACATAGTTGAACAATTATTGATAAGGCATTTAAATCGTTTTGATTTTTTGATTGAAAATGTCAATGATGATTCTCTTAAAACAGAAGTATTTCCGTATTATGGAGGAGAAGATGAATATAGACGTGGAGATTGTTGTATAAAGAGAGATGATGGAGAATATTTCTTTTATACACTTAGAGAACGCAATCGTTATTCTGGTAAAGTTGACCTTAAAACAGCTAAATGGAATATTTTAAATAATCCTAATGTTGGTTTAGGTTTTATTAAAACTTTGCAAAAGGAATTAAAAGAAAATATAAACAATTTTTCAACCATTAAAAAATTAATTGAATATGAAAAAACTTTGGTAAAAAGGTCTGACTTAGAAATGGGTAATTTAGTATACTATTATCGCCATACAAGTTTCTTGGCAAAAGAAATTATTGAAGTGAAAAATGTAAATGTAAGTTTACCAAAGGAATATTACCAATAAAATAAGGGCTCGTAACTCAATTGGGAGAGTGTTTGGTTTGCAGCCAAAATGTTGCAGGTTCAAGTCCTGTCGGGTTCACCAAATAAAATGGATAATCCATATCGGAAACCGTATAAAATAGAAATTCCGCGGCAACATCCAAAAATTACAACAATAGATGTAAGCAGTCCTCTTCAAAGATGGAAAGATAAAAGGTTTAGATATTGGACTTTATTTATCGCGGCAAGCATAAACATAGTAATATCAATTTGGTACTGGATTCCTCCATTTTCAACTCTTTTTATCTTTTTGTTTATGGAGCATCCAGGGAAAAGGCCAAAAGAATAAAAGATATTGTTTTACAGAAACAAAACAAGGGAATTTAGTTTAAGCAAAACACAGGCTACTCAAGCTTGAGATGTTGGTGCAAATCCAACGGTTCCCACCAACAAATAAAATGGTTCTCTAACTCAACTGGTAGAGTGTTTGCCCGTTAAGCAAAAGGTTCCGAGTTCAAGTCTCGGGGGAACCGCTAAAAGGTACCGTGGGTTCCACGGAAACCAATTCTATGGAAGTAGAATCAAAAGCCTGCGGAGATGAGAGTTCGTTTTTAAACTTTCGTTTAAAAACCAGTTTGTCCGAGAAACAGGAACCAAACATTAAAATCAGAAATGATTTTAAGTAAGTTTTGGAGAACAGATAAAGAAACTTCCTTCTATTCCTTTTTCAGAAATCTAGTTTCTTTGCTCTCTTGTATCAAAGTACAACCTCAGATGGGTTGAGGTTTAGGAACGTCAATAACTTCAAGTAAGTTATAGTTCATGGAAGACAGAGACACTGTTTGAATGATGTTCTTGGCGTACGAGTTCCATCGAGGTATGCCCCTTGCTGTTTTCTCTAGAATAAAAGAAATAAACCCTCTTTTGTTGCTAGACATTGGTTCAAGCTCATGAAACAGCGCCGCAAAGCATGTAACTTATGTTTTGTTGTTCATTGACGTTTCCATAGTAGGCTATAGAGAAACTTCCTTCTAAAGTATAAAGGATTATAAAAACTAGTTTCTTTGCTCTCCTACTTTTTTCTGCGGCCATAACTCAACGGTAGAGTTTCTGTTTTCCAAACAGAGTGTTGCGAGTTCGAATCTCGCTGGCCGCTCCAATATCAAGCCATAAAAAGACTTCCTTCTAAAATCAAGGAGAATGAAACTAGTCTTTTTGCTTTCTTGATATTTCTTTAAAAGTTTATGGTAATAAAATGACTGACACGAAATCAACGATGTATAGGGATAATCGTCCAGAATTAGGAGAAAAAAATAATCCAAGACAACATCCTTGGAATGTTTTAGAGTTTGAAAAGGATAGAAAAGAACAGTTTGATTGTGCGGTCGAAATTACCAAGGCATTAGACTATAATTCTAACGTATTAGTTAAAGCACCAGTTAAAAGCGGCAAAAGACAAATAGCTGAAATTGTTGCATTAACATATGCACAAAAAGATGTACAAAATAGACATTATTTTATTACAGCTTTAAATCGACTAGATACAAAAGAACAAATTGAAGAATTGAAACAGTATAAATTAGAGGTCATTGTATTAGCGTCTTCAAAAGACTCAAGAAATCTTTTGCAAAAGTTAAAACAAACAGAAAACCCAAATAATGCGATTATACATTTTGACGAATCAGATTATGGAACAGGAATTAAAAATCTTTTCTCAAAAATTTTTGAAATTTGTAAAGAACGAAAAATAAAACTTGTATGTTATTCAGCAACAAACGAAGAAGCCGAAAATTCAGACTTTGGTAAAGTTGCAAAAATAATTGAATTAAAACCAAATCCTTTATACAAAGGTGCTAGTTGGTTTTTGGAAAACGATTTGGTTTTTGAGCCACATTCATTTTTTGATGGTTCTGACCTTACAGAGCATGGAAAAGAAGTTATTAACTGGTGGTTAACTTTACAAGATAAACCAATAGGAATATTAAGATTAACTGGTGGAGAAAAAGACGTAGGTCTATATAATGCCTTCAGAAAATCAAAAGTTCAAGCGAGGCTATCACAACAGAATATTAAGATTCTTGCAGTTGATGCTTATAATGGATTCGATTGGATGGACCAATATAAAGATTTGGTTTCAGATTTTCAAGAATTTAAAAACAGAACTTTATTAGTAGTAAATCAAACATGTACAAGATCAACAGAATTAGGATTTCATCAATATTTGGCATTTTTACATGATCATAGACCTGGAGAACCCAATTATGGAACACTTGCGCAAGCTTATTTAAGAGTTGCACACTACCACCAAAAAGGACATAAAATAAGGGTTTATGCTAATAAAGAAGTTTTTGAACTAGCTGCGGGAAGAATAAGTTACAAAGACTATAATGGAAAACTTGGAGCGAGAATTTCAAAACAAGTTACAAATGCGGGGGGTGCTCTTGCTCAAGGACCTGAACATTGGTTCACGCCAGAAGAAACAATCAATATCAAAGGAATGTCCTTGGAAGAACAAGAAAAGAAAATTCGAGAAATTTGGAACAAACAGATCCAAATAGCTCAAAAAGACTTTTCTTATAAAGGAAAATCTGAGGTTGATAAGAGACTTTCTTTTAAAAAAGATGAAACTAAGCAACGCTGGTTTCCCTTTGAAAACGAGGCCCTCGGGGGTAAAACAACAACAACAACAAAACGTCATGTTTTTACATATAAGAACGATACAGAGATAGTTGTTGGGTCTATTTTCCACGATGGAAAAAAAGAAGAGAAAAAAGAATCAACTTCTCATTTTACGTCGGAAAAATCAATATACCAATCATGAGCATATCATACACAACAAAATTATTTTTTGGATTTATTGTAACCAAAGAACAGATTTTAAAAACTTATCCTAGAAAGTTTACGGAAGACGGAGACAAACATAAGTTTTTGATAAAACTTGAAGAATATCTATTTGAAGGATTTCTTAAAGAAAAAGGACTGAGGTATAGCCATTCTGGAAACGCTTTTACAGGGGAGGGTTCGGTTTATTTGGTTTCTGCCTCGAAAATCTTTACCATTGGCGATGGCGACCACGACACCATTCCAGAAATAAAAGTGGAAAGAAAAACGCGGCAACGACTTAAAGCTCTTGCCAAGAAGTTTGGTGTGAGTTATGGTATCTGTGTTGCTAACAGTGTTTCTTGAAAAGGATAAACCAAAATGAAACTTTACTCTTTGTTTTGCGAAAGATATGCAAAATACGATTCAGAAAAACTAACGTTTCTTGGAACATTTGATTCTGAAGAAGTTCTTTCTTTAAGGGCAAAAGACTATGTTGTTTCTGTTATTAAAAAATATTTTGAATATTCAAATGTTAGTGTACACGGAAAACTAAAAAACAAAGCAGAGTCTCTTTTAGAGAAACTTGAAGAAACAGAAAAAAGTATAGAGAGTTGTGACAACAGTCTTAAAGTTTATGAGAATTTTATTAATGAGTTAGATATATCAACGCATCAAAAATTTACATTTATGTTAACAGAACATCTTCTTAATGAATATATAGAAGAATAAAATAAACGGCCATAGGGTGTGGATAGTTCCAGCACGGAAGTCTGAAAAACTTCAGGTATCAGAGCGTAACTGAATGTGGCCATAAATAATAAAACTATCGCGGGATGGAGAAGTGGTTTTCTTGCAAGGTTCATACCCTTGAGACGATGGTTCAAATCCACCTCCCGCTATATCGCCCTTTTAGCTCAATTGGTAGAGCACCAGTTTTGTAAACTGGATGTTATTGGTTCAAATCCAATAAAGGGCTCCAAAATACTCAACAAGTAGAGAATAAAATGCCAGATTCAAAAAGAGAAAAGAAAAAGAATCCAGGAGAGTTTCTCGCAGCTCGAAAGAAACATAAATCAAGACAAAAAGTCTTTGATGCTGTTAAACGAGTTCTTAAAGAACTTGAAACAAAAGAAAGTTCTATACTTTGTTTTCGCGGCAGAAAACTTCTTGTTGGATCACCAACTCAATCAACACTTTTTCAAGTAATGAAAAAGAAATCAACTTATTATGTGGTGTATGAAGGTCGTAACAGCAATGCATGTGTTGATGTTGATTCTGGAAACATTTTATACGATCACGGAACAGACAAGAAACCTCAAATCATTTTTTCTGTTCTTGAAATACTAGAAGATAACAAAAATGGTTTCTTATCTGGGTATATTAAAAAGAAAGAGTGACACATATGCGTCTTTAGCTCAGCTGGTAGAGCAGCAGACTTTTAATCTGTTGGTCCCGAGTTCGATCCTTGGAGGACGCACAAAATAAAATGGATGATAAAGAAACGAGACCTTGGGGATGGTTTCAAACAATCGAAACAGGTTTGAATTTTAAAATAAAAAGCTTTTTATAAAAGCTAATCATAGTATTTCGCTACAATCTCATAATTGCCGCGATGAACATTGGGTGGTTGTAAATGGTTGCGGTGTCCTTAAACAAGGAGATGAAATTGATTTGCTAAGCGAAATATCTGTTAATGCAGGAAAACAAATATCTATTCCTAGATTACAAAAACATAAAATTCTTGCAACCGAAGACCTTACAATAATTGAAATTCAATATGGAACATGTGACGAATCTGATATTAAACGATTTCAAGATGATTATGGAAGAATGTAAGTCACATGTTTTAAAATCCCAAGGAGGAAAAAGAAAAATACATTGAAAGTCGGCATACAAACCAACTGAGATGGTAACATCTCCATAAGACGCCAGCGATCTTGTGTAAAAACAAACTGGCATTATTCGGGTATCGTCCAACAGTTAGGACTCTAGACTTTGACTCTAGCTATGTGGGTGCGAATCCTGCTACCCGAACTAAAATTCAACAAAAGAAAAAACAATGAAAACAAAAAAGATTTTATACAGCCCTGGATATGGTGCTGGTTGGACCACTTGGTATAGTGGAACAAAAAAAGAACAACAGTTTATGTTTGAATATCAACCTTTTATTGATGCTATCGAAAATGGAAAAGAAATAGACCATATTCTTGAAGAACAGTTTTTAAAAGATTGGAAAGAAAAGTTTCCAACATCTCGTCCGCCTTATATGGGTGGAGCTTTTCAACTAAAAGTTCAAACTATTGACGGTCCTTTTAGAATTGAAGAATATGATGGTTATGAATCTGTTGTTTTAGCAGATGGTTTAGAATGGTTTTATTAATAATTGCGAATGTAGCCCAACTGGCAGAGGCAACAGTCTTAGAAACTGTTTAGTGTAGGTTCAACTCCTATCATTCGCACTAAAAAGACAAGAGATTCAATGAGTCCATACGCAGAAAAAAGATATGAGTTCAGAAAAAGACAAAGAGAAAAAGATAAACCTTTTTTTCAAGGCGGCAATAAACTAATTTATCAATCTGGACTTGCTGAAATTGTTATTCACCTGCCTTTTCCTTGTTACTGCAAATGGTGTCACTGTAAATATTGATTCTTATTTGGAAGAAAATATCTTGCTTTTAAGATCTTTTTGAATACCAAGGTTTGCAACGCTTGGACCAAAATAAACAGAACACTTAACTGTTCCAATTGAAATTGTTTCTTTCTCCTCTGAGAATCCATCTTTGGTAAACTTAACAAGTTCCCCAGGTTCTCCAAAAAACAAATTAGGAGTTTCTGTTTTGGCAACACACAACACGGTAACTTCTCCTCCACTTGTAAAACTCAGGGCAACATCTTTTTGAGAAGTCCAAGATTGAATATATCTTGCCTTTTTTGGTTTAAGTTTAAAATCTTTTATGATTTCAAAATCAACAGGATCTTGTAATCCATCTTCCATTTTATAAAACAATGTTTTTTGTTTTGGAGTTAATACAGACCAGAAAATTTCTTTAAATTCTTTGCGGCTTAAAGCCATTCCACGATATACAGTATAAATTTTATCAAATTCCTCAAACTTATCTTTGATAATGTTTTTAAGTTGAGGAATTAAAAGATCCAATTGTTTTGGATTGTTTTTCGATAAAAAATCTTCGATTCCAAGTTTTATTTTTTTTCAAGACTCAAGTATTTTTCTGGGATTTCGTCTTCTTTGTCAAACAAAAAATCTTTTAAACTTATCATGTTGTTAATTACAGTAGTTTATAAAAGGAAACTAAAATGATAAAAATACATCAAGTATATCAATATAAGAAAGTTCCGAAGTATGGAGATGATTACAGTCCAGCAAGGTATGAGACTGTTTTGATTGAACAGTATGCCGATAGAACTGCGGCAGACAAAAAACGTAATGAATTAAAAGAAACCTCTGATGATTATTGTTTCGTTAATGAACTTTCTATTCCAATAGAAGTTGTCGAACAAGCTCTCAAAAATATTACTTCTCAACAAGTTTAACTTGTTCTTTATTCCAAACAACAATTTCTCGTAAGTTTCCATTAAAGTATTGAAAGATAGAATCAAAACCTTTTAAAACCGCAAGAGTTTTGAGTTGGGTTCCAACATAACCATGTTTTTCTTCTATTTTTTCAACAAGGGAATAAGCTTTGTTTGCCTCCATTCCTAAACTAATAAAAGCTTCTGATACTGGATGTTTCCCATCTCCTTTTATTGAATATATCTTAAGAGGATTTTTAATTGATAAAAATGTTTCAACTACCTTGCCACCTGCTTCGGCGGCATAATCCTCGGCAACACTTTTATCGGGAGTGAAATATGCACCAACTCCCAAAGCTCCTCGCCCATTTACTTTTATTGATTTTATACCATCCCAGGTTCCTCCGTGATAAACAGGACCAAAATTAAACTTGTTGTCAACGGTTGTTTCTTGAAGGTCTTCAAAAATAAACTTGGATAGGCTAGGAATCATAACACTGTTAAATATCATCTTGTCAAAGAAAGAATAGAATGAAGCTTTATCTAGCACTAATATGGAATACAAAAACAATGATAGAACCTATTAAGTTAATAGGAATATTTTCTTCACAAGCTCTGGCGATAGAAGGAATTGTTCAGAGTTTAGTTTTAACGGCAACCGAATCTGATTATACAGATTACAATTTCAATACTAGGGAGGCAATAAAAGAAAATTTGCCAGATCTCTTAAAATGGTTTCAAGAAAACTCAACAAGTCTTCCTTCTATTTATCAAAACAAAAGTAAACTATTCAATGAGTTTAACAAACTTGTATTAAAAACAAGCCCCTATTCCAATGGACCAGGAATAGAATTCTTTTCAAATTATGATGTTGGAACTTTAGAAGTTGAACTTAACGAAATTGCTGATCTAAAATTAGCAATACAGAAACAAAAAGACGATAATTCTTTATTGCGCCAAAATGTTTCTTTGGCTGATTCATCAAGAACCAACAAATGACTCTCGTTGAACTAAAACAAGAAATTACTTTATTAAAAGATAAGGTTTTAACTGCCCAAGCGAAGTATGCTCTTGGCTACGCCGAAATAAAACTTAATGGAAACATTCTAGATAAAACAGAGCGAGACAACGATATTTGTCCAGTTGTCCTAAACTGTATTAGGTTAGCAATGAGTTCTGATGTTAAATTCTTTAATGGAGTAGGTTCAAATGAAGAACAAAGAAAAACATTGTTAAAACTTAATTCTTTATTAAGGGAGTTGGAAAACTTCTTTAAACAAGAATACGGATACTGAGAATACTAAAATGGAAAACACCGAAACTGAACAAGAGTTTACAGAGAGAGTATTAAAAGGATTAAATCCTCATTATGAACCTGGATGGGCAAAATCCTGTGGATTGGTTCGAGGAGATTCTGAAAAAGATGGAATTAGGTATGCTTGCATAAGGTGCAAGATTTGTGTTGAGGTGACATATAAAGAGCTTGGTGAAATTTTAGAGGCTAGAGGGGAAAAGAATGAATCTGTTAGAGATCCAATTACAGCAAAAGGATATGTTCTTAGGAAAGAGTTGATTGTAAGAGAAAAGTTTATGGAGGCTGCCGCTAAAGTTGGATGCAAACACTTTGAGGAAAGAATTGAAATGAATAAAAATCCTGCTTACAAACAAAAACTTGAGTATGATGCATTGTTTGCATTAATAAGGTCTCAAGAAAAACCAAAAGAATAAACAAATCCGATCTTGGGTTGATTCGACCTGCGGAGGTCTTACACTAGAGAAAATGTCCTCTTACTCCAAAACAGAAGGAACAAACATAATGGCTTCGGCATCTAAAAAACTTCCTGTATTAAAGATCGAATGTTCTTCTTGTCCAAATAAAGTAGAAACAAATCCTTTTAGTTCTGATGGATGGGATAGAATGGTTGACTGGATCTGTATTGCAGCAGAAGATAAAAAGATTGCTGGAGCTGTTGAATGGCGGGACAAGATACAAACACCCCACTGGTGTCCTCTTCATAAATCAACCGAAACTTCAAGAGAACATGCTTTTCTTGTAACACTTGATGAAATTTATTTGTCTGGAGATCGATTTCCATTAAGCGAAGAGCGAAGAAGGATTTTTTCTTCTGAGTCTCATGCTCTTGAAGCTCTTATTGAAGAATACAAAAAATTTGCAAACCGTTTGGATCAAAAAGATAAAGAATCTAAGTTGGCAATTTTTGATGATATAACCAAAATTAGCACGATTTCTGATTTTCAGACAGCTGTTAGCCAAGTTGGATGGTTTAGTTTTAGTGTTAAAGAAATTTATATAAACGAAGGTTTTTGAGAGGCAGAAAAAACAATGCAAAACAAAGAGAAGTTAAAAGAACTTCATGAAGAATTCATGAAAGAATATAATGTGTCTGAATATTCAAATGGTTGCGGGATTGGAGTTGATTTAGATAGTAAATCCGAATGTTCCGAAGGGGATCTTGGGTTTGTTGTTTATTTCGAAACCAAAAAAGACATGGAATCTTTTCCTTTCAAGGAAATCAATTACAAAGGTGTTCCTGTTTTCAAAAAAGTAATTGGTAAAATTATTGCGGCTTGTTGACATAAGCAGAATATTTCATATGGTTGAGGTTATGAAAAAAATTCAATCTGTTGATTGTTCAGAAAAACAATCTCACTCGTATGTGGAAACAGCAAATACAAAAAGTTTTGATGGTCCTAAACCTTGTGACTGCCCTTGTCATTTAGGTCGCGGTGTTATGTGTATGTGTGGGGATGGTTCGTGCGGAGGTTTTCGAGCACCGCCACCATATGAAAGTATATATTGCGAAGACAAATCAGAAATTGAAGTAATCAGAAAAAAGAAAGAGAAAAAACATGGCAACAAGATCAAGAATCGGAGTTCTTTATAAAGACGGCACAGTAAAAGCCGTTTATTGTCATTGGGACGGCTATCCAGATGAAGTCGGAAGTAAACTTTTGGAGTTTTATAATTCAGTTGAAAAAGTTGAATCCCTTATGTTGAAAGGGGATATGTCTTCTCTAGGAGAATCTCCTGAAAGTTCTGTATATTATGTTGATCGCGGCGAACAAGATGTTGAAGCTGCAACATATTCATCTCTTGACGAATATAAAAGTATTGGGGAAGAATACCAATACTGGCTAGATCAAGAAACCAATACTTGGTATTACTGCCATTCTTCGAGAATAGCAAGGTCCCTTCAAGAATATTTTAAAAAAGACATTGACGAAGAAGACATTGAAGAAGAGGAATGATAAAAAAATGAAAGAAAAAGCTTTTCAAGACATGGAAGATGAAAAAGCATATCTAACGTGTAGATGCGGCGACCTTAATCATTTAGTCGTTTTAGATTTTTATGAATCTGAAGTTCTTCCTCTACAAGTTATACTTTCTGTTAGTTTAAACAAACTTCCATTTCATAAAAGACTTTGGTATGGAATAAAATATATCTTGTTTGGGACTCCTCAAAAATACGGGCATTACGAAGATATTATTCTAGGTGTTAGGCAGCTCGAAGAGTTTAAAAATTTTATTGATAAAACATTAAAAGCACACGAAGAACACGTTGATAAAATTTTAGACCAAAAAGAAAAATGAAAGGAAATAATCATGGAGTCTGAACTTTATTCACTTTTTATGCTTAACGCCAATAAAACAATTTCTTTTATAGGAACATTTTCATCTGAGTTGTTTGTTTTGGATTACCTTAAAGATTTCTATCAAAGAAAAATTGAAAAGGCAATTCTGGAACATGAAGCACAAATTACAAATAATAACTCAACTGAATTTGAATCAGAATTATCATATCTTTCTATTGATTCTATAAAAAGAGATTTAGAAAAACTGAAAACACTTTCTCCCACTCAAGACTCTTTAAGAGAGTTTATTAAAACTATAAGTGGTGGAATGGAAGACTATGCTATAGTTCGACATAGAATTAATGAAGTGTTGAAAAACACAAGTAACGTGTCTGGAAAGTACAAAAGCTAATGGAATCTGATTTTTATGCCCTTCATGTTTGCCCCGCTGCTTATTATAGCATTACCTTTCTTGGTGTTTTTTCTTCCGAGTTATTCGCCCTTGATTATTTAAAAGAATACACCCAAAAATATTTTGAAAACTGTATTGAAAACAACGAAAAAAATCTTCGAGGAGAAAGTGGATTCGCAAATACTCTTTCTGAAGAAGAAAATAATTCTATAAATTTAGAAATGCAAAAGGAGATAGAAACTGCTTCTAAACATCTTTGGCAGTTAAATAAACTTGATCATTCTTTAAAGGCTTATCAAGAATTCTTTAAAAGAATCACAACAGGGGACAATCGATATTCTTATGATTTAGGAAAAGTATTCTTGACAAGGCTTAAAGTAAACGAATGCGTTGAAGATAACTTTTATCCTCATAAGCCATAATCCAAAACAACAAGTTCACCATTTGAACGGATTCCCCAATTTTCTGGAGTAAAGTCACTTGGATCAATTTTGCAACTATTTAAAACTTCGCAAAAATTCGCAAGCCAACGATTAACCTTAAAATCATTGTCTTTGTTCATAACTTCGATTACAACACCAATAAAAGTATCAGAAGGATTTTTGTTTATTTGGATTGCTCTAAAAACTTCCGAATCAATTCCTTTAAGTTTGGTTAAAATTATTTCGCGAAATTCTTCTTCTGACGCTACAGGTTTTAGTTTTTCCGCAATCAACCAAATGAAACCAACTAAATCATATGAGAAAATTTTTGTAAAATACTTGTCTGCGTGGCAAGTTTCTTTTAGTTCGATTTCTCTTTTGTTTTGGTTTGTGTTAAATTCAGTCGCGGCAACTTTAATAACAATACCTTCCCCAGCATCAAATACTTTTCTCGAAAAGCCTTCACCAATTAATGGAAACCTAGAAGAACAAAATTCAAGAACTTCTTTATGAGAGGATTTTTTAGCTAGAACCTGAGACAAAACTTTTGCCTCCGTATTTACAGAGAGTTTTTCGAAGATTATATTAAAAAGGTTCATTACAGAAAATAAGTATGAGGACATAACTGTCAAACATAACAAAGAAAGTGAGTTCCAAATGACAAACACCGAAAAATTCGAAACTCTTCTCAAAAAACTCAAGGATAAAAAAATCACCTATAATGATCTTAAAAAAGAAGCAGATGAAATGGATTTTCAATTAGAAATTTTATCAGCAAACAATAACAAAGAAGCTTGTACTATTTTAACAAGAGATGTTTGCGAAGATCGAGCTTCTGCGGTTGTTGAAGGTTGCAAAGAAAAAGAGGTTGCACTTGTTTATGATTTACTTGGCGAAAAATACATTGAGACAGTTAAAGTTTATGATTATTCAACTGGATATGTGACCAATTTGGTTCGCGGCTAAAACACCCGCCGACATGTCTGTCGAGTCCCTTGAGCCCTCGCAGCGGGCGAACCAGAATTAATCTAAGATTGTCCTGCGGGGGATTGTGCGCGCCGACGTCGTGCTTATGGTGGGAGTGTGGGGGCAACATCTAACAAGAAAGAAGATAAAACATGGAACTGATGATTTTGATTGGATTAGTATTGGTATCGTATTATTCGTTGTTAAAGAAATAGATGGTTATTTCATAAATAAAAAAGTTTTAAAAATGAAAGAAGAACAATTGATAGGTTTGATATGTTCTTCAAAACAAGATCCTTTCTTGGAAGACAAGGTGTATTTATTGTGGGAATCTATTAAAACGAAGAAGATTTCAAATGCGACTAGAGTTGAATTTTCAAATTTTGATTCTCTTAAAGAAGAAAGACGAAAGATTAAAAATAAAATTTTACAGGAAAAAATAAAGAAACAACAAGAAAAAGAAAACAAGATTAAAGAGAAAATTAATGGTTTGGTTTTAGAACCCATAAAATATGGTACCAAAAAACTATATGGAGAATTTAATGGTTCTCTCAAAAGAGAACTAAGAAATAATTATGATGTTAAACATGGCAATCTAAAACTTTTTGAAAAGGAAATGTTATTTGACGGAAAGGATGGTTTTGATCAAAAATTTGCATATAAAAATATTGTTTATATAAGAGTTGCAGAAGATAATATTCTTGAATTTAAACTAGAAACAGGAAAAATATTTCGGTTTATTTCTGGCGATCCAGATCCAGTCGATTTAAATAAACATATAAAAATTTGTTTGGCAATTATTCAAAAACTTATGTAAGCTACTGCAAAATAAAACTAGTTAAATTATAATAGTAAAATAATGGATAGCTGGCCGAGCGGTTTAAGGCGGAAGTCTAGAAAACTTCTGAACTCTAACGAGTTCCACAGGTTCGAATCCTGTGCTATCCTCTAAAACAATAAACCAAAAAGAGAAAAGAAATAAAATGGCAAAACCAAAAGCTAAAAAATCAATTCCTGCTTCGCTTGCGGAGAAGGTTGTGAAGACAGCGGTAAAGAGAATTGAAAGAAACATTGTTTCTTCGATTGTGGATGCCGCGTTCGGGGCAGTCATAACAGGCGTCTCTAAAATCAGCAAAAAGAATAAGGAGTAAAAAAATGGATTCTCTCCCAAAAGAAAAGCTTGATATTAAATTAATCCCATATGATGTTTTTGGTCTTCCAAAAGAGGAAAAACAAAAACTGAGAGACCTACTCGCTTCATATGGGTTTCCTGTCAAACATGCTTCCTGGGAGGGGATAAAGTGTTTTAATCATGCAATTGATAGAGACCTTCTTTCTAAAACTTATTCTAAAGAAGAAATTGGCTATATTACCACCGCAGCCTCGCATTGTATATCTGATTTTAGGTATCATTATTTTGATAATGGCAAATTGATTCGTTCAGAAGAATCAATTAAACTAGAAGAAGAAAACAAGAAAAGATGGGAAAAGGAATTCAATGCAGCGGCACAAAGAAACAAGTGACTCAAAAGAACTTTCATATTACATGACTTTGGTTTGTGAAACTACTTCAACTGGCGGCGAACGTTGCAAGGGTAGTTCTTATGAAAGAAAACCAAGAATTTTAACTCATAATATTCAACATTTGAGAAAACAGAGTTTTGTTAAGGATGGATATGGTGATGTGGAAGTTTCAAAAGAAATTTATGAAGCTGAAAATGTATATGCAGTAATAGTATTCTTTACAGAATATGACTCCTTTAGCTCTACTAAAGGAAATATTAAATTAGAATCAGTACACGAAACTAGAGAGCTTGCAACCAAAAAGGCAGAAGAGGTTGAAGTTAGCCCAGAATGGAAACATTGGGGAGTTAGCCTTGACTCCATTGAAATTCATGAATTTTCTCCAAAGGAAGAACTCCTAAAAGAAACAAGGTTTAAGTTTGTTAGGCATTAACTATGTTCATTTTAACATCTCACCCTGAAAGTGGTGTTCATCTTTTCACATCTGAAAAGCATTAGTTCTTGCGGGGAAAGACTTTCTTGAAAAGTTCCGAGAAGAGGGTTTAAAGCCTCCCGCAGTAGACTCTCCAGAACAAAAATTAGTTTTCGAAAACGAAATAAAAGAAATGTTAAATGAACTTGATAAAGTTCAAACGGTTGATATGTTTAATTCTTTAACAAGCAAGTTTCAAAAAACTTCTCTCGGAAAAGTAATAAAAAAATGTATCAATGAATATCGTTTAAAACGAAAAAAACTTGTTTCTGTATTTTTTCTTCCCTATCGCGATGAAGAAAGTTATAATTATCGCGCAGATATTGCACCAGCAAATTGGGAACTAAAAGAAGTTACCGAAAATAACTTGCTGTCTGATAGTCTCACAGCACTAAAAAACGAATTTTTCTAATGGTTTTCTTCTAGGGATTTACAGCTACTCTATCAGTGCATACCTACGCTCAGAGGCAACCATGTACCGCAATCAAGAAACTGGTCTCGTTTTGGCTGATTCAACCCCAAAATCAAAAGGCCATTTGCTGTGTAGATTGTTGGGACATAAAAGGTTTAGCACAAAATGGGGCGATCATCTACAAAATTATACAGCCGTTGTGTTTTATAGCCAGTGTAATCTACTGATGTTTAAGTCTTATTGTGAAAGATGCGCAGAACCAGTTTTTCAAATAGTTAGACCATTTTTTTATAATGTGACAAGGTTTGATTCTCAAAATCAATTTGATATAATAAAAAATAATTATCATTTTGACTCTACTACTGGTAGTACAATTCTCGGTAAACCTAGCGTTGTTTCGCTGAAAACGAAAAATTCGAATTTAGTCATAATCAAATCTTTTGAAGACTATCAAAGACTTTTATTTGAAGGAGTAATCCAAACAAAGAAGTCATTTTTTCAAAATGGCAAAAGTTAAAATTTTTTGATTCGAATGAAGAAATATTGGTTAACTTAAAAACATTTGAAGCAAAACCAATCAACAAAGGAAACAAGTAATGAAACAGGTGTACAGAGACGGAACGTATGATGAGAAAACAGACTTTGCCGAGAAACACTTGTTTTCTCCTATGCGGCAAAAGCTGAAAGAAACAGCTGGCCCAATTAAAGGAAAAGTTCTTGAGCTCGCTGTTTCGACAGGCAAAGGTTTGTCACTGTATCAAGAACAAGACTGCGAAGTTACTGGAGTTGATATTTCTTCTGAGGCATTAGAAGCGGCAAAACGAAAAGCTTTGTATCACGGAATTCAATTTAAGCCAATTCAATCAGATGTTGAATCAATGGTTGACATTCCTTCAAACTCAATGGATTTTGTTGTCTGCCAACTTGGGTTTTGTACATTTGGAAATCCAGAAACAGTTATGAACGAGGTGGATCGAGTCCTTTCAGAAAAAGGAAAGATTCTACTTCTTGAGCATGTTAAACCAGAAAGTTTTTTTATGAAACTTCTTTTGAAGTTTGTCGAAAAGAAAGCAAAGGAAGAATTTGGGTGCAATATCGACAGAGAAACAATTAAAATGTTTTCGAATCGTTTTCATGTTGTTTCTGATCTGTCAAAACTAGGTGGATTTATTCACTCAACAGTTCTGGAAAGAAAGTGAATGAAAACTAGACTTACTAGAGGAACAACAAATAGAGTTTTCCATAGGCTCTTTTCTAAACAAAAGAGAAAAGATTATGTCTGGGCAATGAATCTAAAACCTGGAGATGGTATTAACTCATATGATTCTTGGAATCATATCGTAAAATCTATTAAAATTATATGGCAAACAGTCTCACCAAGAATGAAAATCATTAAAGATAATCGTGCATCGTTTGGGCGATGCCCAGGAGGTGTGTTCGTTTTGGACGTTGATATTTTTACAACAGATGGATGGTTACATTCCATTTCGGAGACAGGCTGTATTGAACCAGCGTGGCCAATAGAACAAATAAGGAATTATTTTGATGGTGGAATATCAGGTTCGGTTGTTGATAAAATGATTGAGTTCGGAATTATTGATAAAAACGGATACAGACTTCGTTCGGCAACAGAAGAAGAAAATGCCTTTATTGAAAGTTTTTACAGTAAATCAAAAACTCATAAAAGAAAGTAGAAACTAAAATGGCAACAAAGAAAAAACTGGTTCACAGGGCAACATACGATAAACTTGCTGATGCGGTTTATTTGTACTTGACTCATGTGAACGGATATGAGGTCTCAAAAACAGAAGAGTTGGAAACCCCAGGAGGAGTTTCTTTTATGGCTGATTATGCCAAAATTGCTGGGTTTAGCACTTTGGTTGGTCTTGAGTTTTTAGGTGCTTCGAATATATTTACTCAAAAATTTCTCGATGGCTGTGAACAACTTGAATCAGAAGAAAAAGAAAGCGACCGACCTTAGAATGAAGGTCTTTACAGAAAGATTTGATATAGTTGACTGTTTGCAAAAAACATATGAAAATGGATATTGTTTTTCAAATGAAACAGATTCAGACCTTATAGAAAAACTTTTAAAAGAAGTAAAATTTTTACCACTTGAATATGGTAATCATATTATTAATCCAATAAATCAAAATAAAACGTATAAAGTTACACAATCTCATGAAAGATATTATTCAATGTTAGGAGATGTTAATACTCCAATTGCAAACGCTCTTTGCAAACAACTAAAGAAGCTAAATGGTCTGGAAAAGTTTTTTGAACTTTCTGGTTGGTATCCAAATGAAATAGGATATCAGAAATATAGATCGCCGAAAGATTATATTTCTCCTCATAGAGATAGGTGGAGTGATAAGAAACTTTCGCTGACATTTACGATAAGTGGTAAAGCCAAAATAAAAATATACAAGTCTTTAACAGAACCAGTAGACTATAGTTTTATTGAACAGATAGATGAGTTTGAAACTCAGTCTGGAACAGTAATGTTTTTGAGGGCACCAGGATTCGGAAATGGAAATCAAGTAATTCACGAAGTTTTGCCGCCCGTGGAATATCCTCGTTATATTTTAAATTTAAGAACTCGTGTTTCTTTATTACCACAACCTTCAAATCAAGAAAAAATTGAATATTAATTTTGATGTAAAATATTGCAAATAGTCAATAAAGAAAAAGGATAACAAAATAAAAATGCAGCTTTGTAAAACAACATATGATAAAACACAAGACGTTCTATGTATTTTCTTTCACGGCGAAGAAAAAATACAGTCAAGAAAAAGTATAACTCAAAGAATGTTTTTTACGGGTTCAGTTATTTCTATTACAATTGGTAATGCTGTTGGACCATATAGGAGAAGAATTTATATTGAAGTGAAAGATGCAAGCAAAACCTTTTCTCAAGGTTTCCTCAAGGACTGCCCCGAATACAAAGAAGAATAAACTATGGAACAACAAAAGAATGAATTTAAGTTTTATGGCATGTTGGAATGTTGCGCGAAGTTTTCTGTGAAGAAAATTTCCGATATTCAGTGCGAAGTCATTCAAAACATAGATTCATTATTAGTTCAAGGAAACGAATCGTCTGAAATATCTTATACTGTCGATGGAAATCATATAGAAACATTTATTAGCGAGTTAAAGATTTTATCCAAAGAGCAGCAAAAATTTTGGAAAAGAATTCGAGAAGAGTTTGAAGCTCACAAAGAAGAGGAATATCCAGACCAAGGATTTTTACAAGAATTGTATAACCTGATTAACGATCCTTATTACGATTCTTATTTTGTTGGAGATGAGAATGTTCGTTTGAAATATACTGGAGAACTCTCTCTAGAGAATGGAATTTCTTATGATTTTAAACTTAACAAAGTTGGGGCAGATTACATGCTTGTTGCCGCGTCTAAAACCGCAACAGAGTCAATCACATTCTCTTCAAGTCAGAATCCAACACAAGCTTTTTACAGTGGGTTTGACGAGCTTATAACCAAGATTGAAGAATGGTTGGGGCAACCGTCTAAAGGAGAATCTAAATGAATAAAAAGTGTATGAGGTGCCAGTCTGAAAGACTTGTCCATGTTAACGGAAAAACATCTGACTTGTGTGTGTGGTTAAATTTTTAAAAACAAATGATAGTTTCGAGGGAGAGGTTCAATCTGACATTGGAATTGGTGGTGGAGACTATATTGATTTTGATTTTTGTTTGGATGATGAATTTGAAACCTGGAGATGTTTTCAATGGGGTAGATTGTTTTAATCACACTGTGAACAAGGTTGTTTTATATTGGAGCCCAATTGATTTTAGACGTATAATTTCAAATAAAGCCGAAAAGAATCTTTCTTGTTTAAAGACTAATCCAAATTGTTGGTGTTCTGCTCATTTTGGTAGAGGAGTTTCTGGAAACTACATTTCAGAAATCTGTGTTCATACAACTTCTGGAATGACTCACTGGGCTTCTGAAAAAGGAGTAAATGATAAACCTTGGTCTGTGGAGAAGATTATATCATATATTGGTAATAAAGGTTTTAACAAATATGTTGAGCTTGGATTGGTTTCTGAAGTAGGTACTCGTCTTAGGTTTGAAACCAGAGAAGAGTATGAAATAATAAAATCAATCAAAAAACAACAATAGGATAAGACAATGAAACAGTTTTATGGATTTATTACAGAAAATTCAGACAAGGTGTTTTACAAACACTTTACTGGCGCCGCGCTTTCTACCGTAAAACAAGGTTTTATTCCAAGTGTTTATCTTGTTGAAGGTGAATTTTGCGAGACCACAAATAAAGTAAAAACATATAAAAATATTTATGCGTGGGATTGGATTTCAAGAAACTCACTAATAAGTTATTATGGATTTTGGTTACGCTGGGATATGATTGGGGCAAGAGAAAAGGATTGCAGGCATTTAATACCAAATCTTGATGAAATGCAAGAAAAGAATTTCGTTGGACTTTTGTGTCGGTTAGCCGAAATACAAAAAAAGAGATCAGAAGACCTCGATGATTACAAAATGAGGAAAGCACAGTTAACTTGTTTCTGTATTCCTGTTTCGACAAGTTATTGCTATAGATGCCGTCGTCCTGCGCCGTATTTTGCCGACAGTGCATTTGTTAATAGTTTATTGGACGATTTCACACTTTCAAAAAAATTGTTTAGAACTGGAGTGACTCTTATGTCAGATGAAATTTTGACGGATGAATTAAAAGAACAAATCAGTCCAAAACTTATAAAAAAGAATATTCGTTTCGCGTGGTAAGAAAGAGAAAATAAAATGGATAAAGTAAAAGACATATCACTTTTTCAGGACCAGGTTTGTAAAAAAGACTTGAATCTTTCAACTAATCATACAGTTGAAATTATAAATTCTTATTGCGAAAGTTTAGATCCGTTTGAAAACATTACCGCTATTGGTGGGCACAGAAGCAGGAAATGTTCCAGTTCGCTTGGACATGAAACTTGCAAAGGTTTTGGAAGCAACTGTAGAATAATTCATTCATATGAAACATATCTTGGAATAGAATGATTGATAAACTTAAATCAAAAATAGAAGAAATTGTTTTAACAATTAATTTTTACAGGTTTAATCCATGTTCTATTCCTGTAGTGAGTAAACAGCTCTGTAAGTTTGGAAGACATGATTATGAATTATCAAAAGTGGTAAACAATCAATATGCGGAATTGGTGTGTTTTTATTGTGGGCAAAAAAAGAACTCAACAGCTATAGAAAGATAAAAAACATGGGATACAGTATCTACATCGGTGAAGCAGTTCTTGAAAAAGAGAAATACTCTGGAATGTATATTCCTCGGGTTCACGAAAAATGTTTGCCTGTAGCTCCAAGTTTTACAGGCGATCCATTAAGTAGTAATAAAAACGGCAGACACCCAAGTTATGGTGGATGGCATGATTTTGTTAAAAAAGCAGAACTCAATGATTTCTTTTTTGATGAAAAATGTGGTCTTATGAGCGCACACCCAGGTTGTTTTATCTTAAAACCAGAACACTTATCCAAGATTCAAGAAACTAAAACAAATTGGATCGCGAGGCATCCAAACGCTGTACCAGGATTTATGGACACAAAATTTGATGATGTTTTAGCTAGATTGATTTGGTTGGAGTTTTGGATTGATTGGAGTTTGAAGAACTGCAAGAATCCCGCGATTTTTAATATATAAAAAAAGAAAAAATGTGTCATGGAAATAACAAAAAAAATACTAATAAAAATTGAACAAGTTGAGAGTATTGTAAGACAGTTCAACCCAAGCGCAGAACCATTTGAAGAAGTTCTTTCAAATAGTGTTGATCCATCAATTCGATTAAGTTATTTTGCCAATAACAAACTTTTACAGTTTGACATATATCAAGATGAAGAATTTGAAATCGAGTGGTATTTTAGAGAACACGAAACAAAACAATCTAAAATTGGTCTAATACAATCAGACCACCCCGATCAAGAACTTGTTGATTGTATTAAGAAGTTATATAACCTTTAAAACCAGGAGACCAAAAATGTCTGAAGAAACTGAAAAACTAGACTTGTCTTTGTGTATGATCAACAGAAATGACGCGCAAAATTTAGATTTTATTCTTGGACAAATGTCTCCTGTTGTAAAAGAGATTGTTGTTGTTGATACAGGGTCAACAGATGATTCTGTTGCTGTTGCTAAAAAATATACAGAAAAAGTGTATGCAACAGGAAAGAAATATCTTGATTTGGATGGAAGACTAATGTCTTTCGCGGCACCGAGAGAAGAATCTTTTTCTTATGCAACCCAACCTTGGGTTATGTGGTTGGATACAGATGATCAAATTGATGATATTTATTGGTTTCGAAAAGATTTTGAAACCTTGAAAGCTGCTGGAAAAAGAAATTATTTATCAATGCAATATATGTATGGCTGGAACGAAGACAGAACTGTTTGCATTCAAGGCGAAAACTTCTTTAGAGAAAGAATTGTTAAAAATAAAATTGGATGGTATTGGAGAACTCCTGTTCATGAATTTTTGGATCATAAAGATGGAAGAGATAGTTTTACAAAACTGGTTGCAAAATCTAAAGTTATTCATCGTTCAAATGGAGCAAGAAATTTCAACGAAAGAAATTTTTCAATTTTAAAAAACTGGTTAAGGTTTGAAACTGATCCAGAGTTAATTGATCGATGCAGATATTATCTCGCAGATGAAATGTTATGTCACCCAGAAAAGAAATATAGATATAATGAATATGTTCCGATTTTCAAAGAATTGGCTTTTAAATGTGATAAAAGTACACTACCAGAACACGCAGCTTTTAAAGCTTCACTAGAAATGATACAAAAAAATAATTTTAAAGAATGTATTGACTTTCTAGAAAAGTATCTTTCTCTTAAAAAAGAACAGGACTGTTACCAATATAGAGAGATGTTAGGTTTTTCTTATCACAATCTTGGAAATTATGAGAAATCACTTTCAAATTTTGAACAGTCTTTAGTTCTTCCTTGCAATAGAGAATGGCAACTGCAAATTTTTAGAAAAGAATGGATAATATCCACTATTTCTTGGTTGAAAGAAGAATTAAGGCGTTTAAATGTTAAAAAAACAAACATATGACCCTTGGCAGTTGACACAGACGGTCGGGTGATTATACTGTGTAGATCGCCGCGGTAGAAGCAACAAACTTCTACCAAAACGAGAAATAAAAATTAGTCTGCTAACTCAAGGGTAGAGTTCTCTCTTGATAAGGGAGCAGTTCGTGGTTCAAATCCGCGGCAGACTACCAATTCACTAGGCTATAAAAGGACTTCCTTCAAACAATCAGATAAGTTCTAGTCCTTTTGCTTTCCTGGTGAATCTAATTCAAAACTATTTTGGTTTTAATCTTAAACCAAAAAGGTATGAAACATCAAGAATCACAAAAACGACATGCTATAAAAAGAGCATATCAGAGATATGGAGTCATTCTTACTGATGAAAAATATGACAAACTCCTATCTCTAACAAAAAATGGATTTGCTTCCACTGTCTTAATTCAAACAAACAACTCATTAATAAAAACGATTGATTTTGAAGGAAATAAGTTATTCTTTGTTTTTGATAAACGAAACGAAGCGATAGTTACGTTTCTCACATTTGAAACAGTGAAAAGATATTGCGGCCAAACTAATAAGAAAAAAGAAAAAACTAAGGGACAGACTGTTCTTATTAGAAACAAAATTGGAGAACTTATCTCTTGGGATGAAAAACTAAAAACTGCTCTTGTTTTGGTTAAGTCTGCAAACAAAACTTTTTATGGAAATTATAACGAAATAAATTTTATCCCAACCGAAACAGAAATAAATCTTTTCTCAAAAAAAGAAGCACAGAAAGATTTAACCAATAAAATAGTAAAAACCAAATATGGTTTGGCTGTTATTATTGCTGAATTGAAAAACAAAACAGTTTTAAGATTAAAACTTCTAAACACGGAAAGGGTTGTTCATGTTAAACATTCAGCAATTGCTCTTTTAGAAGGGGCTTGACTGTTGCCGTGTGATGGCTAAGGTGTCTCTGCGTCGGCACCCGCAAAAGAATCAAGAGAGAGAATAAATGTCAAAGCATATCATTCAAAAGATTTTGGAAAAAATTAACAGCGACTCTTTTGAAGAAGAATGTTATGAACTTAAAAACTATAGCGGAAAAGGAATGTGCGGAAAACAATGTTTGGCGGTTGTTACTTCAACAGAAGAATTTGGAAATCTTCTCTCCGAAATTACAAAAACAGCATTTGAAATGTTCGAAGATGATGAGGCAACCCATATCGAACAACAAGATTTCTTTCGTTCTTTAAGAACAATTAATTGGGATAGTTTTGGACTTAAAATGGTTGTCTATTTTCCTTCCGTTCACTTCGAACAAAACACAAACACAGGAGAATAAAACAAATGAATCCAGAAGACCTCAAGAAAAATATTGAAAACCAACTCTTTTCTTGGGAAGAGTGGGATCAAATTGATACTGTTATGTTTAGTTTTATGAATTGCAAGCTTTTGGTTCCGATGCTTGGTTTTCCCCCTGGAGAAATGTTTTCTCATATTTCTATGGATTATGAAAACTCACAAATTAGATTGTTTAAAAACTCAGATGATGAATCTCCTGTTAAAACAGGAACGCTTAGACTTTCTGTTACTGAATAATTTAAAATCCATAAAGAATGTTCCCAAACTTGTCGGTTTGGAAATACCTAGCCGAATAGGCTGTTCGGACCTTTTTCTAGTAGGAAACTAGGACAGTTGCAAACGCTGTACGTTTGCTTGGTTAGACTTCTCCAATCTGTTTATGTGGCCAAACCAAATCCCTAAACAAAAAATAAAGTCCGTGATAACACCACACGAGAGCGATGACAAGCAAGGTGTTAACTAAGGATGCGATGCGAAATGGATTCGCAAGTGACTGTAAATCACTCGCCCTTATGGGCAAGCAAGTTCGATTCTTGCCGCATCCACAAGAAATAAAGGAATAACAAACATGGGATCACGCGAATTCGAAAGAGCAATGGAATTTATAAAAAAATTGGATGACAAAGCTTTGTATATGGCTTGTGTCCATAACGGAGCAGATTTTCTTTTTCTTTGCAAAGAAGAAAGATTATTTGAATCTAATTTATCTCATGGACCTGATGGTACTGGATTATCCCAATATGATTCAAATGAAATTATTGAATCTAACTATCTTGATCGGTATACTCTTGCAATTAAGAAACTTCAAGATAAACTAGCTAGTGGTGCTTATTTACCCACGGTTTTAATTGACGCCACGAGAATTGAATATACAGAGTTTGTTAGAGAAAAAGGAGTAGAATTTTTTGCAGAGTTTTTGGTTAGATAAACAAAACTCAACAGGCATGTAACTCAGCGGTTTAGAGTGCCCTGCTTATAACGGGGAAGTCAATGGTTCAAATCCATTCATGCCTACAACATCAAACAAAGGAAAAATTCCAAATGAAAAACTCAGAAATGAATCTGTGGCTTGTCACAACAGAAGGCGATGCGGAAGGGAAATCTACCCACACGGTTGGGTTTTTTAAAGGAAAAGTTCAAGATATTTTAGGACATTTTGCAGAAAAAGGAATAAAACCATATTACTCTTTTCATTTCAAACTTATTGAACCAACTGTTGTTGAATTAAACAAGACAGCATTTAATTCAGAAGTAAGCTTTCACAGTCAAAATTTTGACAAGCAACCAGAAAAACTCAAAGAGTTTTTGGGGAATGATTCAGACGTTGAAATCACCAAAGGCAGTTATTACGAAACTTTGAAATTTTCTCGAAAACCTCAACCAGAAAAGTTTGATGCTGTAAAAATCGCCAATAAATTTATTCGAGACTTGTTGACCCAACAAGTTGTTAACAATGTTAAAACAATGGGTCGATCATCTCACGATTTTGCAGTGGCTGGAGAGAATGTTTCTGAAAATCTCGAAGAAGTTATGGACATTGTTAGAAATTGGTTTGTGCAAAATCATAAGTTTGTAATGGAATATACGTTAGAGGTTCGCAAGTATCCTGGGACAGAAGAATTTGTTCCTTGTCTTATGATTGATTTTCGAGACAGGTGGTAAAATATGAAACAAAAGAAAACTTTAACTTTGTTTATTAAAGGTGACAAGGTTAATGTTATTGATGTTGAAAGAGAAAACAGAGTAATAAATACGGGAACAATTGTTTTTGTTGCTCCGCTTTATGTTATTTTTGAAGGACCATGTGAAACAGGTCAACTTTTTCAATGGAAATTTGAAAGAAAAGGAACCGATTGGGTTCAAACAAAAAAAGATTATGCTCATCTGAAAAAGGCAGACTAAATGAAAATCAAAACGAAACAATATACAGTTGATGAAAAACTTATTGAAACATCGGATGGTTACTATATTGAAATTAAAAACTTAACAGGACTTCAAATTATTTTTTCTCATCCTTTTCTGCCTCCAAAAAAAGAATATCAAGAAAGCAAATTATTGGTTTTTGATCTTAATAGTGCCCTTCCTGTTTTTCTTGTTTTAATATGGTTTATAGCATTTATTTCATCTGTAGTTGCCAAGATGCCACTAATAGTTGTTATTACATCGATTTTAATCTTTTTCCATTTCTTGGCTTGCCGTTTTTATGAAATTTATTATGAAAAACAAGAAGTTTATTTTCATGGAAAAAACGCATTAGCACAAGAAGAATATAATAACAAAGTTGCAGACTGGAATATGTTTCCATATAGATTAAAGTTTTGGTTCGGGAATTTTTCCGATCAGGAGATTAGATCAACCGACCTTGAATATCTCTTAACACTCCAAAGAGATATTCTCCGAGCAAAACAGATCATAAAGGTAAAGGACACCAACGATGAATGAAGAAACAATACCTGAAATTCAGGTGTTTAAGTTAAACGGATATGGAGAAGTAAAACTTTCTCGAACTAGAATTACAGATTCTTATCGATTTATTGATTTAAAAGACATTGATTCAATTGGAAATGTAAAAACGTTTGAAGCTGATTATCGAAACTCTTATCCGAAATTAGATGAAGCAGGAAAAGAACCTAAAACACCTACTACCGAAAGGGAATTTTATGAAAACCACTACGAAAACAGAAAGAAATTTGTTCCTTTTTTTGTGGTATCACATAAATCTAATTTTTGGGTAGTGTTACTAATATTATTAATTGCCGTTTCTGCTGTTTTTGCGTCTGTGAAAAGTTTGCTTGCCTTAGTTTTCTTTTGCCTTTTTTTGGCAGTTCTTCTAATCCATAATTGGGTGCTCAAAACAACAGAAAATTTTCTCAAAGAGTATCAAAAATACTATGAAGAGCTTTCTTCAAAACACAATCTTTGGAAATTAAAAGCATATTCAGTTAAAGAAAGAATAAAAATCAAGCCAGCTCAAGCACGCCTTTCCATTCTATTAAAGCCAGCATTACGCAATCGCTATTCGGAATATGATTATACTTTTCTTTCAAACCTAGAAGAAGGTCAAAAAACTTCGGAAGTCCTTGAAACACTTCGCGAAAAAATTGTTGAAAATATTATGTTACTGAATTCATAAAAAAGAAAAGGAAAACAAAACATGAAACTAATAACCCTAGAACAGCTTTCAACCACAAAAGAAACTATATTAAAAGATAAAATGAAATTGATTGAGGAATTGTTTCAAAAGAATATAAAAACTTGGAATGAAAAAATTAACCGAGAATTTCTTGAAAGTGTTAATGCAACAAAAATTTCTGAAATAGAACTCAACTGTTCGATAGACATACCTATGCCTATGTCTGGAATTGTTTTAAACACATTGATGGAGCGGTTAGAAAAAGAACTAAAAGAATCTGGTTTTCAGTTCAATAGGACTGAAAGAAACTCTTTTAGAGTAAAGAATCCTTTCTTTGAAAACATAGAAGTTAGTTATAATACTTTTCCTCCTCCTGGGCATTTTGAAGACAAACAACCTGTTAGGGTTGTCGCGGCTTAATTGGTCAAATCACAATGTCTAAACTTTGGGCATTAAATCTTAACTGTTTTGGAGAATCTAAAATTTTTTTGTATGACTCGCAAGAATTGCTACTTGAACAACTTCACATTTTATTTTTGGAGATTTGTGATTCTATCATAAGCAATCCAAAAGAATTAGTCTTTAGCTATAGCAAAAGTTATAGTGAAGAATATGATTCAAAATTTGCTCATTGGAGTATCAAAAATAAATTAGGTTATTTTGAATTTGAACCAGATGATATTGAAGAAAATATAGATGATATCTTAAACCAAGATTTGGTTATCTTTTGTCTTCTTCCACAAGTCAAAGAAATGTATGCTGAAGCAATTAACAGCCGATATGTGGAGTTTTTTAGTGACGTTAATTTTGAGAAAATAGATTCGTGTGTGTTTGAAAATGTATTTCTTTATCAAAATTATTTTTTGAATAGTCTTCAAAAGATAAGAGATGAACTAGAAGAAAAGTTAAGATTTGGAGATCTTTTCATTCCTGAAAAAACAGACTTACCGATAAATGATTTATTTCCTTCAAATACTTTTAAACAAAGTATTTGTAAAAAGAAGGATATAAAACAAATTCGTATGTGTGTCTCATACACTATTAAAGAAGCATCAGGAGAAATCAACGAGGCAATAAGCATTTAATTTAATTTCAGTTTTAGTTTGATGTTTTTGTGTTTGAAACCCGAATTTGTTTGAAATTCTGCGTGGCAAACGCTGTTTGAGTTTAAACCCACGGACAAGTCATGTTTCAAAGTATATTGCCCTGGGATTCTCTCTTTACAGAGGTTGGGGATGTGGATACCCTACCTGTGCATCACCCCAACTAAACCGCGAAAGGAAAATAAAAATGGACAGTCTCTCGTTTGAAATTGAAATGTCTTTGGGCAACGGTTATCAAAAGTCTTTTTCTTTTCAGGTTGTCCCTGTCTCGTCTCTTTTTCCTTTAGAAGAAAGAGACCTTTTCGTCTCTGTGACAAAAGATAAAAATCTTAGGTGCAATTCTTCTGCATGTGGCACTATTGGGGCAGCTATCTTTCTTACAGTAAAACAACTTGGAAACAATTATTCGAACCTTTCAGTTAAGGTAAAACTTTCACAATATTTGATGAATGAAATCTATCTTCACCAAGAATTTCTTAAGGAAATGTCGAAAACGGTTGCACATTACCAAGATGAAACTAGGAATGTATATAATTCAGAGCATCCAAAAAATGTAATGTTTCAGATTGTCTGAAAAAAGGAGCAAACAAAAACAACATGAATATAAAAACATATGGCGTGCCTGTAAATTTATTTCTTCAACAAGAAATAGTCATAGAAGTTTCTGCTGAATCAGAAGAAGAAGCATTAGAAACCGTTCAAAATATGTCAAATTTAGAATTGTTACGAATTGCAGAAGATTCTCTTGATTTAGAGGTTGAAATTCTTGATGGAGAAATTGAAGAGTCTGACGAAGATTTAGACGAAGATGAAGATGATATTGATATTGACGATGAGGACGACGAAGAAGATGATGAAGAGGACGAGTAATATTTGAGACCAATTGTGTTTCATAATGTCGCTTGACGCCTCCGCTGCGGTGGTTAATGTCGAGGTGTACACAACAGAAAGGTCTCACAAAATGAAAATCTCTCAAAACAAGTATCTCTCGCTGATCGCGGTTTTTGGTTTGATTGCCTGCGGCAATCCAACAATGGAAATGCCCGATCGCGAATCTTCTGATGCCTCCGTAGATTCACGGCAATTTCCTGATTCTCAAATGGTTTCAGAAGATGCAGATTCTTCGGTTATTGAAGAAGACTCTTCTGTTATGGAATCAGATGCTTCTGTTTCGGATTCTTCCGATTCGGGGTCGGATTCTTCGAGGGCAGATGCCGCGGCAAGAGAAACAAATGTTTTGTATCGAACTTCTGATGGAGGATATGAGGGAGTAATTGAATTTAATTCCGTGGAGATTTCAACCGATGCAGGAATTAATCCTACGATGAGGATAATAGGAAACAGAATTAGAAACTATGCGACAGCTGGAGATAATTTTGGTAGAATTTTTCCTTCTGGCTGTTCTTATGTTCTTTTGAATAGATTTTCTGTTATTCATCAAAACATTGAGGGTATCGCGGATAGTGGTCCTCAAGACCTTGTGTTTTCTTTTTCTGTTTCTTGTGGTTCTGCCCCAACAAGAATTATTATGCAAACCTGTAGCGGGGTAACAAGTGTTTTGACCGAAAATTCTTTTGACACTTGTACCATTCTTTCTATTTCTAAAACTGTGAGAGTTGAGTAGTTTTTGAATAAATGACAAATAAAGAAAATAAAACAATAGATTTAACGAAAAAAGTTAAGATATATTGGAATCTAAACAAATCTTGTTGGTCAATAAAACAAGGCAATCGAATTGCTGGCTATGCTAATAGTATTCTCTTAAAAGATTGTAAGTTCACTGTTTCTGAAAAAGGCAGACTACGAGTAGTTTCCCAGCAAAGAAAAAATGTTCATGCTTTTGTCGAAGGTTTTATTTCTGAATTAAATCTAGATTTGAGGCCGCCTAGATTTAAGACAAAGATTTCTTATGATCCATATAGAAGAAAAACGTTTTATTATATCGATTCAAAGAAAGGAATAGGTTCAGCCGAAAAATTCGGCGAACTTTATCTTGGAGAAAAAGTTGTCTATGAATCCTACACAAAGAAATAAAATAAGATCGCTCCACGATGAACTGACGACATTAGAGAAAGAAATAAAAGTATTTGAAGTTCTCGAAAAGAATTTAGATTTACCTGCTGTCCAAGATATTGTAAGATATGAGGATAGTACAATTTCTGTAATTAAAGACAATAAAGAGTCTGATCGCGCGTCAAAGTCTTTTGAGCTTAATAAACTAATCGAAGAAGAAAAAAAACTTTTTCTTGATAGCATTCTTAACAGGTCAAATAAACTCTCTCGTCGACCAATTGAAGCAATAATTCAATGTTTGCCAATAGGGGTGAAAATATATAAACAACAAGTTCATAGAAAAGACGTTGAAGATTTAATTTATTATAAGTTTGACAGCGAAGTTTTTAAATTTAAAAGACTTTATCAACTTCCATTTGATCGCGGAACTTTAGATTTTATTAAATCACCAAATGAACTGGATGGATGTGTTGGTGTTCAACAGATTTATAACGATATGTTTTTAATTTACAATAAAAATCTTGACTCATTTTTATACTTGAAAAGATTTTAAAAAATGAACAAAGAAGAAAAACAAAAGAAACAAATTGAACTTAAAACTTTGGTAGACGAAAATGTTTCTCTGAAAACAGATTATTATTTTGTTGATTATATAATCAACAACAAAAAAATTAATGTTGTTAAAAACGTTTTATGTTTTGACATTAACATGCTTTCCGATCTTAAAGAAAGCATTAATAAAAAATTTAAAGAAAATGCCTCTAAAATTGAAAATCTTAAAATGGAACTAATTGAAAATTGGATTGAAAATAAAAGATTAAAAGCTCCTTTGTTATCTGATGTTTTAACAATGCCAATGTTTAAAACACTTGGCGAAAACACATACCTTGTTAAAAGTTTACAAAACTTGTTGGTCTGTTCTGATAAAACTTCAAGTGTTAGTTTCAGAAAAAAACTTTTTAACTGGCAAGAAAAAAGAAAAAATTTTTCTGAAATAAAAGGCTCGATAGCAAAAATAGATGATGCGAATAAAGATATGTGGAAGGTTTTATTTACAGAGTCAACATATGAATGGAGATATTTTATTCTCGAAGAGATCACAACCAAAGAAGTTGTTGCCCTGGAAATAAAAGTAAGATGAAAACGAGGCAAATAAGAACAAAATTCAATTGTCGAATGAATGTTCTTCTTGAGGATTACTTTTCGAATGAAGAGTTAATCAAACAAATGCCATTTAAGAAATTTAGTTTGGTTTCATTAACTCAAAGTCAAAGTAAAACTGGAAAAAACGTTAAAGTAATTACAAGAAGGTTTTTATTAAACATAAGCGAAACCAAAATTCCCGAGATTTTTAAACCTTATATTGCGGACAAAAAAATTGAATGGGAAGAAACGGTTTCTTTTGACTACGAAACTCAAACTGGAATGTTTGATATTTCTTTGGTCGGATTTCCTCAGTTGAACAATAGATTTATTTGTAACGGGGAAGTAGTTTTTGCCCCGTTTGACAATGATAAAACGGAAAGAATCATGCGTGTTAATATTGATATTAACGCTCCATTTTTGATTAAAAACCTATTGGAAACTTTTGTTATGGATGAAATTTGGTTAATGATTCACCACGAAGCTGAAGTTGTGAACGACGATCTAAACGTAACCAAAGGGTAAAGGAAAACAAAATGAAGGTTTGTCAACACTGTGGTTCAAAACGCGTTCTAAACGCGACAACAGAAACAAACAGTTTTGTTTATCAAATGGGAAACGGTCCAAAGATCGTTGGCGATGTTCCAAATCCAATTCGCGGAGACAGAAAAAATCTTGTTTCGATTTCTGTTTGTCTTGATTGCGGCAAAACACAAGGAACCTTTCCAGCAGAAAAACTAGAATACGAGCAAGAATTTGATATTTAATCATATGAAACATCTTTTCTTATTTCTTTCTTTTTTATTAATATCTTGTGGTGTTCCTCTGCCACAACCAAGAAACAATTACATTAATGAAAGCGAAAAAACTTTTCATATTGCATTAGATAATAAAATCCAAATGAATCAATGGTTTGGGCAACCAATACCAAATGGGTTTGTAACCTTAGAACAAACCCCAACAGGAGAATATTGCAGATATGAATTTATTAGCTCTGATATAGAGCTTGATAATTTTGGAATGCCTTTTATCACAATTCCTCCAAACCATTGTTACGGGCGACTTTCTGTACTTGAACAAAATACAGAGGGCAGAGTTTGTAAAGTAACCGTTTATGCGGTTAACCAAAACAATGAAGTTATTCCGCTAACAGTATTTTCTGTTTGGATACATAATCCATAATTTTAAGATAATAATTAAAGTATAAGAAGCAACGAGCTGGACTCGTTGTTTTGCGGTTTTAAGCGAGGCAACAAAACCATGTTCTATATAAGGCTGCAAAACTGCTTGTTCTCGTACGCAGGTGAAGCTGATGCGGTTGAACAACTAACTCTTTGGTTTAAAGATAAAATCAAGGTTTTGGATAAAGGCAAAGTCTCTATATTAGAAAGCGAAGATTATGAAGATAATACTTGGAGAACTATTTTAGCTTTTCATGACAATAGCGGCGAGAGTTATTCTCTTGGTTGTTACAAAGTTTACCAAGAAAGTTATTACACTTCTGTAAATTCTTTAAAAGGTATGAAGCAGCACTTAAAAACTGTTGTTTGCCCAAATTTGCAAAAGTTTGCAAACAAAGACTATCAGTCTATTTCTGAAATAGAAATTGATCGTAGGAAACTAGAATATGAATTTTCGACAAAAGATGAAGATTTTATTTTTTATCAAACCTTTTTTGAATTTGAAACAATTTATGAAAATGTTTATTTCGAACAATCAATTGTTGAAACTTTAAGAGCCAAACAAGAAAAAAAGGTTAAATAAAATGGATCAAAGAAAAACATATAGGTTTGATTTTGGAAATGAAAAACGAATTATTGTTTCTGTTGGAGGCGAAGAAAGTTCAAAGCGGCTAAGAACAAAACTTAATAGTTTTGAAGAGCAAGTTAACTGGGATTTGTTTAAAGAAAACGTAAAAACAATCAAAAAGAAATGATGGACATACATCCAGATGTTAAATTAACATTGGAATTAATGTTACCAAAAGGATATTCTATTTCTGATTATCTAATAAAAGACAAACTTGTAGAAAACTTTATTTCTGAAGTTGTCAAACAAATAGAAGTTGAATTAGAACACAACAAGAAATTATATGGACTAACTGGTGTTTTTCTTTGTAAAAAAAGTGCTACAAATCTTTTAAAGGATTATAGTAAGGTACTAAAACAAACATGAAAAATAAAAAGGTTTTAATAGAAGTAAAAACAGGATATGCAGAAGAACAGCAAAACGGATCAATGTTTGTTTCGTTGAGTTTTTCAAGAGAAGATTCTTCTTTAGAACAAGCTTTTATTAGATTTCAAAGAAAATTATTTAAGGATTACGTTGAGGAAAACAGTCCTCCTGTTAAACGAAAAAAGTGTAAAAATCCAAACCATACTCATTTTACCAAAGGAAAATGTTGGGTTTGTGGTCGCGCAGAAAAAACAATAACTAAAGCAAGGTCAAAGTTTTCCAAACAAGAAGAAATAGTTTCGAAATTTGGAGATGCAGTTAGAAACTACAGTCTTGGTGTTATAGATGGCACAGAATATGTATTTCAAAATTATCTTGGTAGTTCAAGTTTAGCTACTATGGTATCTTTTGGATTTGAAATCTCTGGACATATGATAGTCCAATATGAACGTTTGGCACAATTGTGTGTATTGTCGCCTGAAACTTCTCTTTACAGAGAGATAAAATTACAGTTATTAAAAGAAGAGTTTAATAACGAGGTTATTAATCTATTAGAAAAGGAATATGAAACCTATAAAAAGGAGAAAGAAAAAAAACAATGACATTCGGAACTCCAAAACCAAAAGAAGAAATAGTCGGGTTAGCTCTTCAATCTGCTATGGAAGACTTAGCAGATGAAGGAGCTAAGTTGCAAATTGTTGCAACAATACACGAATCGCAGCGAAACAATGCTATTGAGTATTTCGCTGCAAACTTTATTAAAGTCGTTGCTGAAGTAACACCTATTTTTATTTTAGAAACAACAAAAGAAAACATTCATTTCTTATCAGAAGAAATGTTTATTAAAAAACTTGATATGCCTTCAACTTATAAACTTCTAAAAGGTATTAGATGAAAGCAAAATATATAAATCATGAAGATGTTGTTGTTCAAACTGACTTGTTTCGCAATTTCTCTTATTCTCCATATTCTGGTTTTAGTGTTGGTGCCGCGATTGTTGCAACCTTAAAAGACAAAGAACAAATTGTTGTCTATGGAACCAATGTAGAGAATGCTTCTTATGGTTTAACCATTTGTGCTGAGAGAGCTGCTTTGGTTGAATTAATTCAATACAAACCTAAATCAATTGACCTAATTGTGGTCGCCGTCGGAGGCGAGCATCCTGCGTCGCCGTGCGGGGCGTGTAGACAGTTTATTTCTGAATTCACTGCGGACTGTCCCGTGTGGCTCGTGTCGAGCGGCAAGGTCGGAAAATTCACAAACATTAGCGAGTTGCTTCCGCAAGCTTTTGGACCTGGAAATCTTAAATTCTAATTTGAATTCCGAATCGTAGTTGACTCTTATGCGGCCAACCACACACTAGCAAAATCATGGCACGAAAAATCAAAAATATTAAAACATGGTTTAGTTCTGACTGGCATCTTTTCCATGCAAACATTATCAAGTATTCTAATCGCCCATTTTCCTCGGTTGAGGAAATGAATGAGGCGGTTATCAAAAACTGGAATGAAAGAGTAGGAGAACAAGATATTTGTTTTATTCTTGGTGATCTTGGTTTTCCAAGAAACTCAAAAAGCTATGGGGAACTTGAATCTTTTGTGAGGAGACTCAAGGGAAAAGAAATACACTTTATTCGGGGCAATCATGATAAAGACCTAAAAGGGTCTACAAAAGAACTTTTTACTTCCTATTCTGATTATATGGAAGTTGAAATAGATGAACAGTTTATTGTAATGTCTCATTATCCAATGCTGTCATTTAATAAAAGCTTTTATGGATCATGGATGCTCCACGGGCACTGCCACGGGACACTTCCAGAAGATCAACACACAAAAAGAATAGACGTTGGAATTGACTGTTGGAATTATTCTCCTGTTAGTTTTGAAGAACTTAAAACAAAAATGTCCGCAAAACTTGAGTTTAAGCCCGCAGAGAATGTCAATTACGGGGATTGACAGGCTCGCCCCACAGGCTTATAGCATAGGTGGGAGTCGAAACCATGAAGAGCTTTCTAAAAACACTCGAAGAAAAGATTGAGTCTGTTCTTGGAAAGAAATCTTCAAATCTTCCAGAAGAACCTCCATCAAGAGAAACAAATTCCCAAAGTTCTAATAGTGAATTAGAAATTTGGCTTTCTTCTGTTGGGGATCAAACTCCAGAAACCATAAAAGATTTCCATGAAAGTAAGAAATATGATTATCTTACTAGAAAGTATGATAGTAGTCGAGAAACTCTTAAAAAATTCATTCAAATAACAGAAGAAGTTGAAAAAGAAATTGAGCAAATTAACCCAACACTCAAAACAAAAGTAAAGAATAAGATTTCTTCTGGTGTCGACAAAGTGAAATCTTTGTTTAAGAGAAAACCAAAACAGCTTGAAGCTAAATCAAAGAAATAAGTGATTCAAGTTGTTAACAATAGTTCTAAATAATATAATAAAATGAAAGACGTAAAAGCAAAAATCAATCATCAAATTAAATCGGCAACAGTTGTTTTAATTTCTTCAACTGGAGAAACCAAAAAAAGTGTTCCTTTTGCCGAAGCACTCAAAGAGGCTCAACAAAGCGAATTAGATTTAATTGAAATTGCAAAAACAAAAGACGGAAACTCTGTTTGTAAAATTATGGATTATGGAAAGTTTAAGTTTGAGCAACAAAAGAAACAAAAGGCTCAAAAACAAAAAGTTCTTGACTTGAAAGAAGTTCAAGTTCGCCCCGTGACAGATTACAATGATCTTGAAACAAAGGCATCCAAAATTAAAGATTGGATGGAAGACGGTCATAAAGTTCAAATTGTTTGCAAGTTTTCTGGAAGGGAATTAGAGTATAAAAATCTTGGAAGAGAAATTATTGAGGATTTATTGAAACT